TAAGCTTTCTGAACTCTGGCAAAAAAAGCATGACGAGAGTGTGGCCAACTACCACACTCTTTATAGCGCCAGACATCAATGGTTTCGTAGGACTGAGAACGGCTTCGAGTTTGGTTACACGGAGATGCACTGGCATTTCCTCAAAGAACCGTACCCTTATCAGCTCCCTCCTGAGATGAATCCGTTCCTTGAAGTCGACGATATCGACATCGATGAAACGGATTTGTTGGATGTCGCGCAATATCGTGAACTCATTTCTGAACTGTTGCAGTTTTAAGGAGACGGTGTGTTAAACCCGCGTGACGATGAACAGTTGTTCTATCGACAGCTCCCCGACCCTCTTTTACGTTACGATCAGATCACCAATCGTTTCGTATTGTTGGAAGATCTCATTACACCGGAGATCACCGTCCCCAAGGGCGAGTACACGGATGGTGCTAGCGTACCGCAGCTTCTCTCCAACATAGTCAAGCCGTATGATCGACACCTCGTTGCATGTATTGTTCATGACTACATGTATCGACATGCCATCGTACTGCCTGGTTATGAGCACAATCCGAAATTGGGAGCAGATGAGCTGTTTCAAGTTAACCTGATTCGCTGTAGCAAACTATTTGGCTTTGACCTGAATTTGGTTGGGCCGATGGTAGCCGCTGTGAAAGAATTTGGCCGAGGTGCTTATGGCGGAAAATGCAGTTATGTTCTTTGAGACCAAACTCAAAGACATCACTAAAGAGTGGATCATTAGCCATTCTGTAAACGTGGAGGCCGGGTATGTAAATAACCCGGATGATCGCGGTGGTGAGACCAACTGTGGCATTACCTACGAGACTGCTCAAGAGTGGAAATCTCAGCTGGTGGCCAAGTTCGGGTGGGATGGTAAGATGATCAACCTGAATCGTGAAATGGCTTGGTTCATTTACGATGAAGGCTGGTGGAAGCGGATGCGTTGTGATGACTTGCATCGTATCCATCCGCTGCTCTGTCAGCGTATGTTCGACTTCGCCATTAACGGCGGTCGTACCACCTCAGTTCGCTATCTCCAGCGACTGCTGAACGTACTCAACCGTGGCGGTAAGGACTATCCTGACCAGAACCCTGACGGCGGCATAGGGAAGCTCACACTTGGCCAACTCGAAGCCTTCGTAGCCAAGCGTGGTCCCCGTGGTTTGCTCTATCTGCTTAACGGGCTGACGGGCATGCATACTAACCACTATGTAGAGATCTCTGAAAAGCGCGTAGCTAATGAGACCTTTACTAACGGTTGGTTGGATCGTCTGCTGGGGGCTACCGAGCTCTATGCACGCATCCTAATTCTGGGTGAAGGCAAGTAAAGGCAAAAAAAAAGAACAGGGGCCATTGGGTCCCTGCTTTTATGCCGTTATTAGAACAGCGGCTTGTTTGCCAATGCCGCGCGTGCATGCGCAAGTTCGGCGAGGACATGTTGCTCGCGTACGTTATGGGCCAAGATCCCACGCGGGAATTTGAACATGGTGGGGTTACCATCCACTCTAACTTCGATCGCGAGTGCCTTATCACCTTCGACAGCCCCGAAGTTGACCGTGATATTTAGCAAAATATGGCACAGCTTCATGAGGTCGTCGATACGTCCCTTTTCAGGACTGATATTGCGGGTTTCCAGATAACCCAGGAGCGAGCGAACAAAGTCGCTACGCTTCAACCGCTCACCGTCATCCCTGACGAACAAGTCAAGGTCGAAATCGGGATAGACGTTATTGAGATCGAGTTTACCGGTGGGTGAATCGATCAACGAATGATACTCGCGCATCAACTGCACTGCGCGAATAAAACCGCCCGGTACCAAATCGATACGATTACGCCGAGTCGACACTTCGGACCAGGCCGGTACATTCAGTATCGCCAATGGTTTACCGAAAGCGGTTTCGATGCGGATGTAGTAGGGCGTCCCACCGTTGTAAGCTACCCCAATGATAAGGCCTAAGTCGATAGCCATGGAGAGTGCTGAAACGCCGCCATGGCCTGCCCAGTTGCGAGAGATGGGCTCACGATGCACACCGTCTTCACATTGGACGTAAGTTACCTTTTCCTGGAGGCGTTTAAACTCAGAATCTTCCCGAGCTATTTCTTCTAGCGCTGCGCAAGCAATGATGCTGCGATAATCGTAGTCCGCTGCAATACGCAGGAACGGCGAAGCATTAATCTGTACGTAATCCATGATTTACTCCTAGCAAAAGAAATCGAGGCGATCCTCGAAGCGAGTAGATGACATGCTGTGATTCATGTCGTAGGCGAATTCCCCGAAGACTCGGTTTTGGTCATCGGAGATGTGCAATTGTACCAAACGGTCGTTTGGCATGCTGTCGCGCAGCATCAGCAAATGCTGCCAGGGCTTTTCTGCATCTACCCGGCGCAGTTTAAACCGAGCTGACTGACCGGCGACTTCGTAGTCGTCATGCTCAACAATGATCTCAGATTTCTCAGAGAACTCCATCATCTTGATATGGATGAAGAAGTTAACAATGAGGCCGGTGAGTGTTTCTTGCCAACCCTTACCTTGTGCAGTGGACAGACAGACTACGTCAGGCAACCCATGTTGGGCCATGCCTACGGTATAGGCACCGCAACCAGGAACGACTATAGCGGCAATACCTTCCAAGTCTTTGATGACCTTGATATGCGGTATGGCGGTAGCCATGTAGTCGTTTTCAGAATTTACTTCAATAGTCTTCATAGTTACTCCTGAAAGAGGGGAGTCTAGCTCCCCTACGGATGGTTATACCTGGGTGATGTGGGCGTAGCCCAGTTCCGGCTGTTCACCGGCATTGACAAACGCATCCAGCGCAGCAGGTTGTGCAGCAGAGATGATCGGGTCAATACTCACCGTCATCCCATGGTAGTGGTAGCGCAGCGGCACGGTGACACGGCCAGCTTTACGAATGTCGTCAATGACGCTTTCCATGAATTCAGCAGCGGCGAGTGCCTGCACTTCGTAGTTAGTAAGATTGTAGCTCGGAACGAAGTCAATCTTTTCCAGAGCACGACCCAGCACGTCCTTGGGCTCGGTGAAGCCACAGACCGTAAACGACAGCTTATTAACCCAGCCGTAGCTGGTATTGATGTGGGCATAGTTGGCGGTGTCGATGGTGATCTGGAAATCAAAAATCAGTTTACTTGCGTCCATACAGTAGCCTCCCAAGCTTTGATGATGGATTCTATTGCCAGCTGTGAGCGCAGCTCGGTTCTGGCGTAGTGGAAGTTGCAGAGCAATGTATCTTCATCGATCACGATTTCGTTGACCCGTGCAGGAGAATCGGAAAGGTCGATTTTCCATACGCCGAACTCATTACGCTCTGCCGGCCAACGTGCGGATAGATCGTAGATGCTGATGCCGTAATCTTCCATGGCATTACCGACTATGCTATTGATCTCCGCTGCCAGCTCTTTTACTTTCAGGTAGGCGAACGGACACAGATTAATATGCTCAAAGACTTTCGTGATAATGCTATCACGCTGCTGACTGAGGACCAGGCCTTCCAACTTGGAAGTAATGGGGGTAATCAGGCCGGCCATATAGAACCATGTCACGGTACTGAGCACGTCATTAATACGACTGATTGAAGGAATCAGTATCTGTTGCTCCGTATCGATAGTGCGGTCAATCACTACCACGAGGTCACTACCCCAGGCGTTGTCATTGAAGCCGGGGCCAAAGCGAACAGTGACTGCATCATTATCCAGTCGTATTACAAAAGTCTGAGTGCGGTCAATGAAACCAGCCCGCACCATCTTTTCGTGTGCGCTCAAACCGCGACCATGTGCAGTCATGCCTTCAGCCTTGAAGACCATCGACAGTACGTTGAGTGCGACCATGTCGCTAACAATCTCCTTGATAGGATGATCGCTGAACTCGACGATAGCACCTGTGATCATGGTCAACTGCTCAGCCTGGCGCCAGGTCAGGGATGTGTTGGGACTAAATACTCGAACCTGAGAACCTTCAAGATTCTCAAAGATAGCAGTGTGTTGCATTTTTACTCCAAAATAAAAAAGGAGGGGTTAAACCCCTCCGTTGATTATTACGCTTTGTTTTCCAGACGAGCGCCGAAGAACGCCTCGGCAACATCAGCAGCCTTTCTGCGGTTTTCTTCACGAACCGCCCGGCGATAGGTGGACGGGAACTGCGAATAGACCAACTCATCCTCGGTAACGAAGACGGTAAAGCGACGATCGAGGTCGTCGAGCAGCACCGGGTGGATAACCCAGCCGCCTTGCACTTCGTCCCAGAACGCAGTGGTGTCATGCCAGATATCGTCAAAGAGATCAACGCCGGCATTCTTGAGCGTCTTGAGGTACTCTTGACGAACGACGTTGTTGCTCAGCAGCGTTTCTGCATAACGCCCGGCAGTGGCGTACAGATCATCGATACACAGACCGGTATTTTTACGCGTCCGGCGGGAACTGAAAGGCTCCACACGGTCGATATACGGACCACACAGGGCATTGCGTACCGGAATATTACCGTAGAAGATATTGTTAACGATGATGTTGGAGAATGCAGTAGCCTGCCGGAGGATGTTGATCAGGTCTGCATTATTCCCCTCGGGCGCATCGTCTTCATGCATGCCGATTTCTACTGCAAAGCACGGCGTGGCTACGTCGGTACGTCGTGCGTCAACCACAACAGTGAGGACTACGTTGGGGTTAGTTTCGGTGGGTGCAGTGACAGTCACCTCCGGTGTGGCGTAGGGGAAAATCCCATCCACGACCATTTCAGTAAAGCGATGACTACCGTCCAGGCGAATGCTCGGAGTGCCGAGCTCAGCCATAGACCTCAGCATTTTACCAAACACGCAATCCAGGCTATGTCCCATAATAGACAGCAGACCGCCGCTAAAGCCATTGTTGAGATTGTGGAGAACCTGGATTTCGTTGTGGAACAGTTCGGTATTCAGCGGTTTAATAGTGTAGTACATTGTTTTCTCCGCGGATTGCAAATTGTCATACATTGATTCAGAAAGGACGTCGCCATCCCAATCACTACAGGAACTGATATGAACTAAACCGCGACCTTTGTGCATATCTCGCATAAAGTTCAGCATATAGTTGGCTGCCACGTCGGCAGGGGTGGCTTTAGAAGTTTCACGCCCGCGAGTGAATTCAGAAGTGAGGCGGTGGGCCATTAAGCCCTGTGTCATCGCGCCATAAATCCCTTCGCGAATCTCCGTAAATTTCTCATCGTCGAAACGACGTCCGATCGCAGATGGCGACAAAACGATTTGGGGAGTTGTGACGACACGGTCTTTTGCGATGTCGTTAAACATCGCCCGCAGCTGATCGAAGTAATGCATTTTTCCTGCGACGGTTGCTTCCTTACCATTGCGCAGGTAATCGTAAATCAGTTCTTTCACTGACTTAGACATTGTTTGCTCCTAGATAAAGTGCTTGATGCCGTTGATGATTTCACGAACTACCGGACCCTCTACCATCCCGGCATCATCGAAGATGACAGTAGAGTGATTGCAGCGGAAGGAATACTCCTTATTACCGCGCTTCATTTCGCCAGGCAGTGTCATGAACACTTTACCGTTTTCGATGAACGTGATCGTCACCGTGGTTTCACCAGACATGATAGAGATCTCATGTCGTGTGGAACGCTCTTGTTTGGTCTCAACGTAAGCCGAAGTAACGGCGGGACCTTTCAGTCCCGCAAACATTACCTCGAACCCCAGGTGAGTTTCCGTGCTTGCCGGGTTAGCCTTTACTGCTGCTACCACAGCATCACGGATCGTCAACAGGTCTTTCAATTTTTATTCCTCTTAAGGTTGTGGATGGTCTACATGCGAAGACCAGTATTGGCGCCCTTCAACCGGGGTACCATCTGACCTTCGCGTTCCAACTAGCCATTCTAACAGATAGGGATTGTCGACATGGCATTGAGCCACCGTGCCGTCATGCCACACCTTCTCGAAGTGCGTTACGCAGAAATGCAGCTTAACGTCTTCGATAACTGTAGTGGCTTTCACCTCCACGCCGACGTTCATGTCCTTGGCCAACACAACGAGTTTGTTGTATTGACTTTCTTGCACATTTACATCGTACGTTCGAGGATAGACCAACATCGTGGCGTCTACGATTAAATAGAACACCTTACTGCGGTGATCTTCACCCTTTACTACTCTCATGGCCAGTTGCCCATTAGCGGAGGTCAACATGGTATTTGTTAGCCCCCGCTTGAACGACGCGAGGTTCATAATTAGCCCTCTTTCTTCGCGGTGTTAGTTAATGCAAGTTGAGCAATGTTACCAACTTGCCCCATCAGTACCTTGACAAACAGCGTAGAGATATCTTCCCCATTCTGCACACAAAGCACGTTAAGCTCAGGCCCTCTCTTGATGACACTGAGCTCGGTTTTATCCCAGCTGATCACTTCGGTGATCGAACCACGACTCCTGGCTTTCCCTACCAAACGTCGATGGTCTTTATTATTGAAGTAGTTCGAGGCAGAGCCACGTACGTCCTTCTGATGGAACAGATGAACGCGATTCCCAAAAGTCGCCGCCTGAACTTCCAGGCGACCTGACATCGCATCGGTCACGCCGATGAATGCGTAGTGCTCTCCATTTTCTACGTGGAGTAGTGTAGTCTGATTCACAGTTAGCTCCTTCTATCGATAGTAAAGACGGATGATTTGGCAGTGCAGATGCCATGAGAAAGATTGAACCCGCTATCCAGTCTGCGCATGGATACGTTGATACGTTCAAACATCTCACTGACTTCTTTTACTGCGGTGAGTGCGGTCATTACCTGACGCATCTTATTACTGTGCAAATAGAACCGATGCAGGTGGCCATCCGTGAAATCACATTGAAGTGTACTCGCCATCCGCTCGATGATCTTATCGGCGTAAGCAGAAAGATCGATAGTTAGGGATGCCTGCTTGTATTCAAGAAAAAGTGTTACTTCCATTATCCAGTACCCTTTCTAATTTTTGTGATTTATTCCAAGACCCTACGGTCACCCAAATTAGCATCGCCATGACGAGTAGTGTCAGACGTGCGTTCATTGGCATGTCGTAGTATGCGTCACGGTTGACCACGTATGCAAACGTGATCAGCGCCAAGTAAAGCCCAAGACTTAGCGTGGAGATCAGGCCTAGCAATGCAACAACTGTAGCAGCCCCCTTATGAATTGCGGTCAGAGTTCTATTCATCCCACACCTCCGGGTCATGCCAGATCAGTAGCAGCAAAGCAAACAACGCGGCCAAAGTAAGGACGATTATATCGTTTACCCCAGCCAAACTGAAAAGGTCCATGTACTCCAATCCTTTTACAGCCAACACATAAATGATTATGGCGGCGCTAACTACCAAAGAATCACGTTTCATAGTTTCTCCTATTAAACGTTAAGCACTAACGTCACACTAATAACATATGCCTGAAATTGTTTTCATTGCTGCATATATTACCGACGGCATAAAAAATTAAAGGCTAGGGGTTACCCCCTAGCGCTTAACGTTTTTTATTTTTTGTTTTTGTTGCGGCCACGACCGCCACGTTTGCCGCGACGGCGCGGCTTACGCTGAGCAGGTACCGGCGTATCACTGCCCAGTTCGGACAGACTGACTGGAACCGGCTTAGGGTCATTTAAGCGTTCGATCAACAGCTTAGAATCGATCCCAGGCTCGGCAACAAACGACATTTCCACACCGCTGTGGAAAGTCCTCTGGGTAGGCTCCATGTGACCATCGTGATCTGCGCCGACTGACAGCAGATTACCGACCTGGTCAAAATTAGCAACAATGCCAGCTCGAGGTACGACATTAACCTCAGTTTTATGAACCGAGATAGCCTCGCGTTTGATCTCTTCCATGATCTTGCTGACACGGTCGATAGACTCTTTAGACAGCTTAGGAATTTCCTCCACGGGAGCCCCCAGACCAAAGAGACCACGAATCCATAACCACAAACCCTTGAACATCATCTATTCCTTAAAATATGTACTGCATGTTCACAGTAGTCAAAAAATTATAATCGTCATCGGCATGTAAGTCATTGTGGTCTTCTACCATCTCCCGCAACTGCTCAGCCGTGAAAAGGGTTTCCTTTTCATAGAGGACTATACCACGAGTAGTTTGAAGTACCCACTTGTCTCCAACACGATCTAAATGCAGGCGAGGGTATTTTGTTACAGCCCAAATCTCCCCCTGCCGCTCTTTGATGAGCGACGCCTTATAATCGCGGAGCCAATAAGCAAAGTCTATACAGTCGTCCTCACGAACCATGAACATGTAAAGACTATTGCCAAATGACTTACCCGTCAGATATGAAATGCCAAAGATACCACTGGATTCACCGGCACCAGTTTTGCTGTAGTGCACGGTCGCCGACTTACTTGGCAGTAACTCCATCGAAAGCTGTTCCATCGTTCCACTCCTTAGCTAAAAGCATAGAATAGACGTCAGTCCCTGACCTTCATTTTGATGGTCGTGTAGCCCGACTCCGAGGTGGCTGTGTTTACGATTTCATTGATGATCATTTCACTGATACCGTTAAAGACTACGGCAGCAGTATGAACGATCTTGGGGTTAGTCAGCGAACCGATGTTTAACTGCGCTGGAATCGTTTTATCCTCTCCAACGCCATCAAGCCAAGCTTCGGCCCCACCGATAATGTAAACGCGCTCAAACCGCTCCAGGGACGCGTCTGACACTACCATGTTAAGCTGACGTACTTTTTGCCTAGCGTGGCGGTGTTTACCTTCGAAGGCAAAAATATTACGTTCGTAGAAATCGTGGATACCGATTACCTTATCCTTACCGTCTTCACGTAGGATAAAGTAACAAAGATGTCCGACTACAACGCGCCGCATGTTCATACGCCGGCTACCTTCATTACGGTATCAGTTACCGGCGTAGCAGCGGCCTTGATGCCTTGACGACGAATCAGGTTAACCGCGCGATCGTAGACCAGCTCATGCACTTCTTCGATGTTGAGCAGATCACATTGCAGATGTGCCGTAGTGGCCGTGTAGCTATTGACCATCATCCGGCAGTCATCGTCCAGATAAGGGGCACGGCCAACCAGACCACGATAGCCGCCAATACGACGAGTCGCTACGTCAGCTTCGGCCACTTCCAATGCATCGCGCCCTTCCAGGAGAGAACGCTGGAGCGTTTCATTGAGCAGTACCAGGACATGGGGACGAGGAGCCCCTTCCAGCGGTACACGCAGAACTTCGATAGCGGATTCACGCTCAGGCGTGGTGGGTTCGGTGTTAATTACCTGATAGAGCAGGCTGGAAATCCAGCAGCGGTCAGACAGGACAACTTTGCCGGCCGCCAGGGCCGGCTTGATGACATGCTTGATCAGGCTGTAACGTGCCGCAGTGAACATCAACAGATGCTCCATGTGATCGGTAGGTGCATCATAGATGCGTTTGATCACACCGCGCAGGTCTTCAGCCAAAGGAGAGCTACCTGGCTCACGAACGACTACCACGTCATAACCATCTGCTTTCAGACGTTCTTCCAAACGCTTGATCTGTTCAGACTTACCTACGTGATCAAGACCTTCCAAGGCCAGGTAGAAACCATTATCGATTAACATCGCTACTCCTAAATATTTATCTTTGAATTGAGTAATTGTCGGCATGCTGTTGCGCACTGTCCGAAATAAGCCACTGGAACAATACGGCGAGTGCTATGACACTCTAAGCCGTAGATCTCCTTAGGCCTACCCAGATATGCTGCACATTCATCCAACATCAACTGAACAACGCGACCGTTCTCCTCACCTACTGTGGATAGGCGCAGTCGTTCAAAGTCGATAGGCATGCCGCGCTGTAACCTACGAAGCGTTACCTCGTTGAAGATCTCGTCCGTAGTGTGACCTGAGTGTATATAGAACACATCTTCATTACGTTCACCATCCAATATAGCCTCCACTACATGGATAACCGTAGTATTGTCGGTACTTACAATGAATCTGCGATCAAACTCAGTCAAATACCTATCCAAGTCGTCATCGAAATAAGCATGGGCTAACACGATGTTCAGTGCTGATTCCCGTTTGCTTATCTCAGCTATCAACTCCTTAAATGTGTATTCGTTATCTGTGGTCATCAATACGTACATAGATTCCTCCAAAATAAGAACAACCGTATGATTTTTAACACAGAAAAAAGAGAGTGGGTTTCCCCACTCTCATATCTGATTAGATCAACGGTGAACCGTCAGCGCTACAGATGTTGTAACGCATGGTGTATCCCAGGTATTCCCACTCATCTGGCTTTTCATGGATGCAGAAGGTCAGATGGCCACGGTCCCACAACACGGCACCGACGTAGATCTTCTTGTCCATGACTTCGTGGTGCTTATTAGCAATGACCACTTTGCCGTCACGACCAGGGTAATTGTCGAGCTCCAAAGTGAGGAGTACGTTGACACAAACCACCGAACCGTCAGCTGCGCGGAAGTAGACACTGCGCAGCTGTACCGGCTTGGACAGATCGATTTTGGCGTCGCTGGGGTACCAGATAGCGCCTTCAGCCAGCCTGAAGGCGACGAGGTTATCGATGATGTTGGCCGTCAGCGGCTGCGTGGCGTACATGTGACCATCTTCCTGGAAGCAATGCAAAGGCAGGTCGTCGGTCTGCATAAAGATGCCGTCTGCGATACGGGCATCGGTTACTACAGGTACTGCATATTTACGAGTGGACATAACGTCACCTTAATTAAAGTTGTGGATGCGGAAGCAGCAGTTGAGTGCCCGACGGATCTTGGGCACGATGTACTGGTGGTCTTTCATCACGTCGATAGGTGACGTGATTTGGTTGATAGTAGCCGCAATATTGCAGCGATGTGCGTTGGCCGGTATAGTGAATTTGTCCAACTCGGCAGTTTCCAGGAAGTAGCGGTACCCGCAGGTATATACGATAAAGCTACGCAGGCAGGCGTAGTGTTCGAAGTCCTGCTTGAAGATTTCAGCAAACTTGATGAGGAACTCGAGCTTTTCCTCGATCGAATTCAATGGCTTGATTGGCACACTCATCTGCTTATGTGCAGAGAGCACAGCCAATAGCTTCATACGTTCGCCGGCCTGAAAGTCCGGGAAGGTAACGTCGCCGTGCTGACGGCGTGTTGTATGTACCAGAGAATACAGCGCAGACCACTGGTCGCGGTAGTCACGACTGGCCGGCATGTTACGATGTTGGAATATGAACACCTTGGCAAAATTCACCGTATCAAAGAGGTGAGTGAAGTAGTTGCCGAGATTCTTGCCCTGACGTTGCAATTCTCGCAGGTTGATAGTGATTGCATACGGGTAGGCTGCGTGAGTCACTTCCAGTACCGGATACTCTTTTTCAGAGAACTGGCCGATTACCGTCATTGCTCGAGAGATAGCAGTGGTATTATTCTCGGCAAGATTACCAGCCTTTACGCCAGTAATGACATAGTTACCACGTTCTTTGATAAATTCCAGCGCAATGCCGGGAACCGAATAGAAAGTGATATATTTACTTCCAATCGTTACGCCTTTCATTTTTTCTCCTTACTAAGAATGCCTTTAATAATGTTGAGGAACGCATCACGCACAAATTCATCATCGGTATTGCTGTACGTTACAACGACCGTCTTAAACTTCTCGGCAGCTTTATGTTTAGAGCCATGGGGTCCAATGCCTGCAATCAGCAAAGCCGTATCTCCAGTGACACTGGATTGCAACTCTACCGGTACGATGCTGTTGGCCATGTTAAAGATATCGGCGCGACTGTATTTACCAAACTTACCGGTAATCGCAATCTTCTTTAACACAACGCCGGAGTTGACCGCGACTTCTTTAGCAAACTCCGCCAGCGGCAACGACAGCAGGTTCTCCACCATAGTCCGATAGGAACTGTTGGCGAAATAGCTGATGATAGAATGAGCAGTAACTTCACCGATATCCTTGATAGCGGTGAGCTCGGCCTCATTAGCCTCCATAACGGCCTTCACAGAACCCAGGGCTTTGATCAGTCGTTTGGCAGTACCTTTGCCTACATCGGGTATGCCGAGGGCATAGAGGAACTGCTCAGGCTCTCTAGAGAGGGAGCCTTGGATATTGTTGTAGATGTTGATACTGCGAACCGGACCTAGCAGACCCACACGTTCCAGCAGTGCAGCAGAAACGGTATAGAGGTCGTAGTAGTTACGAATCAGACCACAGTGAATCAGCTGCTCCAGATAGCGCTCACCCAGATCATCTATCCGCATTGCATCACGAGAAACGTAATGCACAAATGCCCCAAGCATCTGAGCAGGGCACTCCATACCGCTGTCGCAATAGGTGATAGTCCCCTCAGTCAAAAGACCACTACCACAAGACGGACAGTCTTTGGGGTAGTATACCTTTTCAGCTCCCTCTGCACGCAGTAGCGTATTGACCGTAACGATCTCGGGAATAACATCCCCAGCCCGACGCACTACTACAGTATCGCCATGGTGCAGATCAAGACGCTCTAACTCATCGGCGTTATGCAGTGTAGCGCTACTAACGGTGACCCCACCTACGAAGACCGGCTCCAGTTTAGCCACTGGCGTTACCTGACCGGTTCGACCTACTTGAAACTCTACGGTTTGAAGTTTGGTGGCTTCTTCTTCCGCAGGGAACTTATAGGCTTTGGCCCAACGTGGTGCAGTTGAAGTGGCGCCCAAATCATGACGCAGTTCAATCTCATTGATCTTGAACACCACACCGTCGATACCGTACGGCAACTCATTACGGATGGTAGCTACGTGATCTATGTAATCACACAGCTCCTCGAATGAGTGGAAATGGTCACTGTGAGTATTGGGCAGGAAACCCAACTTCATCAGCTTAGCCATCTGGTCTTTATGCGGTGTATGGACGTCGGTGTCATAAACGCCATACGGGAAGAACATCAACGGCGTAAACATGCCCTCGACGATGTTGGTGGGATCTAGCCTACGCACCATCCCAGCCGCTGCATTGCGCGGGTTAACGAACACCCGCCCAGCCACACGTCGACCAACCTCGTTGATGCGGTCGAATGTATTGTAGGGCATGACGCATTCACCACGGACTTCCATAGTAGCCTTGCTGTCACGTAGCTTCTTGGGAATGCCAATGATGTTATTAATCTGGTGCGTAACGTTCTCACCGATCAGACCGTCACCACGAGTGGCGACAGACGTCATCTCGCCGTCCAAGTAAAAGACGCTCAATGCCAATCCGTCGAGCTTCAACTCGCAGCAGATAGAGAACTTGTCATTACCGGCCTTTTCTACAATACCGTCATACCAGGCCTTGAGTTCCTCTTTAGTAAAGACGTTATCCAAAGAAGCCATCTGATGGCTATGTCGGTATTCAGTCAGTGCGGTTACTGCTTTCCCACCTACCCGCTGTGTAGGGGAGTCTGGACTGACCAAATCAGGATGGTTGGCCTCCCACTCTTTTACTGCCGCAAATATACGGTCGTATTCAGAGTCAGAGGTTACGGGTTTGTCTTCCACGTAGTAGTGGTAAGCATAACGAATTAGCAGATCTACCCAATACAGGTAGTCGTCTTGCGATGTAATCGTTTTCATCTATATCCTCGCCGGCATAAAAGGCTGGCCATTGGCCAGCCCCAGTTATGCTCTTACAATACGTTAACGATAGTAAAGGACTTACGCACGTTGTTACGCACGCCACGAACCATCAGGCGGCGGCAGCCCTGACCACCCTGACGCAGACCGATCAGCGGACCTTCCACGGACTCGACACCTACAGTCTTGAGTACATGGTCGATCGGGCCACGGTGTTCGTACAGGTCTTTGCGGATGACGGAACCAAAGGAAACGCCGTCCTTGGCCTGACGAACAGACTTGGACTGTACAGTACAGAAGTAGAAGTTACCCATGGTAGCCTTGATCACCATCTCCAGCGGATACCACGAACCGTTTACCAGGCCGTGTTCGTTCGGCAGGGTGTTTTCCTGACGCACGGAGGTGCACCACGGAATACGGTCTTCGGGACTGTCCCAGGACAGGATCGGAGCTGCGGTGGGGTCGGTCGGAACGGTGAAGTAGAAGTACGCACCGCTCCCCTGGATGTAAACCTCGATGTCGCTGTACTCTTTCAGTACAGTTTCCATAAAGGCCGACCAGGAGATCTCGGACATCTCGTTGTGATCGATGATCTTCGCTTCTTCGCCTTTGATGATGCCCAGAGAAATATCGAAGGGGTTTTTCGTTTCTTCGGCAGCTACTGGAGCAGGCTTCTTCCATACGGTAGTGGAGAAGTCCATGTCAGCCGGCGTGGCGTAGCGACGGAGCAATGCCGGAACCAAACCCAGCTTTTCGATAGCAGCCTTAGCGCGCAGCAGCTGTTCTTCGGTGACCTTTTCGATCTGCTTGGCACGATACTTGATCGGATCGAGCATCTCTTCGAAGGTAGCCTTGGCACGTTGCCAGTCATCGGTCGCCAGACCTTCACGGAATGCAGTACCCAGGGCAGAGCCGTTGAAGTTGGCCATGATGTCCCAACCAGTACCCACGTCTTCTTTGAAGATCGATACAGCGATCATCTTGAAGTACGGGGCCATGTGGTAGCCAGGCACGGTATGTTTGTGCAGCTCATCGAGCATCGCCGCAAGACCATGCATCTGCTTGCGATAGCGGCCGTCCTTGTTGGTTTCGACCAGCTCACCAAAGACACGAGCATGGCGAGCGATACCGCTCAGATCACGACCTTCACACAGCGTCTCGATAGAAGCTATGGTTTGACGCCACTGCTTACCGAAAGCGGTTGTCGGGTTGGAGGTCAGGTAGCCTGCGTGGAAGTGGTTGAAACCACCACGCTCGGCATGTCCCAGGGTAGTGCGGGCTGCGCTAAAGTCCTGGGTTTTCAGGAACTTCTTGGTACGGACATCATTGTCCAGACCCAGGCGCTCGGACGGATCAAACAGTTTACCGGCCGGACTGGACAGGATCTTGGTACGCAGGTCCAGGAAGATAGCACGCCAGGCTTCGGAGATGTCCAGAGACTCGATCAGGTTCTTGGGCAGGAATGCTGATTCGAACTCGCTGGTATTGGTGTCAAAATACACGGTGTTCAAATAGCCAGAGAAGAAATGGTCACAGCAAGAGCAAGCCCAGAACTGACGTTCTTGCTCGGGGACCAGGGCTTGGAGTGCATCGATACCGACCTGCTTGAGGGTAGTGAACAACACGTGGGCGCCGGACATTTCGAGGAAATTAGCAGCCAAGACCGGATAAATAGCGACCAAGTCATCACCATCACGTACCGCAGCGATATCTACTTGATTTTGCATTTTATACTCCATTACGTTTGATTCTATTTACGAAGTCGGTTTGCAGTGCAACAGTACCGTCGTTGCGGATTGCTACAAACTCATACTCATCTTTAACAATTCGCGCTATCCGTTTAAAGATATCGCGTACTTTAGCGCCTTCCCGCACGGGGTTATTCAAATACCGCAGATACCCTTTATAGTGCGTAACTTTTACAGGCTGCTTTTTCGGATGTCGGAAGATAACTACTACACCTTCCACATCCAGAATCTGTTTCTCCAGATCTGTAACCGCAAAATTGCAGACTGGGGTGTCGCCATCCCAGATGATATTAGATCCCATGTTTGCTCCTTCTCTACATAACTTAGACGACCATGTATTTTTTAACGCATGTATCACCTCAATAACATCTGTCCAAGATTATTTTGATGCAAAGGCAAAAAAAGAACAGGGGCACTAGGCCCCTGATTTTAATGACCGCGAGCAGTGCGAATGATCATGTTCGCGATACCCGCACCATCAACTCTTTTATCACGCTCGTTTTGGCGAGCAGCGAAAAGGCGTGACGCCTCTTTGCAGATGAAGTCTGCGTTGAGCAGAACATTGGCCATGAGACCGGCGTCCTCACTGCAATGCGTGGCAACGTACTTGCCAAGCCATGTATGTTGATTTTTGATGACTTCATCGGTGTACGCCATAGTGTACACCAAATCACCGATGGCATGACCCACTATCCAACCGATCTTAAAATCCAGATCTGTCTTCTGGGTTTTGGCCATACGAACGCCGACCATGCGCAGGACTGCGCGGCGGCCAGTGCCGTAACGCTTGCCCAGAGCCTCCAGCCGCTTCTCCGGCTCTGCCAGCTCGATTCCAGCACGTCGACACCATACGCTCAGGTTCTGGTGGTCAGCATTGATAAATTTGTTCATGGTATTATCCTTAAATAGAAATGATAGGACGGCTTATAGCCGCCCTACGGATTACTCGGCTACAACGTAGTCGAGTTTGATGCCTTGCGCCGCAGCGCGTTTAGCGATTGTGCTCCAATCACTTCCGGCTTGGTCGAGAAGGAATTGTGCAGCTTCCATCCAAAGCTTGAGCTCTGGAATGTTGAAGCGACCGCTTTCGCGATCGAATACAGTAGCGGGTAACGCCGCCAGGTCTTCACCTGACAACGCATGGCTGTAGGTTTCAGCCAGACCTTTCTCAACTACGACGGAGCCGGTGTTATCCAGTTCAACGACGTACAGCTCTTGACAGCTATCTGCCAGCTGGATGTATTCCTCACTCCCGACCGGCAAACGTTTTGCCAGATCGAAAGTGTAGGCGGTGTGAATAGTGCCCTGTGGGATATTCTCCAACAGATTCCCCCGACGTTCTTGCGAAGTCAGATGCTGGACTGACGTAGCCAGTCCAAGGTAATCATCGCCGTCAGCCACACAGCTGAAGAAATTGTGGTTGTAGTTGTAAGTATTCAGTTCGATCATGTTCATAGTAAGCTCCTAAGATTTATTGAACCTCTAAACTTGTAGTTTAAAGGCAGGGTTATTAACTGATGTCACTTCAATAATATATGTCTGAAATCTTTTTTATTCAAATCGACAAAAAAGAACTAGGGGCCAATGCCCCTAGCTTTAGTTTTTCTCGAGCTTATCGATGATACGCTCTGCCCACGCCCTACCTGCCGGAGGTTGGCGATCGTTGTAGTATTTGATCATATCCAATACCTGATTAACAAACCACCGGCTTTGGAGTTCACAACGTACTTTGGTTTCCACCTCGAGGTCTTGTTTGTTGATGTATTCACGGAACCACAGATGGATTGACTTCAGTGGTTTCTTCTCGTAGAGGACTTCATAGATAATCCCACCGAGTGCATTACCCATTGTCCGGGTAAGTGCTGTGCCGCCCACTGAACCATAACGCCTGAGCACGACGCGGTGACACACATAGGTCACCGCACCCCTCACACCTTCACCATGTCGCGACATAGCATTCAGTGCACCCAGCTGGATGTTGGGCAGTGGCGTGTCGCTAACAGCCTGCCAGAATTCCAATACCTGTTGTGGATTAGTTTGCATTACCCCAACGCTCCATTCATTTCGGTAATGATGACTTCTACTTTCTGATCGACGTAATCGCGCAGCTCAGCGTACTCCGGGCCATCCCACTGATACTCTTTACTGATATAGTGGCCATGGACAACATGCTCGATGATCAGCTGTTCGAGTTCGGTGATTTCACCGGCGCGCGGTTCATGATCCATAGGGCGCCGTATGAAGGGTGAGCATTTCCCACGCAGGGTCTGCTGCAATACGCTCAACACCGTAACCCTTGGATTGGTGGCCTCGAACCCGTCGGTCAGATTGATAAAGTCAAGCTCGGTCACGACTTCGGCCAATACCTCGTCAAGGCAGGCCTTTGCCTCGGCGATGGTCTGCGGTACCAGGCTGGTTTCATGGCGTGTATCGACCACATTGCTGTACTCCTCGGGTACGAGCTCTTTCGTCTGGCATTGCAGAACCGCATGGTAGATATGCAGTGGACCTGCCATTCTGCAAACTGAACCACGCTGCATCAGCGCCAGTTTGCCATCGGCTATCACAGCTACCGGGTTCAGAATATGGTCGTTATTAACTGCATAGCGAAGCACGCCATGGCTTTCATTTACAACAAAGCTTATCGGAGTACCATAGGAGTCTTTCAAATTACGGAAATACATTGGGTTGTTAGAATGTTCAATACGTGGCATGATGACCTCCAAAATAAAAAGAAAGGGGGCTTATAGCCCCCGACTGTATTAGTATTGCGAGTACAGTGCTTCGTCGCCATTAATGGCTAAGATGCGATGACGGTAATCGAAGAGATCGCCTTCGATCATGTCATTTGAAATAGCCGTGTGGATCAGCACGTCTGCGGTATAAGGCCCATACCACACAACGCAGTTCCAGTCGCCTACGATTTCGGCCAGCAGGTTGTTCTTGAATTCGGTATAGTCTGCGGTATCCGCAAGATCGTCCGCTTCATTTTCCAACACATCTTCTTTGCCGATATGGGAGATAGAGTCACCCATACTCTCCAATACGTGGCCGATAGTAGTGATTGCATTTTGCCGCAGTGCGCTATAGAACTTAGCGGCGTTTACTGTCAGCGGGTGGGTAATGCTGAACATCGCCTGCATCCACTGACTAACCTGGACGTAGAAAACACGCTGTTTGGCAGCACCGCCATTGGAGGTAGCCGTGTTGAGCAGGTTCTCGAGTACGTCTAGGTCATAGTTTTTCAGTTCGGCAAGGTTATTCCATTCCGATGAATTGTAGTCATAGAAAATACTACCAATAGCCAGATCGCGTTTAGCAGTAACAAGGTCACGAGTGGACAGGCTTGCAGTGAGTGCAGCAGCTACCAATACCGCCACAGACTTGAAGTATTCTGCCTGAACTACCGCGCTGATCCCTCTGGGCGCATAGCTCAACGCCTCAATAATGAAACGGTTTAACCAGGCAGTAATTACATCGTCACGTTCACCGATGGCCGGGGGTGTGAGCCCGTCTTGCGTATGTCCAACCTTGTCAAAACTTACACGCATGCAGTTCCAACCCATCTCGTTACGGATCATTTCATCGCTACATCCTTCATAGAGCGATCCGTAAACATCTACAAACTTGCCATAGGGTTGAATACGCTTAGGCGAATTGAAGTCCGCTACATCCGTAGCGTCGAGATCTTCCATCAGATCGAGTACGGTTTGATGGATCAGGGTGAAAAGGGCATTGCCAGTAAATTTAATAGCCATGATATCTCCTTGGATACAGTGGGCCTTAGATAGAGTGGTGGCCCCTAGAGGCCACCGGTTTATACCAGCCAGTTGGCCGGGATTTCTTTAGCACGGATTTTGATCTCGTGCTTACGTGCGGCGAGCAGCAGCTGCGGGACGCCGTAAATTACCATCGGGCCGGTACCGGCCAATACAGTGTAGAGGATCTCTACATGGGGACTTGCATCAGTGACTTCACGTTCCGGCACCAGTCCTCTGTGTTTCTCAACACACTTGGCCAAAGACTTCAGCGTGATACGCTTGTGCTTGATCTTGTTGGCCTTTTCGATGATGTGGCGAATATCCTTCGGCTCGCCATTGATCATAACGATAGTGTCAGACATTACGTCTCCTTACGATAGTGGAAGTTCAGTTGGATACGATGATCGCCAAAGATGCGATCGTGTTCTACGATGATCGTGCGCCTGTTGAAGTTAACCGTCACCGTACTGTGCTCGCAGGTATCGAGAACAAACACGCCCGGTTGACATGCCAAAGCTACTTCTAAGACCGGGCTGTTATCTTCGATCGACAGCGCAGAGATAGCATGTGGAATCTTCTCCGGCAAGACCGGGGAAAACTTCTCATCGTACTCAAAGAAGTATTTATCCGCCGGGTACTCGATTATTCTAAATACATCTCCGGCCAATTCATGGCGGTTGAGCACTTGGGTGGTGGCCGGGTTATCAAACTTCGCCGCTTTAAGAATAACCGTTATCATGTTTATCTCCCTAAATAATCCCAATAGTGGTCCAATTCTGTAATTCCCCGTTGTGAGTGACTCTCCCACGCTTAGTGAGTACGCGTCTATCCCTAATGCCATACTTGACTAGGTCATAACAGACCTTGACACGTGAGGATAGTTCGATCTCCAGCGGGTCTTTCGTGATAAAAGGACAATGCTCAAACTTGGCTGTAGCAGAACCAGACAAACTGCCTAGTTCTGGAAGCTGATCAAGATTGTACTTTATCACCACCTCTGACCTGTTCGGCATTGGCAGCAAGAGCGGCTTCTTCAGCTTGAAGATCTTGTAGGAGCCAGACAAGCCTGGGGTCGTCGAGAGTGACACCTTCAAAGCTGTGACTTTTACGACTATAAAGGACGATGTCTGTTTTACCGGGCCATACGTGGCTGAGAATTCCTGTAACATTACGCAGCTCCATGTATGCGTTGATTGCGCTATTCATCTGCTCTCGCAGTCTGGCACAGTCGGCCAGCGATGCATCAATTTCAGCCATGCGCTGATCACATTTCTCCTCGGCCGCCTCTAACCGTTCAATTTGTTCCTGTACAGCCTTTAACCCCTCCCTCGCTTTTTGACGTCTGCGGTAGTCGAAGATGAAGCTCTGTACAATGGCTCCAGCTGCGGCACAGCTGATACCGTATAGCAGTATGTCCATTAGGCCGTCTCCAATCCCAGCCGGGCAAGAAGATCTGACCAACCGTGACCGCCACTAATGAACTCGTTCTTAAAAGTCTCAGGCGTAGTGACGTACCGGCGTTTGGTTTTGTTGTTGAGAAGGATAGCACGTCCGTTATGGCAGCTCACTACGGTATAGAGTGCGCGTCCCATGGCATGGATATAAACTTTGCCAGGGATAGGCTGTGGGCCGAAGCTGAAAGTAACACCCTCTACGGTATGGAAGCTAGAATCCAACGCTGCTATAGTGTGGAGCATTGGCTCGATATTAGGGCATTCCAGCAGGGCCTGGCTATGTGCCCAGTCGCCATGTTGGAGGCAGAGAAGGTACAGCTCCTTTGGTACCGGATCCAGATCAGGGTCGGTTTTCAGAGCGTGGGGGACCCACGGCAGATTGAACATATCACTGGTGACTTCTACACGCAGTTCACCGTCCGTATCTACTTGCCTGAAACGATAGGTGCCGCAGACTAGGAACTTGCCCATATTGCTGACCCACTTGGACGGGTGTGCATAGAACTCGGTACTGTCGTTATTGTAAACAAGCCGATACTCTACGCCACGCACCTCAATAGTGTGCATGTACAGCTCGGTCATACCCTCAACGAGTTCGAGGTAACACTCCTCATAGTCGTATTTATTGGTCAGATGGTTATGCAGCTCCATCAGGACTTTGATCTTACCGTCGACGTACAGAGGATCAAAACCGGCATAAGCGATATCCAAGCCCGGTTCGGCAGCAGCGCGAGTAGCTACCATTTCATTAGTAGTCGGCCTACCGGCAGTGAAGGGGAAGAAGCGCAGCAGGGGTATTTTGTTTTGCATTTTATTCTCCACGGATGGCTTCGGCCATCTTGTTTACATGTACGTTGTGAACCCGGATAAAGTCACGGCCAGCGACGTCTTCGACAGCGATGGAAATTATCGCTGGATAGCTCATGCGATTAGCAGCCATGTCCTCAACATACTCGACTCCACGAGTTTTGATGTAGTGCTTGATGGCTTGCTTGAGGCCAGACTGCGTGCGGACCAGGTAGAAGCTATGCTGGATATGCTTGAAGTTATACTTCGGTACTGCCTTTACCTGTTCAGACATTTGCTTCTTCCTTTTTAACCGAGACTGATTTAAACTTTTCCAACTTAGCGAGGATATCTGTATAGCTACGAGTAACCAGCTGGAATTTAACTTCCTGAATGTCGTCAGCTACTCGCGCATAGAGTTCTTCAAAGCAATCCTCCGGCTTTATTTTAAGCGCCGTAGCAATCGCCTGGTCTATTTTCAAAACGCCGGACCGATGGACGATGGAGTCTTTGCTAAAGAGAACACGACGTTTTACGACACTGCCTCGTTCCGATGCGGTGAGGTCATAAACCTCACCATCTGGAGTAAAGAGAAATGCCTTTTCTACTCCCGACCCGGTAAGCTTCTTGGTTTTACCTTCGAGAACATCCAGGAAATTAAAAGCATGGAAGGTCAGCGGTACGAACAGGCCATGCTTGGTATAAAGCGCCTCTTCACCGATATGATCGATGATGTTGTTACCACGAATTATCTCGATGGCAAACGTCACATTATTATTTTTGATACCGACGAACATTACACGCCTTCCTTTACAAAGTTACCAGTGGACTTCTCAACTTCACCGAACGGGACGAGTGAGGCTACCGATACAGAGTTGATAGGTGGCCGTGAGCACGTGCAGAATGAACAGGCTAAGGTCATAGCTGGTTCCATATCCATGCCTAACGCCAATGCTGTATGGAGTTGCTGGATGGGCATACCGGCCATGATAGTGTCGTCAATCTGAGAGAACAGGATAGCACCGGCCCAACCACCGGCGTGGTCGTACTGGTAGAAGCCATGAGTGGTCATTACGATATAGCGCGCCGCCGGCAACTGTAGTTCCTGTCGCTGCTTATAGGTAACGATCAAAGCATCGTTCTTATCATCATTGGCCAACTGCGCTGCAATACGGCCAATAAAGAAGTCGATTATTCCTTTACGCTCGAAGTCAGCCACCGCAAAACCAGTGGATGCTATCGCCACACGTTTACAGGGCGAAATAAAAATCTTCACAGCGTCATTGGTAAGTCTGGAATACCACTGCCCGAAATCGATAACACGACCAGAGTCTGCGTACAGGGTACCTTTAGAACCTACAATAATAGTCATCAGTTTCTCCTTGGAATGGGGGCGGTCTTAGCCACCCCCACATTTAGTTAGCAGTCTTTTACTTGATGGCAGGGTGTCTGGCCAGACTTCAGTGCGGTCTTACGACCGCCAGGGGCCGAAGTAATCTTGGTGACAGCGCCGGTAGCATCAAAGGTCACGATGTTACCCGGCTTGATGTTCTTGAGTTGGGCCGCAGTCAGTTCAACAACTACCGGCACATCATTGACGCCGTTGAGTACCACGGCCTTGGTAGTTTTGGTCAGAACCGAAGCGGTGTAGGTCTCTTCAGTCTTGGTGAACTTCTGGACGGTTTCTTCACTTACATTGAAAATAGCAGACATCAGTTTCTCCCAGTTTTGGTGGTGGGTACCAATACCCAGTTGTTGTGGTATTTGGACAGGAAGTCCTTTACCTTGTTAATCTGCACCGCATAATCCGGCAGACGTGTAGAAAGGCGTTTGAGAATACGGTCTGTTCTTTCACGTTGCTCCTCCAGATGGAAGCAGTTGAAGTTAACAGGACCTACGTTAGCCAGATTCGTTTTATCATGATCTGTGCATTCGAAAAAGCCGGCTTGTTCTAACAGCTGTTGAAGTGCAGTGGTGATGGTGATACTCGCTGCAAATGTTACCTTTACCTCGTTGCTGCTAATTATGGCAAAACGACCAGTATGTAGATACGTCTGGTCTTTGTTGATCGCCATTGGTTACTCCTAACAGTTTATCCCTAAATGATGCGCGTGCTTTTTATTTTTTAGGTGTAAAAATGGGCTCGTGCCATATCCGAGTTATCGTGTATTACGCCAATACACATAACAATTCCTCAAAGAAAAAAAGAGGGGCAATGACGCCCCTCAAACCCACACTACCTCACTTAACCTACAATATGGTCGAGCTTGTAGACGGCCAGACGATCTTTGATGTCGAAGTCATCGAGGCAGCCATTGCCGAGTACCAGCCACACCAGCACGTCCGGGCCAAAGGTAACACCGATGTCCTGGATGATCTTGGAACCTGGCTCACGGTAGCCCAGCTCGTAGTTCTTCAGAGTGGTCGGCGGCATGCCGTCCAGCACAGCCGCAAACTTCGGACGAGAGAGTTCGCAGGCTTCGCGCAGCTGACGGATACGCTTGGCGATGTCGGCTACTTTCGGGCGGGGCTGCGGATCTTGGATGCGACGCTCGGATTCGCCCATGAATTTCTGAGATACTTTAGTACGTGCAGTCATTGTTTGCTCCGTTATTTCTTGAAATGATGATCGTTGATAACTACTACTACGTGCTTGCCATAGGCAATCAGCACGTCTTTTTCTTTCAGGCCTTTTCGAACGTTATCGAGGAATGCCTCTTTGAACTGGAGTCGGTCTACATGTCGACTGAATTGCTCCCAGTTCATGGTGAAGATACCGTCACGCTCAGCTCGTGCATAACGAGTCAGATCTTCGATAATCTTCGGTATAGATTTAATAGCTGCCATTATTACTCCAATATATTTGGCTTAGGTTATACTCAAAGCCTTACTTCAAAACCAGTAACGTTACCTTCTTTATCTCGAAGGGTATATGCAACCACGTCTTGACCGAAGATCTTTACAGTACCTTTGGTCGTGACATGAATGACATAATCTTGGACATCAGCTTCCAGGCCATGCCAGCCATTGAAGTCATTGGTGTGATACAGTTCGTAATTGCCATACGTTCTGATATCGCGCACTGCCACCTGGATAGGAACGCCAGCACTTACGCACAGCTGGTTCATTTCCAAATGTTCAAACTTTTCGTCAAACATATGACCGCCTTAAAGATTAGTTAACCGTTGCACCTAGATAAAATACATCTAAAATATGTTTCAATCAGTGCAGTTGCATTTTCAATACTTTGTCTACAGAAGCGTAACCGGTGTTGGGTTTGGCGAACATCTCAAACTCCAAGAACCTACCAGCGATTTCCATAATAGCATCGAAGTTAGTAGTGATTGCTTCGTTGTATGTCGACACGGAAATACGGCCATACTGCAACAGTACATGCATGCCGTCTTTATACAACCCATTGATATCGTAATAAGCCGCCGGTTCGGCTTTAATGCTGCTAATGATGCCAGCCATTACGTTGCTTGGAAACCAAACGCGTGGATCATTAGTAGACTCAGCATTGAGTATCAATCCAAACGCCACCGTAAATACCACAGTGATGGCGGAGCGTTCTAAGTCATCCAGATATAGCTCATCAAAGCTTTGAGCCACCACATCACGATCTACGATTTCTATATCTAACTTATTAGCCCAATAGTCAACCCGTTCCAGTCGACGATTATACTCCTCTGAGCGCATTCTTATACTCCCAATAAGGTTAATGGACGAACGTCACTATAGTAAAATATACCTAAAAATATTTACAATCCGATAAAAGAAAAGGGGAGCAACCGCTCCCCTACAGTCTTTATTCCAGCATGCAGCCGGCGATAGCTACGTTAACGTTACCGATAAGTGCACGGGACATCTGCTCCATGTCGGCGCCACGGCCATTTTCATGGCTGCGGAAATAGCCAACGTGACCCGTGTCTTTATTGATCAGCAGTTTATCGCCAGCACTGGCCTCGAACAAAACGGCTGGGCTCGCGTCCTGAGGGTCAAAGTTGATAGACCAGTGGGCGTAGTCACTGCCACGGTCGACCGGAGAAATCTCAAGGATGTCCGTGATGTGGCGGGCCTGCTCAGGAGTGATGTTCTTGATTTCAACAGGACTGCCATCGAAGCCATGCTTCGGATTATAGTCCGCCGCAGTGAACTCGATGACGCCAAGTTCAGAATGACCGCCAGCGTGCATAGCCATCAGACTCACCAACACCTGGGTTTCGTCCAGAGGGAGCTGGACGCCCATGGCAGCGGCGGTTTTGGACAGGATGGCATTTTGCTTAACGATCAGGGACGCCAGTTGATAAAAGTCCTGGCACATATTGTAGTTTTGCCCGGCCTTCTTGCAGAAGAAGTCCAGTTCACTCATCAGCTTATGGTTGGTAGACATATCAGTTCCCTTGTTGCATTTTGTGGTAGGTGACTTGGGCGTGGGTGTGATCATCGTAAATGGTATAGATGATCAGGCTACCATCACCTGGTTGGTAGGTACGGATCTCATGTTCGGTAAATTTACCGATATAGAAATCCATGACCGAACTATCTACACAGCCAGTGGCATACATCTTGAGTTCTTCGGCTGTGATAGTCGCTGGCATCCTGGCCATTTTACGGCGGGTAAGGCCATTTGCATAGTTCTTGAACTGGTCGATAGCGCCGCCGTAGTAGACCTCTTGCTTGGCCTTTTCTTTATCCGCGTATTCGATGTCCATCGACATGAATTTACGATTGATAAAGAACCGGTCTTCTGGACCGACGGACATTTTCTCACCGTCCAGGTTGAACGTCCACCCTGCGACCCGGCCGTTCTTCTCGAAGTGTTTGAACTCGAGAGAGGTAAAGATGCTGTCGTAGAAATGATCAATGGCTTTATTGATCTCTTCGGTATTCATCCGTCCTTTATTGGACTGCATGAAACCAAACGGAGTTTTAGAGAATGCAGTCATACCATTGTTTACTTCAACGGTCGGACTGCCAACGATAATGTAATACTGTTCCATGCCTACCTCTACTTGGTATAAATTTGAATAATGACTTCTGCCCAGGGCTGTTCTTCAAGATCGCCCGAATGGATGATGGTAAACGAAGCACCGTCACGAGCTACCTGGAACTTGTTACCGCGGTAGGTAAAAAGAACGTCTGCGTTAAGGCGCTCGATGTCGGAATTGACAAAAGGTATGTCAGCGGTGCATACCACCTCCCCTTCGGACTCCCCGGTAGTGTTGAGCCGGATAACGACATACGACTCAAGTGCAGCGGCCAGAGTATAGGCCTGCATAATACCACGATAGCCCGATGCCAAATCTATCCGATGTTCGATCTGTTTGGTGGATGGAAGTGGTCTTGGATAGGGGTCGAACACAATACGTTCCCAGCGGGCAATGTTTTTATTGCCCTGGATAGCGGTAAACTGGAACGTGTCGGTATCGAACTCGATAACATCTCCGATACCCAATGCGCATTCCAGTCCTGTAACCGGATGTACCAGAACGTTATAGCGCTCCGGTATATGTTTGATAAAACCGCCGTCGACCAGTGCGGAATTGATCAAACACGCTTCACGCTGTTCGCCTTGAAAGACACAAATTTTGCTCGGGTCTTTGTCGTGTGCATAGCTTACTCGAATAATCATTGTTTACTCCTCGTTGGCCACGCCATTAGCAGTGGCTTCTAATTGTGCAATAGCTTGGTCGCGCAGATATTCCAGCTGCCCGTGCTGTTCACTCTCCAACAGCATAAACGGTGCATTAAGGAAAGACACGTCGGTAATTTGGAGTACGTCAGCTAACGTTACCCGTGCAATACCGATCGGTGTTACATACGGTACATTCCAATCGGGTTCATGTTCCAATGCGTTCTTTAGCATCTTCTTAGAGAACTCATTGTCGAGCTTGGTAAAGCGATTATCTGAAAACGCCACGTAGGTACCATCAAAGCCAGGGACGTCATACCACATACAAGTAATGGTCAATCCCAGTGTCGGATCTACGTTGATGATATTGGCAAGCAGTGTTTGTACAATACGTACACCGGTCAGGTGTGGCTGCTCATTAATGAACTTGTCCATATCGGGACTTACGATACGGGCGGTTTGTTCAAGCATGCTGTCCATAAAAGCAGTGTTAGCTTCCACAGACCCAAGATCCTTATCGACTACTACAAAATACATAACTACTCCTGACTATAGTGGAACAGCGGGGCCGTGCTTATAGCGTTTGATAGCGGCCCAGATTTGTTTGCAGAGCTGTTTAAAGTTGAGGTCTACTGGCGAGAAGTTATCATTGGGTACGATGATCAATACCTTATCCCCTTTAATCGCCACCACATTATATTCAACTATGCATTTATTAAACATAGCCAGGTACGTCTCGTCCATGTCAAACCATACCTGATGAAGATCTTTTGCAGGTACTGTCAGTGGGAGTTTATATCCCATATTCAGGTATTCCACAAAATGCCAGCGTAATTCACTTGGCGAAGTGAAGGCCATAGAACCTCCTAGGGTAGGGGATATACCCCTACCCTTTTATGCCTTACTTCGAGATAGGCGCTTTGATAGCCGGATGGGATTCATATCCTTCCACCTGGAAGTCATCGAACTTCAGGTCAAAGATAGAGGTACCCACCGGGGCGGTGATTTTGAACCGTGGCAATGCCAGCGGCTCACGGGTCAGTTGCAGGTCTACCTGCTCCAGATGGTTGGAGTAGATGTGGACGTCACCCATGGAGACACTCAGGGTACCGACAACCATATTGAGGCTGTTGGCAATGGCATGCGTCAGCATGGCGTAGGAGGCGATGTTGAAGGGGAGCCCCAAAAACGTATCGACAGACTTGTCGGTTAACTAACGGTCGTTAAGCGTTAGTTGGTTTGCAAAGGGGCACTACAAAACCACTCCCACCTTACGGCAGGTGTCGGAGTAAATCACAGTCTCATCATCCATGAGAGACTCTCTTCCGTTTCAGGTGGACTTCCACCCTACTCTACTCACTGTTCCTTTTTAGTCCTAGGAACGCTTTCGATACCCTCTGGGCATTCTACACAAGGAACCAATTGGCATACTTAGGATTCTTACTGAGTGCCCGCCACCGAATTACCGTGACGTTCTTTCCAATAGCTACAGAAGCATCATGATACGAATCGTAGACAACTCCTTCAATTGAGACTTTCAAACTGTTTGCGGGTTTAACACCGCGTTGTTTTTCGGCTAACTTAGCCCGTGTCTCTTTTGAATGAGTTTTACCAAAGAAGGGATTGCGGACTCCTGTCCTAGTCTTCCCGTACTCAGACATCCGCCGCCGCCCGTCTTCCGTAAGGCTTTTCCCTGCCTTAGGATTTGGGACACCACGCAAACGTTCTGATAACGCACGACGTACTTCCTCAGTGTGAGTTCTACCATACATACCATTTAATTGGCCTGGCTTACCATATTTAGCCTTGCGTTCCCCAACCGACATACGTTCCATCTTTTTACTGACAGTGTTAATACGCTGTTGGATAATGTTAGCTTTATCTGGATGGCGGGTGAGGTTATCACCGCCAAGTGAGTTCAGGCCAATATTGTACATGAGAGGATTGTCTTTATTTTCCGTGATAAGACGCTGCTCATGCGCATATGCTTCTTTTCTAGTTTCAGTAAGTACCTTAATCTGGAATTCAAACTTATGTCCTAAGGCTATATCAGTTGCCACGTTGACGTTTGTATGTTTTCCATTTTGTATATCCATTTCGTGTTTACGTTGGCGAGTCCTCAACTTACCAGAACTGCCAATATAAAATCGACCATTGGTTTTATTTACCAAATAGTAAACCCCTATCATATTCACCTCGATGTTGAAAGGTAATCCATATAATAGGTCAGCTTGTGTAGTTTAGCAACGGATTGACCTATTAACCTGTAATAGGCTTTCCCGTTTTAGGAAGAGTTATTCGACAGGCCTCACGACCTGAAGGCGCTCTGTTCTTAACGCTGGAACCACTTCAACGACAGACGATACTTCGGAATACGCGCTACATCCATCACGTTTTCCAGATCCTGCGGAATATCTCCACACCAAGTATCGTGGGTGGCGGTATAGAGACCGTACCGCTCCTTATCGGTGAGCTCCTCTACGTAGCACTGGAAGCCATAGTGGCACGGGGCCAGTGCCTGCTTACCAGCCATGACGTTCTCTTCAACAGAGAGCTTCTCATTCGGCAATACCGCAGGGCACCACAGGTCTACGATATGGCGGCGAGAGAACGGCTGGGTAGCCAGACCATGGATCAGTTCTTTGAGTTGGTCTACCGGACCATTGGGCCCAGGGAACGCACGAAGCATTTCGCCATAGACCGGACCCAGATCACCCTTCTTGATAGTACGGATTACCGCTGGCAGGACGATCTCGTTCTCGTCGAGGATACCCTCTTCACGCAATACTGCGATCATGCGGGTAGGTGCATCCAACCCACTGGCCGAATACTTCTCATCGATTGATTTGAGATGAGCTTTACGCAGACGGTCTTCAGCCTGACCGACACCCAGACCTTTGATGCCCACCAGGTGTTGCTTGATGTCGTTAATGGTCACGCGCTTGGCGTGGACATTGACATCTGCTTTGGCCGCCCACTCGTCCCAGATAGTTACCCCGTTGTCATTGAGATAACGGATATTGGTATCACCAGAGACAAACCAGAGCAGTTCATGGATGATAGAGCGCAGGTGGCACTTCTTGGTGGTCACCAGAGGGAACCCTTCACTGAGGTTCCAGCTCAAGTGACGATCGAATACGGAGATGGTTCCAGTGCCAGTACGGTCACCACGAGCACGGCCATTTTCACGTACGTCACGCAACAGATCAAGGTAATTCTTCATTTTCGCTCCCGAATGTAATGATTTCAAAGAAGTTCTGACCTTCATGATCCAGGTCAGACTCTCCCACTTTTACCACAATACAATTAGTCGTTTTCTCAACGTACTCACGACCGGTTAAAAGCTTTTTGTATTCCCGATCATAAATTGCGGTAATGCGCCCCTCACTGGAGCGCACCACTTCGTAGGAACGATAGTCGTCGGATGGACAACTAAAGTAAACCCTACTCAATTTATGAAACTTCTCAGGCGGTTGACTGTTGAAATACAAACCAGTCAGGGAACCTACCAGGAACACCCATGTAATAGCATGGTACAGAAACGAACGTTGCCCGATTGTCATTTAATCCTTCTTAGCCACATGGGCGTCGATTTCAGTCTTCATCTTATCTGCTACTTCTACCACGACTGGGTTTTGCGCAACGATCTGTTTGACCGTGTCGGTATTGAAGTGGTGGAACTGAGCCAGGAAGCGCTCCATCGGCATAGTTTGAATAGCCGCTGAGAAATACAGTGGGTTATTGTCGACTACTTCCAGATGGACGGTCTTGTGATCAGGACGACCGAACTCGTGACCGATATGCACCAGACGACCCATGGCGACGTTTCCTTCCATACAGTAGTATTCGTCTACCTTGAGGCCTTCCTCGGTCATCTGGGCCTGTGTAGGCCCTTTGATGTGAGCTGGCATCCGATACGGCAACAACACCTGCTCATGTGCATAACGATGGAACTCATCGAGCGACTCAAACACAAGGTAGTCTTGTGCTTCATCGAAGAGTCCATCACGACCACCGACTACGAAGTCAGTGATATCAGTACGACCTACGTTGTTATGCGGATTGATCGTACCGGCTTCGTAGGCAGCCTCACGTATGTCATAAGCTCCCGCCGCTGTAATATAAAAGAAGTCCCGATAGGGGTCTTTAAAGCCACAGCCAGACTCCAGTACAGTGAGTCGATCGTAGTTGTCCGCCAGGAAGATGGTACCAGACGGCATATTGCACAGTTCATTGTGTTTTACAGATTTCATTAGAATTTCTCCAAAAGGGTGCGAATTTCGGGTTCATCAGGATTGAGCTGTTTTACTTCATAGAGTTCGAAGCTCCAGCCGGTGATGTCGTCCCAACCGAATATAGATTTCAACTGCCCCAGATTAATGCCCAAGAGTTGTGTGAGTGCTTTGATGAAAGGTTCGGCTGTCACCGATACCGGTATGTATTCAGCTGCGTTCTTCTTGAAGTATTCGTATTGCGAGATCATGCAGTCGATCGGGTACTCGGCACTACGCTGGGTTTCACCGAGCGCAATGACGTTCAGCACCACGCTACGTTGAATAGGACTACCGCAATATACGAGGTCAGCATAACCACCTTCACTGCTGGGGGTATTTCTACGCCGGAGAATCTCCTCTTTTGCAACCTCCGCAGTAAGTTTCATAGCGCCAGTACCATGATCTAAACGCATGGTCAGAATAGTATCTACGTCTTCGATCGTGTACGGGAGTCGACACAGACCAGAGCCCGACTTCAAAATATCGACAATCTCGTCGTCAGTCAGGCCATAATGGCACATAGTACGCGCCGACAATCTGGTTGGGCGGAACTTATTCTCATCCCTGATCGTTAACATGGACTCCATGAACGACAGCTTTTCTAAATAGGTAGCCGTACGCATGTCGTAGTAGTCGTAGTGGGCCGCCGGTACACCACGCCAGATCAAGTCATATCGAATGCCGACATCGCACGGCAGTATGATATCAGGACTCAAGATTTTAACCTTGTTACGCTCCAGTATCTCGGCCAGCAATGCGTCTTCATTAAACTCGTACTCGAGTACCGTCAAGTACGTGGAACTAACGGGATCAACACGATCCCCAGATTCCATCAGACTTACTACACGGAACTTAATATCGTGACAGGGCGGCAAATTAATGCGAACCTTGTTGTGGGTCAGTTCTGAGATGAGTTTATCCAAATGCATTGCAGTAGTGGGGCTAAACCGCTGTGCAATTTCTTTAGCGATGGTGTCCTCATTCATCTGGGTAAAGATCTTACTAGCTTTACCAGTTTGAGTAATAACCCGACGGATGCCTTCGGATTCATTATCGTAGATGATAGCACCCTGGGTAATGTTGCGATGCGTATAAAACGAACTAAGGGTGGAGAGAAAATAAATATTAAACATGATATTACTCCCAAATAAAAATAAAAAAGGGGAGGCTTATAGCCTCCCGGTAGTCATTCGTTCCATGGCGTAGTTATTTCAATCAACTCCGCCTTCACTGTACGGTCAGCATGTCTAAATGCGTGTTCCACAGTAGGGATGTGTTTGCAATACCTCGTCAACACGTCGATCGCTTTACGCGATTCCATATCTTCGACTTTACTTTCAAACTTTGCAGTGATTTCTTCCGGGGTGTTGTCCGGCAGTACGATGACCTCTTCCCAGAAGAAGTAGGACACCGTAGTGGTTGTCTCAGCATCGAGAATGACCTTAGGCCAATGGACTTCACGTATACCCAGTCCACGGATACGGCCAGTAAGGTCGACTACGTGTTCGGTTTTGTCCGATGCCAGCTTGGAGATGAGTTCAAGCAAACCGACCTCATCGTCAGGGCCAATAGTAGCTACGTGGACTTTACCATGACTGAGCTCACCGTTGTTGTAGTATGTGAGGTAAGTGCCCATCGGTCCACCGGCACCCATCAGCGGTAAGACATTGACAGTAGCCCCAAGACTGTACAGCGCCGCACAGAAGTTCATATAGTCGATGTGAAGCTTGTTGTCCCGTAGACCATTTTCATAGTGCGGGAAGTACCCCAGGAAATAAACCCGCTGGTCTTGGTTTTCAAACACATAGACCTCGTAGGTTACACTAAGGTCATAGTGGATCTCCAAAGCCGGATGCAGCTTACCGACGGATTCGTAGAGGTAGTTAAGGTCTACGTTACCGTTGTGCTTAATGCGATGCTCCGCATACTCATCGCTATACTTGCCCAGGAAGGAATTCAAACGGGGGAGAGCATTCTCTCCCCGACGGATCGGTAACACTACAATCACTTGTTGCTCCTTATACCAGATTATGTTTCTTCAAGACGTAGATATACTGCTCTACGGTCAGATCCATGACTGTACCCTTGAAACGTTCCAGTGCATCACCGAACACATCGACATGCACTTTATTCTCCCGGTTATAACCGCCGGGACCGAACTTCTCTTGCAGATGCGCAATACTGGCTTTGATGCGAACCTCCAGTGCGTCAGTGGATGTAGCACTGTGGTGTTGGAAACTACGCACTATCGAGTTCTCAACCGTAGGTACTCCACGATCAGCTGCTGCAAAGCCTTCTTCAAACAGGCCGGCGTACTTTCCTTTATAACTGCTGCGGTGTTGTTCACACATCCGCGCGACTAGGTCGGCATACTTCTCAAGCCCACGGTAGTGCTTGAAGTTGTTACGTACCCATTCCCCTGCCAACGTATGGTGTTCAGTACGGTTGGCGGAAGAGTAGATGTCATGACACACCGCTGCCAGTTTAAATGGCATAGGATCGAGGTAGTAGTAATCCGCTACACGTATTCCATTACGTGCAACGTCACGAATATGGGGTAGCTGGTGACCGGGATCGTTATAGGCCAGCATACCAAAACAGGTTCCAAGCAAAGACTTGGGTACATCGGCGAATAGCACTTTATCGTTCATGGTTTCTCCTAATTACACTATTCAAATTTAAGGATGAACATCACTTTTATAACATATGTCTGAAAAGATTTTAGTTGGGGCAAAAAAAAAGAACTAGGGGATTTACCCCTAGATCTTTTAGCTGTGCCCAAGGCGCAGCTTACGAATGATCTTGATACGATGCGTCAGCTCTGATTTGGTTTTCACCACTTCAGATTTCAGCGCTTTACGATCATGACGCTGCCACAGGTTAGCCAGTACCAGAACTACAATAATCATCAGCATTACAATGTTAGGTGTCATATTCAACTCCATGAATGTTTTATGAAGAACTCCACCTAGATGATATATGCCTGAAATGATTTTTATTCAAACTATGGCTTATTTAGTACGAAGACGATTACGTACTCGTGCCAGGCGTATATTAGCGATGCGCAACTGTTGGGTCAGTACCGTTATCTCCCGAGCTCGTTCGGAATGTCTTGTCTCCATAAGGCCAAAGAATAGTTCCTTATGATCCAGGTCGTGCTTTAAAAGTTCCTTTTGTGTTTTAAGGCGTCGGACGTTTTCTTTTTCTTTAGCCAGTCGGCGCTGTAACCCAGCAGCATATACCCCCAGTCCCACGCATAGCAAAACCAAGGCAATGATTACATACTTCTCCACATTAACTCCTTGCATAAAAAGCTAGGGGCTCTAAGGCCCCTAGTAATTAACCTTCACGCCAATGGCGTTTAGAAGGACGCTTACGATTAACAAAGGTTTCCCACAGTACCAAGCCAGCGGCAACCACTACAGAAAACCCTACCAGAAGACCGCAGAGGATATAGATAATATCCTTCTCAACCAGATTGCCCATCCAGTTCCTTCCTTACAAACGTCACTTCAATTACAGTACCTTCTTTGATGCTTTCAATCGCACCAATGACATCGACGTCGTTGGGATTAACCGCCTGTGTCACGGCAGCCTTTACCGGGTCACTCCAGACGAACTTGCCGGACGGAGTTACAAACGGATAGCCCTGGAGAATGCTGGCAAACTCGTAGACGTGCTTTTCTTCCACCATCGTCTGAAAACGCAGGATGCATTTCTCATAACGCTTGACCAGCGTATACACTTTGCAGCGCATCTGGTAGATGGCAGGAGATGTCGATGGCTTGATGAAAGGGGTCGGAGCAAAGGGGAGTTTAAGCTCCATTTTCGACCTCCAGTTTGATCTCTTTATCCAAGCAAACATCGGCCAACGGATCCGGCGCAGCCGCGACAAACTCAGCCAGCGATTGCGGTTCCATTGCCTTCAGGGTAGGAACCATTTCGGCGCCATAGTGCGGGGGCGAGGGTTGCTCTTGCTTGACCGGCGGTACATACGGTTCTACGGCGATAGAGTCAGCACAGAACTTGATGTATTCGGCAGTACCAGGCATTGACTTTAACCCGATATGGTGGATCTCATGCGCATCGTCGCTCGGTGGATCCATGAGGCTGTATCCGACAGGGTCGAGTATCTGTGCGCCTAAAAAGTCCTGAATGATCCGGGTAGAACTCCTGCCATAACCGATGTTCTCCGCCATCGAACATACGCCCAATACCATTACGCCGCCCAAAACATCGACGAGCTCGTCAAAGAGCGCATGGTGGTAAGGACGAATGACCACAGTACCTTTTACGGTCCTGTCATCCATCCAGACCTTGGTGAAGTCACCCAGCACAAATTCAGGAATATGGGTTCCACGGCGATAGCTTTCAGGCATGTACGTATTGCCGATGCGCAGGAACAGCTTTTGCTTGCCGTTGGTCATTGCCCGATACGTCATGTGGTAAGTGCCGCCGAATCCCACAACTTCGGTATGCAGAATATCTACGTCAAACTCGTAGACGCCCTTTACTACATTGTTGATGCCAACGGTAGCCGGCAGTTTACTGTTGATAGTTTCCACGTTTGCTCCTAGTGCATGGATAGATCTAAAGGATAGACAGCCATATAAAAAAATAGGGGCATGTAGCCCCTACTGTTATTTAAACGCTTCGTGCAGTCTCGTAACTACAACGTCAGGTGGGAGCTGTAACATCTTGGTAAGTAGTGCATCGTCTACTTTGGCCAAAACGTTATAAGCCATGGTAAGGCGTTGACCGACAGCATCGAGGACGTTAACTGGCGCAACCGGACCATCACTACAAGTTGACAGGGCCTGGTAGAGTGTGGTCTTGTAACTCATGCCGTTCGAGTGAGGCAGTTCCATACTGATAGAACCCCAGCGCAACTGCACCAGCGGCCAGTTACCGGCCCAGCCTGCCATGACTGCACTGCCGTGCAATTGTTCCTTATCTACAAACATAGACTCCCCTTAATCAAAAGACGGTGAGGAACAACTACCGCTGTCGGAATCGTTGCCATAGCTAGGCGATGGATCACAACGTACTGGCTCAGGAGCGCTACGGGTCGGCTCAGAGGACAGCATCGTGTTGATCACTGTGGCATGTACGATACTTTGCGCCAGGGTATCGGGCTCGCTGTGGGTGTGATGAACCCGGCTGGTCGTCCTGGCTGCTTCTGCACGTTGGTGCTGTTGATGACTATGGCCCATTACCGGACGAGGTTTGGGCTGTTGGAGTCGCTCAGGCATGAACACGGTTGCCTGACGCATCTTGGGCCGGTCAGCCTCCGGCAACAGAGTGCGCTTGATCTCGATTTTGTAGTCGCTATCGCCAGCTTCGATCGTACCGTAGGGTTCGGCCAGCACTGCACCGGATTCTTTAAGGAATGCCTTGAGCCTCACTATCAGTCGGTCGGAGTAGTCTACCCTACTCTTCACATGTTCCAGTTCACTGGTGAGGCGTTGCACATCGCTACCATTACGGTTGGCACGGCGCATTTGCTCATCATAAGCAATATTGACCGCCCCCAACTTTTCGGTGAGCTTCTGTGCGGTTTTGCGAAGATCGCGCTTACCGGCATTACCCAACAGTAAACCTACAATAAAGGCGGCACTGATGGCGATGAACATAACAGCTTCTAACGACATTATTTCTCCTCAGGGACGACCGCGTTCAGTTTTTCAATTTGATCATGCAGGCTCTTTTCGTACATATCGACCGTCTGTTGCATAGCCGCAACCTTAGTCAGCATTTCGTTGGTAAGGTTATGGTTCTGCTCTGACAGGGTCCGGTTCATTTCGGCATGCATTGATAGATCAGCAGCCAGCCGTTTGTTTTGTGCCAGCAAACCGCGATTGGTGGTATTGGCGTCGATGATGATCCTTCGATAGCTACCTACCAGCCAGGTGAACAACAACATCATACCAGCAGTACCCATAAACGCTGGAAGGATCAGGGCACCGTCATTGCCCAACTTTACCGCCTCGGAAACTGCCAAAGCCCAGCAGCCGAAACTGAACAGTGCGATGATGATATAAAACAAATTATTTTTCATTTATGACTTCCGATACGATGGAGATTGTCAATGATTGCGTTTAGACGTCGGTCGATCTCGACTGCCTGTTCAGCGGCTTGCCTTTCTGCCTCGCGATATTGCTCTATTTGCTCGGTTTGGAGGCGGATGGTAATATCGCGGACGTGGATTCTAGCAATGTAGTCCTCGGCCCGTGCATGCTCCGCTTTATAGAGACGCATAGCTTCGCTATACAGACCCCGGCGGTAACGATCGAAGGTCAGGCCCATGACGTACATACTGACCATCACGACTATCAAACACGTACCCATCGCCGTGGGAAGGTTATGCGCGGTAATCAGATACCACGCGTAAACTATCGCACAGAAAAGCGCGAGCGTTGTGACGACTACGGTGACCTTGAGGCTGCGTTCACTTATCATTCTTTTTACCCCCGGTGAATTTCTGGATAAGGCAGACCAGGCCGTAGGCCATCAGTCCGAACATAACGAGGCCAAGCAAACCAGACAATACGATCTTCATTTTAACACTCCCACGCCTTGACGGCCTTAGATTGGATTTGGGACATCGTAGTGACGTCATCAATAGAATTACCAGTCAGTACAAAATAAGCGACATCGGCTGTATAGAGCTTACCGGGGAGGCGATGCCGCTGGGCATTGAAACGTTTGGGAAACGCAGTACCGATATAACGACGACGGTCTAACCGCGCCATATGTTCGTCGAATACTTTTACTGAGTCAGGATCGGCCATAACCGAACGACACCGTCCGTATACCGCCGATTCAACTACCGGCGGGTTACGCAGTGGAGACCCCAGAGGGTAGCCAAGATAGTAGCTCGGGTTTTGATCGAATAACTCAATAGCCATTTCCGAAAGGAAGTCGAAGGTGTTCTGTCTGGGGAACATCAGTCCCAGATTAGACTTACCACGACCTATCTGCTTGCGGGCGAGGAACTGCTCTACGAACTCACTATTCTTTTTCAGTATGGAGACATCCAGCGGTTTTGATTTCATATTAAGCTTCATAGCTTCTCCTAAGATATAAGGTAGCGGGGTTAATACCCCACCTCTCTATAAGACTAAAGACTACTGCAAATACTAGATTAGCTTTAAGAAATAAAAAGCCTTTACTGTTTGGGCCGTTCACAAGATAGTGAATGCTGTAAAATTAAACCGGCTCTTTCTTGATGTACGTAATAGCAGAAGCTCGGGTAAAGGGAATAGTAGTAGGCTCGTAATGTTTAGGGTCTACGAACATGATATCTACCGAGATACCTCGAGTATAGATCCATTGTCCTACCTGTGGCATATAGCGGCCTAGGACGGGAACGTTAAACTTACGGATGTCTTTGGCAGTGTCTATGGTCAGACGAGCTACAGGGTAGCGCTTAGGGCGTTTGATGAGGTCTACTGCGATGATAACGCCGGCACGTGCTTTGGTATGAGACTGGAAGGTCATAGCGACTCCATAAAGGGCAGAGGGTACCATCCCCCTGCCAAACGATTACGATTAAACTGCGGGCTTCTGATCGCCAATAGCAGCTTCTACAGACTCGAGGAAGAAACCAATAATGGATTCCACCACTTTGGGGTCTTTGAAGGTCGTGTAGTCTTCAAAGCGAGCGAAGTCTACACGCTCGAACCACTCTTTGGCTTCTACCTTACGCAGGTAGGGTGCAAAGGGCGATTGGATCAGATCAGCACGGATCTCTGGCAGTTTGTCAATAGGTGCAAACCCATATTCAAACTGATCCCCTTCCATGAGGTATACGACCAGGATACCTAATCCCGGACAGCCCAGTAGGCAGGTCTCCCCTACCCCAGGCATCGGCAGTTCATCTACATCGCTGTTGCTAAGGAGGTAGGTAACTTCTTTCAAATTACAAAGTTCTTCGAGCAGGTTCATTTTATCTCCGAGGTACGATAGGTCCATGGACCGTGGGTAAGTGACGGGATTTTATCCAGTACACGTTCGACTGAGACTTTCGGCAGTGTTTTACTGACGCCAATCTCCATAAGCAATAAACTACAAAGCAGCCCAGCAGCTTCCATCTCTGCTGACGAATGGCCGATGACCAACTCCTTAGGCGTTGAACCGCTGAATATAACGTGCGGTGGCGTGTTCGACATCCTAGTCGGTACCTTGAGTCGGTCAAAGACCCCGAGGAGCTCTACGTCGTCCCTAGAGACGATACCGATATGTTTATCGTCTATAGCGATGTAGATCACTCGATGGCGGTCACCATTGAACTCAATGACTAATTCTAAGTCATCTTTGATGTAAGTAAGACACAGAGGCGTGTATTCCGCTTCAATCCTCTGAACGACGCTCACGGTAATGATTCCTTATGAAATTGATGAGAATCACAATCTGTGCCGAGAGTATTAGCGATGCCATAAATAACGACTCCGGCATAACCACCTGAACCAGACACAGAATACCCACCCTCAATTGCGGGGAATAAGACGTCAGCTTATCATAGATTTTCCGTATCATATGCTGCCTGCTTGGATACAGTAGTAGATCACGCTTAGCGCTGTCCCGCTCGCTAAGCCGTCTATGAAAGCCCATTTAAAAGGACGGTTGTTTTTGACCTCAATCCAGGTCACATAAATGGCAATGCCGACCACAATGGTCGGCAACATGATCAGTTCGAGCATTCGGTACCCCGTTTGAGATGAATGAGAAGATCACGACGGTTCCAGTCCTTCGGCGATACGACGGTTTCGATCTCGCAAATGGCCTTAGCGACACTACCGGCGTCATAGCGACCTTTGAGAGTAGCTGGGATATAAGTACCCTTACGATGCTTACCGCGTTTACCATAAACACGTCGACTCCCGTACGTGAAATCGTGACTGTACTGCATGGCAGTGGCTAGTACACGCATACCCTTTCCGATGGCGCCGAATGCATTCTTCAGTGTCGATTTAGTGCAGGCACTTACTTCCTTAACAATGTCTAATGTCACTTCCTGATAAGCCGGATTCATAAATCCTCCAGCAGTGCGGTGCGTTTAATAGCCGCTTCTCTCGTCCTTGCGATCTCATCTTCTACTACCCTGCGGGTAACCACATCCAGACATAGGCCAGTCTTACGATTGAATGTCTCGTAATCCCAACCACGGCAACCCAACTGAAAGTATGCAATAGCACACAGGGTCTGGTTACCGTTACCGGCCTTATGCCAGCTAGTACCGTTATGGACGAACACAACACTACGAGAAGTCTCGCCAGTATTGATAACGTCCCAGGTACAATAAGCCACATCACTGCCATAGATGGCGATGTTTTGCGGCTCAAGGGTAGCGACATAGGACTGCGCTATCGCTCTTATCAGATCGATCTTTTTAGCGGTAGACATTATGCATTAACCTCGAGACAGTCGAGCAGCGTTTGGCGCTCGTCACGGAACACAGCGGCCGTAACCTGGATTACAGTATCTTTGGAGATGAGATCTACCCGATCGAAGTATTCGTAGACACGAGTGAAGATGAGCGCCTTCATGTAGATGGTATCGTCATTCCAGACGGCAGTCCGTTCAAACAGATCATTGCCTTCTACTGCAATAAACATCTTGAAATGAGACCAGGGGCTGTTGGTGTGAAGGGATGGGTAGAACATCCGACTGTAACGTCCGAGTTGGGTACGAACAAAACTCCAGGTAGGGATACCGACGCAGTCCTCACGGCTACCTACACGGATGATCATCCCGGCAGCATAGTTAGCCATCATGGCACGTACCGCATGGATATAGCGGTTACGGTCTACCTGATGCAGCTCAGCCACGAAAGTTGAGTCATAAAAGGTATAGAGGCCGATAACTAACAAACGAGCGATGGTCATCTGTTGAGTCTCGGCCTGTACTGCGCGCTTGTAGGAGTTATCTCGTCCAGTGTTGCGCATGTTATTGATAATGTTGGTCAGTTCGTGTGCTTCGTTAAGAATCACTGCCGTATCGTACTCACCACCACTTACTGCTTCTAGAATGCGGTGAACGGTAGAATACTGGGCATCTACGTGACCATTCCAGACTTCAGCTGGAACGGCTTGTGCCATCTCCAATCCTTGTGCATAAATGGCGGTGAAATCACTATTACGTTTGATATGCATGTTTACTCCTTAAGATTACTTGGTTATTACCACATAGATAAGATATACCTGTAAATAAATAAGATAAGGGCTAGGGGCTTTCGCCCCTAGCCGCTTAGTCTTTATGTTACATGAGGTCGTTGAAGAACAGGTATAGCGGACGCTGATTAACAGGCAACATATCATGTGCCTTGTTATTATCGTACGGCATCTTGGTGTACGAATCGATAGTGCTGCCGAGCGGCGACAAACGAACGTAGTATTTAAATGCCTTGTTGATGTGCGCAGGAGCTACGCCCTTTCGGTCACCTGCATTAGGCGTGCCGTAGCCATTCATACCCAGGAACGGTGCGGCGGTAAGACCCATATACGACTTACGATACCTGTCGTAATAAGAGGTCAGTTCCATCGTTTCAATGGCCCAGGAATAGTATGCATCGCTCGGTACAATGTCGACGGAATTTGTCGGACGATTCACATCAATGAGCGGGACACCTTCAAGGGCGAACTTCTCATTGATGAGTTTAATGGTTTCCGGCCTCAGCTGTGCCGGCCCATTATAGCTACTGCCAGGCACGGTACGGAATCTCGAGTTAAACAGTGCTACAGTACCAAACAGTTCAGTGAAGTCCATGTTGTACAGACGCAGTAGTACGGAGGCAGTGGGGTTGGCCACACTGATAGGCTCAGTACCAGCGTTAAGATTGCCATCATCCCGTACAAACGGGTTGATACTACGAACTGTCGCTAATTTATCTACGGTTACTCCTCGGTTGGCAATTTTAATTTTTCCGGTACTCGCGTTACTTACTCGCAGCGGCATCGCAATAAAGGCACCGTCGGTAGGGATTGCATCGGTAGCTACAGAAACGGTAACCGTAGCACCTTTAGCAGGAGCAGTGAAATTAGCATCTACGATGTCGTAATAGCCACTACTACCCTTTACCTTTAGCGCAGTACCCAGCGATGCATTAAGTATGTCTATAAACTCACTGAGCTTATATGAAGTGCCGGGATTGAGACTTAGTGAAATTACAGGGATCTTGGAGTCATCGGCAAACTTATTGAACAGTTTCACCAAATCCGCCCGTTCATAGCTGACCACGATACTCCCTTTAACCACCGCAGGATTCTTGGACGTGATTACCAGGAGTACCCGTGACGGATTATTGGGGTCTTGTTTAATCAGCGCCGGGTTGTAATCCATATAGCTGGCGTTAGCCAGCTCAGGGTTCTGCTTTTTAAATAGGGAGAATACCTCCTCCCACGCATTATTACCGTCTAGTGCTAGTCCCATATATCACCTCACACAATTAGATCATCAAAGAACAAATACAGCGGGCGTTTGTTCATCGGCTTCTTATCGTCAGCAACGTTGTAGTCTACAATCATACCATCCCAGCCGTTATTAAATGTGGTTCCTGGCGGATGGATACGAATGGCGTATTTCTTCTTGACGTTGTTTTTAATCCAAGCAGGCAATGCACCGCCACGATCGCCTGGGATAGCAAAGTAGGAGAAGTGGCGACCCAGGAAGGTCTTGGTCAGATTTACGAACGTACCTGTGTCGTTAGACGATGGGTTGGTCATTGACGAGGCGGACACGATCATGTTCTTATATGCAGTGACAGAGTCGACGACGCCTGTCGGGCGGGTGATAGGTGGGATACCTACAGAAGCAAGACGAGCATTGACGATAGCGCGTGTTTCATCGTTCATTACCGCTGCCCAACCGCCAGAACCGTAGTCGCGGTTTCCAGCGTTAAAGGCGCCGTTAAGCAATTGCGGCGTGCCAAATAGATCGGTGAAGTCCAGCTGTGCAAGTAACGGCAGCCAACTCATGGTGGGATTATCGACCATTTGAGTTTCGCCGCTCCAAACCAATTCACCCGCGTCTGTCTTAAACGGATTAGCTGCGTGCTTAGCCATGGCGGTGCCGATATGACTACCGCGGTTAAACACCTCAATGACTGCTTTCTTAGAACCGGCCAATCGCAGCGGCATAATAGAACTCCCGCCCACTGGGATAGCCTTCGGGGTAAGAGTCAAAACGACGCTGTCGTTCTTAGCTGGTACTGTAAACGTCTGGTCTTCCAGGTCAGCATACAGTCCAGACAGGGTGAGCTGTAAACCTAACGCATTATTCATGATATTGACAATATCAGAAAGCTTGCGCGAGGCTCCAGCGTCAGACCAGAATTTGACCACCGGGGGTTTGGTCACGTCACCAAAGACGTTAACCAGTTTACCTAGGTCAGCTGCTTTATAGTCCACGGTCAGATAACCAGAAACTATATCAGGTTGCGTAGACGCAATGACGAGCTTCAAAGCCATCGGGTCTGTAGCATTCTTCTCTATTTTAATAGGACGCCATTTAGTCGGGTCATCCCCGATTGCCGGGTTGGATTTAGCTACAAAACGAAATACTTCGTTCCAAGCGTTTTGCTCACGTAAGGCTAGACTCATCGATTGTGTTTCCTGTTGGTTTGCGTCCATGCCTCAGAATGGATGGATCCCACATAAGATTTAGAATAAAAAAACACAAAAAAAAACTAGGGGCCTAAGCCCCTAGCGCTTATTTATGCCGGTCGGCGATTATCATTACCGCGCTCAACTCCCACGATACCTTCCTACCGTTGGGGTTATTTTACCACCGTCAGATGTGCACGGGATTTGGCTACCGGAGTAGGTTCCGGCTTGGATGCCTTATCGAGGTCGACTTTAGGCGCGGTCGGCTGAGTCCGTACTACCGGAGGCAACGGCAGCGCTATCTGGTCGGTATCCGGTGAGAACACGTAGTCAATACTTTCCAATGGAAGGAATACTTCCATCGCCATGCCTTGGATACGCGCATTGCAGCTAAGACCAGCCTCGTTGATAACGAGATTAGTAACTGCGTTAGAACCGATGCTCAAGACATCAGCATGCTGTTTACGCTGAGGATGCCAAACTACCCCTGGCGCATTACGTGCAAAGCGCACGTGGGTACGAATGGCATTCTCTTCACACCAGGCCCAAAAGGCACAGATGAGGTGGTGATTAAATGGTGTCATTTTTCATAAGCCCTTTAAATGCTCGACAGAATTTCTTGATTTTCTACACTCATGCCGCTTTCTCCGTAATCGCCATATCGCCACTCGGCGCAGTTTCTTCATCGGTCCCAGCGACCGGTGTCTTATTTTGCTGGCGCTTAGCATGCTCTTGGATGGCCGCCATCTTTTCCTTGATGCTAACCATATGCTCGAGCTCACCGCGCTGCTCTTGCAGTGCCACTTCCGGGTTCAGTCCGTAGTAAGTCAACAGGTCAGCAGCACGTTTGGTGTTACCCAGACTAAGCTGCTTGACTTTGTGGATGATGCAACCGGGCAAATCACTCCATACTGGCTCATACTGATTGATATCCGGGTAGCAATACTCGAAGTGCTCACGGATAGCCGCGACCGACGGCTTCGGCAGTTCAACGATGTGGTCGACGCGACCGGGGCGATAGACCGCGTTATCGATTTTCTCCAGATGGTTAGTGGTCAGGAAAACTACCACATTGTTCAGACTGGAGATACCGTCCAACGCGTTCAGCGTGCTGGACAAATTACCACCCATGAACTCGTCAATGACTTGGTCAGATAATGGGCGGTTGTCAACCTCCTTTGTTTTCGTCTCGTTGGCTTTCTTTTTATCTACACGGCTGTGGAGGTGGCGGGCAGAGTCAAAGTCCTCAGCCAGTAACAGCGAGTTACCAGGAACAGAACCCAGGGCTGCAACCAACTGTACCGGGCTGATTTCACTGAGGTCGAGGATACAGACGTTCATCCGGTATTGGGCGGCCAATGCACGAATCAGGCAGGTCTTACCGGAACCGGTCAGGCCATGCAGGATAACGGTCATCTTGTATGCCAGACCCAGACGACGGTAGGTATCCTTACCGTTCTTGAAGTTATCCATCTGTTCGATGAAGAACTCACGAATGTCTTTATCCAGTGCAATGGTCTCCAGACCGCCAGCGTCGAGCTCGCTGGTCTGGCGCCACTCGCCTTGAGCCCATGTGGAGATAGAGAGGGCTTTGTGCTTGGTCGGGGTGTTATCCTTAACCAGGTCATGGAACAGTTTGTGCGAGCGACCCAGTTTAGTCAGCGTAATGATTTCTTTGATGACGTCGCCGTTGTTCTCCTGCATCATGGAACGGTGGAGCATGATAGGCTGCCCACGATAGAAGAAGAAGTGTTTGCCAGAACCGATTGTGACGACCAGTTTGGTACGGCCGGTATCACGGTCCCAGATACTGTCAATCGTCACACTACGACTACCAGTTTCCGTGGTCTTTTTGGCCAGAAAGTCCGCGATACGGATAAAGGTAGTTTGCTTCTCCCAGCTACCGTTGTTAAAACTGGCAGTGGTGGTAAACTGAGACCGCAGAAAGGCCATGATTCGCATAGGCATTTCTTTAATGAGGAACATCACTGCCCCCGACGCGGTCAATGTGAGTGCGCCCGCAATCATCTGGTTACCCTGAGACACGGTGTTGATGTATGTTAAGATGTCTTGTAACATTTTTACTCCGGTACGTTTTAAGGGACCTACATAGTAGACTCCCCGACGTTATTATTTAGATTTTAGAAAATGCCTATATCGCCACTTGCCAAGCGTTCGGTAAAGACCCGCTCGGGGTCTTTTGCAATGATCATCAATGCCTGCTGATTACAACTACCAATACGGACATGCTCTTTGCCCGTATCGGCATCCTTCGTGAGTATTGGGATATCGTCCATCAGCCCAGGCTCCCACGTCCGTCCCGTCTTTATCATTTTTTGTTTCTCCTTTCGCGTTCCCGGTCGATGATCTCTTGGAGCAGTGGTTCGATGAGCTGGTCTTCACGGTCCATTACGATTCGCATGCAGTAGAACGCGGTATCGGTATTCCAGTTTTGTTTAGTGGCCTCATCTTCAATGAGGGTCAACAGATACAAAAACTTGGGAGAGCCCAGGAAGACACTGTCGATAGCAGCGCCAGTGGGCATGAGGTCCATATCTTTAATGCTGAGCTGCTCGCACAAAGAACGACACACCATACGTGCGATTGTCCAGCAGTTCATCTGGGCGCTTTCGATGTAGCCCTTGATGTGACGACAGCGCTGAGAGATAGGCTGGTTGATATGGCCGTCAGCGGAACAGTTCCTGAAATATTGGCGGATAGCCATTTCAGTAAACTTACGGTAGTGGCGAGAAATGACAATATTCATACCCACGACAGAAGCTACCCTGTCATAGCCGGTTTGGGCTCTGGCGGTCATGGTCAGCAGAATCCCGTCCATCGGAAGATAACGCCCCATGCCAGTACCAGTGGAGAGCGAGAAGCCATTACGACCAGTACGCGTAGCGCCGTACTTTACCGCTGCATTAACAGCCTGGAGTGTCTGCCAGAAATCTTTGCCCTGGCCAATACCCATCTCACGCAGGGCGACTTCTACTTGGCGGATGTCATCGAAGCTGTAGCGCTTGTCATAGGAAAAAAGTTTATCGACGTAAGTTTGAATGGGGTCCATTTTTATTTTTCTCGGTCAAGGTGAAGGTTAAGAATTGTAGTGTAGGTGGCGCCCGGCATTTCATCCATCACAGCACGCACGATACGTACTGCGTTGTTGGGGTTCATGTTGGTTTGTGAAGCCAGTCGATATTCGACTTTGAACATCATGGAGATATAAGCTTCATGATTTACGATTTCGTCAATAACGCGATTACGGCTGGCGAATTCCATTACGTCATCCAGCGGTGCGGTGTTTGCCATATACGCATAAAGCGTTTTGGTCAGCCGGATAGTGGTGAAGTTCATTATCGTCATGAAGTTACGAATAGAGCGGCACCGTTCCGCGAGATTGTAACGTGACGGGTCTACTTTGTGATTGTAGGTAGTCCAACCGTAGATAATATTACTGATGTAGTTAATGTAATGGTTGGTGGCTACTTCCCGTACGGACGGCGGAGTAAAACGATAGTGGGTGTGGTAAGCCACTAGCGCAATAAGGAAGACCTTATCCTCAAACGCATACTCGTCCCATGTAAGGGGTCTGGTAGCCGTCTCGTAAATACCACGGGCATCGTGGAAGCTTACGGCGTGTGCCGTCATCAGACGGATACGACCCTCGGCAGTGAGGGGTTCATGTAAAGATTCGATAATCCTGAAAATGTCTTCGGGGTCGCGGGGGTTAAACGACGGCGCCCACTCGAAGACTTCGCGCACTACACGTTGAATGTTAACAAAAGACATTATTATTATTCCTGTTGAATCTAGCAAAAGATGCGCTGAAAAGTAAATAAAAAAATAGAGCGGGTTTCCCCGCTCTTTGTTATACGCTGATTGACAACGTTAAGTGCTCGTTGGGTTCTTCTATCAACTTACGGAACTCTTCCAGCTTTTCCGGTTGAGAGAGAACGAATTTGATTTTACGCTGATAATGCCCCTGCATATAAAGGCAACGGAAATACTGTTTAGCAGGGCGAACCGATAACGCAATACGACGGCCCACTTTCAATTCGTAGTAGGTTTTTGCATTGTTGTACACGAAGCCGTTGAAATACGCCATGGCGATGTCTTGTTCAAGCGGAATACCCAAGAACTGTCCCAGCCGTACAACCGGTAGACAGGCTCCGATACACGCCCGTTCAATATTGTCATGTACTATAGGGCACCATTTGGCTAGTACCGCAGGAGGGATATTCTTACCGCCACCATAATACTTGCAAAGGATATCGAGTTTGAGGTTCCACCAGCGCTTACTAACGAAACTCATCGGCTTCATATAGTAGCGCCTCAATTGAAAGATTAGTTCATGCATGATTGCTCCCTTTACATATCAATGAAAAATCTGGTTATACCAGATGATTCCCATGAGGTAAATAGCGACCGCCCCGTAAGGAGCGGCCAGACCGACAACAGCAGCAGCGACAACAGACATTGCTTTAAAGAAGGTCTTCATATTACACCGAGTAGTAGTAGTTACGATTGCCAACGAAGTTAATGAATGATGTCGGATGCAGACGACCATTGAACATGATCGCCGTCATATGACGTTTGTTTTCACCGACCGGCACGTCAATGAACTTAAGTCCATCGATCTGTACCTGCGGGCCGAGGTATTCCCCGAGCCAACCCAGCGTGTTGACAATTTCGAAGAACGTCTCCTTTACGCTTTCGGATTCCGTCTGTGCATGGATAGCCATCGGAGGGCCAATGAGGTTAACTGCCATCCCCATCATCTGCTGATGCAGACGTGACTCGTCCATCAAGGTTTTGATACCAGGAATCAGGACAGTCAGTTCAAACGATGGGTCATGGGGGTCTCCCAGTACCAGCGTTTCATGTGCGGCGGTACGTATCAGCGCGGAGATACTCATCTGCGCCTCTGCTACCGAAGCGGCACCAGCAGCAGACACCAACAACGTGTCTAATGCGACGCTGTAGTCCGGTATCACGGAGGATACCTTAATGATGTGGTTCATTGCTTACCTACCTTTGCAGATTGAACACCTGTTTCTTGTCCGTGGTAGACGCCGCCACGGTCGGCATAATTGCGATTAACGTCTTGCGATGCACGCATGAAGACGAACTGCGCAAACCCTTCATTTGCATAGATCTTAACCGGGACGTCACCGTGGTTATAGAACTCGATAACGACATGGCCTTTGAAGCCTGGCCAAATAGGTGTAGTGTTTACACCGATACAGCAGCGGGCATAGGTCGACTTTGCCAGACAGAAAGCCATTACGTTATTGGGCATGTCGAATCGTTCAACAGTCTCACTCAACGCATAGGTCTTCGGGGGCAATTCGATGACATCACCTTCAACGATCCTTACGTGTTTCTCGTTGAAAGCTTTCGGGTCGATCGCGCCATTGATCGGGTCTTTCTTGAACAGCTTGAAGATAGGGCGCAGGCGAGTATCATAGCCCATCGAACCCAGACCAAAGGAGATCACCGGCTGGCCATTTACTTCACGGACGGTGTCCATAAAGAAAGGTTTGATCATACCATGGTCGAGAACGGCTTGGGCGATCTGTGCATCGGTCATAACACCGCCTTGACTGACTACGACATGCTGGCGTTGTTTCATGCCCTCGAGTACGATACGTGGAGACATTACAGCCATGAACTCTTTGTACATGCCAAGCAGTGCACTCTTCAGTGCTTCTTCGTTTTCAGACTCCATATTGTACTGTTCTGCGAGAGCCATCATGCGACGATGGTCTTCTTGAGATTTACTCAGGGCTGACCCCAGACCAAAAGCCACCGACAGATTTTCTATACTGTCGTTGAGCTCAGCAGTAACAGTCTGTTCATTATTCATGAAGCCGTGGTACAGAATACGTCCCTCGGCTTTAGCGCCACCGCGAGATTTAAGCCGGTTAAGAATGGCGCCGAAATCTTCGGAAAGGCCAAAGAAGAACACGTTCTCACCGATTTCACCGGTAACGTCTTCAACGTCGGCAAAGTACAGTGTGTAGATGACGTTCTCAACCTTGGTCGTACCGATACGAGATACGCTCTTGGGCATAAAGGGTTGTTGGATGTGACGGTGGAAGTTGTCGTGCTTGGTAATAAGATACATGTTAAAGTCCTAGTGTTTGATAAAGTCTTTTTCACTTACCGCGAGTTTTTCGAGGGCCCCGATTGCAGTATAGTAACCTGTGTATTTGATACCACAGTACCAGTCCTCATCCGGTACCGTTTTATCCGTCCGATTGAATATTTTAATTTTGGCCTCTCTGATTTTATCAAATTCGAGTTGCCTCATAACGTCCTTGATCACGCCGTCTGACTCTGAGACGTGTGCAATGACGACGAGTTGGTTATGGCCAATATTCCTAAGGTTAATATCGATAACCGCACCATTGTAAGCAAACGTAGTAGGTTTCATTAATCGCCGCCACTCGTACTCTGGTGTGATATCTTCCCCGATAGCATTAGTCAGTAGGGTAGACAAAATAACACGAACATTTGGACTTAGAGACACGCCGTCAACAACCCACGACTCCGGCATTAGAAATAACATAAATCCTCACAAACATTTCGTATTGTAGCAGCGTGTTTTCATCTGCCATCCTTGTTCAGTGAATAAGAACTTGCGATTGGGCCGCGATACTACTTTGCGGTAGCCACTTAAAACCAGATGGTCTTTCGCAGGAACATGGAATTCGTAAGCCCGCTTGAACTTGACTTCGAACTCTGTTGCCGGGACACCCATGATCTGAGACATGACGAATTTGTCATCACCGCAGATCATCTCGTAGCTGTGTTCGGTCTGGCGATAATACACCTGTTTACCTTCCTTGATCCGTACGCGAGAAATCGTGTTGTTAAATGCGATACATGCTTCCCTGAGCAATCCGCGCACAACCTCAATAGTTGGGATAGTGCGACAGTCACGATGTGCCCCTATACGCTGCACGAGCTTTAGGATTCTAGCTTCATAGAACCCATAAGCGTTTTCCGCAACAGCGTCTACACCGTATCCCTTAATGGTGTAGACGGACTCTCCGTTGAGCTCTGGGCACAGGAATTTGATAATCATACCCATGGCATCCACATTCCCTACGCCATACGTTCGATATATTTGCTCAGCCCAGAATTTACGAGCAAGTGGGTTCAAAGCAATGTTATTCGACTTCTTGGTATGTCCTGACATGTTTACTCCGAGACTTATGATGGGCTTACTTATAGTAAACCCACTTTGTTATTTTTTAACGGTGAATCCTTTTACCAGCTCGTGTTGAGCCATGGTATCTACTGCTAGGTTAACTACCTCATCCTCTGACATCTCGCGACAAATGTGGTACTTAAAAGCATTACGCTCACTGGCAGACGCCTGCCATGGGAGTTTGGCTGCCAATGCATCTGCCAGCGCCACGCGGTTATAGTAAGCCTGCTGAACGATGGGTTCGTCCTTGGGTTTACTGCCGCTAGCAATATAAAACGCGCTCGACATCACTGCCTGCAAGATGGGGGTAAATGGCATCGCTGCATATTCAGATTCCCTCATAGGTCCGAACGGTGTAACGATTATTCGATCCCTTTTATTTTTTGCTCGTGGTACAGGTGGCGTGCCGATAACCTTCACGACATAATCGCGGTTTGGCAGTAGTTGCGTGTTCTCCGAATCGACGGTCGACGGCTGGATGGAAACATCTGTTTCCTTTTTTGATTTCTTGGCAGCTTTTATTTCTTTCTTCGACGGCTGTCTGTAGTTTACAGTGACGAAGTTCTCAGAGGCAAACTCTTCGAGGCGTTTTATTTCCTTCTTCTTGAATTTGTCCAGAACATAGACATCGTAGCAATGGTTTATTGCATCATCACTTAGCTCTATGAAATCATCTAGGGTCAGTGTGGGGATATCTTCATTTAACTTAACCTTCTTCTTGCTTAACATATAAGCTTTTGGGTAACCTGCCACGATGGCCTCCTAAAAAAAGAAAAGACAAAAATAGGGGGGAATCACCCCCTTTAAATACAAATACCCTCCCCTGGTTAGAAAATGTTTAAACGAGGCACACACGTCGATGTGTAGTACAATCATTTTCATTCTCCAACCAGGTTATACCAAGTAAGTATCCGAAAGGTCATGCCGATCAAATACATTGCGTATTGCACAATGATAATATATAGTTGAATTATTTTGGAATAGGGCAAAAAAAAAAGAACTAGGGGCATTAGCCCCTAGCATCTTACTGTTCCTCGGCAGGAACTACTTCGAGCTCCTCACCGTCTACCTGTCTTGCGGTAGCCGTGATGATGCCATAGACGATGTTCACATCGATGTTGGCAGCATGTGCCTTTTCGAACAGTTTGTATGCCGATTCAGTTTCGTCGCTACCACGGAACTTCAGATCAGGCCATTCCCACTTCTGCTTAACGACACGTTTGGTGTCGAAATGCAGGAGGATCTCCTGCACGCCATCATCGAAGTCTTCCTGAGTGATGCTGATAAGTTCGGCTAACACGCTATCTGTAACTTCGGACATTCTCTTACCCTCCTAGCCGAGATGTAGGCTTCAAATATTTCTTTCTCTCCTTCCAAGTACAAATTGAAAGTCGGGATATTGAAAAGCCTAGCAATCTTGACTGCGGTAGCGGTACCACCTAACACCGCTGAGTTATCTTTAGTGGTCGGCGCCCAATAGAGCACAAAGGCGCTTGGACTGGCTAGCGACGCACCTAGAACCTGATAGGGATTGCGACTATGCAGACCTTTGGCTGCGTGACTGCAACGTTCCCATGCAGGGTGAACCATCTCTGCCAAATAACGGGCATGTGAGTAGTTTACATATGATAGTGGGCAAAAGACATTATTACCCATATCCCCGGTTCGCCACTTATCAAACCCTTCCCACGGTATATAGAGCTCAGCACATCCAGGCTGCTTATACTCCATTACCGCTCTCGTAGCGGCCAAGTCACCACCGTCTGGAGCCAGTCCAGACCGAACGACGTAGCCTTCTTTCAAAAGCATCAACGTAATTTCAGTCTGGTAGTCGACAGCAGATTCGGGAGACTTACGACTCCCGATGATAGTAAAATGGTTACCTACGAATGGCAGGTATTTTACCCGCTCATCTTCCTCTGGATTTAACAGATAGCCAAAGCGATCGACTAAACGTACTTTCATGGTACATCCTAGTTAGCGCAGACGATACCCCACGGCAACGCAGCATCAGCCATACCAGGCGGCAGGTCGTCATACTTCATACCGTTGAACGATACCGCGTCAATGACATCGAGGATTTGTTCACGACGTCTGATCTTGCCTGGCACTTGGATACGCCATGCGTGATTGTAGATGTCGATAAACGAATAGTGAATGAACAGCCGACGATGGTAATCGCCACGTACCGGTTCAATACGCAGAGAGTTGACGCCGAGAATACGGCTCAGCTCTAACGGTGACTTTACCAGCTCATTTACGTAGGTGGTGAGCATCTCCTCGCTTTCGGTGCTTTTGCCGTCCACTGTAGTTGAGTAAACCTTCTCGGGGAAGATCGCCTCGAAGTTACTGAGGATGGACAGATCCCACGCGTCGTAGCTGGAAAGTTCGTGCTTAAACAACTGCATGGGTCTGGATGATACAGTCACCTCACCCTTACGCAAGATACGGGCTTTGATCTCGCTGTCGCGGGGAAGGAAGTCATCCAAACGAGTAGGGACGACGATACGGAAGGTGTGGGTCATCCGTGCAGTGATGCGTAGCAGTTCTTGGAACGCTCGCATATACTCGGTGGTCAGGAGTGCGGAAATGACACTACCGCCCAACAGATGACGCCCATCACAATAGAAACCGTCTGGACCTACAACCTGGTTGCGATGGACTTTGATGAAGCGGCGGATGAGCGCCACGGAGGACAGATCGACGAAAGTCCCTTTGAGTTTACAGTCCTCAGAAAGCTCAGGGAATTTACTCTCGCCGAATAGGTAGGTGATAGTGTTCAAACTTTTGTTACCTCAATATCATTATCATAGCATTCTTGAAGATAGGCAATAACACGACCCATCCCACGAGTAACTATAACATTATCGGCATAATGAGCAGCTAACTCTTTGCCGAGTTTTATTTTCTCCAGTATCCATGCCCTATGCGCTTCTTTCTCAGACTTGAATCGTCCGATGGACACGCGCTTACCATAGCGGGTAATCACGGCATAATAAGTGGTTACGTTAAGCAGATTGCGTACAATGACACCGCGCATACGCCCTTCGAATCCTTTAGGCATTAACCACTTGATTACTTCCTGATCGACAAATGCAGTCGTATAGGGGCAATACAACCGCTCACCCGGATAACCGAAACGGGCGCACATAGCACGCCCTTCCACGTAATGCTTATCGTACCACAGCTTAAATGTAGCGGAGTCCCTCCAAGCTAGACATACCTCACTGTCCTTTTTGGTGAATGCTGAATGACACATCGTGTGCCAAGCACGGTACCAGGCAGGCCAGAGTTTTTGGTCTCTCGTATTCTTGAAGTTTGAAGTGGCATTCCCCGAGAATAAAGAACGGCTTTCTGGGAAATACTCTTCATCACATTTTGTTAGGGTACCTCCCTCTTCCGTTAATACCTTTAGCTGACGTTGAAGAAATGCCAAATTCATTGTTTACTCCGTTAGTTTCTTGGCTCGATGTACGAGCTGATAATCATCTTGGCTGCGAAATGTGGTACGTGCGGGATGAAATAAGTACCCGGCTTTAGAATGGCACGGGCGGACTCAGGGGACTCTGCCGGCAGCAGGGGCTTCGGGGTCACGATATAAATGAAACCACTGGCAACCTCGATATACGGAACCGAGTTTGCCATACAAACCGGAACATAACTGAGATCCAGGCCATGAATGGCTTGGTCCAGTGCGCTGTCCAGCGTTTTGATGTTGCGGAAATGGCGGTAACCTTCCAGATCGTTCAGCTTCTCACGAGACTTATTGCCCAGGCTGGTGTGAAGCAGTTGTTCACCGTAAGCTTGGTCAAAGTGATTACCGTTCCACACTTTGTTGTAGCCAGTAGCCAGAACGTAGTTGCCCGGCAGTACAGAGATACCATCAAGGAAGTGGCACGGCGTTTGACCATCCAGCTTGGGCTGGCTATAGCTGACGGAAGTATTTCGCAATTCCATTAGCTTATTTACATGCTGGGCATCGATGGTACGATAGTCAACGAATTTAAAGAGGAACGACTCGTCGGCTATCACTTTCTCATGATAGGTGACCCGACCATCTTCGGTAGAAGTGTGGGCCAACTCCATCCAGTCGGCAATACCGACTTCTTCCACGACATGTTCTGCATCCATCAACGCATTAATATCGCCATGAAAATCCAGCACACGCACTTTGAGGGTGCGGTCGGTATGCTTAACTACTTCGACCAGCATAGCAGCATCGTTGCGGCTACGGTGATCAACACGTTGGAGAAATTTTTCCATTTAGATGCTCCTCGGTTGTCATCTAAATAATATACCTCTATTTATTTTTTTACTAGCGGCGTATAAAAAGCTAGGGGGAAACCCCCTAGCTAATTAGGCGGCTGCGACGTGGTTAGTGGAGCCAATATGAGACTGCTCATAGCTTCGGTCGAACGACCACTGATATGCGAAGTCGATATGGACCGCTCCGCTGTCTGTAATCGCCGTGAGGCCTTTATCGTGACGGAAGATAGAGGTTATCCACAAAGCTCCCGGAATCACCATACGGCGCTGTGAGCGCGTTACAGGATCAAAGAAGATAATAACCCCATTTTTGGTAAAGCCGATTGCTAACTCACCAGTTACGGTTTGTGCAATACACCACGGGTAGCCAGCCTCCTCTTTAAACTCGGCTACCTTCGAGACGTGGGAGAACGTCCCGGTCTCGGTATTGATAGTTGCGGCGATGATTTCTTTATTACTGCCGGAGAAGTAAACGACCCCATCACCACCGACGACGTTTCTGGTCCCACCGACAGACATTGGAACAGTACCGTCTAAGTCAGCAGTGGAGACCAGACCAGTGCGTGTATCGATAGTGATGACGTAGCGGAACGTGGTGTCAATATAAACAATCACGCCGTTGTAATCGATCCCGCCCTTGAAAGAACTGCCGTCACTGATGTAGTTCTTACTGGTCTCCTGCCGCACTTCCAGCGTATTGGTTTTAGGATCGAATACCACGTACTGGAATTTGCCGTTCTTAACGCAACCATAGCCGCCGAGGCAGTACACTTTACCGTCTGCACCATTGAAGACATTGCGATAGCTTACGTTGGTCTTGACCGGAAGGTTGGCGATTTCGATGAAGTTAGCTCCATCCCACTTCCATACGGTCTCCGAGTTAGCAAAAAAACCGAAGTAGTAAAGCTGTCCGTTGCTGGCCAGGACAGTTACCCCATCCTTATTCCCTGTCATCATGTTGTACGGAGGAGGGGTCGGTACTTCAGTGAGCATTGTCGAATCAAATAACGTACCTTTACCCAATACGTTCTGGAACAGATAACCGTCGATCATGAAATGGGGACGAGTGCCGTCAAACTTCTCAGACGGTGTATAGCTGTCGACGATCTGAGGTTCCGGCAATACATCTGGACGATTGGCGATAGCTGTACGCATAATGCCGGCAAACGCTCCAGGAAGCGCTGTGGGCGTGTTGAAAATAATCTGGGCAGATTTATCTTTAGACTCTGCCGAGCCGTTTACGGAGCTTACAGTGATGATAGCGGGCCATTCGATAGGACCGTTAGGAAGCGTAAGCAAATTGATACTGACTTCGTCAATACCAGGCGCCACCTCTATAAGGCGTTTACGCTGACCGGTACGACTGATCGTAGCATAAACACGATGTGGGAACTCGGGGGCGTTGTTTTTCCATGTTACGTTAAGTTGCATGATGTCTCCAAACATATAAAACCCTAGCACGGCATTGCCGTGCTAGGGATCGTTCATTTCAGCGACCTATTAGGCCACTTGACCTTCTACGTTCTCAGGAGCAGCCGGAGCTACTTCAGGCTTGTAGAAGCCGTCCAGCAGTTTCACCAGGAGACGGCCAGCCAGGCTGTCTTGTACGGTGATGTCGAACTGACCGGTATAGCCCAGGTTGGAGGCCTTGGCAGCCATGCGCAGCTTGCCACCTTCCGGTACGGAGATGTCGAAGTCAGCGGCAGTAGCAGCGATCTTGTACTTGCGCAGGATCTCGGCGAACAGGGCGTCCTGATCGACCGGGGCACCGGCTTCGTCCAGCTCTACGTCAACGACACGAACTTCCGGGGTCACCAGGCTGAAGTAATCAGCCAGGTTTACACGGCGGTAGGTGAAGGTAACGAAGTCGTCAACCACTTCATCGGTCAACAGATCGATTTCGACGGTGGTATCCAGCTGGATGGTCACCGGACCGGAGTCCAGGACGACTTCTTTCGGTACGGTGGTTTCCAGGGCAGTCAGATTGCGCAGGGCAACGTCGGCTTCAGTCAGACTGAAGTTGTTGTCCGCGTTGATCTGAGACAGCAGCATCTGGAGAGGAGTTTTGGTTTTATCAACGATATGTGCCATGGTCTTTGATACCTTGTAAAGGAGAAATGGAGAACTAACCGACGCTGTTAGGCATCAATTAGGCAACTACATCTTCCGGCTTGATCGGCTCGTAGATGAAGCCGTTCAGCTCAGTGACGGTCACGGTTTCGCTGAAGTGCTTCGGCATCTGGAACTTGGCACCGGTATGGAAGACCATACTGGTGGTCGCGATGACCAGGTAGTAGCGGTTCAGCTCGTTGTCGTACTCGCGGGTAGCAACGACGTCGTGCAGGATCGCTTCCGGGTCCATGCCAGCGCGGACAGCGGCAGCCTTGAACGCGGTGACCGCTTGAGCCGGGGAGGTAGCATCTTCCCAGGTATCGGGGTCGTACCAGTTGAAGTCACCAGCTTCGGAGGACATGGTGACCACGTCTTCCAGCTTGACTTTGTTGAAGAACAGCGCGAACTGACGGGGAATGCCTTCGGCTTCGAGCACGGGGCGCTCGTTAACCAGGTTGACGCCTTCGAGGGTCAGGGCTTCGCCGATGGTGGCGGCGTTGTCGTTGTTGACCAGCTCGATGAAAGACTGCTGGTCGTTTTTGGTCATGTCGAGAATGTAACGTGCCATGAAGTTAGACCTCTGGTGGGTGGATTCGGACGTTCAGCAGTGCGATTTTGCTAACACTACTACATAATATACCTGCACGAATTAGAGCGGATCGTAATGCAAATACAGCAACCGCTGTGCCTCGGGCAGTATATCAAAACTGACAGACGAGTCATCATAAGAGACCCCGGCAGGCCAACCGTTAGGAATGACCTTAAATACTCGACTAAACTTCTTGTTAATGTGGCGAGGCGTCGCTCGAGTGGCGATACTGCCGCCAGGCGTGCTGACCATATAAGAGCTAGTATACGCCCACGTCCGACCTTGACCATAGACATGGTCGCCAGTAAGTAGGATGTTGGGCGTAGCATAGGTATATACGAAATGCACGCGGTTCGGGGTGAGGGGGGCAACACCAACGCTGGCCAGCTTATTGTTGATCTGTTCGAGAACTTCAGGCCTGAAACGATAACCGTACTGATAGTAACCTTGCAGAGTTACCGGAGTCGGTTCACAGCTGTTAGTGAGTAGTCCGTTACTACCGAACAAATCACTAAAGTCGAGGTTATACAGTGCCAGGTCACGAGACATGCTAAGGTCAGTTATCTGGCGCGGAGCCAGAGTCCAGTTGATGGTCTTATCCGCTTTAACAAACGGATTCAAACCCTTATCCGTAAGCTTAATCTGCGAACCGCCATTCGTCAGATTAAGCGACAGTTTGGTATTGGGTGCAATACGAAGGTTAAGCGGCAGTTCGCCGGTGGGCGATACGTATGGGATAATATCCAACGTGATAACTGCATTCTTTGCCGGTAACGTAAAGCCACCGTCTACGATATCGCGATAGTCGCCATCCATCTTGAGATTAACGCCGAGCAAGGCATTAATCTGCGTAAGGATATCGCTTATCTTCATTGCGGTACCTGGAAGACCATTGAGTCTTATCGGGCGATGTTTGGTGAGATCACCAAATTTACTGAAGATGGCCGCCGGATTAAGGCGGTCATATTCAATATAGACTTTACCAGCCAAACCTAAGACCGCATTGCCAACCAAAAACAGTCTGGTATTTCGACCCGTACCGGCAACGATTCGGAAAGGCTTAGCCGAGTTTAAATCCATCTTTGGATTCGCGGCAATCAGCATCTCCCTGATCTCCGCCCACGGGTCCGGGTTAATCAGTGGCAATTGCATCAGATATTCCCCTAATCAATTACAATAAGTTAAACGGCAAGTAGATGAGCCTCTCTGCTTCTGGCAGGGTGTCAAAGACCGGCTGGTCGTCAGGAGACTTGCCGGCAGCGTATCCGGGCGGTATAACCTTGAATACACGGTCGAAGTCTGGACTGACATGGGCCGGTGGAACGCGAGTATATTCGCTAGTGGTTACAAAATACGAGGCAGCGCCCCAGACTGGCCCCCGGCCATTGCCTACAGTACCGGACACATCCAGAAGACTGGTCGAGGAGAGTTTATGAGCAAAATGGATTTGTCCTTTAACTAGCGGGGTGACGCCGAGCATGTTGAAAATCACGTTCAGCTTATCAACGAGGGCATCGTTGAATGTATAGCCGAACAGACTACGCTGAAGGGCGACGCCAGCCGCACCGTTAGTGCATGAGCGGATGAGTGCAGTATTACCAAAGAACTCGGTGAAGTCCTGCTGGTACAAAAGCAGGTCGCGAGAAGCAGACATTTCCGACACTGGGCGTGGAGACAGTGTCCAGTTGATGGTCTTATCCGCTTTAACAAACGGGTTGATCACTTTGTTGAGACCCACCAGTTGACTACCGCCGCTCTTGACATTAAGCGACAGTTTTGCTGTCGGCATAATACGAAGGTTCAGCGGGAGCTGGCCGGTAGCTGAAACGTACGGCAGGATATCCACAACGATCGAAGAGTTCTTAGCCGGAAGGACAAATGTACTATCGATGATATCGCGGAACTGGCCGGTCATGGTCAGTTTGATGCCGAGCAGATCGTTGATCTGATCCAACACGTCACTGATCTTAATCGTGGTACCAGGGACGCCGTAAAGACGCAGGGGTCGATGTTTGGTAAGGTCGCCAAACTTACTGAATACGTCAGCCGGATTCAGTCGATCGTAATCGACTGTCAGGCGACCAGCAATACCGGCTATACTAGAGCCTATCAGATACAGTGTGGTATTGCGCGAAGTACCAGCGGTCATCTTGTAAGCAGATATCGCTGACGTATCAAGCAGCGGGTTTTCTTCCTTGAGCATAGCCATGATCTCGGCCAGAGGCTCGACGTTCGATAGGGGGATTTTCATTGCTCTCTCCTTATGTTACATAAGATCACGGCATAAAAGAGGAGAGGCCGTAGCCTCTCCCATTCATTACGGCAGGTTGTAGTTGATCGGATAGTTAGCCAGGCTAGTAGCCCAGCCTTCCTTTGCTTCTACCTTGCCTGGAGTGGGCAGATAATAACTTGCGACTGGGAAACCGTAGATGTTCTTGAACGAGTCTGCGGTCAAGATACATTTTGTAAATCTAGGGTTTGCCCAAGGCACTGCGCCCAACGAAGACACCGTCCTAAAAATGCTGTCGTAGAATTTATAGGCGTGCGTTGGGAGCTGGGGCTCCAATTCCAAAGACCATCCGGATTGCTTGGCCGGGTTACCAATATCAATAATCGGTATATCCAAATCCTGGCAACGTTTCTTGATACCGTCGGCCAGCGCCTGACGAATGTACCAAATCCAGTGCGTGCGGTCCGGCGCAAGACCCCACTGATAAATATTACTACGCTCAGTAACTTCATTGACAAGGTCAGAGAAGTCGACGTTGTAAATTTTAACCAGTAACGACTTCAGGGTCTTGGTCTTATCGGCAGAGACGGTCTCGCCCGTCCAGTTCAAGTTACCGTCAGCCTTAACAAACGGATTGATCGAACGGTTAGAGGCGCCATTATTGATAGTCTGGCCACGGTTTACCAGGTCAATTGACAGCGACGTACCTGGCAGCGTCCTCGCCGATGCCGGATAGAACCCGCCACTGGCAGATGGTACGCTTTGCAGTGTAAAGGAAACCTTCCCACCGCGAGCAGGGACCGTCACTGAACCGGCCTGAATGTCGGGCCACTTGCCATCCAGCGTCAGGTTGTAACCCAAGAGGGCGTTGATTTGCGGGAGGAGGCTTGCATACGTCAGGACGGTCCCTTGGGCCATAGCGACGTTAATCGTAGGCTTCCGTGCCCCAAAGGTTTTATTTAATTTACCGAGGTCAGCACGATCATAGAACGCGGATATAATCCCCTCAATGCCTACGTTACCATTACCAACCATACGCACTTCGGTATTGCGGCTCCCGGTAGCTGGGAAGATCTTCAGTACGGTAAATGCATTCTTACCATACTTTGCAAGATCTGGGTTCTTTTCAATGATTGCGTTCCACACAGCGTCCAGCGGCGTGGCTTCCTCAAAGATGCTTTTTACATTAGCCATGGCTTACACCTTAGACCGTGTTGAAGTGGATCGGATAGTTGTTAAAGTCAGTAGCCCAGTCAAGGCGAGCCTCGATGCTAGGCTTAACTATGGCAGTCTGACCTACTGGGGAGCTGATTGCAGTAAACGAGTCACCCAGTGTAACAGCTTTGGTATATCTACGACTTACGGCAGTATCGCCCGGATAGTTGCTAGTAAGCCTAAATACCAACCCTTCCATTTGTGCCTGACCAGTCGCAGCCCGGCCAGTTTGCTGCGCCACTGAGAAGTCAATTACCGGAATGTCGAGTTCTACGCAGCGTGCTTTGATAGCGGCGCTAAGCTCCGCATTGAACAGCCACTTATGAACCGAGAAACCATAGCCTGCATAATACAGCCATGACCCTGACGACATACTGTTGAAGATGTCGCTAAAGTCAGTAGTGCGCAGTGCAAGAAGTAGCGATTTCTTCGGGGCGGCCACATAGATAGTTTCCCCGCCCCAATTAAGGCTACCATCCGTCTTGATAAACGGAGTGATACTGCGATTGATCGCTTTCTTGTTGATGTGACTACCACGGTTGTGGATTTCCAGCCGAATCGGTTTGCCTGGCAATATACGCGCAGATACCGGCGGTGTCCCATCAGCGGTACCAGCTTTACCACTGAGCTGAATGACCGTCATGTCGCCTTTGGCAGCCGCAGTAAAATTGAAAGACGTAACGTCTAAAAAGCTGCCGGTGGTCTTAAGCTTAATCCCCAGAGCATTGTTCAGCTGGTCGAGGATGTCATTGACGGAGAGTACACTGCCAACATCAGCAGCAATGTAAACAGCAGGAATGATAGTAGTATCGCCAAAGCTGTTAAAAACGCGCCCAAGGTCAGCACGGTCATAAAAGATCGATGTCTTACCTTTAATGCCGGCGACTACGGAGGCTGTAATCACAGCCTCCGTGTTACGAGAGCCCGCGTACGGTTTGATTTTACTAACCGTAAAAGTACCTGCTGGAAAGGTGGCCAGATTAGGATGCTGACTAAAAAGCTCAGCCAGCACCATATCTACCGGGTCATCTTCCTGGAGCAGGTTGTCAATCGTTTGCATACATAGCTCCCTATGATGATGTTTGATCTCCCCAACTTAAGTTCATCAGCTGAACTGGTTATAGGGTAGATACAATTGCGTGCCAAGGAAACCGGCGGCGTTGGGAATATTAACCGTCAAAGCATGCGTAAACATATTGCGGTTAACGTTCTCGATACTGTATGCGGTGGCTACCTTTGCAACCGTTGCCCAGACCTTTTCATGGGTAAAGTTATCGTAATAAAGATCCGGACCCCAAGAACGTAAGACTTGTCCCTTCGGCATGTTACCAGGAACACCGGTAATCTCTGCCAGCGCTGCGTTGACCTTATCAACGAAGGCGTCTTGGAAGTACCAGTTTGTCCAGTTACGGTTAGCGACATAGAAGTCGTGACGACGGAGGATTTCGCCAAGCGGCCGCAGACACACGTTAGTGAAGTCATGGCTACGTAAAACTATTGCAGGTATCAGACGTTGTTCAGTGTCTACGTTGTAGGCTGGACCATTCAACACAAGCGTACGGTTTGCGCGCAGATACGGTTCAAGGACACGATCAATGGCAACCGTACCAATGGTTATCCCAGTATTAAGCAAACGCAATACTGGGTTTTTACCAGGCACGTATTGCAAGCTATTCGCAGCAATAACAATCGCGAACTCCTGGTATTGATCTTTATTGGGGATTGTGATGTCAAAATCCCCAGCATCGGCCCAACTGCCGTCGGTAATAATCTCTACGCCCAGAGCTGCTTTAATTTGGGGCAGAAGTGAAAAAAACTTTACTTTCCCACCCGGCTGGCCAGACAGTGAAATTGCGGGCTTACGTGTGACGTCGCCGTACTCGTTATAAATACGAGTAAGTTCTTGACGATCATACTTTAGCTGCATAGCTCCCTGGATGCCGGCGTCGGGGTTACCATATACGCTAATTACCGTATTACCATCGGTCGGGTCGGAAGCAATGGCAAGCTTGTACGGAATAAGCATGCCGGGCTTGAGCTCGGGTTTCCCGTTAGCAGTCGCTACCATCGCAATGATGTCATCGATGGGATTAGTGGAACCGGTTAACATTTTGTGCTCCTTTAAAAATAGTTAGTAGCTGGCATGCGCCAGCTACTAACGTTGGTATCAAAGACGATTGGCAACCGTTAATCAGTTGTAATGGAAATACATCCGATCACGCAGTTCGGTGCAGGTGCTACCGAGTTTGATGGTCAGGATGTGCTTATAGCGGCTGTTGGTCAGCTTATAAGTCTTGTCATTCAGACCGTTGTACTCGACAACTGCGTCGACCAGGGAGAAGCCTTCCAGAGAAGTCTTGTTCCAGTCATCGCCAGTGGTTTCTTTGAGCAATGCTACCAGCTCGTCGGACGGCTGTTCGCCAACAGGCTGGCTCTTGAGGAACTCAGCATGTTTGGTGAAGTCGTAACGATACAGGTAGTTAAACGCGCGCTTAGGCTGTGCCATCATTCTTTCCTTCTAGGTTATTGAGATAGGCGATTAATCAACGGTGCCAGGGTTGAAAGTTTCAACCGGATCGTTGTAGTGGATCACCATGGTACCTTCGAGGTTTTCACAGGCAGCGCCCAGCTGTACCAGGATTGCGTACTTGTAGGACTGGTTGGTCGGCCACTCTTCTTCGTTGATACCGGCGTGAGTGACTACGGCCCCTTCCAGAGTGAACTTGCCAGCACCGGAGGCAACCCATGCTTCGCCAGTGGCGGAGGCCAGGGCAGCAGCCAGACCAGTGAAGTCGGTGGTCTGGTCGGTAATCAGGGACAGCGTATCGAACTGGGCAGTAAAGTCGATCGGGTAGGAATAGGTTTCAGCGAAACCCTTCACGCTGTCGGAGATGTACTTGTAGCCATCCAGTACGGTAGTGGTGATGACGTTAGCGATCGGTACCGGAGCCGCACGCACGGTGAAGGTGGTGGAAGTACCGCCCAGCCACGCGATAGCATCAGCCTTGGCAGTCAGCACCATGGAACGGGTACCATCGCCGTTGTCGGTCAGCTGGGTCAGCTCGAAGTCTTCCGGGTGGGCCTGGATAGCATAGAGGCTATCGAAGTACGGGATAGCTTCGATGGAGTTGGTCAGAGTCTCCGGCAGGGAGATCTTACCGCCCAGCAGGGCACCCAGCACGCCTACGTCCAGACGGTCGTAACCGATCAGCGTAGTGCCGCTGTACTTGGAGGTTTCGTTCGGAGTAACACGCATCAGGGTGTTGCCGGAGAGCAACTCGCCTTCCCAAGTATCGTCGTTAGCACGCGGCTTGGAATAGGTGGCTTCGGCCATGGTCAGCCCCAGGGTCGGGTTCTTGGCGTTGATCGCAGTGACGATACCAGCCAGGGTTGCAGTCATAATTGCCATTTGTTACCTCGTTAAATCGTGTTGTAATGGAAGAGTGCGCGACCTGCCATGGTCTCTGATACGACGTTCTCGATAACCACGACTCGGTTGTAGCCAGGCAACGAGCCAGGCACGCTCGAGGTCGGGAGATCGACAATCGGCCCAACGTTCTCGAAGGGCGGGATACCAAGCGGAGCGAGGTAAGTGCTGACCAGCGTGGGCCAGCTCGCGGCCTTGAATACGTTGTTAACGGTATCAAGGGCCAGGAACGATTTGAAATCGGTACAGTCGATGGAGCGCGTTACCATCTCGGCACTGATCATCCCACGTGGGATTTGCACCGGATAGAACGGATCACCGACGTACTCTTCGGTCAAGAAATAACCGATATCGTCTGGCGGAAGAATCCAGAAGCCATCCAGAATATTGCTCGGTGCACGTGAAGCCAGTGAAGCTTCCATCAGCAGATCTACAGTGCCCTGGTAGGCAACGTTATCTGCACCGGCCGACATGACCCATTTTCCCTTTCCAGGCGTGAACGTGTAATCGTCCATAGCAAAGGTAATGTTGTAACGCCGTCTGATCTCATCAAACAGCGCTTGGTCAAGTACGGGCCGGCCGTCCTGCGTATTGATGTCTACTTCCCGCACGGCCAACTTAACCAGACTGAACAGGTTAGGGAGGTCGATACGGTTAAAGGAAACGGTGACCTTACCTACCATATCCGCAGTCGACTTCCACCACACGTCAACCATGGTGTTGAAACCAGGCTTATTTGCAGGGCGTAAGTTAACAAACGTGATCTGATCGGCCGTCAGGTCAATCGAGTTCTCGTAGTTGATCAATTCACGCAGGAGAGTGTCTGGCGCTTTGTTAAAATCAACAATGTATGCCATTACTGACTCCTGTTATTAACTGGGATCGGCCCAGGAACCTTTATTTCTCAGGTGGAGAATAATCTTACCTGTAACCGCACTGGTCACGCCTTGGGAGAAGGCTGACTGTTCGACGACAATGCCGCCTGCCATGCGAGGGTTACCACCGGCTGTTTTGTCCGGGGCAGCCAGGAAGATATCTTGCGGAGCAACACCATTTGCAAGAACTACCTTATCCGTAATTTGAACATCCAGACCCAGTTGGGTGAGACGTTCATTGATGAGATCCTTCACAGGACCGCCAAACCCAGTGGCGTCGGCATGGGGTGCGATGTCTGTCTCATAGACCAGGCCAGAGAAGATATCGTCAAACTCGACGTTGTAGAGCGCCATGTTGACATTGCGCTTACCGTCGGTGGTGTTGATGAGCCCGCCGTTGTTCAGAGGGATTGCATTCACGCTACCCATCAGTGGGCGGATATCGCGACCGTAGACAGCGCCAAATACCTCATAACCAACCATCTTCAGTTTAACCTTCAGAGGGTTAGTCGCATCGGGACGGAAGCGAAGGCTGTTAGCCATAGACACCGGAATGTCTACATCGACAGTGGCGCCGTCGACCGGCAACGTAACTGCTTTGGTACCGTCGAAGTCTTTGTGGGTAGAGCTGGTGTCAAAAGCCAGACCGAGCGAACGGTTAAGGCTGGCGATCACCGTACCCACTGTAGTGGCTTGAGCGCCGACCGGAACGTTCTTCCAATGGACGAGTACGGTAGGACGTTTGAGAACGTCGCCGAACTTATTGAACGTGTTCTTAGGGTTCAGACGGCTATACGCCATCTTGGTCTGGCCGGTTACTTTGAGGTTGTCCCCGCGCAGTGTTACCAGCGTATTCGGGTTTGCGGTAGCACCCAGATCCTGAATACCCACAACAGTATAATATTCAGGATGGATGTACTTCAGCTGACCGGGGTTAGCTTCGCGTACGAATTGCCAGAAGGCACGTACCGGCGGGACATTGAAGGCGCGCATGTTATTCATTCACGACCTCCTTGCGGCCTAAGTGGAATACGATGTTGCCCTTGAGTGCGGTGCAGGATTCGGAAAGGGCAAATACATAGACCTCTTCAAACCAGTCACAGCAGCGCAGGCCGTCAGCACGCAGCGTAGCCACGTCGCCTTTGGCGATACGCTTAGCACCCTCGAGGCTGTATTCAGATACACCTTCGAGTACCCAAGGATGACCGCCTACGCCGGAGAGCAGGATTTGAAGGTCTTCATTGGGCTCAGTGCCGATGCTCTCGAGCACTTCTTTAGAAGAGGCAAAGTCAATGTTGTACAGATAATTGACCGCGTCTTCTTGAGGAGTGTAAACAAAATCAACCATGTTCTTATCCTCAGTTGAAGTGGATGTACAGGTTGCCCTGAAGACCAGTACAGGCCGAAGACAGCTCTACGACGATGGCGTAGGCGTACGACTTGTTCGTACCCCACAATGCGTCGGTGAGACCGGCACGGCGCACGACAGCCCCTTTGAGGCTATATTGGGCCGCGCTCTCCCACTCCCACTGATTGCCGGTCAGTCGCGTCAGTGCTTCAGACAGTGCCTTAAAGTCGACGGTCGCAGTAGTGATAGTGCTAACGATAGCCTTCTCGCTAGTTGCGTTCAAAATCCATTTATACGTCTCGGCAAAGGACCGGCCGTCATCTTCAGTGTGTGCACTACCGTCATAGAAAACAGCAACATCTTCAGCAGGGCAATTGACAAGCGAGAACTCGGCACTTTCCGTGAAGAAAGCGGAGTCGACTTTGGCAGTCAGGGTAATCTTACGATTACCTTCGCCAGCATCTTCGGCACTTGCATCCACAAACTCATCAGCGCTGGTACGAATACCATAATTGATGTAGAGGTAGGGGATGATCTGTGCCAACGTAACGGCTTCGGCCGGACACGCAATGACGCCGCCGAGCGCCGCGTGGATCACTGGAATCTTAATCCGGTTGTAGCCGCAGATCGTACTGCCGATCAGTTTACGGTCATCGCGTGACTTGATGCGGATGAGGGAATCGCCTGGATGGATAGCAGAGCCGTTTTCCCGAGCGCGAGAAAAAACAGCATCTGCTAAAGTCAGCGTAGTGTTATTGGCTACGTTAACAGCCTTTACAAAACGCTCATGGGTAATATCGAGAATCGACATGTTTCCACCGTTTAGCGTTGATTATTGAGACGCCGACCTAAGTCAACGTTGTAGTGATAGCTACATAGTATTTCGGAACTAAAGTGACAAAACACAAAAAAAAGAGGGCAGGACCCTCTCTTTCTTATTTGTCTGCATCCACCAGTTGGCGGATAATGCAGTTGGTACGGTCGTCGAAGACGTCGCTAGTAAAGGCATTAAAGAACTTGGTGAAGAAGCCGGTTGTTTTACTGTCGAACTGTGCATAGCCCAAGACTATGCGAAAGATAGCTTCCATATCCATGGTCAGGAATGGATGCATAATTTCCCGGCCGAGGATATCCACCGACAGACCAAGTTCGTGGGCCATGTCCGTTACGTCGCTAAGGAGCGCGTTGCGCAGCACCTCCCGCGGTACGATCGACATTCTGGTTTGACCATACGGCGAAAGTACCTGGTTGTCATAGGTAACGTCACAACATGGGACGATGGCGTTTTCTCGCCACCTGTGGTAAGCTCGCGCTGCTGCCAGCACCACGCCAAGACGACGGTTACTCGAATCGACATCATATTCAACCGCGTGGCTATACGCGGCCTCATACGCTTCCAACTCCCAGGGCAGTAAGCACTGCAAGAACGCAGTACCAAATACACCCTCGCCTACCAGGGTCTGCTGCATATGGGTTGCGGAGCAGTAGGCTTTACCGTCCCAGGTCACTTCTTTGTCGGATATTACCAGACGACCAGAAACCAGTTGGTCAAGGTGGGTAATCTCATGCACCGTCACTTGTTCCAACTCGACTGGCCCCTGATCACGCAGCCCCTTGTTGTTAAACAAGATAACGTGACTGCCATCCGGCATTGGAGTGGTCAGGGCCATTGGAGTCATGACGTTACCAGGGACTGACAGACCGTGCCTTTTCCAGGCATCATACACGTCATCTTCATCGATGACGGTGACCTGCTTATCTTGAAGCATGGCCTCAATGCGCGGATTGAGATTGCCTATGAATTCTGCTTTGGCTTTCTCGGTATTCTCCTGCATGGTACGCAGGTCCAGATGAAGGTTGGTCCAACCTGCGCGAAGGTTTTCTTCCTCGCCGACGGCGCGGACCATTGCATCAATAGATACGTATTTCATAGGAACTTCCTTAGATGAGTTTTTGGAGCTCGTCTTCGTGTTTGTCCAGACCAATGGCACTGAGACGGCCAATGTAGGCCTTGCGTGCTTTGATCCCGTATTTGAGCAAGTCGCGCTCACCGCCTTTACCGTCATAGCCAGTAATCACCAGCAGACCTTCGGGCGTGACCGATACGTTAACGCGGAAGAAGTTGGTGTGGTAGTAGACAATACTGCGTACATCTGCGATTTTCATGTTAACTCCTAAATGGGGAAATGAGGGGACTTATAGTCCCCTGTAGATTAGTTGGGGTTAGGGCCGTCGTTGGAACGGCGGGTGTATTCGCGCTTAGCGGCATACGCCGCCGCAGTACACTCTTCACAAGAAGAAAAGGCACCGATGACCTCACTATTCTCGTTCCTGTAAAACCAGTCGTGGAGATTGTCACCACTACCTTGATAAGCCACAAAGTTTTTCATTATTATACTCCTGATAACACAGATTAAGATTGATCTGCACAAGGATAATATATATCTGAAAAGTTTTTTACTAGACCGGCAGCATAAGACGAGTAGGGGTTTCCCCCTACTCGCTATTTAACGTGGATGGGCGCAACTTCTACGGTGTACATTGCCTGAAGCATTGCATCGAGCGCAGTGGAGAGAATTACCTCACGATCTGCATGATCAGTACCACGATCAATAAAGATACGTTTCTCCATAAGAGCCGCTGAACTGCGATTCAATACAGAGCGGCCAGCATAGCGGAAGCCGTTCTTTAAGAAGAACGCTTGTGCGTCAGGGTTGTGGTCACCCACTACGGCTTTAAGTGTCTTATCCTTGGCGATGACGTTGGCGGCGTACTCCAGCAGCTTAGTACCAAATCCGCCCCGTCGATAATCCTCGCTCACATGAATGTGAGTAATATAGCCATCCGTGAAGAGAAGCGAACCTACCGCATCTTCCTCATCGATAGCTACAAATGCGCGAGTACCTGGGCGCTCTTTAAGGAATTGCTCCAAACCCCACTTAGCGACATACTCACCATTTACTTCTATAACTTTTGTGGCCATTTAAGCGTCTCTACGTTGCGCTGGTATATTAGGAAATGTTTTACGCCCCACGTCTTGGTATGCACTTCAGTTAGACCAAAACGATAGGTACCGTCGTGAAAGTCAGACGGGACTTGTTCATAATACTCCCGCACTATAACCGACAAGTTCTCAATGTGTGGTACTAGCTCACGGTACACCATAGGCAATCGACGTTTGAGCTCTACCAGGGGATCTCTTACGCTATAGATGCCAAAGTACGGCGCGAGATGTGGAAGAATAAACTTTGGTATAGATGATACGGCCATCCACGTCCGACTTTCTGGGGAGGTCTTGGCATGGAGCAGTTTGAACAGTTCGTAGATTATGACCGGCGTGATCGGTTCAGAGGCCTTTTGTAACAATTCGTGCGGCGAATACTTACGATAGATTTTCGTGATATCGAAAAGGGTGGTATTAGTTTCTTGGTTAGGCATGGCATTCTCCTCAGCTCACAAAATAACTGCGATGTAAATAAAAACAAATAAAAAGGTGGTTGGGTTTCCCCAACCACGCTGTAGCTTATTTGCCCACACGTTTAGCCAGATAATCGATTGCGGCGTTAGCCACCATCTCACGTCCGAAACTAAACTGAAGCAGAAGAGAGAGGCCCAGGGGTCCAAAAACGGTCAGCAGCTGATCAGCGGTGGGCACGATGCCGTTCTTAACGTACTCCATCCCCAAAACCCCACCAAAGAACATGGTCAAGGACATCATCACGAAAGTGATGGCGGTCAAGGCCTTTTGTTTGCTCTTGGCGTCAGGGTCGTTGGCAATGGCTTCGCGGAGTTCATTCCACGATTTATACGCGACGAATTTGTCGTCAATGGTCTGGCCGAGGAATCGTTTCTTGAGGTCGGCCGGAATAGACTCCAGCATCTCATTGACACCTTTCCCGGTAAGCGCACTGTCGACATTGGTACCTGTGAGTACCTCGAGCTGATCCGCGATGACGCCCCCTGCGGGCGTACTACGCAAAGCTTTTTCAGCTGACTGCTTTAGCACCTCTTCTACGTTCATTTTTACTCCTTCGCTTCGCCTTCTTTTTCCGAGTGGATTCCACGACCTCGCCGAGGAGACGATTACGTACAATCACATGACAAACCGCAACGGCGTCATTTGCGTGTTCATCAAACGTACTAAGGTCAACGCATTCATCACAGTGTTCGCGGTAGATGCTATTCACTGCTTTGTGTACGTCGCTCTTGTCCGTACCTTTGTGGCTTACGCCAACATAATTTTTTACCGTGACCGGATCTACGCGTTGGAGTGTTATCTGCGAGCTATATGCCCATACCGCATCACGCATCATCGCGTAACATTCGACAAGGGCTTCGAAGGCACTGACTTTGCCCCGTTGTAGAAATGGTGATTCGGCAGCGATGAGATCGGGTTCGGCCATCATGAAGCTTTCGATGAGTTTCTTTCTAAGAACCATCAATCGAACGTCCCTCGAACCACGAACCGCCGTCATCTCAGGATAGTAGTTAACGTACTTTGATGCATGGAACGTATGGCCATACATCAGTTTCGCTTTCTTGGTATCCAGATCGAAATCGACGATGGCTATCCCGAGAGTATCTGTGCCGGGGTCAATGCCCATAACACGGATACAGTTTGGCGGCGCTGCTGCTAAATCAAACATTTACCACATTGGGGTTGACGGCACCGGTCAACAGCGGCAGCGGTTCGGTTTGACCTACTTGGATATCGTAGGCAATCTGACCGTTGGAGAACGCTGCGTTGTTAAAGGTGGTCATGAACACGTTGATCTGGCACGCGATCACTTCCAGGTACTGGAACGGAGAGCCGACCATGGACTCACCTTGGGTCATAATGTCAACACCAGACGCCAGGCAGAATTCAGAGATAACTGCCTTGAGGGGCGACTTGTATTTGATACGAGCCATGTTGGTAAGTTCATCGATGTCGAACTGATCCAGCACTACACTGATGGTCATTGCCGAGTAAACGTAATCACCATCGGACAACACCGCTTGAGAGACGGTATCGTAGTTGTAATCAGGAAGCTTCGGCGGTACCGGATACTGGTTGGTATCGTCGTAGCGGAATTCAGTAACGGTTTTAACCCCGTCACGAACCTTGACCAAATAGTCTTGGGTTTTCTTGCCACGATGAGACAAACGCTTGGCGTAATACGCCCAGTAGCGCAGACCGTTGTGTTCTTCCAGGATACGAAGCGCATAGCGCTCACGAACATCATCCGGCAGATCTTTGTCAACAGGACGCAGTACCAGAGGAATGATCCCCCACGGCATTACGTCTGTCGGCAAGTGTTCGAGCGGTACCGGTGCACCGGGACCGTCATCGGTCAGATCAATTTCATGACCCTTGTTACCCAAGATCAGGTACTTGGTATCCGGGTCTTGGTCGGCATCAGGGTAACGACCCTCAAGCACTTTCAAGACTTCGTTCACCGTAGATACGTTACCGGAACGCCAAAGAACTTGGCGGTCTGGATACGACCTGAGGTCAGCGTATTCGTGGTACGCTTGGCTTCGTAAATGGAATTTCCCACAGTAATACCTCGTTGCTTAACGGCTAGGGTTTATGGAACCCGTCCAACAGCCGGTTCTTCAGTCCTGCAAAGATAGACTGCGGCCCCAGGTGGACTGGAACATACCCTTTGTACATAATCGATCTTACCGAGATACGTATCTTCGACTGCGTATCCTTGGTTAAAGGAATGATGTAGTCGTTGTAAATATCCCCACGCGTCAAGTTAATGCCGAGTTGACTCATAACCAATGGAAGAAGTTCAGCCGTTTCGGTGTACTTGTCGGGCTCGATCTTTACGCCGGACGAACCTAAGAAATCGGCCAGGTTAATCCGGTTGTAATAGAAGGCCTTCTTGCCGAAGAACCCAGCGCCCTTTAACGGCAACAGATATATCATCGTGTCTTTGCCGTAGAGCGTCGTGTTCGACGGACCGCCTGGATCGAACTGCACCGTTTGAAAGGTGAAGTTTGCTTTTGGGTTTTCTTGGTTGATCAAACCCAAAAGCAGCTCGGCAGGCGGTAGCGACATATCTACCATATAGCTCATGATATTTCCTCGGAGTTAGTTGAAGCACCGTGCCCATAAAATGACCTGCGTCTTTTTATTAACCGGTAGTCATCAACTCCCACATATCGTGTCCCGAGGCGGCCATCAGAGGGATCGGATCATCGCTAATCCGGTCTATCTTAACAGCAGTAGTTGCGTCCATGGTCAGTATCGTAACAGTACGCTCTGTCCCGGTTGCAGTAGCCCCGATCACTACATTGACGTCATAGTGGTTGTCTACGATCTCGGTCACACTAAATGCTTTGACATGGCATGTTTGCTTAGACGTAGTCTCCAGCGACCTGCCAGTACACGTAATCACATCGACGGGTGGCATATCCGACGTGTTCTTATCTAAGGTACTACCGGGAGTTTCATTGGTAATCGCCATCAGATTGTTCGTAACGATCGTATCGGAGCTTATGATCTCTTCAACAATCTGAACCGTGTAACTGCTCAGTCGCTTGAATACCTTAACCATCGCGGCTTGAATCTCGCGCAGACTCATCGCGTTGCGCGATGTGATCAGCGTAGCCAAATCCAAACAGGTCAGGGCCAGGTCAGTCCAGCTCTCTGCATACATCAGCGTACGATCAAAACCGAGATAGGTAAAGAACTCATCGTACGTCTTATATCGCCGCGTTTTCAAGTCACACTTAATGTTGGTGTAACTGTAGCGGTAAAGTGATTCACGAACAGCCTTTTGTTCAAACCGCTGTGGCTGATAGGTGAACATGTGACGTAGTCGTTTAAGCTCCGTAACTTTCTCACAGAAGTCAACAAACTCGTCGGCAGAGGTATACGACGGGTATTGGTCGATATACGTCTGTTGGAAGTAGTCGATGTCAGGATCCCACTTACCCCATTTGTCTTTGGGTACGACTTGGGCATACTCCGCATAATCGATCCACCGCATTTTGGTGATATCGATAGCGAGATACTCAGGGATACCTTTCATCTCGTGGCCGTAACGTCCGATATAGAAAGCATAAATGTAGAGCGTAAACAGCTCTTTCATCGTCAGCTTCATCAGGTCACCACTAATCGGATTTAGCACTTCAACAGTCGCGGTATACGCTCCCGTCGTGGCCAAATAAGCCCAATGGTTAACCAGCATATCTAACTGTTTAACGATAGCCACGTCCTCTGGGTCAATTGCAGAGGCTTCGATGATCTTCGTAGGAAGCTTACTGATTTGACTAATGCCCATGGCCGTTTCAGTTTTGGCCAGGTATTCGCCAACATGCTCAACGTTATGTTTAGCGTCAGGTACTTCTTTATAGATGATCTCAGAGATGGGGGCCTCATCGACGCCCCGGCTCAGCACGTTAGTGTTGAGGTTAAGAGGCGTACGAATAAATACCGCATCAGGATAGAGCTCACCGTCTTCTACACGCAGCGCTTGCTGCTGGAGTTTGTAATCATAGACGGGTAGGTTTCGTACCGACATCAAGTTATGGATGAGGGCATCGAAGTTGCTTTGCATCCCGGTATGCCGTTCCAGGTAGGCGATATTCATGTAGAAGTATCGCAGCTGCTCGTACGTGAAGTACGGCATGAACTCATCGAGTCGGTTATGGGATGCAAGATACATCCGAATATGGAAGGTATGCGTCTGAGACGTCTTAACCATCGCTTGTCGGATATTCATTATCTTCTTCGGCAGGTGGACGAACATCTTACCAAAGATGTCGGCAGCGAACAGATCATTCGTGTGAAGATAACTCTCCATCATGTAACGATACATGAAACCGCGCATCCACTTCTCAATAGAAGCGATCAGCGAATACTCCTGCTTTTCCACATATTTGGGATCGTGGTGAAGTATCGTCATATCCAATGCATCTATCGCCACCTTAGGCGGCGTAGGGCGCAGTATGCCATCGATTAGGATACACTGGGTAGGGTAACGCTGCTTCAACTTAGAGACGTAGCTACGGGTATTGAGATAGACGTTACGTGTCTTTTTGTGAACGGCTAACGTTTCCTTGTTAAAGGTGATCTTCACCCCGGTATCCAGCGAGATGATTTTCATTGGTTCGTCAAGGTGGAAATAGTCACCGTTCAGGTGCTTGTAATATCTCCACTGACTTTGATCAGTTGATATACTATAGCCAAGGCCCTCGACCTCCTTATTCATGAGGCGAGCCGTCACTTCAGATTTAATGATCATCGACTTTGCAAGTTCGATGTTCTCTTCGAGATAAATTTTGTAGTAAGCGTTCATATGCGCACCAGAAACTAGAGGGAATGACAATGAGCTCAAGATCGACCTGGGGTACCACCAACAATCTGCTCAATAACGCGGTACTCAATAAACTGCATAGCCCGCGCAACATGTCCAAGAGTAATCCTAACCAGATCACTTCTCCGGGTCAGCACGAGCTCATGCCGCTCGTTCGTGAAAGCATGCAGCGCAATCTGGATGCTGAAAACGTCATTGAGATGTTACCGGATATAGACTTTGCGGCGGACATTGTTGTCTCCGGCATTCTGTCCAGTAAAGACCTCATCACCATCGCCCCTATCTTTGCTGTTAACAGCACAAAGATTGAGCTGGGGCTTCGGGCCCAACTGGTGGCTGAGATCAAAGAGTTCTTCACCACTGTTTACCCGCTCAAGAACTACATGCGTGAGATCGTTCACGATACGTTGTTCCGCACCGGTTCGTGGGGCGCTGCGATCATTCCTGAATCTTCCGTTGATGCGATCATCAACGAAGGTGGGAAGATCGGCGTGGAGAGCTATGCCAAAAAGGTAGAACATCTTTTTGCTGTAAAAGGTATCCTCGGCGACCCCAATACCACTACCGATATGAACGGTTTTGGTTTTGAAAGCTTGGCCTTTAAGCCTGTCGCTGGGACAGCGAGTAACGGCGGATACCGTTTCAATATCGGCGCTCCGGCCACTGACGTACCGGACGACAAAAAAATAACAGCAACCTTCAATCTCACCGATAATATCGATGTATTGAAGCTGCCGAAAGTTCAGGCCAGGATCAGTAAAAGCGCGGTCGAACGTACATATAATAGTGGCCGCTTCGGGCTCGAAAGAGCTATGAACGACTTCGAGTATTACGACACCGACGTTTACAAATCCAAGACCTTCTCGATGAAAGCAGTAGAGGAGATTAAGACGGTAGAAAATGCTGGTCGCCGGAGCATTGGCCATCCGCTAGTGCAGCACATTCCTTCCGAAGCTATTATTCCTATCCACACCCCCGGCACGTTTAACGCACCGGTGGGCTTCTTCATCATGCTCGATGAAGTTGGCAACCCGATCAGTCGTAACTCTAATCTTTACAACTCTACCGCTATGAGTTGGATGATGGGTAATCCGACCTCTCAGATGATCTCTGATGCTGCGTTGGGGCTTGGGCTGGGGGATACCAAGGACTGGACGATGGCACGTCTGCAAGACTCGTTTAGCGAGCTTGTGGAGGCTAAGCTGATCACCGCTCTGAAGAATGGCGGCGGTAGTGAGGCATTGAACCTCGTACGTCCCCAACAGGTCTATCAGATCATGTTGGCTCGTGCGCTGGCTAAGAAGGGTACGCAGATTCTGTATGTGCCAGCTGAGCAGTTTGTCTATTACGCGATGGACTGGACCAAAGAAGGTATTGGTCGTAGTCGTCTGGATAAAGGGCGTACTATCTCCGGTGTCCGTGCAGCCATCCTGATGGCTACCATGCAAGCCACTGTGTTGAATGCCACCCGTAACATCAAGATCGATATCGAGCTGGCTCCTGAAGACCGTGAGCCAGAGAAGCGTATCGAGCAGGTACAACACCTGATGATGGAACAGTTTGCTAACCGCATTCCGTTCACCGGTACTCCCGACGACATGCTGGCGTATATCAAGAATGCCGGTATCGAGTTTAACATCCAAGGTAACGACTACTATCCGAGTACGAAGGTAGATGTTTCTGATAACTCTCCTGACTACAAGGTTCCCGATGCAACATTGGATGAGTCGATGGCTAAGCGACAGTATCGTCAGCTGGGTGCTGATCCTGATTTGATCATCACTCCGCAAGCTATCGAATTTGCAACTCAGGTAACGTCGAAGGACTTGCTGACTGCAAAGCGCTACATTCAGGACCAGCTGGCCTTGTCTCCATTTATGTCTCATCACATTCGTACTTACATCTATAGCGACCCGATTCTTATCGATCGCTTGGCTACCATTTGTGAGAAATACTACGAAGACCTCATCAAGCAGCGTATAGCTGCGCGTAAGGCCGCCGAGCAGAAAGCTGCTATGGATGCCGCGGGTGAGGGTGAGATGGGTGTAGATGTCAACGAGGGAGGCGATGACGAGGGTGTTGTAACCGACGACACCATTGGCTATGAAATCTTCTCTGAAGGTGCTGCGGTTTCTATCGAAGGTGTTCCTACTGGCGGTGCGCTGAAAGACCTGATCAAGAAAATCATCAGTCATTTCATTGCGCATCTGGAAGTGACATTGCCTGCTCCCGATACCTCTTCCCTTAACTCTCAAATGCAGGTTATGGAAGAGAAGATTCAAGGTCTTGATAAGATCCTTGAAAACTGGTGGGCCGATGGTATGTTCGAGGGAACTGAAATCGACGGTCAGGAAAGCAAGATTCGTATGTTGGTTCGCAGCTTTGTCATTACGCAATGGCTGGTTGAGAACGACGTCGAACCTGACATGCTCGAATTCCTCACTTCTGAAGATGTCTCTGAAATTGTCACCGAGCTCTCGAGCAATATGGTTGACCGTTCCAAGATTGCTATGCAAATCTTCAAACGATTCACTGGTCGTATGGAGACACTGGCTAAGCAAATGGATATGGAAGGCTCTGGCGACACCGGCGGCGGTGGCGGCTTCGATGATGGCGAGGGCGGCTTCGGCGACGGGGAAGAAGGCGGTGAGGACGGGGATGACGAGTTCAACTTCGACGGGGATGGTGAAGGGGATGGCTCTGATGGTGACTCCGAAGAGGAGGAAACTGAAGAGACTGAAGAGACTGAAGAAACGGACGACGGTGAATCTACCGAACCCGAAGAAACTGAAGAACCCACCGAAGAAACTACCGATGGGAACGAAACTGATACTGACGAAAATGCATAATACCGAGGAGGCTTCGGCCTCCTCTTTTATGCGTCACGGCAAAAAAAAACTAGGGGCCGAAGCCCCTAGCTTTATTAGCGGTACATGGTAGCCCGGATGGGACCACTGTTGTTTTCACGCACACCTACGACGATCAGGCGACCGACGGAATCGGTCATGTAGATGTCTGCCATGGAGAAGCGATCTTTACGACGCTTGGCCAGGCGATTGCAGGAAGTGTAGAAGTCGGGGGTGTCGTCGAAGGTGATAGTGCACGGTTCGCCAGTACGGGAGAACTCTACCTCATCGCCAACGATGCTACCTACGTACTGTACCAGGATGGCAGAACGTTCGATGAAGAATGTCGGTACAGTTACCGGCACGCTATCTTCACCATCTTCTACTGCCCGCAGCGACGGCAGCGCTACCTTCATGTTGGATGCAAACAGCTTGGTTTCGAATTCAGTGAATTCGTCATTCAAATCTGCTTGATCCCGATGACTCAGCCACTCCGATGCATCAGACCAGGACTCGATGAACTTGGTGAGCTTAACCTTCGGATAGCCCAGCGTAGTCATATAGCCGTTGAACAGAGCTGCTAGCATCTGATCGAGGCGAGTAACCTCGGTCATGATGTGCACAGTATCTTCTTCCGGCGTGTCCTTGTTTACGGCGAAGCTACGCATAGCATTGAGTACCTTGTACCAGCCTTCAAACGTGTTGAAGTCGGTCAGGGTGGTCACAATACCGGCCAAGTCATACGGCAGCGTGAACTTGGCCTGGAAGATCGCTTGCACCAGATTGATCTTGGCACTGTGCTCGGACATGACAGGATGCGCGGCTACTGCGATCATCAGCGGATCAAAGTTGATCAGCGGGAGATCGATCTTGATGGCGTTCGGTGCCACATACACTTCTACCGGGTCATCGTTCTCGGCAACTACGTTTTCAGACGTATCCTTGAACTTCACCAGCGGTACTACACGGCGATCTTGCTCATGTGTGAGCAGTGAACGCCGCAGTTCGTGTTTGCTGTAGTCTTCCACGGCTTTCAATACCTCGATGAATTTGCCGTCTTCTTCGATCGCAGCAACGATCGTATTGGACGGGTTGTATACATGACCGGTACCGGTCTGACTGTTGACAGCCACGACTTGGCGATTACGCAGCTCGGAGATATCAACCACGTTATTGCGTGGAGTATCGCGGCGGCGGGTTTCACGTTCCTCCACATATTCCTCCTCGCGTTCACGCGTGCGGTACGCAGTTGGCTGGTTGTTAGCCCCGTCACCACGACGACCGCTACGGCGAGCACTACGCCCACCGCTACGCCCACCGCGGCTATTGCGCTCGTGACGGTCATTGCGATCATTACGATCGCGCCCACGGTCCCGACCACCACGGCGGCCACCGCCACGGGAGCCACCTACATCACGTTTGATAACCTCGTAATCGTCGCGCAACGCTTGCATGTCATCGATCTCGTCACGACTGCACTCACGGGAGATTTGGCGATCGTCCAGAGCAATGCAAGCGAAGGCCATATTCAGGCCTCCGTCTACCAGCTTGCTGAAGTTACGACTTTCGAACGGATCGATGTTCTTATCGAATGCTTGCTCTGCACCGTACGAAAATACGTTTACGACGATCTGGAAGAAATCGTCGGCAGTGCGGTTGTTATAACGGCTCTCTGCACAAAGGTCCGTGACGTCCCGCTCAATCGGATCGTTGGAAGATTCCATCGCGGAGATAGCACTCTCAATGATGTCTTCTACGTCGCGCTGTTCTAAGTTCGACGGGATGCGGATGTTAGCCATGTTTACTCCTGGGTGAATTACTGTGCTTATGCACTATTGTAATATATGCTTGAAAAATGATTAAAGGCCTTTGGCCCGGAAATCCTGCTGAAGGAGTCGCATGTCTTTGACATTCTCTTCCTTCTCCATAATGCGTCCAAAGTGGTCAATTTTAACTCGACCATTGATCCGGTACGGACCAATCGGATTGGATTTTGGCAGGTGGGCTACAGAACCAGCTTCGAGGAACGAAGCGTGCATGTGGCGTGAGGGGTCAGAAGTATCGAATACTTTCTTACCACCTGGACGCTTACGTGCATCAGTCTGATCGATACAGTGGGATGTCAGGCCGATAAACATGTTATCGGTAGCTACCATGAACGGCGTAATCTCTCCGTGACCGGAGTTGATGTTATTGATGACGTCCTGATTCAGCTGACTGTTGAGGATGTGGTCTATCTGTGCAGTAGACACCGGAGCACCACCCGTTTTACGTGCAGCTTTAACAATGGCATAGTGCGCATTGAAAATTGCTTCACGCAAATCACGGATGACGTATTCCGTGGTCGTGTAATAGCGACCCCACAGATTGGCCATACTCGACATTTCACCGCCTGTACGCTCGGTCATCTTGTTGATGACGTAGAACAGGAACTCATAAATCGTACTGCATTCAACACCGACAGAAATCAGTTCGTTCTTGAAGTTGACATCAAGCGCACGTTCGATATTCGAGAAGTGCGTGCGAATCTCATCAACAATACGAATTTCGGAGAACACGCGACTTTTACCAAAGATGGCAAAGCCCAACATGATCATCCACAGTCTCGGCTCACCGACATACGCTTTGACTACGCGGTCGGGATAGGATCGGGCAATATAGAAGACAGTCCCGATGAGGATTTTCGCTTGCGGCGAAAGGTCAGCCTTTTTGATTACGATTGCTATTTCTGGCTCGGCACCACGCAACGGCTTGGTAGCACGGCAGACGCAATACTTGTTAGTGTCAAGGGTGAGTAGCTTGGGATCGGTGGTCTCATAGACCTCAATGCTGACACCAAGGAACTCTTCGAATGTTTCAAATAACCCGTACTTGGCAAATAGCCAACATGCCAACGGCGGCACGTATGTCTTCTGCCTTTTTGCTTTGGTATGGAGGGAGGTACTGTACGGCATGTAAACATGCTCGATGGTACCATTGATGTAGTAACTGTCTGCTAACCAATCAAAGTTTACTTTGCAACGAGGGAATTCGGCGAAATAGCCCTTCGTTGTTAAGGACAAACCGCGTGTCTTGAGTACGGCCGCAATACCGTATGTAGTCCCAAGCATGTTGATAAGTCCACCTGGCCGAGCGAATGGGATAGCGATATGCTTAATGAAGCCTTCACCATCGTTTTCGAAATGACAGCGTATGAGATACGTGTCTGTCTCTGCCATGTTGATCCCTGGTCGTGCTTTCCCCCTGCCTGATTTATTTCGTTTAACCCGTTCAAGAAAATCTTCATCTGGCGTTGTCCGTTCAAAGCGCAGATACTGGAATGAATCCGGTAGACCTTCCCCGTTATATTCCCCGTCCCGTCTGAATGCAGTAATTAGCAGGTTATTAACCGCTGACTCTACAGACTTCATCTGGTGATAGGCAATGCCCTCACAGATAAGTGGGTTCAACTTTGGCATTCTTTCACGCACTACTGCTAATGCATCGTTGATCATTATAGGGCCACAACTTTTCCGATTGTTGTTACAATAGGCGATACTAGCTTGATTGTTTCGCCCGCCACTTTTCGCTGATGGACTCTTGCATCGGCGATCTCATTCTCCAACTTACCAATTGCAGAAGACATATCATTGACCGAACCAACCAGTTCGCTACTCTCAGATACGAAATCTTTCGAACTGCCACTAATGAGCTTATAGTGACCTTCTGCGTGTGCTTTAACTCCTTTAAGTAGTTCCCCGTTAATGTCGTTATACGACGACTGACGGAGTTTTAGTTCTTCTTGCGCATCGGATTCAGTTACGTGGACATCGGTTTTATCTAGGTACATTGGCGCGCCAGATAGCTCGCCATCGATTGTGAAATTTAGCACCGGTCTATCTATGCCGAAGCCTTTATTCTGTAGTCGGAGTACAGTATTACCGAACAATACAAAATACACGGCTCCTTCCATTCCACAACCGGTTAACTCGATAGACACAGCCGTATCTGGCGGCTTAGTCATAGCGACGTTAAACCTAGACCCTGGATGTACTGTTTGGTCATCCATCGATGTCTTGAGCATTATATCCAGTTCTTCTAGATATACCGCTCCATCTACATCTACCTGCTCATCAGTTAGCGTATACGTAATGATGGCGGTTTTATAGTTTTGACTTTTAGCCGATAGCTCCCGTAACTTCTTAGATAGGTCAGGATTCTCCTTATAGAAGGATGACAATTGATTGAGCGTACTATGGTGGTTCGCTGAATATGTCACCGTTATGGTAAAGGTACCATTGGTCTGGATACTCATCGCAGGGTGAATTACTGCGTTCATACCATTCTTTAGAATGACTGCGATGGGGTAGCCTAGTTGATTGGTATATTCGATATGCTGTGTAAATTGCCCACGTCTTGCGGAAACGTCGGCTACAGCAATAGTCGGTATGACAGTTTCTATCATTATACAACCTCCATCACTTTAATAATATATGTTTCAATATTTTTACAAGTGAGGGTGGCAGTTTACATACCATGTATATCCCTGTAAATAATAAGACAAAACACAAAAAAGAAAAGAGCTGGGGTTTCCCCCAGCTCATCTTTTTATTTTACATCGACGTAGATCTTACGGAGTGGTAGGACCAACCGGAGTTTCGATCACGTTGTCTTCGATGACGCCACCCAGGGCGGTCATGCGCTGAACACCGATGGACGGCTTGCTGGTGACGTAGTCGGACAGACCTACAACCATGATCACGCCGGTGATCGGGCAGTTAACAACGTGGTAGCAACGCGGTTGAACGGTGATTTCGTTCGCTACGGCGTCGTTACGGGTCAGGTTGGTGTCGGTCACCAGCTCCGGCACCCACAGGAAGTTACCGAAGTTCAGGCAGCTGTAACCTTCTTCACCTACGGAGAAGACCCACTGGAGACGACCGTTGAAGCGGAAGTCGGTGGTGGTAACGATCTTGTACTTGAACTGGTCGCCCAGGGTACGCAGATCGCCTTTCTCCCACAGCCAGTTACCGGTGGTGATGTCGGTACCGATGATCACCAAGGGCTTGCTGATGGTGTAACCGGAGAGCATTTCCAGAGCCGGCTGGAAGCGGGACTCTTGGTAGGCACGGACAACTTGATCACGCAGTACGGTCAGCAGTGCAGCACGCAGAGCGTTCGGCACGTCGTCGGACTGGAGTGCAGCGGTCTGTTTCTGGGCGTCAAAGGTCACACGCTCGAACCACGGGCGGATGTAGTGACGACCGGCACCTTCGATAGACGGAATTTCGTAATCGTTGGTGATGCCTTGAACAACTTGGTCCAGCTGCTCGGTGTAGTTCAGCAGCTTGGTGATGGCCAGGTTGTTGTTGCGCATCCGGGCGGTAGTGATCAGGTCGTTCAGAGCAGCGTTGTTGTCAGTGCGGCCGACCGGCTTACGGGAAGTGATCGGGGAGCCCAGCTGAATCTTGTAACGCTCGCGCTCGGTGACGGAGTCAACCAGCAGGCCCTTGGAACGACGGTTGCTGTTGGAGCGAGTCATCTTGTAATCGTAGCAGTAGCCCGCCAGATCGATACCATCGACGATTTGCTTACCGGCGCCGTCGGTCCAGGAGATGTCTTTACCAGCTTCGTCACGCAGGCCAACGATGGTTACGCTGGAAACCATGGCGGATTCGATACCGGTCTGGAGGTTGACGTTGGCGTTCACGCGAACGGTCACGATCAGGGTGTACTTGTTGGCACCCAGTTCTTCCAGGGCAGGAACGTCGGAGTTGTCAACGGCCTTGGTGTCCTTGGTAATGGTGAAGTGCGCATTACGGAAGGGACATCTCGCGACCATCGCCTTCCTGGGACTTGTTGAAGGACGCACGGGCCAGCATGCCAGTTTGGAACTTCAGCAGTTTACCCTTGCTGTCGTCTTCGCCTTTCTTCTTGGCCAGGATGTACAGGTTTTCCAGAGCAACGCGGCCGTCGAATTCGTCGGACTCGTCCAGGATACCGGAAGTTACCAGGCCGGGGTGAGCAGACAGCTCCATCAGGCGCTTGTCTTTCGCGGTGAAGCGCAGCGGGTTGGTACGGATGTGTGCGTTTTCAACACGACGTACGACCGGCTGGTGCAGGCTGGCCGGGCAGAACTCGTCGTCACGGCTGCCGTCTACGTTGAAGTAGGGCACGAAGTCTACGGCACGATCTTCCAGAACGGAGAAGTCGGTGGCCGCATCCAGGACGTTACGACGCTCGTACGGCTGGCTGTCCTTGGCGTTGATCGCGTGGCGAACGGCGCGGTGAACCATGGTCTTGTTGATTTCCACCAACATGCCACACTCGGACGGGTCGATGGTGATGGTGCGGAAGAACGCTTCGCAGAACTCGTCCTGGCGGGCAGCTTGCAGGTTGAACACCAGCGAGGTAGCCATGTGGGTATCCAGGGAGGTCTCGTTGAAGTATTCCAGACCAACAGACTGACCACTGAACACGTCAGCGTGGCCGAAGGAACCGCCAATGACCATCGGGGCATCGATCTGGCCAGACTCCAGACCGGCGAACTGGGTGTTCATCGCGGTTTGGGCGTAGGCAACCGGGTCAGCAGAGGCCATGGCTACGATGGAAGCAGCTTCCAGCTGTGCCTTGGTGAAACCACCTTCACGCAGGCCGAGCTCTTTGTGCAGGGTGGATTCCAGGGTCTGGCTGATGGAGTCGCCAACGGTAGCGCGCGGGGCGTACTCGTTGAAGTTCTCCATACCGACCAGGTGCTTAACCAGGCCTTCGTCGTTCAGAGACGCGGCGTTGTTGCTGAGAATGGTCGTTTTATTGATCTTTGCCATCAGGAGTTTCCTTTTCTACTTAATTAAGTAAGGGCTATGTTGACGTTAGCGCTAGCTTGCTAACAAACTGTTCACATAGAATGTGGCGAGAACTGGATTCTCGCGAAGTACCGTCGACTTATCGACCTGCCCTGAATAGACTCGCAGACTGCCATGAGCAGCCTCCAGAACCCCTTTCATAACCGATCGAGAAATCTCAGAAACCGTACAGTCCTCGCCAGATGCTTGGACACAGCACATCCCTATAATATAAACAATCTTGCCGGTCGAGCTGGCCTCGTATTTAAACGACAGATTGCTAGGGCCGGTGGCGCCTTGTACAAGACAGCCAAAGTTGATATCACGCTTACCTTTCGCAAGGTTAACCTGGACAGAAGTTTCGACATCCCTCGACGGATGCAATTTCATCGCACCGAGTATATCTTCATAGATATTGTCAACATTTGAGGGCAAACCGCGAGTGGCGGTATCATATGCCAACAATTTAGCAAATTCGACTTGAGCAACATGGTAATTAATTACATCCAGTCGATTTACTATAGGATTAGAAGAATTCATCGCCGCCAGATGATCATAGGAAAGCCCCTGCTCAGACAAGTAGCTATCCATCCAATCTGGCACATAAATTAAATCTGCCATAACATTTCCTTGGGTTTCTACAATGGAAGAAAAAATCGCATTAGTTAACTGCCTCAATATCATCCACTGCGAATCTCTCAGCGGAGATGAGGTTGGGGCACACTACCCTCTCATAAAAAGTGTCATTAATGCAATCAAACTGCCCGATCTCGTAGGTGAGGGCGATGACCGTGCATCGCTGGTTTATCTTCGTCATTACATCAATGAGATCATCGGTAATTCTGCCAAGTGGGACAGGAAGCAATTCTTGAACGGTTTCCGTATTAGCTGTCCGTTTGACACTGGTACTCTCAAATCCATCACTGACGTATTGGAGGTCGATACCCCAGCTGATGAAGCACGTGCCACTGTTGCATCGCTAGTACCTCAGCTGGAAATGTTTACCGCTAGGATTAACCTCCGTCGGCAAATTAACATGGCCATGTTTGCTTTGAGCAACAATGATGGCTCTACCAATACAATGGATGCAGTAGCGCAGCTCAGAGAGCAGCTGGCTGTATTTGATCGACCGCCTACCAACGATCGTCCGTCCAGTTTTGTGGGTGCCGTGAGCACCGCAGGGGAAGGTGGTTTCGCTGGCGTATTTGAACAGACAAAAAAAGAACTTTCCGGCGCATCCTATCGTACCGGATGGATCGGTATGAACCGAATGCTCGGTATCAAGGGCGGTATCTCTCCGGGTGAGTTGATCATCATTCCTGCACTGCCGCATAATGCTAAGACAACATTCTCGCTTTCTCTCTTCCTCAGTATGTGTCTATTCAACCATGCCAAGGACTTCGTTGAAGAAGGTAAGCGTGGTCTGTTCTTAGACATCTCGCTTGAGAACGAGCTGTCGGTGAATATCCCCTTGGCCTATAAGATGATCAAGGAGTATGAGTCCGGTGAGATGATTGACCTGCATAAGGTTGATCCTCAGGAAGCTGAGAAGTTCATTCGCGAGCGTCTGCAACGCAACGGTTGGGAATATGTATTCGAACGTCACGTCTCTACTGACTTCTCTATCGAAACCTTTAAGATGGTCGTTAACTTCTATGAGCGTCAGGGCTATCAGGTGGTCGCTTCCCGTATTGACTATCTGGGCGTTGCCAATAAGGTGGGTCTGGGGAATGGTACGGTAGGTAGTGAAGTTCGTGAGACATATCGTCGTGCACGTAACACTGGCGCCGTGCGTAAGATGGTGGTTATTTCTCCTCACCAGCTTTCTCCGGCAGCAAAGGCGTTGAAGGCTATGGATCCTGACAAATACGTCAGACTGTTGCCTGGGCGTGGCATGTTCGATGGCTGTACTACCATCGATAACGAAGCTGACTTGGAACTGTATATCGGCATTACCGAGAAAGGTGACACTGCGTATCTGGAAATTCAACGTGGTAAGCACCGTACTCTGGTGGACACTCCTATCAAGCATCGTTACGGCGTATTGAAGTTTGCAGACGTTGGTACGCTGCCGTGGGACGTGGAAGGGGACATTGATACAATGCTCCCGTCGGTCAATGCCGATAAAATCGCTAATGAGACTGATGACTTCTTGGGCGGATTGTCGTTCTAACACAAAAAAAAAGAAGGGGGCGAAAGCCCTCTTCTTTTTATGCTGTCACTCAGAGGTGACTGAAGAATGTACCGTGCCGGATGATGCGGAACTCCTTCTCATTGGTCTTGACCAATGCTTCGCTCCACATGGAAGTCGGGTCGAGTATGTCGACCTTAACATCCAACACCACAGGCCAACTCTCGGCACCTTCATGGCGCCAGACTTTAACCTTAAATTGCTTACCATGGTAGAGGTATGCGGGGGCCGGGAAGGCGGTCGGTTTGTGATAACCCTCCAGAGAAGGGACACCACTTCCAGCGTTATACACCAGGACTGAGTCGGCAGTGAGGCGATCGATCAGTTTAGCTCCGCGCGCTCTAGCAGCGCGATTGTACCGTACTACAGGTGACAAACTGATATCGGCGATCATTTGTTTAAAGGTTTTGTTTTTCATGGTACGCTCCTAATGAATGCAATTGTGCTTATAGCACGGAATTAGTTATAGCTATAGCCTTTGGCCATCATCGCTTCAGAGTACGACTTGTACCCTTGCAGTGCTTGTGATTTAGTTGGGGCGTCATATACCTCAACTAAGACCGCGTTCAGTTTAGCCATCGTGCCATCGGCTGTAATGCGCGCGGTCGAATAGTTGCCGGACTTGGTATCGCTAGCAATGACCGCACGGCCAAAGTCGATAATCTCATCCACGCGCTGCATCATACTGTCGCGATCGATGATGCGCTTGGCACCGCGCTCGGCAGTGATAACCGCATTAATGCGCTTACGCATCTCCTTGAATTCTTCATCAAAGAGAGTGCCCTTCACTATCTCTTTCACGGGCGTGCGTACAGCCACACCCATTAGTTTGCAAAGATCCAGCGGCTTAACACCGCTGATCTGTACTTCGGTGAGCAGTGTGATCTGCTCTTTTGGGAATGGGATGTCGTCGATGACGACGTGGCCATCGACCTCTTCTGGCTTGTTCTCTACAAACCCATCAAAGCTTACCTTGGTGCGAAACGCACCAATAACTTTCCAGAAATATCCCTGAATTAAATACATCTTTTATCCCTTATATTTGTAATACAGTTTGGCTGCCTCTACAGCAAACGCGCCTACGTCGGCACGGTCTAGCTTATTAACCTCCATCATGTAGAGGTGGCCTAAGCCAGAGTCAGAGGAATTGAGATCATCTTTGAATGTCTCAATGCGCTTTAACAGTGCAATAAGTCCCAGGTCTGGCTGGCGGTCGATAGTCACATTGTCGAGCACCACCCCGCCTACACAGGTCTTACCTTCCATCATAGTTAAGCAACGCTCACTTACAAGCATAGTGCGCATTACTACGACGTTGCCGCGTCCTACGATTGGGCGACTTTCAAAACCGGTTACTTGCAGCATGATTCTCTCCTTAGTTAGTAGCCAGTACAGCCATCCAGTAGAACAGACCGAAGGATGCCGGGATAGACATCAAGCCGCAGATAATTTCAATACGTGCACGTTTCTTAGATACAACTTTCATGATAGCTCCTAGATTGAGATGCTTATAGCAGGATTAATATCCAATGTCACTATTGTAATATATGTCTGAAAAGATTTTAGATAAAAGACAAAAAAAGGAGAGGGCTTTCGCCCTCTCGGAAACGGTACTATGTCAGGCAACTGGACTCGAATCGAATCCGTAGGTCATGGAAAGTTCCTACATAAGATATGACATAAAAACCGAGGGGCATTGCCCCTCGGCTCTTTTACCGTTACCGGCCGGATTACAGGTGGTCTTCCAGACGCAGGTCCAGTGCCTTGGCGATGGCTTCCAGCACTTTCACTTCGTCGTCGGAGATCTTCTCCGGGTTCGGGTTCTCTTCGGTCGGCTCGTCGCAGGAGGCTTCGGCCACTTCGATAGCGTTCAACAGAACGGATTCGGCGTCGAACTTGTTGCCCTTGACCTGGGAGATCTCCAGCAGGATTTCTTGGCGGCCGGTGCGGAAGCCAGCTTGCAGACGCTCGATGAACTTGTCGAACATGCGCTCGACTTCGTTGACGTAGTCGGCAACGTTCTTGTTGGTGCGCAGCAGGCCTTTAACCTTGGCAACTTCTTTCTCGTCGGCAGTACCGTCGGCCATGACGATCAGAGCCAGGGAGCCGGTCAGTGCCTCTACCAGATCTTTGTTGTTCAGCTTAACGGCAGCTTTGGTAGTGTCTTTTGCTTTACCTTTCAAACGGTCGAAGAAACCCATGACATAGTCCTTTTGATTTTTTTGGTTGGTTTTCGAGAAGCGAACCTTCTCGTTCATATACTAGACAACGCTGTTTTTATTTAGACGTTTCGTCCGCAACAGCACCGTGGAGTGAGAGGGTGTACTTGGTACCATCGGCTGCAAAGCCAATCCAGGTATTGTTACGACCCTTGATGCAGCGGGCCTTGCCATTGGCAACCCACTTGATAGCACCGGTACGTACAGGCTGGTTATCCGGCTCAAAGCGCACGTTGTCGCTGGCGAGCGTAGGGACCGGCAGATGCTGGTTGAAAGAGATCATGTTGCCGATGATCACGACCGGGAAGTGGCGCAGATAGAACTTCTCTTCACCGGTACCGACACCTTCTTCGAAGAAGTGGCGTACCATCAGTTCATCCAGGCAACGGAAACCGGCATGTTCTTGGCGCAGGATGTGAAGCGGGTAAAGAGCGGAGATCTCAACTACTTCGGCATCTTGCGAAGCAATCATTTCACGAGTCAGCAGATCTACTACTTCATACTCGATGAGCAGATTGTTTTGCAGGAGCTGGAGGATCACCGTGTCAACGAACTGGCGGGTTTCTACTTCGCACAGTGCGTTACGGGCAGCTTCAATGATGCGGATACCGCGTACGTAAACGTTACGCGCTTCAGCGTCAGTGAAGTGAATCACTTCTTTTCCAGAACGGCCGGGTTTGCCGTCTTCACCTTTCAGTGCTCCTTTCACGACTACGTTGTCTGCATTGAGATGCAGAGCATGCAGCGTATGGAACGCCTTGGCATCAATACCAAGGAGGGGCCATACACGGGCAGCCACTACCGGGTCGGAGAAGATGTTGCAATTCAGTACATGTTCAATCATTTTTCTGTACTCTTCTGTGGTTGTTCAAATAATGCACAGCCATGTTATTTTTTACACTTTCTTGATGAATAGTGTAAGTTTAACCATGGCTACGTGTCGTAATTCTACCATCCCGCCCTCAGGCACATTACTGTGCTCCTCAGCGCCAATCAGCGTACCTTGAAGATCACGAATACCTGGACCATTTTGCGTAATGAAGCGGACTGCTGCTCCAGGAGTCAGTAGATCGATATCCCCACGCTCCCATACTACTTCAACGATATCCCCACCACGAGCGGCCAATGCACTGGCATGTACCGCCGGATTACCGGTAAATCCAGTATCAATCATCGGGGCGTTATGGTATCCAGAATCGTAGTTACTGGATACGTACTCCGACATATAGTCTTTGGGTGAAGATCTGGGATCATCAGACTCCGGTGTGTAGTCTAACGAGTTGATATCGGCATAACGAACACCGGTGCCTCCGTTGAGTGCTTCGCGGTCTGCCGATTTAACGTGCGTGGTTTCGCCCGTGGCGAGGATCGTAAGCGTACGGCCCTCTACCTTATAGTTTATCTCAGAACCTCTCCAGCGGTTAGCAGGAGCGTTTATAATGACGATCTTGTTTCCAGCTGCGGAGTGTTTGGCTAAACCGAAAGGTGCGAAGATATGCCACTTTCTGTTTTTGAAGTAGCAGCCCAACCCTTGGTTATAAATACCATAGTTGTTTTGCAGCATGTCAGGCAGCTTCATAAGCTCCAGACTTTCTTTGATTTCGATGGACGGGTATTTCTTCTCAACGAAACCTTCCTCGGTGGAGATGGCGGCTACGGTTTCCGTCTGCTCATATTCATCCTTGAGCATATTAACGGCAAGGAGATGCTGGAGTACCTTAATGGGGGTTGTATTCTTAAAGACAATACCTGCGAAGCGACGCAGGCGTAAGTCGTAATTAACCGCGCGGATGAGTTGGAACGTCACTACCGAGACCGATTGCATGTCCATCTCAGACGTTCGTGAGGCGTCTGCGTTATTACCCATGAGCATCGGGTTAGCATTATCGGTCATGATAGCGCGATACTTCGTAATGACCTTATTACTGCCATCCGAGCGACGCTTGATTAACGTCGCTTGAATATTGGCATGACCCGGAAGGACCAACTGGGCCAGCTGTGACGGCGTCATGATGACGGTAACAAGGACCACTTCAAATAACGCTGCAAGATAATGTTCGCGAGTAGTCTTGGCGATAACACGGCTTACATTAAACTGCATCTTGCCAATTCGCAACGTCATATCGTACTCGAACTGCGGGAGTCCTTTTAACGTCGGGAGGTTGGATCTAATTATTACATCGATTTGGTCCATTGTTACACTTCCTTAAATAGAGCCCTTGAATAGATGACTACCTCCTTCGGCCTCACGAGCAGAAGTAAGCAACTCACCGTTGAGTTGGTACTTGCGGATGCTATGGCCTGCGCGGCCGGCCAACTCGAGGATGTTGTTAAAGGTAATGTCACCATGTGTAATTGAACTAAGGATTGGATCACGCCTGCTACGGTGCGATGCACGGAAGCCCCGCTCAGCATGTTTACGGTCGGTACGTTCAAGACTGTTAACCAGCCCATTACCGCGGGCGATCATGATCAACAACTTAGCCAGTTGGTTGAATTCTTTAAGGCCTTCCAATGGCGGTTCAAGCGGACGCATTATGTTAGCCAGATGCGTCTGCCAGTTCTGTAGATGGAGGTTGATATCCTTATAAATCTTTACCGCATCCTGAGGATCGTGAATTTCGAGCTTGACGCCCTGGGCGCAGTAGTGGGCCATCTCGGCAGGGGTGAGCTGCTGGTAGTCCATGTGGGATGCCAAAGCGGCATCCCAAGCACGGTTCATTGTGGTTGTGATACCATAGAACTCATGGTCGTTCACATCCATACGTTCAGCAGCAGGCATCCGACAGAGATAGTAATAGTGGAACAGCCGAAAGGCGGCAGTCTGGTCACTAAGAGCTATATCCATTGCGGGTTCCTCTTGCAGTAGTTGATAAGTACCAAAATGAGCGGGCCGTAATAATACTGTTCCAACAAAGGCAGCTTGAAGAACTTAGCTGCGATGTCGGACACCGATTCTACCGCCACGGCTTTCTGTTCGAGCATGTCATAGAGACGACGTTCGAAGTCACACATCAGTACCGTGTTTTCATCATAGAACGGTTGGCTTAGTACGTATGCGCTGTCAACCGTGATGGGTTTAAACGTATTGGCAAAAATAGCCGGCCCAGGTACCGATTTGCGAGTCATAACTTCACCGACTTCGCGATGGATGCCGGGGTCGTCATTACCAAAGTCACCGCTTGGGTAAACCACCTTACGGAATTGAGTATAGTAGATACCACGCAATACCGGATAATTTACAAACGAATTGGTGAGGATGAGGTTGAACTCACGATGCGCCAACATCAGATTATGTGATGAAAGCTCCTTAAACGCATTCCAGAGCGTTATTACCCCATCGTACGGTAAACCCCCTAACTGATGGACGCGGATCGTTTCTAGGGGGTTCTCAAGCCCGATATAGCGACAGAATTCAGAATGGAACCCATCGTACACCAGTTCATCCTGCTCGGGCACTTTCAACGTGTTTACTTGTGCCGACCAGAATTTGGCCTTGAAGTATTTGGAGATACGCTCGTACTGTTCGGCCAGTCCTTCAAACTTGAGGTGGTCTTCCAAGGAGAGGAATGGATTATCCATCAGCTCCAGAAGTTCCACATCAAATACAAACTGGCGATTGATGCGACTATCGATGATTTCAAAGCGAGGGTCGTCGCCGACGCAGACGAGCTGGAAGTTAACACGATAACATGCCTGCTTCATGTAACCCATTCGCTCTACTTCGGTCAGCGTGAACATTCCCACTTCCCCGCCGCCGGCATCGGCGATGAACATATCGCCAACGTTCGGGACAAGACCGTAGAACATACTCGCTTCACCAACCGCAGTGAACTCTTTGGTATCACTGTCTTGGTTTGATGTAATTGCGCTATTAACTCGGAGGATATAGTCGCGGTAAACATCATACTGTTGGTGTACTGCCGACACACCCGGCTGCAACGGCTTGGGTGTATTATCCTTACCCAATACTTGTCGATAGTAGTTACACGTCCACGGAGCCCCCTCGATATGACTGACGAGGTTCTGGGATGGGGCATAGTTACTGTCTACCAACGCGTTACGGTCAGGCCGCGATACTGCAATCGGGGCATTCTCGATAATCGGGTCGACTGTTTGTGGGTTCTTCGATACCGGTAAGATACGATCGCCCTGTGGGGGTTTGTTGGGCAATTGCCCGGCAATAGCCATTACGTCCTCCTCGCAATGATGCGACCATTCAGTACGGTGAACATCGAACGGTAGTAGTTTTTACCGTCATCCCCTTCACCCGGACTGGTCAAATCGTCAATGATGCGGTCAATATCGTCAGGTTCCAAATCATCCCAGTCAACACCGGCACCGGCACCGTCACCAGGTTGCGTCGGCCATGGGAAACCTTCGCTCCCAGGCCAGTCAATGCGCGGCACAAATAGCTCTGGGTATTTAGGGATGAGGTCTGGTCGGAACTCGACAATGACGTCCTTGATGACATCTGGGAATTTACCGAGGATCTCCTTACCTTTGTCGGTCAGGTATCTCCAGTCAGTGCGAACCGAGATGGCAAAGCGATACGTCTTCTCCAGGAATACCTCACGGATAAGGTATGCGTCCAGATCTGGCGTTACGCCGACGTACTGTGGGTCGAACTGGTTGTAGTTGTCATACACATAGACCCGGTAGATTGAGTCACGACCGTCTTGGTTCTCTGCGTATGCGGCTTTCAAGTATTCCAGATGCTTCGGTGCAAACGATACCTCACCGAGATTGGCTAAGCTAAACAGATGAACTGGCGACGGCCGGTCACCATCCATTTCCAAATAGCCAATGATCATCGAGAACTCACCTGGGTCTCTCGTACCAGCCTTAACTTCTGGCGCGTCTACTGGCGGCATGAAGATAGGCAAATTGAGAGTGGGGCGGCGTTGGGAGATTTTATCCTGTGCGGTTACGTAGACGTTGCGCAGTGCCACATCATCCGATACGCCAGGTACTTCAGTTTCCTGCCACCAGAAATCACCAATCAATGTATTGTTATACATCGCAGGGTAATGTACCGAGACAGCCTCTGGCCAATCAACCTGGATCTTGAAACGAATGGTCGCTTCCCACGGTCCAGTTTCGACCTGTTTCTCCTGGTTAATGTCTCCGGGACCCTCCATCTGACATATGACACGATTGAGGGTATTACGTACGGCGTACTGAGAACCACCACCTACGTTATTTGTTAGCACCGTAACCGCTGGGGAAAAGCCAGCTACGAAGTAATCAAGTAGGCTAATATGTTCTGCTTCAGGAAGCTTAGCATTGTGGGCCTCCTGCGTAGCTTTAAGCAACGATAGTGCCGTCGGCGGGATAAGGTAGTGGTAGTCTACCGAAATCTCGTATACGTCGCCTTGGAGCGACGCACGGCGATGTATTTCATTCAGGAACTTACGGCACGCAGCGCGAGACTCGTGACGAAAACGCATTGAGAAGTTAAGGTCATGTCTAGCATGTGCTGGGCACAGCTGTACCTTGGTTACTGGGTGATGGAAGAACGCAGGTTGGAAATCATAACCCACGCCACGATCTGTCAAGTTGTCGGGATCGCGTATATCATCTACATCAATAAAAACGCGACGACTAACGCCCATTTTGACGGGCGTCTTTACCCCGACGGTACCTTCGGGCTGACTCGAGTTACTGTACGGCTCGCTAAAGCTGTAGTCAGTATCTTTCAAGCCGATTATCTTCAGGATGTTATTAATCGCTGAAATGATCGACTGTTCTCTTACCGTCCCATCGTGGTCATGGATCTCTTCTGTGAACATTGGCATAGGTACACCTCCACAAAATGACCGCAGACTAAAAACAAATAAAAATAAAGTGAGGAGGGTTTCCCCTCCTCACTAAATCGGCTTTATTGGATTACCAACTTAGCCTACCGGTGCTTACTTCTCGTAAGCATCGATACCGGCTTGGACGTAGCCGATCAGACCGAAGCCACCGTTGCGCAGGGCAGCGGAAACGGCGCGGGTCATGGCGACGTTGGTCTGGACCGCGAAGCGAGCTTCTTTCAGTGCGGCCTTGTTGGCTTCTTTCTCTTCGGCCTTGCCGTCTTTCAGCTTGGAGATGGCAGACTTAACGGCTTCGTTCAGCTTGGACATTTCTTCCTGAGCCGGACGGAACTCGGTGATTGACTTCTCCAGAGCGGCACCGTAGGTGTTGATCGCGCCGATGGCGGTCTTCATCTGGTTGGAGTTCGGAGTGCTGATCTTCTTGTCGCCGGTATTTTCCGGGACAGCTGCGAACGCACCTACGAGGACCTTCGGGGAGTTGTCACTGACGGACATCTCGTAGCCGACCCAGTAGGCGCCGCCCGGCAGAGCGAAACCTTTCGGACTGATGGCGTTGTTCGGAACCAGTTTGGACAGGGCCTTGGAGGTCTTCTTACCGAATTCCACGGGGGTATCGGAACCGGAACGGGAACCGGACTTGATGGAGCCTTCGGCGGAGGTCAGCTTCATACGACCGGCAATGGCAGCCTTCTTGATGTCGGAGGTGATCGGACCAGCCAGAGCGATGACGCCTTCGGGGTCGATCTTGCCGTCGAGCAGCAGCTTGGCAGTCCAGCCGCCGCCGATCTTGTCTTTGCCGTTCTTGACCTTGGAGCCCAGGTTGTCCAGACGATCGGACAGCTTGTCGGCACGCTTCTGCATGGCTTTACCAGCGTTCACGTACTTGACCCAGAAGTCACGCAGCTTGTTGATCATCTCTTGCAGCCACTTCAGGAAGGTGTCCCAGGCGTCCTTCACGGCGTCCATGACGCCTTCGTAGGCAACGCGGGTGGCTTGAGCGCGGTTGGCACCGTTGAAGGATTCGGCACCCAGCTTCTGGACCTTGAAGCCCCAGCGGTTAGCAATGGACTCAACGCCCACTTCTACGGCACGAGCAGCAGTCTCGTCCATGCCTTCGCCGGACTCAACGGCATCTTCAACCACGTCACCCAGGTTTTCCAGGGTTTCGGTATCGGCAGCCAGCTGGTCACCGACCATCTCAGCTTCGCCCAGGTCGGCGTCTTGGCCTTCAACTTCTACCAGATGCGCTTCAACGCCTTCTTCCGGCTTTTCCAGAGCGGAGACGTCTACGGCTTCTGCATCGTCCAGAGACTCCAGACCCAGTTTGAACATGTGCTTATTCATGTGTATTTCCTTGTTTCGGTTAACCAAAGGTTGCATGCCTAATACTCTCAAAGTATATAGACATGATTTGCGCTACTCGTCGACGAGCGTAATACGCAAAAGGGGGACACTACATCATGCTGACTTAGTCGTCTTTCTCTTGGAACGTGTAAATGACCTCAGCACAACGCGCAAGCGAGATGATCATGTCGTCTACACCATTCGGACGCATAGTCCACATAGATATAATGCTACTTTCAGTGTGCGACAGGAGGTCGCGACGGACTACATGGCCACTTGAAGTGCCACGCTGGCCGTTGTTATATTTTCCCATATCATTGGCGGTGATAATGGCCGCGCCGATATTACCGGACAGGACTTTCTCATGCCCCACGACATCGGTCGCGATGGCTTCCGCAATGATGGCCTCCCACGAATGGGCGGAAATGACGCGAGGTTCGCCGAGAATGAAGCCAATGGTCTCATTGACATAGCGGACTATAGTATCAGCAGAGCCGATAGTATATTTGGCCCAATCGCCCTTGGACAGTTCGCGCAGCAACCAGACGTTCCGGGCAGCGGTCGTCAGACACGCATCCAGGAATTCAAAGTGTCGTGTGCGAATACTGCTACCCTTGGCAAGGTCGGCCAAACGCCGCAACATCTCAACGTCATTCTTCGAGAGCTGACGTTTAGACCCCATACTCTTCCTCCAGCTCGGCGAGTTTACGCCGCGTCTTGAACAGACGATCTTCCTGGATCCCTAACAGCTTCTCAGCCGCAGCATCGCCTTCACCACCGTCCAGCTTTTGCTGGATGAGAATGAGACGATACTTGATCACCGCTTCTTCGGCTTTCAGCCGCTCGTACTCTTCGACTTGCTTATTGGCAAAGCGAAGGCGGGCGTGGTAGATCACCGAAATAGGGAAAGGCAGCGCGGCAAAACCGACCGGGTCGAGTTTACCGCCGCCGATCAACAGAGTGGCTTCTTCTTCAGTACCGGCTTCGATAAGCATGTCAGGCACAGAGTTCAGTTGCGACTTCAGTTGTGCGGTGGGGATACCCATGATACGGCAGGCCGATGCAAAGATCATAACGTTCGCACGCAGGTACTCAACGTCCTTCGGAGGAAGGTTATTGGAACTGTGGCGATTGTCGAGCTTTTGCAGTTCGGCATGCGTGATGTAGTTGAGCAGGATCCTGGTATAGTTGACAGTGAACTCTACCGTCTCGCAATACTTCATAATGTTAGCCTTACTAAATGTCAGGCCTTCATTGAAGATCACTTTACCAAAGGTCTTGTCAACTTCACCTTTGATGAACGGAAGAGTCACAAGCATGTTTTTCATAACATGCTGCACCAGTTCCAACATCGAGGAGTCGAGCGGGAGTTTAAACCCGTTACCCTTCATGCTTTGAAGGTACTGCTTCGATATGGCTTTGAGTGCGTCATCCCGCCAGGCGTATTTGTGATCAAAGACGACCATCATACTTTCCAGCGACGGGAGAATGCTCTCCGAAATACGCTCGCTGGTTACGACGATGTTCTCCTTCAGATCCGCCGTCTCCAATGACGGCACGAGTGACTTGACGTAGCTATGGAATTTCATCTTGCCCCCAATTACAAGGTCGGCGCACTGAAGGAAGAGTATGCCCGCAGGATATCTTCGACGTCAGAACCGGTGGACTTGTTGGCACGCTTAAGCTCAGAGGCGCGCATTTCAGTCGGTGTATCGATGGAGCGGTGGTAGAAGGTTACCATTTCCCACTCGTCGATTACGATCAACAACATGGCGTAGGTGGACTTGAACACCTGCTCACGCACAGCGAATTGACTGAGCTTACCACCCAGTTCCAACTCCAGCTGTTTGGCAGTCTCTTTACTGATAATGATGACTGCGGAAGCGTTGTTGATGGACGGACGCAGCGTGAACAACCCGGACAGGAAGTTCCCGGAGCGCTTGCGCATTATATGTTCAAAGAAGCCGGATTTATCGCGTATGCGAGTAGCACGAGCTTCATCGATCAGATCCTGGCAGAGTACCAGATCTTTGATGTAGGAAAGTTCTCCGGCCTTGGCACGGAAGAAGCGCTCCTTGAAGGTGTTCTTGATAGAACCCATGGACAGAATGGTCATCATGGACTTGCTGTCGGTATCAGTTACCATCAGGCGAATCTGAAGCTGTACCGGCTGCTCGTTGCCGTCGCGGGCAAAGATGACTTCAAACTGTTTACCGACCGAGAGGTTGGACAGCTCTTTGATGGACGACTGGATTTCACGGCCGAGACGACCGCTGGTCGCGTTGCCATTCTCGTCGAGGATGGTGGTCTCATCGCCGTCGGCTTCGAAACCAAACAGAGAGTGCTCGGGTTTCGGCAGACCATGCTGGTAGCTCTCGGTACCTACAAACTTGTAGATAGAGGCGCCAGTACCCAGCATGGATTCGATGGGATCACGTTTGGTGTTGAGCTGGTCCAGGGTCTTGACCACTTCAAGGCCAGGAACGTCGATCAACAGAGTGAGGGCGCTGAGGTAGTAACCCGATACCAGAGTAAGTGCCGACTGGACAACATCACTCATGAAAGGTAGTGGAACGAGTTTACTCTCAACGAGCGTCAGAAATTCATTACGGGCGGGACGAGAGAACTCGATGAGTGAGTCGCTTTTCCCTCCGCGATATAATTCTGGCAGCTTAGAAACCACACCAGTAAGGAGTGGTCCTGCGTTGTCAATTATCATGTCGCTTCTCCAGAACAGAGGTCTTTATGTCAAATGATACACCGAAGCAAGGTGTCGATGTGCCTTACGAGACATCAGTAGACGAGCAAACGCTTTCGCTATTTAAGACTCGGGTACAGAACGCCAACATAAGAAATGGGCGCGGAAGTCCGCAAGAATCCACGTCAAACCTGCTCACTGGGTTTAATCATAGAATGGCGCCTCTTTATGCGCCGAAGAACGTTGACGGTACAGGGTATGTATTTTGGACCCGACCCGATATGAACTTTAATGAGGATAACGTCAACCAATCCAGACGGATGTTGGAGATGCTCCGAGGTAAACGTAATTCTCAGATGGCTGCATTGATTGGCATGTTGGATCCTTTCTGTGAGATGCTTTCAGCGTCTAAGGGTCTAGTCGGTTTTGGCAACACGTTCCATCACGAAGTAGGGTTTGACAATCGCTGTGCTTTTATTCCAGTTCTGTCGAATCTGCTTGTATCGCTGAGCGGGTTCCCCGACAGTACCCTTGACGTCTATACTTCCGAAGAAGGCATGGTGCGCGAACAATGGAGTATGGTCGACTCCACCTACCAACCTAACTCCGCGTTTAACCTCAACGCTACATTCCGTAACGTTGATGGCGACGTTATCACGTCATTGATTGGCTTAATGTTAGAATACGCTGCTGGGGTGCGTACGGGCCTGTTCTTGCCACGTCCGATTAACATGTTCACTAACACTATCGATTACCAGATGCGTTGTTATCGCTTCATCCTCGATCCGACACGTCGTTATGTGCGTAAGTATGGTATCGCCAATGCCCTCTTCCCGACCAACGACTCGATGGGGATGATTATGAACATCTCTGGTTCACAACCCCTCATTACGGACAACGACCAGCTTAGCATCCAGTTCCAGGCGAACGTGGCCTCCTATAATGATCCGATCATTATTCAGGAGTTCAATGACCTCGTTCGTATCTTTAACCCAGATATGCAGCCCTACGATCCAACTGGTTTTGAGTATCTGCCGCGAGCGTATAACTCGATGGTGATGCTCACACCTGAGATTGCAGGCATGATGAACTTCAACGGTTATCCGCAAATCGACCCTAACACTTATGAATTCCAGTGGTGGGTTTATGCTGACGACTATAACCGTCGTTATAAGGAGCTTATGAATGGCTAATACCCTTAAAGAGATATTGGGTGAGTTGGCTACTTACCGTTATAACCCGCTGGCAATTCAAGAGCGGATGCTCGACGGTTTGAAGACGGCGATGGGTAGTCCTGACGATATCGAGATTCTTGATCCCAGTGATCCGGTCGTATTCAGTCTGGAGGCGTCGGTAGTTACCGCCGCTGCGGCGATAGAGCACGACTACGCTTGTCTTCGTAAAGCCTACCCTCAGGCGGCTGAAGACTATAACGATCTTTATGGTCATATGTCGGACGTCGACTATCTTGACCGTTTTGCGCTTCCGTCTACCGTACCGTTTACTTTTGTAATTGGTCTAGACGAACTCAAGAACAAAGCGGTCCCACTGGTATCCCGTGAAACCAGGCGGCTGGTTATCTCTCGCGATTCGCGCATCACTATCGGAGGTTATCCATTCACACTCCAGTATGCAATTGAATTACGTGTACTGCCCTATGGCGGTATTCAGATAATCTATAATACCGACGTACCGTCCCCGATCGCTACGCTGTCTTCCAATACGTTGCAATGGACCGTTCGAACGGTGCCTAAAGACGGCATCCCGCTGGAGTTCATCCAGATCGAGATTCCGACGATGCAATACGACATCGTCACCAATAGCAGTCAGATTGTTGCCGGCACCAGCTTCCGACAAACCTACGCTTACCCCGATAAGTTCTTCTATGCTCGTGTCTGGATGCGTAAGGGACTGAAATGGGTGGAATTGAAAACTACCCACAGTCAGGAAGTCATCGACGCTAATGAAGTAACTGCGCAGCTTCGTGTACGCGATAACGTTATGGATGTCTATATCCCAGACATCTATGTTCGCAATGGACTTGCCTCCGGTGAAATCAGAACCGACATCTATTTCACTAAAGGTAAACTTGATCTTGACTTGAGGGCATATACCAATGCTTCCGAGTATGAAATCAAATTCCGCGACCTTAATGGCGAGACGCCGTCAGAATACGTATCACCATTGGAAGTCATTACGTTTAAACAGGTCTTCTGTAATAATGTGGTGTCTGGTGGCCGTAACGAGCTTAGCTTTGCTGATCTTCGCCGGCGTGTTATTGACAACGCTCTTGGCGGTCGCCTGTTACCAATCAGTGACGAGCAGCTTAAGTCGACATTGAACGATATGGGCTACGATGTGACCAAGTCGGTTGACTTTGTTACCGACCGTATCTATCACGCTTCGTCTGAGCTGTTGCCATCCACCATTCCTGAATTGTCGACGCCGATCGGTACTATTAACGGTATCTTCCAGACGTCGTACAATGAACTGGCTAAACTGCCCAGCGTTCATGACAACGGCAACCGTCTCACGATCACTCCTAAAACACTCTACGAGGAGCGTGACGGCAGAGTTTACCTCGACACGCTCGGTAATGTGGATTATTACAAGATGCTCTCTCCGGGCGAAAGAGCGCGTATTATCAACAGTCGCCGTTTGCTGTTCACGCCGTTCCATTACGTCTTGGACAACAACGCGAACGTGTTTGAAGCCAGGCCTTACTACCTGAGTAAGCCGACGGTAGATAACAAGCGGTTTGTCCACACCAACACCAAACTCAATCTGGATGTCGGTGTAGGCGACTACGCTTTGGAAAAGGTGGATGGCGGTTACCGATTGCTGGTACTGACTCGCTCGGGTGAGACGTATCGTTCATTGCGTGACGATCAGTGTGAAGCACAGATCTGTTTCACACCGCGTGGTTATAGCGAGGACTATGCTCGTCTCGACGGCAAGCTGATCAGTAGAAATGACGATAAGGAGCGTCTCTACGAGTTCTTTATCAGTTGCAACATGGACGTCGACCGTAACCACGATATCATCGTGGAAAGCTTCATCCTCTTTGGGGATAAGCCTACGCCGATTCCAATGCAGCTCAATGCCGATATTGAGGTCATCTTCCTGGTCAACAATTACACCACACCTGAATACCGACCGTCTAGCATTGATAAGGTTGCTGCTGGACAAAACCGTACCAGTAAAGGTATAACTCACGAACGTTTGCGTTTCAACCTCGGTAACTATCTGCCAGCCCTTTGGGCTAATGCCAGGTCGGTCGTCGGAAGTGTTGATTACATGCGTTACGAAAAAGATGTCATTGGCGTCTATGATCGTAACGTCTATGCGGTTAACCCGGTCGATAACATGCCGGTCATTGAGGTGGTTAATGGTAAGCCACAGCTCAAGATAGCGCATTATCGCGGTGAGCAGATGAAGAACCCTGATGGAACTCCCTACATCGAGCACGAAGCCGGTTCGATCATTTACGGTGAAGACCGTGAACCGATCATTAAGAATCCGCGTAGTGTTCTGCGACGTATTGAGATGTTCCTGTTCGACGGACGCTATGCGATTGCTGATGCTGTGGAAATCGCACCGCATGTTGAAACTGTTACCGCCGCGTTGACTAAGGCGATCCTGTCTGACATTCCAGCTATCGGTGGTCAGCTGCGTGATAAGACCGAACTGTTCGTCTATCCGAAGAACACGTTCGGGTTGGTTCGCGTACGTCTTGCCGATAGCACGATTGCCAAAGTTGATTCGGAAGTTGGCTTCACAGTTCGTTACTACGTCACCAATGAAGTGCGACGCAATACGAACTTGCTGTCTAACATCAACAACATCACTCGTGAAGTTATCGTAGCAAACCTCGGTAAGAAGACACTGTCCGCGTCTTCTATCTTGGCTGACCTGCGGGCGCGGATCGGCGACGATGTCATTGACGTTGAGATGGCCGGCTGGGGAGTTAATCAAGACCAGTACATTTATAGTGTTCTGGACAACAGTGATAAGTTGACGCTCAAGAAGAAAGCTCGGGTTAACCCCGACAATACTATCTCGATCGTTGACGACATCATTACCACATTTACCAAGCATGACAAATAAAAAGCTAGGGGCCTTCGGGCCCCTAGACTTTATTTATGTTTCTTCATCAGTTCTTGCAAACGGAACAGACCGAGCTCTGCACGCGTGCCGGTGCTATAGTAAAGCTGGAGGGCTTTGGAGACGTCGCTGATATAACGAATCCAGCCATTGATCATGTACAGATGGTCGATGTTTTCACCGTCGATATCCAACACATGATTTTTCAACTTATACTTGCGAGCACCTTCTACGCCAGAAAACAGCATTTCCTTACCGGACTGCAAGCTAGCCTCGACCGTGTCCAGTTCCTTCTTCATATCTTTCAGACGGCTAAGAATCTCATCCGCTTGTGCAGTAACAGCTTTGTCGGTAGACGAGCTGAATACAGCGCGGTGGTTCGTAATGACGTCATCGAGATCGAAGCGGCTAAGGATATGCTTCAGCGGAGTGAGGCGAATATTGAGCAGGGAGATCCACTCTTCTTCGTTCTCGCGGTTTTCAGCACGTGGGTTATAGACGCTAAGTCCCAACGAGAGCTCTTTAACGATAGCCGGGAACAGCTTGATATATTCCGTCAGGATGATCGCCGGCGGAAGATAGCGTTGATGTTTCCGATTGATAATCGTCGGACTCGGGGCGCTGTTTTTGTACAAAGTCCCGAATACTTTATTATCAGCCATGAACCCAGCGTCATTGATGAGAGCGTGGACGCGTTCGAGCATGTTCGTGGTATATGCGTGGAACTCATCGCGCTCATGCTCGGTGATTGGCTCTTTGGAATTCATCCGGGCGTTGTTCATCTTCATCAACCGGCTGAACTCTTCGGTCATCATTGTCGTTGCAGACATCATACCCTGAACGTAGTGCATCGTGATGCCGTTAAAGATAGTTTCCATGCGAGCACCGCGATTGTAGCCTTCCTTTCCAAAGAAAGCTGGCCAGTAGCGCAGTTCGTCACAGAACACAACCCACGATAGATCAACCGGCTTCGTCAGATCTTTGGTGGCCTGATAAAGAATCAGGGAGCCGATCTGGGCAGGGTCGTACAGGTTATAATGACGCGAGATGGTGGTAATGCGGGCCATCGCAATGATGGCTTGGTTGGTGTTGATTTTCTTACTGCGGATATGCTCGACGAGGTTGAGCTTGTACGGCAGGTTGAACGGCGTATCTTCATCCGGGAAGATATTCATGAAAGCCTGTTCAGAAATAGGAGTCTCGGCATGCTTTTTCAAACGTGCCTGAATCTCTTTCTTAACATCTTCCATATCCCGCTTGAGATTATCGACCTGCCGCTGCTTGGCGGCGATAGCAGAGGACGAGCCACCACCAGAACCACCCCAGCGATCCTTAAGCCATTGGTAAAGCTTAATGAGCAAGCCGACGATAATACTGGTGCCAGATACGGCCAGTGCAATCTTACGCCACTCGATGGCCTCAAGTCCCACTGAGAGCTTGGTGGTGGAACCAAGCTCAGTCAGCATGTTTACGTTAAGGCCGCCGAGGATACCCGGAGAGGCAGATTCCAGACCAACACCAATTGCCCGCGACATACCGGTCTCACGTATCTGATTCTCGTAAGACACCAAGGACGTCATAACAGAGTTCAGTTTGAAGAGTTCTTTCTCTTCAGCAGCGAAGTCGGGAAAGTCAGGCAAAGTGATCATTAGTCCTGCCCCTCAATGAAAGTTTTGATGCTTTGGGAGAACGGGGTGATCCATGCGTTGAAATGGTTAACGATGGAACCCGTGGCGGTAGAAAGACTCCCGTGGAAGTCATAGATCTGGATCGGGATGATCGGGCTGTTAACCAGCTCATAGCGAGCCATCCAGATGCTACGTACGTCATCGAGGACGCCGTCGGTATCGATGACGATCTTGCTGTTGACTACGTCGATTACCTTGCAGGCATCTTTGTAGACCATCTGACGGAAATAGGCGCCAGCGTCAGTCATCTCGCCCACGGGGAGGGGAGAGGAGTACGCAATGCCGGCGGCTACCAGCTTCCGCAGGAGCAGGTTGCGATCACCGGACTCCACAGCGGCACGAGATTGGAAGTTACGGAGAAGTTCATACATGGCGGATGTCTCACTTATACGTGTTTGGGGATCTCTACGGTCTCCAACATGGAGCTCGCATAGAACAAGTTGTTGTTGCCCAGGGCCTCGAGCTGTTGCTCGAATTTACGCTTGGCTTCGGACTGACGACCAGACGGGATCAGGTAAGCCCAGATGGCCTCCATGATTGTCTTCTTGTCGCTCATCTCCTTAATGCAAACATCAATAGCATGGATGTCCGCTACGATTTCCTTACGACGTCCGTCGGTAAGTTTACCTTTGAGCTCGCCGAGCATTTCATTACGAATACGGACAGCACGCTCTTTGGGGTCATCGTAGATCTTGTTCAGCGGACGGCTGCACAGCAGGATGATGATTGCAAACATGCCAGCGGTCATACCAGTCATAAACATGAAGCCGATAAGCTTCAGGTATTCGACGCAGATATGCACAACCCAGCCATAGTGGGAAGTAGAGCCGTTCTCACGCTCGATGACTGCCAGAGCCAGTTGCAGGTCACGACCTACACCATGGCGAACTGCGAATTGGTCAGAGACCGATTCAAAGCCACGATAGGAGTAGACTTCATTACCTTCAACGTTACGACGCTTCTTGACGGTTTCGGTAACCAGCTTAACAAAGATGGTGTCTGCCTTGTCCTGACGGATCAGCAGTTCCTTATCTTCGATAACGGTGCCGGTGGCCTTCTCGTACTCGCTGATGATTTCGATGCGTTGTTGGTCGGTCTCGGTCTTGAGGACGCGATGAGAGACGTTAGCGGCTGCATAGTTCATATTGAACATATCGAGGATATATTCAAAGAACGTGAATACGTGTCCGAGTTCATGCAGCAAGATTGCAGCCACGCCACGGCTACCGATCAGCGGGTTCATCAGGAGGCCAGTGGTGAGAGTAGTCGGGCAGTTGAGCTTGGAGAAGTCGCCATATACACGGGCTTCTTTGCGATCAACCATGCCAGAGAACGTGCCACCTACAAAGTTCAGGACTTTATGCAGGTCGCGGTTAGCCAACCAACCACGCTGGTAGTTGTTGACCAGCGGATGGTTTTTATCGATGCTCGGCAACTCCACAGAGGCATTGGAGTAGGGAACGTCAACAACATCCACACGGATCGAAATACCAGTCAGTTCAAATACGGTAGCTGCCAGCCCCCGTCTGGCCGCTTCTTCGCTATTGAAGATTCGGCTTGCACGCCAGTCATCAATCAGTTGGGTGAGACGATCGGCCAGTTTTGATTTACCCTGGTACGCAATCGCCTCAAAACCTATATTCATCATTACACCACCTCGTTTACTTGTTGTTTATAAAGGCCGACCTGGCGGTAGCAGTATTGGAAGAACTTCTTGGCACGCAGAACGTTACCAGTATGCTCTTGTATTTTCTTGGAGATCTCATTGAGATCTTTACGGTTTTCCGCTGGCAGCGAATTAAAGCGAGAGATTTCAGATTCTTTAATGCTGTCACGTTTTAACTTATCATTGATCTTCTCAATGACGCGGTTAAACTCTTTGGTGTCCGAGGCGGTATCTTCGAACAGACGTGAGGTTGCTACGAGGTCAAAATAGCTAGCCTCAGCGTCAGGGTCAAGCATCGTCACTCCCTGCTTGGAAGTGAAGTAGCCAATCCGCTGACTGCGAATACTCGCCAGAAGCTTCCCAAGCTCCGTAGTCGAATCGAAAGCACTTACGGCATCTCGTATATTTGGAGAGGCGCCGAATGCACTGTCGAGACGTTTAACGGCATTCTTGAGCTCGTTTATGTCCTTGGTAGAACCATCGGTGGAAGTCAGCAGGATAACTTGCTTAGCAAGGTCATCAGCGTAATGTGTCAGCTGCCTTACAAAATCCCGGTTAAATTTACCATACTTGGCAATTTTATAAATCGGGACGATTCCGTGGCGTGTAAGAATTAACGGGATAGCATGCTCGGGTTTGTCTTTGACCAGTTTGGACGTAGACAGTTTCTTGAGTAGCGTCTCCAGTTCGTTCTTGGACAGACCGGCTTTCTTGGCACCATGGATACCCATTGCGATGGCGACGTATTCCGGTTTCCCGATATACGAGGCATAAGGCTTAAGACTCTCGGCTAACTCTTCGTCGCTAGCCACCTTCTTTGCAATCTTTTCGCCTTTAGCCAATGCTTCATCAGCCGTCGGTATTTTCAGCTCGTTATTACTGATGTCGGCATCGCTGAGTTCGCCTGATGAGAACTTGCTCTTAATCCATTTCCAGAAACGGTAGAGCATATAACCCAAACCGCCGGTAGCGACGGCTACCGCACCACCCAATGCCATTTGCTTTTCAGTGATCACCTCCATAGCGATAGACTGTTTGGTCTTGGATGGGTTTTTGGTTAATGCTTTAACCGACAGTTTACTGAAAAGGCCGGGCTCAATAGCCTCACCTGCATAATAAGCAGTTTGGTTCATCCCTACTCGACGGATATGTACCTTCAGTGACTCCAACCCTACCTGTTTGGTGGCGCTGTCATCGAAGCTCTCAAATCCTATTGGAGCAGCAGGATCAAAATCAAATTCGGACATATTCGACTCCGCTTAATAAAGACACATGTGACCATTATGTGTTAAGTCATTTACTAACTCGTGGTAAACTAGACATGGTAAAAATTTCTGCTGATGACGTCCTTGGCGTTGAGTGTAAAAATATCTCATACCAAGAAGCAACCGATCGTTCTTTTAACGACATGTTGCTAATTAAAGAGGTCATTCATACAAAAGATGGCGGACACTTTCCGCGCATCCGCTTAGTTGAGAACTTCAAACGGCCTTTCTACATTACTCGGGAAAACTACCGTAACCACCAAGATAAAAAAGAATACGAAGAGTTAGAAAAGCTGCAAAAGTTTGAATGTACTCAGGTCGAGCTGTCGATGAAAATACAGCAAGCGCTCGGCCGTACTTATCCTGATCCCAAGAAGCAGTTGCGTGATGTATGTCAGAGTCCCTACGTCTACTATGCGGACATGGGGCCTCAGGCACTGCTCAAACACCGCTATAAAGAGAAGTGGCCAGGTCTGGTATCTCGTAGTCGCGTAGCCGTACTCGATACGGAGCGGGACGTTACGTTCGGTACCAACGAAACTATCCTGACTTCCGTGACAATGGGTAAGACCAGAATCGTAGGTGTCGTTAAGTGGTGGGCTGATCGAATCCCTGATTTCCATGAGACTATCCATCGCAAGTATGCGGAGTATCTCAGTAGCGTTGACCTAAAGAAAAGTAAGAAGAATGAAGTCACCGGTAAGTATGAGAACATAATCGTTAACACCGACCTTATTAAAGAGCGGGGCGGTGACATCGAAATACATATCTGTGACAATCCCGGTCTCGCAATTGCAGCGGTGATGAAACGCGTTCATGAACTACAGCCAGACTTCTTGACTATCTGGAACATGGACTACGATATTCCACAAATCTTAGCTGCATTGGACAAAGCCGGCATTCCTGCCGAAGACGTGTTCTGTGATCCATCCGTCCCACAAAAATACCGTAAAGTTCGCTATAAGCAAGCCAAGGCGCAGCGTGAGACGAACTCCAAGACAATCTCACAGCACCCTGCTGACCTTTGGCATGTACTCTACTGCATGGCGGGCTTCTACGTTGTAGACGCAATGTGTCTCTTTAAGAAGATTCGTGTTGCTAAGGGTAACGAGCCAGACTACAACTTGGATGGTGTACTCCATCGTCACCTGGGTATTGGTAAGCTTAAGTTCAAAGAAGCTGACCATCTCAAGCGTCTGAAATGGCACGTGTTCATGCAGAAGAACTATCCTGCTGAATATGTGATCTATAACTTGTTTGACTGTATCTCGATTGAGCTGCTTGATGAGAAAACGAATGATTTGGGCATGACCATGTCTTCGTTGGCTGACATCAGTGATTACGCGATATTCCCGAGCTTGCCAAAACGTCTTGTCGACATCTTGCACTTTTTCTATGAAGAACGTGGGAAAATTGCCGGCTGTGTTGGCAGTGATATCACGTCAGAGCTAGATGACGATGTTATCGACATGACTGGTTGGATTGTTACTCTTCCGGCATATGCCGTAGAAGATAACGGCTTGCGCTGTATCGCTGAGATTCCAGAACAGCGAACTATGTTCAGACGTCAGACAATCGACGCGGACATTCTCCAAGCATATCCTTCTGGTGAAGTCGTTCTTAACATCTCCAAAGAGACCACCTTCATTGAGGTATGTAGCATCGAGGGCGTATCTGAGGATGCGAGACGTCGTGCTGGCATTAACCTGACGGGTGGTAAGACTAACGCCATTGAAATATGCAACGATATTCTCAAGATGCCTTACATCGACGAACTGCTCGATGCATTCAACGAGGATATTGCTGCCGGGAGAGTATAAATGTCATTACTGAAACGAGTAGCGCAGGAGATAGCTGAAAAACATCAGCAAAGCGTGGGGATGGAGTCGGAGGGTAAGCAGTGGGGGACAGCTGAAGACTTCCACCGTAACCTTAAGGAAGACCTTGGCCAGACGGAGGTTGGTGGCAACACTCCGTTCGGTAAGATCTTCGGTGATATCTTCAGTGGTCTTAACCTGAGTGATAATGGGGAAGATGAGATTGAGTATAGCTTCTTCGTTAAACTCAGTCCTGAGCAGATTAAAGCAATCATGGAGAAATTCCACGACTGCGATAACTATGCTTTCATCGAAGTTAAGATCCCTTGCGCCAATAAGGAGCGTAAAGTACGGGCCAGACAATACTACAATGACGGTCGAGTCACTCGTTGTGAGCTGACCACAAAAGTTCACATCGGAGAAAAAAAGAAGCGCGAGTACAATTCCGAAATATCGAATGAAAACTTCATCTCGATGGCTTGGGGTTCTACGTCGATCACTTCGCGCGTTCGGATCAAGATCCCGCTGCTTAACCGTGACGGTAAGAAGATCCCTCGCCGTGGAACTGGGTTTCTATGCTGGGAGCTCGATCTGTACTTCAGCCCCTCTGTCGAAGGTTTCCATCCGTGGGCCAAGGTTGAGCTGGAAGTAACTAACGCAGCCTTGGAAGACGATGATGTTGTCAGTAAGATTCCGTTTGAATATGACGAGCTGCTGTACAGCGATACCCAAGACCCGGCTCAGCGTAAGCTGATCCAGTCGCTCTACGAAGTCCATTACAACATGATTGCGCACGACATGTCCTTCCTTGACGGAAAGGCATAAAAGGCTGGGGGCATTGCCCCCAGCCTAATACTTTATTTGTTACTTGGAGAAGTAAGCATGGATCGCTTTGCGACCAGCTTCGTTCTTCACCAGGTCCAGAGAGTAGGAGACCGATACACGGGTTTCCAGCTTGGACTTGTCACGCAGCTTGGCGTAGGTGGAGATCAGGTTCATCATGCGTACGAAACGCTCACGCTCGGCAGAGGACTTGATAGCGGCCAGGCCGATGAAGGCGTAGGCTTTGTCGAAGGCCTTGCAGAAGTTGCGGCTTTCACCACCGGTAACGGTTTCCATGACGGCGTCCAGCACCTTGGTCACGTCGGCAGTGTTCAGGGTCTCCAGCAGACCGAACATGGTGGACATGTTGTTGGTGGCAGTTGCGACGGCTTCGTCGTTGGTTTGACCGGGAACTACGGTCTCGGCAAAGGCCTTGACGTGAGCAATACAGACGTTCACACGCGTCGGGTTGGAAGAGGTGTCACCCTGCTTGGCAAAGAGGTCGGCCGGAGCGGCGTCGAGTTCAGCAACCAGCTTTTCAGCAACGGTCGGCTTATCTGCTGCACCAGAAACGTCTACCTTAACTTCGGTAGCCGGCTTCTCGGTAATAGGGGCGGTGTTTTTTTCAGTAGACATGTTGTTTCCTTAGTTCAGATGGGTGTTGAAGTCGAAATGGGCAACGGCCAGTTCAGTACCGTGCATTGACTGCATGAACGCATACATGATGTCAGAACCTACAGCGGCTATCTCAGAGGCTACGCCGCGAGGAGATTTTGCCAGTGAAGGGCCTGTACAGCACTCACAGTAGTCGGTGTGGCTGGCCTGACATAGTAATGGACGCCGTATTGCAATCATCTTACCGTAGTTGGCCTTGGCCAAATCCGGGGTAAGAACAACCAGCTTGCCAGCATCGACCATGTTGAGGCCGAGGTAGGCGTGAGCATTGTGTTCTGTGATGATAAACTTGTAGGTGAGTTTAGTTCCGCAATCACCGGGAATAATCTTCGTGTTCTGATAAACCCGCTGGAGGAACGTAACCTTTTCACCGCCCTTTGCCGTGTCAGCACCACGGTCGTAAGAACCTTCACGAATGGAGTTGTTTTTGGCAACCATGTTCTTAAGGTCGCCACCTTCATTCAAGGAAGTCGGGATAAGTGTGAACTTCCCGTCCTCTTGGAAGGAGGCTTCGATGCCGTGCATAACAAACATCTTCTTACGCTTAACCGAGAATGCTTTGCCGCTCAGGTAATAGTCCATGGCCTCGTCGTCTTTGAGCCACTCTTTATCAAGAGCAATAAGTTCGTTCTGTATGGCAGCAATATTTGCCGGCGTCAGATTGTCCTTATACTTCTCAAGCAACTCAGTACGTCGCTTAACCATGTCAGGATGCGTTGTGAGCGTCTTCTCGGTACCAGTAGGTGTGATGTACTGGCAAAGGCTTGGTAGCTCGTACATAGCCTTTACAAAGCGCTGTACCTCGGTGGCCGTAAAATACGTCTTGCCGTCCTTGGGCGGTTCCTCGTCATCATCCAGGACGCGTTCACAGAACAGCTTAACGATACCTTTAGACGTAGCCTTCTCTTGGAATGGCAGTTTGTTACCAAAGGCGTAGACCATCACCAGCCAGTTAAAGAGCATCCGGCCATAGGTAGTAGTGATGGGTTCAGGGTGATTGGGAATGCTGTCGGCTGGGAAATCAGCCAGACCGCGGTTATCGTAAAGAGCCTCGCCAGCGACGGCATCTTCCACCGGTTCCCACTGGCCGCTCTCGCCGTTATACCAAAACGTACCTTCCTCGGTATAGTTGATATCAAATGGCTCAGGTTCATGTGGAGTGAACTCTACATCAACCGCCATCTCACTGCCGGCTAAGGGCAGTTCGGCCACGGAGAACAGGCTGATGCGCCATGATCTCCACTTCCATCGGCCAGCCTTACAGCCAGCGATAAACAGATCAAGCTTCTTCATCGTTCTTCACCTGTTCAAAGATCGTTTCCAATGCAGCGTTGGCATAACGCAATGCCACCTCGTAACCGGCCTTGTGTTCGTCATCCATGATCTGTGCAACGAGCGCATCCTTCGCTTCATAGGCTTCGTCATAGTCGGTATATTTGGTGAGCAAGATACCAGCTACAACTTGACCCACGTCGGCCGGATACTTATCTGGCCTGTTGCTGTCAAATTCCACTGAGGCTTGGGCGACCAATTCGTCGACGGTTTTGGTATAGCCGTAGTTCTCAAATAGTGCAAGGACTGGACTGGTCGGGAACTTTCTACAGAACGCCACGACGTTACGGACAATCTCGGGCTTATAGTCAAGCTCGTAACTGTCGTCTATCATTTGGCGCGCTACAAGAGCACCGCGAATAGTCTTGTGCAGCTTTTCAGAAGCATCGTTGATCAACGCATGGTAATTAGCAGCGGAGGTGGATTTGATGAACGCTGTCAAATTTCCGACGATAATGTTTCTCGGCTCACCGCTATCTACGATAGTCAGCAGAGAATCGAAGTCGTCATAAGTCTCGATCTCTTCGAGGATTACGGTGATGATGTCCAAGAGATGGTCAGGGCGACGATAGCACTCATCAAAGTCGACCTCGAGACCAAGCGTTGCAACTAAGTCCATTATATTCTTATAGATGTATCCCTCCAATTCGAGCAGTGCTTCTGCCGACGAATCATATTTCGCGACGATGCTGGTGATGCCTAATTCGAGACCATCTCCATATCCAGTATCGTAAAGACACTGGGTCAGGCCAATGATGGAGTTTGCCCGACTTTCATGGCGTGCTTCATGCAAGACACTGACTAATAAGTCGTTCATGGTTTCTCTCTTTCAGGTTATTTTTTATACGCCTTGCCATATTACGAAGGCTCCATAGAATATGTTCTATCAATAAGGACGAGTCATGCAACAATCTAAACGTGCCCTTCGGGCAAAAATGAAAAAGAAAGCGGCTAACCGTGCACGCAATAAGGGGATGGATTTGACTATCAAAGCTAACCACGACCGCGAGGTCTTGAAACAAATCCGCGTCACCGAACCGCTGACCGGTATGGCCGACGCTGTCCTCCAGCAATACACCAACATGTTTGGTAATGACCTCGTACAAGGTCCGAAGGAAGTCGTGGATAGCCTGGTTAACGTACTGGACAAGATCAAGAGCGATAGCGACGAGCTCAAAGCCGGCTTCAAACAGCTCAAAGATGAAGGCGAAGCTTTTGTCAATGACAAGAGCGGCGACTACATCGCCTGGACTCAGAAGTCCATCGGTATCTGCGAAGGCCTCGAGCGCATGCGTGACGATCACGCCCATCGCTACAGCCTCAACATGATGTCCGTAAACGAGCTGATGCTCGACATTAAATCCTAATCGCTAACCGTAAGTGGGCGGGAAACCGCCCATTCATTTATGTCAGGAGTAAGACAATGTCTGATCAATTTGATGACCTCCCTACCGTGGATCCTATCTCTGCAACTGAGCCGGTCGTCGAGACCATGCCGGAAGCAACTGTTGAAGTAGAACCGACAGTAGTAGCTGAGCCGGCGGCTGCGGTAACTACAGAAGTAGCGACCGATGCGACAACTGCTAAAGTTGACGCTGGCAATACTGGCGACCAGGACGGTCCGACCGTTCCTTCCACCATCGAAGAACGTGAGGGACTGGCGCTGGAGCTGGAAGACCGTGGTCTGGTCGGCGTCTCCATCAATTACGTCGAGGAGCGTAAGACCCTGGACAACTCCAATACCAAGCCGGTATTTGGTTTGCCTGGCCATTCTTTCAACCTCCCCTTTGCGGACATGATGTACACCCAAGTTCGCAACGGTGGTCAGTTTGGTGATCACGAAACCCGACTGATTGCCAACTATACTCCGCATGCACTGCATTCCATGCGTCTGGCCGAGAAAGACAGCCAGTGGGTACAGAGCCTGGATAACGGCGGTGAGCGTGTTGGTACTGCACAGCCTCGGCTCGAGGCTAGCGGTAATATCGTTAAGGGTAGCGCTGCACTGACCCTGCTGCGTCGTGCATCCAACCTGGGCACTTCTTTGTTGCAACCGCTCTATCACTCCGGTATCTATATCGAGATGTCCTGTCCGCCGGACACCGACCTGATCAACCTCGACTACCGTCTGGCCATGGAGCGTGCTGCGGTCGGCATGTCTACCTCTGGTCTGCTGCTGTCTGCGACTAGCTCTATCTTTGTACGTGAGCTGGCAACATTTGCGTTGAGCTATGTCACCTCCACCAACGTGGCCAACCTGTCCGACGGCATGGTTCAGTCACTGATGGATCGCATTGATCCGATGGACTATCCGACCCTGATCAACACCATGTTGGCGACGATGTATCCGAACGGTTACCCGTGGCTGATCGAATGTGCCAATCCCAAGTGTGGTCACAAGCATGAGACTCGCATGCACTTCAGCCGCATGGCCTGGGTCGATAAGACCTGCCTGAACAAGAAACAGATGGACATGCTGGTTAAGAAGCGTAACAGCATCACCGATGCTGAGATCGCCGAGTACAAGGCCGAGTTCAAGCTGTCCGATAAGCGCGTCGTCAAGTTCAACGACAACGTGGAAATCCATCTGCGTACCGGTAGCCTGTCTGAATACGCCGAGAGCGGCCGTCAGTGGGTTGAGGACATCGAGAAGCAACAAGCCGTTGCGTTGTCCAGCTACAATACCGATGCGGAGCGGAAGGCCTTCCTGGACAGCCATATCCAGGCACGTGCCATGCGTAAATACGGCCACTTCGTTGAGAAGATCATCTTCAACACCGATACTGCCAACCCGCTGACCATCGTCGATCGTGCGACTATCGTCGAGTCTCTCGATATCCTCTCTGCGAACGACGGCTTCTTTGTCAAGTTCCAAGATCAGGTTGTTGAGTTCATCGAAGCCAGCACTATCGTGGTTGTAGGCTATGCCGCATCGCGCTGCAAAGCCTGTGGCACTGTGGATGAGACCGACACCGGTCGCTTCCGCTCTATCGTCCCCATGCCCATTGACCGGATTTTTTTTACACTTACCAGACAGAAAACCAGCATGCTGGCTATGTTGGAACAGGGTCAATAAGGTCTGGCCTGTTCTCCGACCGGCGAAAGCACTACATGACGGATTCGGGGAACCTTACTGCGGTAGACGATCTTCTAAGAACCGACACCACCAAGCTCTCAGTGAAGCCCACTTACATTGAGGCTAAGATGATGTTGGTCGAAGCCTACGCCGAAACCTATGATCTGGACTATGGTCCGAATCTCATTGGTATTGCGGAGGAGGAGCGTGTATCCAACGGTTCTTTGTTTACTCATCGAGCTAAAGAGTTCCGAGATTATGACATTGCTAAGTACGGTATATCGCTCTTGCAGTATATCGACATGCCGCGTCCATTCATTGAAGAACTGAAAGCCGAGGCCGAACGGGCCTTGAAGTCGGAGATATCTCTGTCTGGTGAAGTAAAGAAAAATTTGACCAACTGACAAAAAAAAAGAGAGGAGGGCGAAAGCCCTCTTCTCTTTATGTCAGCGGTATTGTTACCCACGGCAGGAACTCGTCTATGTAGATCGAGTATGCAATGTTGGGATCATCTGCCTGTTGGTGTTCATCGTCCCAGATAGCGTACGTGTAACGCTCGTAACCGTTCGTATTACGAATGTTGGACACGCGGGTAAGCTGGTACACCACACCACGGTGCTTGAAGTGGATAAGGCCGGTATGGGCCTTAACAGACTCACGATGGAATGCCACATACTCCGGTGACAAACCATCGGTCAACAGATCAAGCGCAGGAACTACGCCAGGGTACGCTTTAAGCACAGACTCCAAAAGCTGTGCCAAGTTATACCCGTTATAATTAGCCATCATACCTCCTAGACAGTAAAGGCACTTCCCATAGTCACGAGTTTGCGAACGCGACCATTAAACTTGGTAGCTTTCTTATTCCAGTACATATGATGTTTCTTGATTTGGTTACATATCGGATAGACCACCTTTGGGTTAATGTTCCAGAGTTTCAATGTCGACTTACGCGTACGGCCTAACATTTGCAGGTTGGCTTGGGTGGCATCTACTGCAACAGTGATGATTGCCAATACCAGACCTACATAGTCCACGGCAGTGCCAGACTTACCAGGCGTTGACACAATGATGTCAGCTTCGGTAGCCTTCTTGTAAATATCGCCTTCGATGTAGCGATAGACATTGAACGTCGGATACTTCTTTTTCATGTATTCAGTAAACGTGGTACACATCGCCTTGGTGGCAAAGATAATCAGTGCTTTCTGACCATCTTTCTTTTCATTTATATACCACACCTTCAAAATCTCAGCGCACATATGCATGTAGTTGTTAAGCATTTGTTTATTGCGCATAATCATCTTTTCTAACTCTGGATGATTATACATGCTCAGTCTATTCATGCGTGATGTGACTTTATGGTCTTTGATGCTATACCTTAGGCCGATTGCATCGATGAATGGGACGTAGGGATTACCGGTATACCGTGTAGGCAGCGGGAAACGTTCCAAGTACCGTGCTTTCATGAAGGCGTCGTCAGGTTCCAATGTGGCCGACAGATCAATGACGCGGGGAGGGTTGAGCATAACGAATGACGTATAGTTCATTCGGAAGAACTGATGAGACTCATCGTAAAGTAGAAGACCGATGCCAAGCCGCTCGAGTAGTTCAGTAGGAGACACGGCATTATCATAACGGCCGAGATACTCCTTGATATAGTTTTCGATACAGTGCGACGAAATAACAATCGCTTTACATTCCTTGTGGCCGCGACCGCCGCCTAAGCGCGCGTCGCCGTCACGTAGCAATATCTCTAGCTCCTTCGTGTCCTTAACCTTATACAGTTCACCCGGACGCAGTTTAAGGTTCTCTTTAAGATCCCCTACCCACTTATCCAAATAAGCTGCTTTGGTCAACACCATGAAGCGCTTACCCATCGTAACTGCAATCTTCAGCGCAGTCTTTGTCTTACCTTCCCCGGTTGCGATTTCAAGAACGTTATGCCAAGGGTCTACTTGAGAACAACGTTCCACACAGGCGTTTTGCCAAAAGAAATCTCCTTCTGGCTCTACCATATTGAGGACATGCCCTTTAAACGAGACAGACGCCCCTTCAGGCGTGTTCAGTCGCGTCTCGTTGATGGTTATGTCACGACGCATAAGTCTGCTTATACGCTCCTTGAGGAGCGTTAGAACAGGCTCATACAGCGCATCGATGTAGTAGAAGGCGTTTTCTTTATCAACTCGTACTGCGTATTTATCACCAGGAATCGTGAATACCTTACCACGCTGTCTCTGGATCTTTGGTTGGGTTAATGATTCGTTATATGCCTCTAACGCATGATGTAATGCAACTTCAGTTGTGCGTACGCAGAACCCCGTCCTGTGGCGCACAATGTCTACAATAGCCATTTATGCTCCAAAAAAATACGGGGAGAATCCTCCCCGTACCTTAGTTAGCGTCTGGCGTTTGCGGGCTCGATATAGACCAAGCTATCCATGATACTGGTACAACGATCGTGATCGATATACGCAGTTACGTCTTCAAAGACTTCATTCTGTCTCTGGTAGAGCATGGCAACAGACAATGACCGACGACGAATGATTTCATCGTGTGAACGGAATACACCAGAGTACAGACCGTTTGGCATTGCACAATCACCGATTCTCGTATCAGTGACACGAGACGTGGCAATTACCGTGGAGATATGGCCGAGGTGAATATCGTCCAGTTTCTCGGAGATGAGGTAGTACGCATCCATAAGAGCGTCATCCACATCACGGTAGCTTACCAGCATGGCAGCTTTATTCTTCACCGTCTTCTTCGATGTCTCAGCAGTGTAAGTTTCATCGTGTTCGGACGCAGAGCGGGCCGAGCGGAACAACGTTTCCGCTTTACTCGCAAACTCAGACATGTTTTCGTGTTTGAGCGGATATACAAACAACGGTTTCTTGACGTCCCAGTTGGCCAGATCGATCCAGTAGGAACTGCCGTTGGCAATCCATTTCTCAGTCTGCAAATAACGCAGCATCTCGGTGGAGAGCGAAGCTTTGGTGGCTTGCTTCACCAAGTTGACCTGGAGCTGGTCTTGGTAGACCTGATTCTCATCCACTGTATAGAACTCAGCGGAGGTCAGCTGACTTGCACGGCTGATATCCATGTTGGCCAGGTTCTTCACGTAGTTGATGTCTACGAGATGAGCGGCCTCTTGTGCAGAGATACGCAGCTTGACTGACTTACCCTTCAGAACGCTATTCAGGTAGAGGGATTCCTTGTCACCTTCTTTGATGGCCAAGTAACGACCCTCAGTACCACGCAATGCCACGATAAACTTGTGGACGATGAAGTCCAAGTGTTTTGTGGAAATAATGATCTGAGTGAACCGCTTGTTCAACGAGGTCGAACTAACGTGTCCTGGGTTAGTGTCATGCGGCAATGCATAAGATGTCTTACCGTAGCAGACTTCACACACTTCCTGCTCGTGCAGATACTGACAGCAGTTCGTCGTACGGAAGCGTATGCGTTGCCCCAACAGATGGGTGTCTGTTGGTAAGATTTCATGGAGTTTGCCAGACGGCAGGACTTGATACAGACCTGCCATGGAACGGATTAATGCTTCGCCTGCACTGCCTTCAGGGATCATGGCTTCGTGAGCATCACGAGTACCACAGTCGCCTTTGACAACGCGCTCCAGCACGCTACATACCAATTGCAGCTTACGGTTAAAATATTCCGCATCTGCTACCGGATCCTTGTTAAAGAGTAGCGCCTTAGAAGCTGACCGCGTTTCTTTTGCAAACGAGTTGGTATCACCCAGACCCATTGCAAAGCCACGACGGATTGGCTTGACATACATAACCGAGTCGATATCCGTACTCAGGCCTTTAGGGCCGAAGGACTGGAGTATCTGCGGCATCGGTACGGTGCGGTTCAGAGCAGCACGAACAATCGGGTTGTTCTTATACTTTCCTGAGTTGAACACTTTCTTGATAACCGCGTACGCGTTGTCGATAGTCGGCATCGCGTCAGTTACTGCTTCGTTAGCAGCGGTGATCTCCTCATCATTAAGGATCTCCAATACCTCAGGGGCAGAGATCGTGTCAATATAAGGAAGGAGACGTGTAGACAGCGCAACATACAGTTCGTTGTAGCAACGCTTATACGCCAGCAGCCAGACGTCTTCTTTGTTGATGTCCATATCGACCGTGTCTTCAATGGCAGCCCACAACATCTCACGATAGAGTTTGTCTGTAAGGGGCCGGCCGTTAGTACACAGTTTCGGAGTGATCTGGAGTTCACGATAGCTGTCTACGATTTGCCAAAGATACCAACTAAAGCAAATGTCTACAGTATTGGTGTGAATCAGCTGACCATCGTCATAAGTCAGGGCGACTATCCCTGGACGTGGAAGGTCCCAGATTTCATCCTCATCAAAATCCAACAGATCACGGACGTGATAGGACATACGTGGTACAGTTTTATTAATCATCCGTCAATCATCTCCGTAGTGAACCCACAACCCTCACATTCGAGAACGTGATACAGGATTGCCATAGCGCGGTTGTTGCCAAGCGGGAACCGTTTCCGGTCTACCGCCTCTACGATGTTTGTAGGCGTATCAGTCATCAGAATAGACTTAACCACCTCATCGGCTACAATCGGGTTATTACTACGGTCATGAATCTCGGCGGTGATGTTGTCACCAACATATGCCTCCAGATGACGCGCTTCGGATTCGCCCATGAACTTGATCGGGTGTTCACGAACGGGACGACGATTACGATCACGAGAATGTTGCTTACTGATCGTACCGAAATGCTGGAACTTACCGGCAGAGATTGCGGAAGCGTCTCGGCCAGTTTTGTCCAGACGTATGACATACAGGTCGCCTACGATGAAATCATCAATCGTCTGCTTCTTGCTGCCGTCGGGCATGGTAAGCGTAAGCTTACTACGATTGGGTGGGAAATGTTTCTCAATCCAATCTTCAATCTCACACATCATCTCAGGACGTTCGTGTGGGATTTGCATTCTCAACGGCTTATGTCTCAGCTCGTCTAGGAAGGCATATTGCTCCTTCTTGGTCTGGTGGGATACCTCGATTGCGTCCAACCACAGAGAGCTTGAACCTTTGAAGAAGTTAGTGAGATACTCCCACGCTTCATCATAGCGATCGCGATCGATCATCTCAACGATCTTACTTTGCACATCACGCCTTGCAGCGTTGACAAAGTGTTCAAACTTCCGGTTATAGTTGGTACGGCGAAGCATTGCGTTACCGGACATAATCAGGTGAACGCGGTTGCCATACTCATCGATTGGCATCTCTTCCGTTGGCCGAACCTCACCAGTAACACCCTTACCGCCGAAGAGGTCAGTCATCTTACTGGCTACGTCAAATGGAATCTTGAACTTCACCGTAACTTCGATACGGTAGTCATCCATCTGCTCATACCCGAAGATCTTCTTCTTAGCCATTGCATCGGAAGTATACTCATCGGGCTTGTGTGCAATCGCCGTACGAATCAGAACGTGAGCAGCAGGCGACAACGTTGCAGCATTGGTCTTGCTTTTCAGTTCGCGGCGAATTGACGCATAATAGGAACGGATGCGTTCGTAAAATGTGGCCAGGGATTCTACATCCCCTTTACACATCTCCTGAATCTTCTCAGAAGTCTTCATCACCCCACGTTGGATGTCGTCCTTATAGGTTCGGACGTCAACAACTTCCGCATCGGGATCGACGAATACGACATCATCGAAATGACCACAGATATCGCGCAGTGCTTTGACAGATGTCTCTACACCGGCAAGGAGCGGATCCCAGGAACGCTTAGCCATCAGAATACCATCGGCGCGAACACGGTCACCGATAGCAGGATGGATACGCGGGTTTTCTTCGGTACCGTACGGGAACAGCGGATAGTCTTGGGCGCCGAAAGACATCGTTACGGTTTTGTAGCCGTAAGACATCATTGCGTCTGCCAGGTCTTGTGAGACCACTACCGCGTCTTCAATACAGCCAGGATGCGACACGAGGATTGTCGCGGCGTGCGTTCCGTTACAATACTCCCCGTCGATATTACCTGGGGTATCTGCCAGTATGGTTCCTTTCTTGAGAATCATCCCCTTCTTGATGTTACGGCCGGTTTCCGACAGCACCATGTCATAACCGAAATACTGGTGGTTAGACTGGAACATCGGAATGTGGATTACGTCAATGTGTCTTGGATTATCGATATGGCGTACGAACGCTACTGTTTCCAGCGGTCGTGCAATACCAATACCACCGGCAGGGTAACGGCTTATTACAGCCTCTACCTTACAGGTCTCGGGCACCTTCACATTAAACGTGTATTTGGCGTATTCGAACTCCACGCCTGTGAACAGATGGCGTTTTTCATTACCAACTATGCAGGGAGCTTGGCCCATGTGGCCACCCTGCATCTGAACACGTGCACCGGAACTTCCATCCGGGGCTAACATGTATTCAGTTACAGCACCCATCAGTTCAGTCCTTAACGGAACTGAATGCTCGTCTGGCCGATAAGCTATCATGTTTACTCCTGATCGCACTAACTACATACCATCCCTATGATAATATATGCTTGAATTTATTTAGGGGGAAGCATGGCTTCAGTTAATGAACTTGTCACGTATACGCTGCCGCATTATGCTGCCAACCCGCGTTTACGCAACGTACTTATTACGCACCGCAAATACTTGCGTGAGCATGAGTCTACCACTTCGATGGCAGTAGACCTTAAAGTAGCAAGGCCGTATCTCTACAACCTATATGGCTACCTGACAACCGTCAAAATACCATCACAGCTCCACTGGATTATCCTGATGCTATCAGATATGAATTCACCGGAGGACTTTGATACCACGGTGAAGGCACTGCATATACCTAGCATCGCTACTATTGATGAAATCATCTCCATAGCAAAGCTATAAAAGAGAGAAAAAAAGAGGGCGAAAGCCCTCTTCTCTTTTTATTTATCGCCGCCCGATCAGATCGTTCAGAGAAATACCCCCGCGACGTTCATCACGACGATCGTCTCTACGGTCATCACGGCGGTCATCCCGACCACGATGGCCCAGCAGGTCAACTTCACGACGTCCACGACCACGGTCACGATCATTGCGGTCATAGCGACGGTCACGATCACGAATATCATCTTCATATTCGCGGTCATTGCCGTAGCGATCACGCAGTGCGCCGGTAGATGCCGGGGACGAGATCAGGCTGGTCAGAGAGATACCGCCAGAAGCGCGGGGCTCAGGAGCCGGCGCGGCCGGAGCATTATCGTCGTCGTTCCACGGCGGGGTATTGGCAGCGGAAACAGTCCGCAGCTTGATACCTTTATCTTCCATGATAGCCAACTCTTCATCGGCCATGGACTTGGCACGTTTGGAGAGTTCCTTGACCCCTTCATTACCGGGCAGGCGGGGAATGCGCTTCATGAACTGCTTGAGCCCATCGTCCTTAACCGTATCCCACCATTTCAGGTCGACTACTTCATCAGCGGTGACCTTCTTGAAGATCTTGCTGACTTTGTTCAGGCGCTTGTTAACCGCATGATACATCATCAGCACCGCGTAGAAGTACGGCGTAGTATGGTTGGTGCCGTATTCCATCGGGACACCTTCCAGGATCTTCTCGAGCAACAGACGAATGGCTTGCTTGTCGTTCTTCGAGTTCACCGGGACGCCGGTCAGAACCGCATTGGCTTCCACATCTTCCAGGATGGGAATTTCCAGGGTACCTACACGTTGGTAGGCAACACCGTCCAGCTCCACACCGCGGGAGATGTAGAAGTTCAGCAGCGGCTTGGTAGCCACTTTGCCAGTGATCTTCTTCCAGCTCTTATAGGTGGTATCTTTGGCCAACTTGGCGATGGGGGCCAGGATGGTTTCGATGGCAGGATTACCGGCCTGGGCTTGCAGTTCAGTTTTGTACGCGACTTCCAGTAGGTTGGACATCAGCGTTACGATACGCAGCGTAATCGCAGCGGTCGCACGGGATACCAGCCAGTGGATGGTTTCAGACTGACCCATTACGGAGTCTTCACAGAGCGGATGGAATGCGTGGCATCCTTCCCAGTCATCATCTTTGATGCGCTCGGTCGTCGGTACTACTACGATGTTCTCACCGATTTGCATCGGCTTATTGTCGGAAAGGGGTGAGATCACCACCCCGTCCTCGTTAACGTCCAGATACATCGCTTTGATGATGCTGGTGTAAAGCTCCGTTACCGGAGTGGCCAACGATTCCTTACTCATTGTTTTCTCCAATTAGATCAATTTGATTACACGACTGCTGTCGCGGCGGGAAGATGGTACGTCCGAACCGGTAAAGATTTCTACCTTCTTATTACCACGGTCGGTATCACGGCGTGACTGGTTGTCATCACCACGCAGGCGGCGGTCGAGACCGGTTTCCGGCAGAATGAGCTCGTTGAGCATCAGCGGGTCTACAATGTCCTTACGGATGCTGCCGTATTTACGGGCAATGTTTTCCAGCTTATTTGCGTCATCGGTCACTACCGGCGCTACAATGCCGTCGCAGAACGACGGGAAGGTGTAGCGTTCGAAACGGCCACCGTCAAACGATACTTCGATTCCAGTCATACCACCTACCTCGGCCTCGATCTCCAGGTCGATAACGAGCTGGTCGTCGTTGGTAACGAGGTTGAAGATTTCACGGATGAAACGGTTCTTGAATGCTTCCATCATCCGTTCGTTGTTGTGGAGTTCGACAAAGTTACCCCACTCGATATACTCGAACTCGGGCTGGCCGTCGATCAGGGACAGGTTACTTACCTTGAAGTTCAGGTAAGAGAACAGGCAGTCTACCATCAATGCCGGGATTTCTTGGCAGAAGGTAGCAACAGTGATTACTTCAGCACTATTGTCGTTCCAACGCTCAGACTCGAAGTTAAACTGGTTATCCTGGATCAGGCTGAACTTAGTCAGCTTATCCAGATCAGTCATGCTCCGCAGATGCGTGAACTCGACCAAGTCGCGGTATTCAAAACAACCTTCGTCTTGGAAGGCAGAACGCTGGGACAGGATCTGGAGGAACGGGTTACGAATAATGCGAGGTTCGCTTACTACATCGGACGCTGCGCTGTCGCGAGTAGCCTCGAACAGATCATTGCCGTAAACTGCTTGCTCGGACTTACCGGCACGGTCCGCTTCCATCAGGGTAGACAGATAACGTGCGCGCTGGTTATTACGACCACGGTTGGTTTCCACACCACTACAGAACATAGTGCGGGTGTCGATGATGGGGCTATCGTCTTCCAGGTCACCCATGGACGTGTGCTTTTCAATGGTACGGAATACGTCACGTGGACGCATCAGATACTCATTCTGACCACGGCGGGTATTACTGGGAGAATTGTACTCACCCAACAGAATCTGGAAGTTATCGACTACTTGGGAGTCGATGTATTTACGACCACGCACTACGCGAGGGATGTCGCGAATACCAACCACGTTGTTAACGTAGAAGCGCATATCGGGCGCCATCCGGTCGTTATGAGACATATCCACACGGTCAGTGTAGCCACAGACGATCAGACGGGAACCGGGCATGGAACCATCTACTTGATCCACCACTACTTCGAGTATGAAGCGGAAGCGCGAGTCGCTAAACTTACCAGCGCCAAGCGATACCTTTTCACGGTCACTCGAAAGGGTCAATCCGCGCCCTACGGCATCGAGTACCAGCTGTGGACGAAACTGCCCCGCATCTCGAGAGATGGCATCTTCGAGAAGGCGAATAATATCGCCATCGACCGTCAGTTCGAACGGACGGCGATAAACCTCTTCAAGGTTCGCAACTTCTACCATCATCAGTTTCTGGATATACATGTTTACTCCTGGACTTTATTATTTATCGTTTCTAGATTGATGCATGATAAACAGGGACGCGATCTCTGACTTGATATGCATATCAATGACACGATCGCCATCTTTGAACTTCAGAAGCTCTTTAACTTCATCCGTTGCAACAACATTCCACTTTCTCCCGATGAGCAGCAGACAATACTCTTCGATAGAAATAAGTGCTGGATACATGTTCTTTGCAGTATCCTTATTTTTCTCCTTACGCCAGTAGGGATAAGCCTTTTCAATCTTTGCCTTCAACGCCGTATCAACCGGCAGCATTGGCGTGATCATGTCGTCTTCGTCGGACGGCTCCAGCATATAGCAGAGCGTACGGGCCAGACCGTGCAGCTCCCAATGGATGAGCGCAGCTTGTGTAATCGCCATCGCGTTAATCATTGCACGTCTGTCGATGAACGGAATCGTTCTCGGACTGACTATCGGAGACAGAACCCACTGCACTACAGTCTGGTGGACTGGGAGCAGGTTGTTACCTCCCATAATAGGGACGTGCTTGTTAAAATTAACGCTACTGAACGATTTCAGACATTCGGCCACCAACTTTGGAGGGATGGTAGGGTCAAGATCGGCACGTGCTTTTCTGTAGTCGTACAGATAAATCTGGGACAATAGATAGACGTCGTTACTGGCTTCTTGACGCACTGCGTAAGATTCCAGATAACCGATCTTATCATCTTCATCGCCCATCCGGTTATCCAGACGGTGTCTAACGCGCTGCGGGAACTTTTCACCCAGGTGGTTACAGTCCTGCTTCACCTTATTGAAGATGGCGCTGATGAGCGTCGTACCTGCTTTATTAGCAGACAGCGGCGTCGTGATCAACTTATTTGACAGAGCACTTGCAAAGATGTAATCGGGAATAGATACAGACCCGAGACCAGATACGATGGAGCTCAGCTCACCGCTACTGTCCTGGCATTTATAGGTGGCCGTGGTATAACTGAGCAGGCGCATCATCTGATGGCATGCACCGAACTCGGTGTACTTGATCGTGCGCAGGATTTCCAGATCGATGTAGGCAGAGGCCTTCTTACTGGCATCGCCTTCCAAACATTCACGGAACATGTTCCATACCGGCAACAGCGTCCGCAGGATAATGGCAATTACTGCAAGATCAAAATACTCATGACGCAGATAAGTCATTTCACGATGCTTGCGGGCATCATTACTATTGAACTCATCTTCCGCGTTAGTTGGATATTCGATATCGATCTTGTTAGCAAATGCACTAACGAGTTCGGTAGAATGATAAACATCCAGTAACGGGATAACCATCTGCTGCAATGCAATGCAGATTTTGCCGGAGTTAGACTCGCGGCTGAACAGCTGCTCAATCTCCTCGTAGCATTTGAAGATCTCGTCTTGGCGCGCCGCAGATTGCGCTGCCCAGAACATGTTGATTTCTACAAACAGTTCAGTAGGGGTATGGCCCCAACCGTTTGGCGCAATAAATACGCCGAAGTGCAACTCTTTGCCATTATGAACTACCTTTAGATCACCGCAATCCTTTTTGCGTTTACGATCTGCATCGTCCTTCGGCATTTCTACTACGAGCTTCATTAGAACTCCTTAGTCAACAACGTCACACTGATAATATATGCCCAAAAAGTTTTGGGGCGAGGCATACAAGCAGGCGAGTTTCCTCGCCTGCCATTTGATTAAGGGAGCTGCCCGACGTACTCTTCGAAGTTAACACTGGCCGGGGCCGGCGGAGTGTATTGCTGCTGTTGCTGCGGAGCTTGCTGTTGGTAGTTCTGCTGACCACCGCCATTGTAGCCGTTGTTACCGCCGCCATTGTAGTTATTGTTGCCACCACCCTGGTTATTGTACTGCTTCTTCGGATAGTTGTTGTTGCCGCCGCCGTTATAGCCGCCGCCACCATTACCACCCCACTGCTTCTTCTGACCGCCCCATTGTTTCTTCTGGCCGCCGAAGTTGTTGCCGCCGCCGCCTTGACGGCCGTTACCACCTTCATAGGCAGCAAAGTGGGCCTGGAAGTCCAGAGGCAGTACACGGTTAACGCCATTGACCCAGGCTTGGGCATTGCGGCGAGAGATCTCGTTGGAGGTCATCTCCTGACCATTAGCCTTCCAGCGGTAGTTGTGGTTAGGCATGAAGGTGAAGCGAACCTCACGGGCATTGGGCGCTGCCACGGACAGGAACAGGATACCTTCTTCATCACGACCTACGCCCAGGATGGCATCCAGAACAGCCTGGCCCTGACGACCCTTGGAAATGTCTACGGTCAGATGGATGGGTTCCTTGGACACCACGGCTTGCTGAACGGCCATAGCGAACATTTCCCACTCTACGATCGGAAGGTAGGCGTTGGTCCAACGCTCGCCGCCGGTATCAGCAGCGATGGCGATACAGTTGTTGGTGATAGAAACACGGGCACGACTTACGTTACCACCTTGGATGGAGGCCGGGGAGAAGGTACGATCACCGAGAAGTTTCGGAGTCGGTTTAGCTGCGCTGTATTGTTCACTCATTTTAAAATGTCCATTGTTGACGTCTAAATGATAGACGTCCTAGTTAAAATTAAAGTTAGCGACCCATTTTTACCACGAAGTCATAGAGATGGGGCTCATACTCCAACTTAATGTCTTCGATCATTCGGCTATGGGTGGTCATACCGTTCCACTTGCGTTTATTGCCGATAACTACCAGCTCACGCCTAACCTTGAGGTCTTGCGCAAGGAACATAGCGCCATCGCCAAAGATTTGCAGCATCGCCTTTGTGAACGGAATGCACATGATTTCTTTTTTGATATTCAGCTTCGTGTACCAGTCCCGCTTTGACTTGATTTTGCCGGTATGCGATTCCAGCAAGTACAGGTCGGGGAACTTATAGTTGGACAAAAGGTCCAACGGCTGATGTGTCAGTATCAGCGTACGAAGCGTGCTGGAAATATCCAAATCGAAAATATTATCCGGTTCGGATTCTTTCATCAGATCATGGAAGTAAGTAAGCACCCCAGTCTCCAGCGCTTCCAAAAGGAGCTGCTTGGGAGTCTCGGCCACTTTAAACCGTGCATTAGGGTATTTGCGGTTCAAACTTTCATGAGTGCAGATATAGAACACTACCTTTTTGTTAGGTGCCATCTCTGCCATCGTGGAGATGATCTGTCCTTGATCTTGCTCCACCCCTTCGATGATCGACTCGTTCTTAATGTAGTTGATAGCATCAGACTCATAGGCCTGAATGACATTGCGCACCAAAGTGCGCATGTTGATGTAGACAGCCTCGTAAGAATCATGATTGACCTTACCGGGCATATCTGCATGATCGCCTACACGAAACAGCCCTTCGAATGCCAGCGACGTCCCGATAGACATCGGGAAGAAGCCTAACGTCCTATCTAAAGATTCCATAAACCCTCTACTTAACCTTGGACTTTATCTGTTCGATAGTCCGTTTAATTTGCGCCAACTCATCATCGGTTGCACTTTCACAAACTTCGTCACAGATAAGTTGGGATACAGTATCGCTGCTTATATTTACGCCGAGGTGGCGTGTTTTGAACATCTCGGTTGTAATTTCCCGCGTTATCGCATTGGACACATAGTCCACTTTGATCGTCGGTACGGTACGTTTAACCCACTGCTTAGCTTGTGTCTTGAGATTGGTATCGCCATTGAGTTTAATGGACAAATACCCACCTGACATTTCACTGACCGTTTTTTCTACCAACGCTACTACCGCCTCGTCTGTCATTTCCTGACAGGAAAGCGTAATGTAAGGCATAGCGCCGACGTTGGGTATAAAGTAGTTGTAGCACTTCTCATCGACGATGTCGGTGATGATCGCACCTTTCTCACCTTCTTCACCATGTGCATTACGGTCATGGGAGCCAGGTATAATAATATTACCTTTCTCCTTTCGATTGTGGTCGTGTCCAATAAAGATCATGTACTTGGCCAGCGGCATGAACTCTTCGGAACTATAGGAGGGTAACTCTATCGGCAGTTGGAACTCGAATAGACCATGCATCAAGATGAAATCTAGTTGCTGATAACCATTGGTAACCATGAGCTCCTTGAAATCTCGTGTGGCTATTTCTGGCGTAGCCCGGATTTCGTCAGGAATGTAGCCGATAACATAAGGCAGCGTAGGATCCTTTACAATAGCGAGCGTATCTACATAAAGCAGATCAGCACCAATGCCATTGGATTCGTTGATGGTAACAAAGATCTTACTCTGCTTCCAATCGTGGGATGGTGTACCTTCCAATAAACGAATCGGCGTGTTGGTTTTCTTGCAAAGGGTCAACAGTTCGACAACGAACGAGTATATCTCGCCGCCTTGGGGAATAGTGAGGAGACGATCAAACACGTCTCCTGTGATAAACAGGACATCTACCGAAGACAGTACCGCCACATTAATGACGTTGTTCCTAAGATTGTCCAGTGCATGTGCAGTAAATGTATTACGATGCCCCCAGTGCAGGTCAGAGATGGTAAGGGAGCGGAAAGCGCCGCTCGGTTTTGACGGCACTACAGGCAAACGTTTCACAGTGGGTCGTATCCGGTTACAACGACGACATCCTCACTTACCGCGTTAGGAGCGTCAATTTGGTCAGTAGCACGAACTTCGCCCAGCGGTACAGGCGGGTAGTTGTGGTCGGTGAGAATTACATTGAGTGCTTTGAGCACGGCATTGGCCCGCTCCAGGCGATCGTAGGAAGCATCGCTAGTACGCGACAATGCATTGAGCATCACACGGTTAGCCTGCTGCACACTGCCGGAACGGATAGACAGCAGCTCCTGGATGTGGTCGCCAATGCGGGAGCCGTCGGCCGGAACAACTGTTTCTTGCTGATCGAGCAACGGCGGGATTTTGTAGCGTAGGGTGTCGCCATCGTAGATATGTACTTCTACGAACGGGTGTTCTACTTCCTCCAGCCAGGCAGTGATATTAAACTCGCCGGTGGATGCCGTGGCAATGATAGGCAGGAGCTTTTGTCGGAACTGCGAATAGGTGTAGTTACTGATGGGGTTGAGCTGAACAGTTTTGAGGATTGCCTCTACGTTGTTCAGTTCGTGCAGTTCCATCGGCGCCATTTTGACGTCGGGATCGTATTCGATATGCTCGATATTTTCCATGATGTTCTCCTTTCAAACGATAACCGTGGAATTAATTTTTAACTAGCTCTACCGCATTTTGCGAAGAGACAAATACGGAATCGATAGCGTTAATCACTCGCGAGAGGTCATAAGCTACCCCATTTTCGTACACCAGAACCGAAATGTGGATGTCCACTTTGTCGGGCCGTATCGTATCTGGCGTATACGTAACTTCCACCGTAGAGTTCTCTGGGAACTGACGGCTGTACGCCAAACCAAGACTACGCTTGATGTACTGGATCAGCTGGTCAACATTACCGCCGCAGGAGAATATGTCACTCTGTAGCGAATTGACATTACCGCGATAGAAGATAGTCTGTGACGGGTTAGCGCTCAGATAATCTGTCAACACACGGTCCATTCTACTCTCAGGCGTCCTCGCCCACCCTAATGTGGACAACGTACCCTTCACTCGTTCAGCCATAGCTATTGCCCCAAATGCAAAAAAAGAAAGGGCCGAAGCCCCTCCTTTATATATTGCGTAAAGCCCAAGCCAGCCATAATACGTTTGGCCAACCATACAAATACTCGATACTCTCCCCGTCGAGTGTTACAGGCATCCCGAAGTTATTGAATCCAATCACATGGGCAATTGAATCCAACTCATCAGGTTGTCTGTCCAGATATACCAATTGGAATCTGTCTCGATGTACATAGGATATCGTGGCCTGGCCAGCCACCTTTCTGATAAACGGCCAAGCCACTTTGTAGCGTTTGATGGTTAACTTGAGGTAGTTAGCGAAGGCGGGCATTGAAGATAGAAGTCGGGTCATCTTCTCCGCGCTCCAGCGCACGTTCGATTGCAGCCCAAGTTATACGTGCCTCACTACGGTCGAACTCGGTCATGATGTCTTGTTCATCGATGTCCAAGTGGTAGGTAGTGGCAGTTACTTCGGCTTCGTTCAGTTCGGCAACACCATGCATGATTTGGCGATAGGTGTAATCACTGTGCTTATATTCGAACTTGTTAGGTTCGACGTATTCACCGTGGTAACCTTCGACCATGCGTTTACGGTAGCGATTGCGCACCCTGGGGTTGGCCATGATAATCCGCTGCATAACCGGCGTCGCATTTTGCATTGCGCCAATGTCGGTCAGTTGGCTGATTACATCTATACGGCCACGGTTCTTCAAACGTCGAACAGAAGCCAGTGTAGCACGATATGCGTTACTTTCCCGCACCTTGGAGATCAGGTTGTTAGTCCGCTCACGAAATGCGTCAGAAACCCGTCTAGAGCTAGCTCGAGACTGGTGATAGTTTTCTATCTCGCGGTCCGGGCGGTAGTACATCAGGTCACGCACAGACCTGTTGTCATATCCGCTTATACGAGTTGCCATGGATTCTCCTTATACAGCTACGCGATAAGTATCGAAGAACTTATTGGTCATAGAGATGACCTCGGGGTGGAGCGTGATAACCCCTTTAATAGTCCGTGCCTTATCGCTATCAATCAAACCGTTATGAGCAGCCAGCCGTTTGAACTGGGCTTTCTCACGGTTGTCGATGAGCAACTTACCTTGGAGCATGTCACCGTCAAAGTCAGCATTGGAACCTTTAATGGCCAATACGGAAATCAGGATTGCATGCACGGCAGTGTTGGTCAGTACCTTCGTAATACGGAAGGGTTGGTCGGAGAGGCGCTCCAATGTCGGATTACGCAGCAGAGCCAGAGGAATACCGCCCTCGGGTGAATCTGCAATCATCTTGTTGATGACTTCATGGATGATGGGGCAATAGGCCACCGTCCCTTGGTCAATCTTCTTGAGGATTTGCGGCGGAGTCATGTTGTAGGGTGCTTTGAGGAGCTGCCCGGCAATATGTACGCGCAATAGCGAAACCGTCCACGACCACGGCGTATGAATTTCATCATACTCATGATCCATTGAGAGCGGGGCGATTACTGCACGACCGGTAAATGGTGAACGGGTAGATCCCAACTGACGTCGGAAGATACCTTTCTTACCACCACAGGTCTCAGTCTTAAAGCCTGAATAGTATTGCACCAACTGCTTAATGATGCGCACCGTACGGCCATTGACTGTTGTGGCTGATAACCGAGTCGGGCTATTCTCAATCGAACACAGCGTTTTGACTGCGTCGAATGCCGGCGTCATGGTCGGATCCACGTACGTCGTATTGCCTGATTGCTCGGTCACCATAACCAACTTAGACGGGAACGGGAGGAGTCTCGTGAAGATGCAATTGCGATACATCCGCACAAAGCGACGCATTTTGATACACGTCTGCTCCTTAGCCCATGCTCGACCTTCCTTACCCGTCTTGTGTTTCAAGAACGGATTCGGATTTAAGACCACGTCCATGATCTTATCGAAGTTGTAATAGAAGAACGAGAGACCTCGTTCAATGCCGTTATCCTGCAAGCAATCAATGACCGCTTGTACGTTATCGGAGTACGGCGTTGGCGGCTGGTATGACGGGTTGGTTAACCATTCCATCAAGTCCAGCTTGGTAACGCTGAAGTTGGCATTAAAGAATGCCCAGAAACGTGGACTTACAAACGCCGGAATGCCTTCAGGTACTCGCAGCCAGATTTGAGCTTCAAGTGGCCTGTCGATAATCCGCTCCACACGAGGTGACGGACAATCAGGTTGAACGCAATCCAGACCTTCATTGAATCCACCGGTCAACGCACCACAGCCGCAGGACGGCAGGGTATTCAGTTTATCGTCAGCATAGTGCGTACGAATAAGCTCGTTGATCATTTCAGCAGCTTGGATGCTACTGTACTGTGTGGCGATGTCGTTGATGATGATCGGTTTGATCTTCAGCTTACGAAAGATTAACTCGTGGCTCTTAAGTACGAGACTTATGCCATTTCTTTTTTTAGTCAGCATTATTTTTTCCGAGTACGTACTAAGAAAAAAAGAAGAGGGCGCGAGGCCCTCTTCGGTTTAATAGCTAACTTGTAGGTTAGCGGGCACCACGACGGTAGCTGGTGTTAACGTAGCCACCGGAGCGGGTCCGGGAGTTGTGACGACGGGATTCGCGGCGGGCCAGGTTGTTGGCGACGCCGTGACGACGGGAGACCGCACGGGAACGACGACCGAAGGAAGAATCGCCATCCACGTCCATGGTCAGGGCCAGATCGGAACGCTCCACGGCTGCGAAGACGCACTCGAGGAAGTCGGAACCGAACCAGACCTTGGTGGACACACCCTTCTGGACGAAGGTACGACCGGTAACGTAGTCGTAGATCGCGACCAGGCGGGTCATACGCTCGTTGTAGTCGTACGGGCAGTCGTCACCAGGAGTGGTACAGGCCAGGTAGTCGTCCAGGTAGTCATCGTTCTTGTTGGTCAGGCGGTTGAGCACTGCCAGCATGTCGATGTCTTCGATCGGACGGATACCGTCTTCGGCGGTGTAGTAGCCGTTGGGCAGACGCAGCACATCAGCGACGATGGTCTGGTCTTCGACCTTGTTCCACAGACGGGAGAACTCGTTGTCGGTCAGATCATCCAGGGCCTGGATCAGAGCATCTTCGGCGGCATCGGAGCCGTTGTAGAGGTCGATCAGAACCTTGGCGGTTGCGTAACCAACACCACCTTCGCGAATCAGGTATGCGAAGTCGACGCCATCTTCGGTGTCGAAGATCTTGTCGAGCAGGCGGTTGAAGGTCTTGTCATCGTGCAGATCTTCGGCAGTGGCCAGGATGCGATCGGGGGCGATCGGACCATCCGGGTCGAAACCGTAGCCGAAACCGGTGATGTCGCGCAGTTGGTTCTTCGCGGTGGAAGGAGCGAACTGCTGAACCCAACGGAAGTTGGTGTTCAGTTGCGGCAGGAAGGACAGTGCCAGAGCCAGGCGGGCCAGCGGGCCGTTCTTGGTTTCGTGGTACAGGTCGACTTCGGTCATGACTACTTCGGGGGCGAAGCAGGCAGTCTCGACTTCCTCGTCACGACGACGACGACGATCGCCATCGTCACGCACACCGACGTAGCGGGCATCAACGTAACCGGCGAAGGTTACGAAGGTGTCGCCCTTGTCGTTGGCCATCAGCAGGTTCGGGTTGGTACGCTCCAGATGTTCACGGATGGAACCGACGAAGTCGGCACGCAGCGGCTGACCGGACAGGTCTTTTGCAGTGGCACCGACTTGGAAGTTCAGGCTACCGCGTACGGAACCGCCTTCGGGCAGGTAGTCGCCGTTGAACGGATCGTCGATACCGGCGATGGTCCAGTTGGCTTCGTCAGCAGACATGAGGAACGGACGGATAGCCAGCGGATCAGTGACGTCGATTTCGCAGGGAACAACGGTTACGGAAGTCGCAACCAGGTTGCCGGCATTTTCGACGGCGGTCTTGATGTAGTCTTCCATCAGCTCGTTGAGCTCGACGGTGATACCATCGGTGGTGGTGAAGAACTCGTACACGTCTTCATCGCGACGACGAGCACCACGGTCGTTCACCGGACGCTTGATGACCGGGCACTTCTGGGATTCCAGAACCAGCAGGTGCCAGAAGGTTTCACCGGCGTGCTGGGTCAGGTAGATGAGGTAGCCGAACTCATCGGAAAGTTCACGGCGGACGTCGCCGATTACCGGCAGCAGTTCACCAGCGATACCACCTTGAGTCTTGACGATCTCTTGGTAGGTCTTGTGCATTTCTTCGGCGCGGCCGTACTCGCCGATGTTACGGAAACTGGCCATGCGGCCGGTATTCTGACGGATCGGTGCATCGCGTTCATCACGAGGTTTGCGCGGCTTACGCTCACTGCCCTTGTCAGCAGCTTGAACGTCGTTGATGGTTTTGTTTTCGTTTTCACCAGTAGTGAAGGACATACTCGTTTCCTTATAGGTAGATCATCTTTTGTACACGCGTGCAGAGATTAGTGTTTACTCCTAACTTGCACTCTGATAAAATATATCTGATTTTTTTTGGAATGGGGGCAGAATGAACGTACTACTAAATCGTCCACTCGCAGTACAGCGCGGAAGGTCGATTGACCCGTCCTTCAAATATATACGCGATACTGTTAATAAAAACTTGTTTCGCCGTAGAGCCCGCGTAATTGCTTCGTCCGACTTTGTTAAACCTAATCACTTCTTAGTGAGGATTTTACAGAGCCTTGGACTTAATCGACGCATGTCTTTGGACGAACTCCACTATGCAATGACGGAGCGGATGTACCAATTGTCCAACGCGATGAATGTCACGTCTGGTACTAACTACGGTACGACCCACAAGAACGTCATGCTCGACGGAGCACAGGAAGTCATAGTATTCCACAACACTGAGTTTGAACCCGGTCCGTGGGAACATCTGGCCCCTGTCAAGTTTTTATACCATTGTGAAACAAACCTGGACACTTGTCTAGGTGGAAATAAGTCAACTGATACCATTGCGGTAATCGCGATTAACGTACCCATGTTGGCGTACCAGTACATCATGTGGGCAAAAGCCGTACGACGTTCCGAATCGTCGGAGAACACTTTGAACTTCGTAGCAAAGTACGCGATGTTCAATGCTATTCAGTCCTACATGAATATCAGTTACTTCAATCGTATCTACCGCCAGCTGGCGGGATTACCGGAGATTAAATACGCACCATTTCGCGAATTCCCTCTTGCTAATGTTGACGGCAAGATAGCAGATAATGTTGGATATGTCATTAACCGCATGGGTAGCGGTGCACGAGCAATCTCACAATACCTCTATCAGATACAACTGCCATTTGCCGATAGCGCCTTCGAGTTAACGACTGAACCAGATTTGGTCAAAACTCGACAGTGCCAATGGACTATGGATATTTTCCAGCTGCCGCTTATCCACTTAGGTCTGCTGGCTGCCAAGTTGACTGATTCGTCAATTGACAGTGGTAAGTTGTCGACGTGGGTCCGGCATCATGAACAGATGAAAGACACACGAGTTTTAGAGAAGCTGCCCACGCAGTTCTCCACATATATATACCGCACATTTGAGGAAAACATATATCAACTAATAGAGGAGGCCTGATGGCCTCCTCTAGTTTTTTGTTATGCAGCTTCCTTGTATTTGTCCAGTACGGACTGGCCATAGTAGTCAGACAGAAGTCTGGTTCGGTTCTTATCGATGGTATAAACACCCAGTGATTCAAGGATGTGGTAATACGGCTCTACCGATGCAAAGATGATTCGACGATAGTCTACTACATCCAGGATTTCTTTCGGTATACCATTGCCCAACAATGCCTCTGGCAAGAGCAGCTGGTTATAGGTACGACCTTTCTTCAGAAGCCATGCTGCCAAACGAGCTGCCAGCGAACGGTCTTCCATCGTATCTATCCAACGTCTCATCAGAGTCTTGTTATCCAAGTCTACTGAAACCTTCACCACGTCATAAGGCGGCAACCCTACGTTACCGTACTTACCTGCGAATACCTCCTCCCACATCTCGTAATAGTGGTAGTTGGACGACTCAGGTTTACTGTAACCTTCTTTGGTCTTCACTTGGCCAGTCTTCAGGTACATATAGTCACCATCACGTACCGACTGGATAATGCTTTCCTCGATAGCGGCCACTTTACGAAGGAGAGGATATAGTTCGATATTACGACCCTCCATCACTTCCGTACTCAGATGTTTAATCGTGGCACGGAACTCCTTCATTACAACCGGTGGAATGTTTGAGGTACGAAGTGCTACACCCTTAACTTCCAGTTCCGGTTCTTCAGACAACGTCCCTTCCTGAGATGTGATGAGCGAGAAGTAATGCTTCGCCTTGTTCGTCAGAGCAAAGCTTGCAAACTTATACTCGTTCTTCATGGCATAGCGGAACTTATGCATCTCGTCTACGCCGATGTTGGTAGACATTCTAGCCATCATGTGTGCGATATTCTGCACGGCCAGATACGATACCACATCAGCTACTGCATCGGCCTCTTGACCGATAGCGTTCTCACCACAATACCAATCCGACCACCACATAGCGGTTGCCATAGTGGAGTCAGTATCAGATACCAGAGATACCCGACGGATTGTCTCAGGGATTTTGGCGATGGATGCTGGCACATTGCGAGTAACTAGGATAGCCTGGAAGAACTTCAGGTACTTGTCAATCAATGCGTAGATGCGCTGTGCGCCCTTCATGATAACTGCGTACTGTTCCGGGTTCTCTTCGTTAACCTTATACAGGTTACGCGAGCCTACGATATGAGAATAAAGCAGGGAAAGCACGACCGTGGTATCGCCATCCAACGTCTGGCGAATCTCACCGATCTCTTCTTCGGTAGCAGGCTCATCAACCAGCTGAATAAAGTCAGTGATAATGCCGCGCATCAAACCATCGTTATACTTGGCAACGTGGTACAGATCACCAATGTAGACGAAAGCAGCACGTTCCATAGGCTCGAGTTTTTCAGCGAACTCACGGATACGTCGCATTGCTTTACCATTACGCCAGAACAGCTTGGCGGAGTATTCAACTACATCCATGACGTCATCGACGGTCGGGATATACATGTTGTTGTCACGGATGCACGCACCAAACTCTTCAAAGTCGGTTAGTGTAGAAATAGACAACATGTTGTTAATAACTATCCCTGGGGCCCAATAGTGTCGTGACCCCGCCAACACCTTCTCATTATTAGCATTCCCGTAACTGGTAGCAGAACGACACGTAGACGTGAGAGAAGAGTGAGTGGACTTGTTGAACAGAATAGTGAACGGTGAGGAGTGGGCACCCGACAGACCGTTGTTACGTGTCTTCAGGGAGTTCTGCTCGTTGGACTTGTTCTGTTCCAGGATATGGTTACCGGCTGCTTTAGCCGCCAGCATCTCTTTCTTTACCTTACCGCGTTTCGTGATGTTCTCATCGATGAATTCGGAAAGTAAAGAACGTTTCACCGACGGTGGCAGATAGACCGTCATTGATGGCGATATGATCAACTTCTTATCAGCTACCAACTTAAGTAGTCTGGCTACGTTGGTAGAGCTTGCACGTCGATCGCCGGTTTCGGGATCGCGTACCGTAATCTGGACTGTAGGAGGGATCAACTCAAAACGTCCGCCTTTGGCGAACTGAACTTTGAGCCACTCTTCTACAACAGCAATTGGCTTGCCTGTAGAGCGATGGAGGTAAAGGGCGGCCTGTTCGAAGTAACCACCAATTACATCTATCTCGCGAACATATTCGGCAGAAGGTCTAAGGAATTTGGACATTTTGTAATACCGGCCTGTTTGTACAAATAATTCCCGCACGAGTCAAAAATAACAGAGGAGTGGGTTTCCCCACTCCTGATTATTCTTCGTCGAACGATGCACCTTGGCGGTTTACAGGCGATTGGTTTTCGAAGTTGATAGGTTTCTGCGGCTGTTTCTGTTGCTGAGGCGCGGCAGAGTAATCCAGCGGCAGGATAGATTTAACTGCGGCCAGATAGAGCACGTCTTTCAACTTCTGGTTATCCTCCAGCTCCATGTACGGTACCAAGGAAGGATGTGCCTTCTTGATGGTATCGATCTTGGGACCTACACGCCAGCCTTCTTTAAGCATGACGTCGACCCAGGTCTGGTGGATTTCAGCCGGAGTGATGTTGGGGTTGTCGATAACCGCATTAACCCCAATGATGTTCCGGTGCTTAATTTCTGCCGGGAGCTTGTCCCAGCATGGCATGGCTTCTTCGCCGAGGAAAAGCTTCAGGGCCAAGTTAACTTCATGGGCTGTCTTGGCTGCCTGAATCTTCATGACGTCATTAATTTCGGACATCGCCGTTAACCTCCAGCTGGAAATCGGTAAAGCCGTAGGCACGCAATGCCTTGGCAACTACATCACCATCTTCAATGGACGAGCCATTAATGCGGGCGACAATGATTTGTTTAGTGACCACGTTGATAGGGTCTTTGATCCACGGAATACCGACCGCACGTTCAGAGCCGTCCGGCATCGTGATGTGGAGGTAGTTATACTCCCGTGCATTCTTGGGAGTACCTTGGGGAAGGGAACCGATAATGTTGGCATGGGTAGCGTCAACATCCTCGATACGTTTGGCCTGTTTATAACCGACCACGCCTTCGAGTACCACATTACGGTATTCGTTGGAGAGGAGGTTAGTAAGCAGTTCAAACGACAGAACCTGCCCAGGCTTAAGAGAACTAACATTTGCCACGATATTCTCCTTACAAAAAAAGAGGCCGTTAATCAGCCTCGATTACAATAAAGCCATAGTCCTGGGATACAGTGATATTGGAAGTATCGCCAGTAACTAACTGTACGGCGCGTTTAAGGCGGTCTACACCTATTTCTTCCGCCACGGTATGCTCCGGGTCTAACCTTGGGACGATGGCCGTGAGAACGTAGCTGAATGTCGTAACAATCATTTCTACCATCGTTGTCCACGGTTCCAGGTAGTTAGCCGGGTCATCCTCGTCCTCACCTTCGCGTGCTACCTCCGACATAATAACCAGAATGTGCGTGGGAAATGCTTCTTCCGCAATATGCACATAGTTTCTGGCATCTGTCAGCAGATCAATGCATGCATCCTCATCCATATTCTCTACAGTGGCAGTGACGTGGGCTTCAATCAGAGCGTTGTTTACATGGACGGCCACCGAACCGTCGAATAGCGCCACTCGAAGAGAATCGTTGAGCAATTCCCGAAAGCACATTTTAAATGCTAACTGGAGGGTTTCGGGAAGATAGGAAATGCCGAACTCTTCCTTTACTTCCTCCCATAGTCGCCGGACATGGTCGCGATGAGACACCGGCAATCCATACATGATTTTCATGTTTACTCCTAATGCCGAAGGCCTCGTTCAATTTCGCCGATAAGATTAATTCTGCGCGGTTGCTTTTCATACAGCGTATAGGTACGCATAGATACATCCACTTCAATGTCTGGTATCTCGCTCAAGTCAGGAACTGTTCTGTCCTGTGCGCGCTTTACACGCCTCAACATTGATTTATATTGCTGGTCTTCATGCAGCGGTACTTCATGGACATTATCTACGGCAATACCACTTACGATATCGGCGATATCATTGATGTCATCTAGCGACCGGATGTTGAAAGGGATGCTGTCTGGTACAAACGATGCCCACGAGGAGTCGTATGCGATACCATCTTCTTCATACAGGACGTCCATCTCAACCATATCCTTCAAGTATTCTTCGATAGCATTGGCCGTCGTATCCATTATCTTCGAATAATACTCTTCGCGCTCTCGCCAGCTCTGGTAGGCGATAGTGGTTGCAATGCAAACCGTCAGCACCTTACGACAGAACCGGTTCATTTCAGAAGGTGTTGTGTTCTTGGTATAGAGTCCCTCCACCGTGAGTTCTTCGATTACTCCAAAAACAAAGTCACCTTCAATCGCCGTCAGAATTTCATTTATTTGTTCATTGTATTCGGAATAATCAAAAACATACATAGTCTTTCCTTAAGACCTGCCGAACATGGCCTTCATAATGTCTTTTGCAACTAAATTGATTCTTGGTTGCAACTCCGGCTGATGAGAGGAGATAGGGGTGCCACATAACAAAAGCGAAATCACCCCATAACTTCTGACATTACCATACGAGAAGCTTTCCATCGAATAGGCGTGGTTATACCAATCCTGATTACGGCTTATCCGATTAAAGACCGTACTGAATATCTCATAACAGATGTTCGAGATTACTTTTATTGCCCGACTATCGAGCCTGGGCAAGCTATGATCGGTGGAGGCACGGATAATGTATTCCACCATGCGTGGGGCTTCGATGCTATAGTTGCCTTTGATAAATCCAAAGACATTGTCACGAAGAATATTGATGTCTTCAATAATGGCGGCGATCAACCCGGAGGGATTGCCATTAACCATATAAGGGATTAGATCCTCATAATTCTCATCAAAGTTTGGGATGTCTAAATAAATCCTCATTCAAAAATCCTCACGATCAGTTGGCGTCGTGTTATTGATATCTCTGTCTCTATGGATGCCCGGTTCTGTAGGAAATTACCGATGGCTTTGGTTAGACGCCGTTGGATAGAGACGGATGGAGGGGACTGTATTAGGAGGTCTGCAAACTCTGTCACCTGATTATACTTCGGTTGTTTGTTCTTAAGGTTGACGTTACCTCGATAGAACTTAAGCATATCGGCTACAAATTGATGGTACGACATTCCGTCAATATGAGTTAGTGCAAATATAAGGCTGCCCAGTGCATAAGCTACGTGGCCGTCCCAGTCTTCTTTAGACAGTATGATGTCTTCTGCATCATAAATGTCGCTCAACATTGCAGATACTTCTTCCATGAGACAAGTCATGTCATCAAAGACTTCGATTATGTATGTTTGCATAGTTACACCATAAAAGCAGTGGCAAATGCCACTGCTAGTTATTTTTCAGTGATATAGACGATTATGTTGTCATGAACATATCTGACCGAATGGGGATGGTATCTGAGACCGCGCGTACCACGCTTCAACGCCATGTAGAGCGGTTCAATGGAAGGTAGCTGGCTAAGCTCTACGGCCAACTCGCGAATCTTCCGATAATCGATATTGGCCAGGCGCTGAATACCATCCGGTTCGCAATCATCGTCTTTGGGACCGACAGAGTTCGTAAACAAATCTATAAGCTCTGACTGGATGGCGTTGTGGCTAAAGGTACTGATATGCAGACGCTGGTCTACAGTGCTGAGGTCGTGCAAGATAGCCATGATGATGGCAGTCATAACTTCGAAGTTGTTTACTTTGTAATCCTCATAGAGGTCATACTCATTGAGGTCAAAGCTGAGTTCGCCGGTATACTCCCGGTCAAACATCAGCCGTATTAGTTTATTTTTCATCGTTTACTCCACACGTGCTAAAATAGAAAAGCAGCTATATGTAAATTTAAAGTCTATTATCTGCGTGACTGACTCACGACTTATCATTCTATTTAGGAAGTCCCGAACAAAGGCAGAGATAACTAACACCTCCGCATCTTCGATATCTGGCAGATAACATCTAGCCGCCAGATTAATATCGGGACGCCCCTCTAGGTTGAAATAGTCAACGTAGAGCTCAAACAAAACCATGAACAACTCAATAGTCGTCTCATTGTCTAGAAAGAATCCCAATGACTCTACGACGCTACTGAAACGTTCGAGTATGTCTAATGGCTCATAGTAGATTCTTACGACGGGGGCGGCGACGTATACGCCATGGTTTTGTGGCTGGTCTTCCTTTAGGTCTTGCATCGTAGTCTGTGACCTTACTCAGCGATGACAGAAGATCGTCTGCTACACGTTCTTCATCTTCAATAACTTCAGCTCGGCCAGTAGGGAAATATTGCACTCCCCGCCAACGACCCTTGCCATGGGCTTCTTCAAAGAGATAATCCTTAAGATTCCTACCGACGGTAAGGATAGCAGAATTACCTTTAAATTCTAAGTTGGCAATAGCCCAACGATCAAAGTTGTGCTGGTCTATAGCGGCCATGCCCTCGGCAACAGAATTAGACAACGCGTAAAAACCTAAAGCCTGTGAGTTATCGATAGTACGCCGTTGCCTATCCTTGGTCGGGATAAACAGATCATCAAATAGCTTGATGAGCATGCGCTCTATCCCAGGTGGTATTGAAAGGAAGTGGCTATAACAGCAGTAGACCAGGATCTCGCGGCTTAGCTCTTTTACTAATCGGTCCATGGTACGTTTAGTGGCGGTCAGCTCGCGAGTAGAAAGATCCTTACCTGCATCTATATATTCGAGGTTTTCATACTCCCGATAAGTCATAACTCTATCGATAAAAGGTATATTTAACAAGCACTTAGAGTTTCTGAGATCTGCTACTACATGGTCGTAAATATGCTGGACGTCAAAAGCGACTCTCATTAGATCTACCTTAAGGTTGAGGTGACCGCATATAGCGATCCTCCTAGAAACTGAATGTCTTCGATACTATCACAGTTAGAAAAGGTTCTTCTTAACTTATGGTATTCGACGGGGAGAAAGCAATTAATAACCCACTTTCTTAGTAGGTATCGATTGTAGTCACGTACAGAGAAAATCTTACCGTATAGCTTTGCGGAGATGGTAAGGTTACAGTATTCGGTTACGGCTAAGATAATGACAGCCATAAACAGTTCTTGTCGACTACATTCAAAATCCATCTCATGCTCTTTTACGTATTCCATGAATGGAACTGAATATTCTTTGCTATTGAAAGACAACAATGATGTCTGGCTATCCACGTTAAAGCCTCTTAAGATTGGTTACCATCTAGATAATATATTGCTAAATCATTTTTAAACCCCTACCCCTGTTCCACATATGATTTCATTTATGTAATTATTAACGCATAGGAAGCTTTGTGGCCGATTCTATGTACCATACAGGAGGATCCCATGGACGCCTTTTCATTCGCGATCAGACACGTTCTGAATCAAGATATACCTGACCGTATCCTCATGGATGCGTTCATCCCTAAATCAGATCGACTGCGTCGGGTAAGTCGTTCTATCGAACAAGCTATCCGCGAGGAGGTAATTGAAAAGAAAGTAATGCCCGATATCGCCACTATCGGTGGTGTGCTTGTAGACGTCAATCTCTCAGGCCTTAAGTGGGAGATGCGCCCCAACTACGAGCGTATCTACAAGATCCCGTACGCCCTTACATTCAATCGTGAGATCGTGCAGGTTCTTAAGTCTACGCTGAACGTAACCAGTAACTTTGCCGAGCGACAACCCGGCCTTACGAACAACACCAACTTCGTAGCGCCTATCGAACGTTCCGGTCAACGTGTTATCAATAGCTGGCGCCCTGTGCCTAATATTGCTAACGCTCAGATCGAAGTTTTGAACGATAACGTGATCAAGATCCGTGACTTCCAGAACTTCACCTCGGACACCACGCTATCGTGCCTGGTTGCTTATTCTAGCGACTTTAGCGAACTTACTCGACCCTACTACCAGGATTTCTGTCAACTCGTTCTGGCGGCCACTAAGGTCGTTATTTTCAGAAAGCTGGATTTGGAGATCGAACAGTTCAAACTCGATGGCGGTCGTGAACTCGGACGCTACCGTGAACGTGTAGATGAATACCGCGATGCATTCGAGGTCTATAACACCCTGCTCAATGAGAAATGGTCGAAGATCTTGATCCTCATGGATCCGCAACGTGGTATGATCCATACCAAACGTGCTGGCCGTTCTGGCGTATAAAAACAAAAAAAGAAAAAAGGCTCTAGGGGACAAGCCCCTAGAGCTTAATAAACAGAGTAAACTGACATCTGCACACAGCGCGTACTACGAGCGTGTTCTGGTTACAATACCGTTGACAATCTTCCGAATGTATTCATTAGACTTGTCATCGGACATCTTCGATACATCTTTGACTACGAAGTGTCTTACGGCATGTGTCACTGCAAAGATCGGATCGTTTCCACCGCTCTCGATGGACTCTTCGATGATCTTAGTGACGCGATCTTCCCGGCGTTTACCGAGCCGATCACAATACGGCGTATCCCAATCGAGTTCTACGGTGCCGCTAAGCTTGCCGAGCTCTGCTATGCGACCACAAGCTTCCTCTACAGCGACATGGGTAGCTACTGCCCGTTTGTAACAGCGTGTTCTCTGATCCGTAGGATCGAGGTTAGCCATCGAAGCCAGCGATTTGGGATTTTCACATAGCATAGCGACCAAATTGATTTGTCTCATGTTCCACCCCCGATCAGTGGAGCTCGTTCGAGTAGTGATCCATCCGATACCAGTACCCGAAGTAGATCAGGTGGTTTATCATGGTATCACAAAACGCGGTGTTCAATCTGATCTGTGCTTGACTAACCCCAGGTCTGGCTATGGGGAGCAAGTACATCTGGAGAATATCACCGACGATCGCTTCAGCGCTCTGACCGTTGACTAGATCCGCTTCGCCGTTGAACAGTTCCTCGACGGCAATGCCGGTCGCATCGATTCCGTAATCGAGATTGTAAAACGGCACGCCTACGACCACGTATTCGTCGTTCGGAGTGGCTGAGGGGGCTGTGAATATTTTGCGCATAACATGGGCAATCAAATTGGAATTCGGTTTCAGGTTCCGTCCTGAGACCATGCCACCAAGGCATTCCAAGACGAACGCACTGGGGGTGAGTGTTCGCATCTCGGATCCTCGCTTGTGGGTTCTTGCAAAATATAACCCACCCATGTTAAAAAAAACCGGCCGGCCCTCGCGCGTTCGGATTATCATCAAAGATTTTTCGTGAGGTTTAATCTCACGAAATTTTGGTTTAGTATTTTCCGTACTGTCCAAACTGTCTGATCCGAAGAATATCCAAGGATTAATTTTGAATCTCCCGATAGATTTAAATTATCTTATCGGAGATCAAAAATAATCCCCTTCTCTATTCCGCGTGCGTGCCTACGCAACGCGTATAAAAATAATAAATATATTTATATATTTATTTCCTTACTTCTTTTAATCTTTAATTTTTACTTATCCTTACGGATAGTAAAAATAATAATAACACGCGCACGCGTACACACGCACTAATTGAAACAATACACGAAACAACCGATCAGGGTATCAAAACCCTGTATCGAGAAACTATATAAAATACAAACCATGTAAAAAATTACATTTGTGTGTGTATACTATGCAGAAACGTTGTGTCGACAAAAATCAAACCGAACACAGATCGAGAACCGTAGGCAGTCGCTGAATGGAAGCGTCGGCCATGCCCCCTAGTCTTCCCCTGCATTCAAACCGCACGGTGAAGTGGGTCTAGAGGGGTGGGATGGAATAGATCAGTTCGGCAAGCCTTGGAACATTCAGGCAGCCTCCGTATCGCCCTCCCGCGATTGGTAGCCTCGGTCAGGCAGATTAGTCGCCTCAGCGGTGCTGTGGATTGTGGACACGGTTATCGGCCCCAGAGGGGTACAACAAGCCAAGACGGTGGATTCCGATTGGCACCGACGGTAACTTGTAAAACACCTTGCGCCCGGTTCTGACCGTTGCAGGTGGTCATGTCTGTAACAAGTCATTGGAAAGTCAAAGCGGCCGTCGCCGCCTCTTCGCTGGCTATCAGGTCCTCGGAAAGGGTACCGTCCCGCTGATTGGACACGCTAGCAAGTTACGACAGGTACTAGGCTTGGGGCATAAAACACAATCTACATCCGGCGAGGGATGGGGTCACGAAATACGGCAGCCGATGCGCAGCGCGAAAGTAGTGGCCTCATCCCAAACCACCGGACACAAAAAAAAGAACTAGGGGCCTGAGCCCCTAGCTTTTACGACTCGTCTGTGAAGACGACTCGATAGTTCTTCCCGTCCTGGGAGAACTTGAATTCAATGCTGTGAGGGTTCGCAATAACCACGGGCGAAATCTCTTTGCAGCTAGCCAGCTTGATTTGCACGATTCGATGCGAGTAAGTATCGATTGCAAACCAATCTCCGCTCGGGCACATAACACCTGTATCTACACGGGCTATCAACGTCGGCCCTGCCATGTACCACGGGTTAATCGGCCCGGTGAGCGCATCACCGGTAAACTTTGTATATTTATCAGGCTGAGTATTGCACTCATTACACCACAATGTGTTATCCTGATCATTCTGAATAATGGACTTGTTCCACACCTTCAACACTTCGGTATAAGTGTTATCGGCTACGGCCCCAAAAGACAGTACAGTCAAAATAGCGAATATCAAAGCTTTCATTGTTACTCCATAAAACCAATAGCTTCGTATAACCCTAGGTGCGAAATGCACCTAGGGGCTTTATGCCGTTATGGCATGAATAAGGCAGGCCTCTTTCGAGGCCTGATATATCAGTGTTTAAGCGCGCAGTAGCGCTTGTTGTTTTCGATGTACATGCTGATAGGTACACCGTTCACATACCAGCCATCTACCTTTTGATAGAGCAGGCCGAAGTCAACGAGTTCGATACCAGCATCTGCGAGCTTCTCACGCAGCTTGACCATGACGATCCGACGATTCATCGTTTCGTAGTCATAGTTGCTTGCCACGCGATAAATCGCAAAGCGGTTCTTTTCACGTACTACGGCTACGTTGCAACCGCTGTACACGTAGGTGGAATGAAGACCGAGCAGTGTGTCGTCATATACACCGTCGACCAGTTCAATAGCGCCATCAACGATACGTACGTTCGTTTTGGCAATGCGTGCTACAGGTAAATCCATATTCCCTCCTTAGAGGTCTACTGCCGGAACCGATGTGATGGCCGGACTACTGAAATTCTTAATTCGATCCCCAGGATTAAAAGAGGTATATGAGAGCTCAACCTCACCACCGATAAACTTATTTCGATATCGGTAGACAGCGGTCTCCTTAATCCAGCTGGGAATCGACGCCACGTTCACTACGTAATCTTTACCGTCGTGGTTTGTTTCCACGATCAGACTTGTTATTTTACCGCCTCGTCCGGTGCCAACGGCAACGATTTTGGCTGGAGTTACCCGATTGGGGAGAATCTTATAGAAGACCTCACCCTTGATTTTATTGAGGGCTGAAATTATCAGTCCGTCAAAAGCCATGTCGTGGCTGTACTTTGAAAGGATAGATGATATCCCGTCATCTATATTTTCCAGTTCCAGTGGTTTAACCTCGAACGGTAATGACGTTAAATCATAATCGCTGAGGTCCTGCCCAAAGGTATACACGACAAGACTACTTGCCCACTCCTCAAGCGGGAGTTTGTTGAGGTTGTATGTCAGCCATTTGCTGGTGACACGAGGTACGTCGCGGGCATGCACGAGTACCCAACCATATATCCCGGCTCTCGCCAGCGCTGATGATAGCGCATCGTTTACTAGATGCGTCGATCCGTTGTGCAGGTTTGTTACGCCGTTGATACTGTCGACGTAGCAAATGACTCCGGTCGGTTTTACCATAACTCTGATGTTGCTAATATAACCGTTCTCGAAATCACGGTTAAAAGCAGCACGGTTGGACGCGATGAAATTCATGGTTAGGGCTCCAATTAATTGAATTACAACGTTAACTTCACTCAGATAACATATGCCTGAAAAGTTTTTAACTATGAGGAATTGACAATGCCGTTTGAAAAGACGTTAGCCGCATTCTCAGCCTTTGCTGGTGGGTTCAGTCCCAAGAGTCCAGGTTTAGAAGCGATAGACCAACCTTCTGGTGTTAAGTATGCCACCCTTCGCGAAGCTTTCGAGGAAGCCGCAGGGGATGTCGTAGGTAACGCTAAACTCGCTAAGGCGGTTATTTCCTACAGCAAGAACCTCGCCACCAAAAACGATGACCATATCCGTTTCTTTGGCGGTAACCTTCTTGGCGTAGAACGCATCAAGTTCTTAGATGCCGATCGGAATCGTTGGTTTGATGAGGTCCTTGGCATTGATGAAGAATATCTCCGCGAGTGTGTTCACTCTACCAACTATCTGAACACGGACTGGAAAGTAGCCTCGGATCCCTTCAACTTGAGTTGTATCTGGGTAATCCATCGCCTGCTCGTATCGTCTATCGCCAATGACAAGCTGGCACAAGAGGCAATGATCGAAGCAGCTGTGGTACTCCAGTTCAAGTTCTACACCTCTATCTGGTACAACTTCTTTGCTAAGCCTGTAGACCAAGATGCCGCAGAAGCCACCTATGCGGCCCTTACGCTTAAGTTTGCTCTTAAGCAACTAGGTAGCTGGGGCGCACTGATGCGCGACCGTGGAGAGCGTTTGATTGCGCCTGACAGCATTCGCTATAAACCGCTCAAACAGTTCGCCGACGACATGGCAGTAACTCGTATTATCACCGACCTTCAGACACGTTCCAAAGGTACGATCATTGATATGTACGGTGTGCTCGATAACGTCCGTCGAGGTAACCTGCGTATCCAGTCCACTTCATCAACCATGTTGTCGATGGATGGGGATAAGATCATCAAAGATCAGGTGAGTGCTTACAACACAGCCCGCTATTACTTGTTTGATGTTTCCGGTAACGAAGCCAGTTTCATCAAACGCGATCTGATTGATGTTGTGCTTAAACTGATGACGTCGGTATCCGAGAACGCGTTTATCAGTTTGCTGCAAACCATCGCTCGGGCGCCGGAAGGTAAAGAACGGCGGGAGATTGAGTGGATGATGGAGAATACCCTCCTGCATGCATTCGATTATATCGCCAAGAACCGCGTGCGTTTTAACGACGTCGGTGCTATCCTCATCAAGATGAAAGCGCTGTATATGTCGTCTAAAACATCCGACCCACTGCTTTTGGAATTGCGTTCACGCATTGAGAAGTTCGTTAAAAAGAATAGCCACCTGCGTTCATCTGCCGCATTGGCTTCTGCGAGAAGTTCCCTGATGCTTTATTTCCTCCTGCGGGCTTTGGCATCAAACCAGTACAAATAAAGGCAAAAAAAAGAGGGGCCTTCGGGCCCCTGCTTTTTATTTGTTTTACCGGCCGCGAGTACCGCGACCAGGACGCTCATGGTCATCACGATCGTCACTGAGACTACGTGAGCCACGCTCGCGTTCGCGACTGCGCTCGCGTCTGCCACGACGGTCACCGAGGACGTCGTTTTCGATGCTACGAGCCATTTCGGCGTAGTTGTCGATCAGTCCGATCAAGTCGTACGGTGCGATTGCCGACAAGTCCACGTCGTATGCCAGCGATTTCAGAGTCAGCACTACGTTCGGTCGGAAGAACGTACCGATCGTCCGTCCACCCCGATGGCTACCGATGGCACCCAAATCCCCGATCACACCCCAGCGCTCGTTTACGAGGAAGCGCATGTCGTTATACTTGATAACGAGACCGGGCAGGGAGATGGCGGTCCCAGCCTCCGGCAGTCGGTGAGCGATGGGCTCGGCCAGGAGGAGTTCTTCACGCAGTCGTGTGAGCTCCTCCATGATCAGTGCGTTTTCAAAATCGATGCCGGTTTCGTCTTTGAAGCGCTGGAGGAGGTAGGTACCTACCACGTTAGTGGCGTAGCTGATCTTTACAGACAACGCGCTCAGCATCCAGTTCAGGGCGTTGTATATCGGAATGTGCAAGTCTGCCTGCGTGAAAACGCCGGCGGTGGGGACTACTATGGCGATAGGATTATCTTCGCCAGGGAAGTAGATCCGACAACTTCCCACGAACATACCCTTGACTAACTTTACGTTAAGGTATCCGCCATCGCCATGCATTTGCAGGGCCAGTTCACCGGGCACGAATCCATCCACATTGTAGGAATTCAAATCGATTGTAATCATTATTTACTCCATCACTAGATTAAGCCATTACGGCCACGGGATTAACACTTCCTAAACGCACTTAAGGGTATACTTAGGAAGCCATAAGCCATCATGGCAGCTTAGGCTTACTCTTAGTGCGTTCTCTTTGCTGCTGAAGTTTCCAGTTAGCAGCTCCCTGGGACTGATTTGAGAGATCAGACTTAACTCGTTTGAGCAGTTCACGATTAGACATATTACTCTTCCTCATTGTTAGAATGCAAACCCAAGAAACCTGCCCAGGCTAAAGCCGGAGGTCTCCTTCTTAGCCGTGGCAGCGGCGGGATGTTTGATACGTTGGATATCGATATAACCATTCGATACCAGTTTGTTGCCGACTACTACGGCAGGAAAACCGATGGCGTGGTATACACGACCATCAATGTGGATGTAGGCACTGCCCTTATAGGACGGTACTACACCCAGTCCAGGAATGCGAACAGATTGGTCTTTGATGCCGCATTCAATTGCTTTATCATAGGACGGGATCATAGCTATCTCCTTAGCGATCGTTAGAAGGTACTAAGATTAGTATCTAATCTCACCAAGGTAATATATGTCTGAAATCTTTTTTATTCAAAGTTGGAGCAAAAAGGCTAGTAGGCTTTCGCCTACTAGCTCTTGGGGCTATTATTGGAGAATAGCGTACACACTGTGAATGTAGCTGTTGATGAAACCTGCGATGAGCACGAAACCTACAGACAGACTTGGTGTAATATAGCGACTTACCTGTCCGAAATGCGCAATCACCATTTTGCGAACACCCATAGTTGAGTGTACACACAGTAACAACAACAGTGCATTTATGACTATTGCAATCATAACTACAAGCTGTGTACTCATGAGAGATACCTCGTTTTGATCTTCTCGTTACGTATCAGTTCCTGTAACTCAGCGATAGTCGAGGCTTGACTGGTATCAAGCCGGAGCTGGCTGAGTTTAACACGTAACTGTCGCTCCAAAGTTGTTTTAAGATAAGGTGATCGTGTTCCAGCAATCGCAGTACAGAGCACGTCGATTTCAGATGCGATCTCCCTCTGTTCTTCCTCTTCCCTGAGAAGTTCGGCTTCGTCAAAATCCCCACCTTCAGCATGAATCCACTGCCTCTTCATGAGGATCTTATTTGACACGCCGTAAAAGTCCAAGCGCCTCCCGTAAAACATGAACCAACACGCCATTAGCCATGCGATAACACAGTCATCGTGGCCGCTGGCCTTGTGGTCAATACGGTCATTCTTAATGACGAGCGCCAGCAGTTCATTACCCAGCGTTTTGTCCCGCAGATTCTTGCCCGCGATTTTCACCGCGTTCTTTAGGGTGTCTGAGTAAAGATTGTCACGTAAAGCCCCAGTAGTGACAAAGCCGAAGTGTTTACGATAGATATCGTAAAAACTATCATTACCGGGCTTGCGCATGCGTTGCCAAGTAATGAGGTCGCCATCACCATCGTCACGTTTCTGTACAATGGCATTGTAAAGCCTACGGCATGGGTCAATACCCTTAGCCGGAAGCTTCAGCAGTAAGGTGTCAATCATGGTAGGGGCACTCGACTTACGTTCGATAACCAAGATTGTATCCGTATAACGAATCATCACGTCGGCTAACCAGTTAGCATAGACCACGAGGTTACTCTCGTTCACCACACACGTCGCCGCTGTTTCCAACGTTTCAGAGTTGATCATGACAAACGAGATAGCATCGCGGCCTACTGCATCTGATGTATCCAGACCGATGATATGTTTTACCTTAAGCCTTTCTGCAATTTCGTGTTCAGGGTAATACCATTTGATGATATAGTTACCCTTGCAAATCTCCAGGTACTTCGGCACCTCAAGACTCTTACGAATAGTCTCTGCTTCCTCTACGGTGAGAGGAGACATCAGACTACCAGCAGTCCATTGAAGACCGTAGTCACGGAGCTTTTCTTCATAAGTACCACCGGCGTTAGCCATGGCCTTATACAGCTCATGGTCAGTCATGCCTAATTGACGGTGCGTAAACGGCGCATGAAGAAGTGTACGGTCACCCGTAGAGTTTCGGTTGATGTAATCGATCAGCTCCTGACGCGTTGGTATGTCAATAAGCTTCTCGTCCCAGAAGTAGCCTCCGTGGAACATGTCATAAACAAATTTGCCGTCAGGCTCATCCCGTTTACCAGGCGTTGTAGTGAACACGTTCCCATATGGAATACCGGCAGATTCGGCATTACGGCGTGCAGTAGTACCCGCACCCAATGCCGCTGGCAGCATGATACGAATGAATTTAGTAAAGGCCGTTTCATCACTAAAGAGTCTGGGAGTGGTTAGTCCCCGGCCAGCAGACAATGCCGCTTCAGCACTGTTCTGCGCAATACACGTGATCAGTTTAGTGTCGCGTGCTACATAGGTAAATGACTCCGTATTGTCGGCATCATCTCTTGAATGTTTCCACAGATATTGAGGGAGCTCATCCCGTATCTGTTTCATCTTCGAAATGGTTTCAATACGCAGATCCGAACCACGTGTCATAAGAATCGTACGCGCACCGCGTAGGGTTCGTTTTAGATAAACTAACAGCTCAGCAACGGCCACTGTCTTACCTTGCTGACGGATAAGAAGTAGCGCCACGTCGATGTTGTTGAAGAATGCCCAGTAAAGAGCAAACGAACCACGATGTATGCCAAATGGTGTTGGGTCGCCACCGTCTTGCGGAACTCTGGCTACCTCACGGAAGTAATACCAGAAGTTGTCAATCATCTCATAGGAGATCTTGGTCTTGGTTTCAAAGTCCAAACCGGAACTGTGCGGATTAACCCCAGAAAGTTCGGGGAGTGTCAATGCAAGACACAAATACCATTCTTTAACCCCGAGCTCTCTATGGATAAATGCAAGCTTTAGAAAGCTTTCATTGTTGGTATTGAGGTCATAGACTGCGTCGGGGTAGAAAGCCCAGTCTGATCGTCTTAGGATCATAGTTTTTTCTACTCCTATATAAAAAGCGTAAGGGGCACGAGGCCCCTTAGCTTATGCCATCTGATGGCAGACCAGCGGCGTAATACCGAGAATGAGGTCATCCGTCGGCGTACGTTTGATCCACTTGATCTGAATGGTCTCCCCTTCATTGACTTGGAAGTCAATGTGGAACGGGGCCACCCATTGATCAACGGACATGATGTACGACTTAGTACCTGTCACGATTTCCATATGGGTCGGGTCAGGCGCTTTATCTTCGGTACGTTGGTCAAACAGCGGATAGACTTTACGATAGAGCTTCTCCAGCCACTCTGCTTTGCTGGTCGCACCGCAACGGATGTCGAGCATCCAGAAGGTGACGTTGTCAAAGCGGAACTTGGCAAAGCAGCCCGCGCCAAATTCAGGCTGGTTCTGATGGTATTCAATCAGGAAGTTATCGCGCTTATCCGTGCCCGGTGCCAGCAGTGTAATCGCGAACGATTGACTGTGGATGTGCGGGACATAGATGGAGCTGGCCTTACTTGCATCGATATTGACTTGCAAGCGCTGACGAGTACCGTACAGCGTCGGGTCAAAGATTGGTGCATTGACTGCCGGCTTCACGTAGTTGGTCGCCAGAATGGCGGTACCACGATCCAGGTTCAGCAGATAATACTCGAGACGATAACCGCGACCAGCGTCGAGCCAACGAGGTACCACAAACAGCTTGAGGCTGTATGCACCCTTAACTGCCTCGGTAACTGCCTCGTAATCGCGACAGATGACACCGTCAATCAAATCAGCGCCCACGTACGACTCGCCTTTAGCGAGCGTGTAGGCCAGCTGAAGAGGTAGCGTCTGGCCGAGCTGGGTACTGATGAAGAAGGTATCGTGAGCACCGGAGTTACGAAGGCCGGTCAGCCGCACACGGTTACCATCCACCGGCATAATGCGACGACCATCGTTGTAAACCACTTCGACAGACAACGGGATGTCATCCAGCGGAATGTTGATGGGGAGCATCAGCACGTTCTCATCGGCGGGCGAAATGAACGGAGATTTCAGCTTGAGGTCGAGCACCTGCTTGGACGGATTCTCAGCGGCCATGATCACATTGGTCAGGACGAAGATAATCTCGCAATAGGATGCAACTTCATGCGTGTCATCATAAACAACAACGATACCGCGTTCGCCGTTTTTAGGCAGTGATTTAGCAATGCCTTTACCGGCAACGTAGGTACAGATGTTATCCACGTTATCGACTTCACGAAGTACGAGTGGAATGTTGTCGCTCGTGACCTGGCCGTTTTCATAAACTGCCGAGATACGCTCACCGCTGTCGCTGTAATCACTACCACGGAATACCGCGAGCGAGTCCAGGTCAACACCACCCCAGGCCAGTCTCGGGTCTACACGAAGTGTATAGGGGTGTTTGGTGGGGTCGATCAAAACACGGAAGGTTTCGGACTTACTCGGCGCACATCCGCCGATGATAGGATTCTTGTTACCCACGGTAATCGGAACCCAATCGACCAGCTTGTAAGTAAAGTTGGTCCCGTCGGCTTCAATACAGCGTTTTACGTAACCGCTGTCGTAGGCGATGTAGTCGCGAACGTTTGGAAAGATCTGGCCCTTACCGGTAGGGCCAGTGTAGAGATCGCTCTCATGGATCCAACGCCACGGACGTGCCGGCTCATAGACCGGCACACCTACTCCGCCAGGATGCGTATGTTCATTATTACTCATATTACACCTGTACGTTGATGAGCTTGTTGATGACGACCTGTTCGTTCAGGTAGGTCTTGTTAGCCCGCTCGATGATCGAGTAGTGCAATGGGCGCAACAGAACCAACGTTTCCCCATCGTGCGGATGAATCTCCACATAACGGGTATCGACTCCCTGAATTACAGGGTCGTATTCGATCAGGTACTTGTAGTTTTCCATCAGTGCGTCCATCTCTTCAGCAGAGATGAAATCACGGTCAGGGTCTTCCGTCGGAATCAGGATCTCGTTGATGAGATCATGTACCAGCTTATTGAGCAGTGGGCTAATGAGCTGATGCTTCTTAGGAATCGGGTTATGAACCAGTCCAGGCGGTTGAGGGATTTTCACCGACAGATAGTCCTCGACTTTCACATCGATGGCTTTCGCCTCTACCCGCATCGGGTAGGTGTCCCTGGATGGAATTGTACGCAGTGGGATGAGTGGATCATCAATAACGTACGGCTGGCCGTTGACCACGCCTTTGAGCGTAATCGCAGTATCCTCACGGAAGATAACGTCACTGCGCGCTTTCATAGCGCCGGCAACACTGATACGAACAACTTTATCGTCACGAACGTCGAAACGGGTATTGTTGCTCAGCATGCCATTGATGACATAACCAAACTTCGGTGGGGTGTATTCCTTGGCCATATTGCGACCACGCACAACGATCTTCGGCTTGTGGTACTCGGAGATATCATGCAGATACTCCTTGTTACAAATCACTACCTGCGGCCAATTGACAACAAAGTCCAATCCAGCAATCAGTGACTTACCATTCAGCCACACTTCCAATGTCTCATGGCAGAACCTGAGCGGAACGTTCGCCTTCAATACCGGGTTGTAGGTTTGCATGGAGAACTTGTAGGTGCCGTCGTACGCATCCTCAGTGAACTCGTACGCGGTAAAGCGTGAGTCCTTCCAGATGACCGGACGACGTCTGGTATGATCAACATTCCAGATTACCTTACCTTCGAGGTCGATGCGATAAGCATCGGTGTCAGTGACGTCCTCGAATTCCATAGTCCCATTGCCAGAGAGCAATTTCTCGACATAGAAGCGGTAGTTGTACCCAGGCTCTACGACGTAGTCCGCCGCATTCCAGTCTATATCGAGCTGGTTGGAACCGCGACCTTCGATCGCCTCTATCCGCACGGCCGCAGCATGGCGACACTTGTATTGGTCTACCAGAGGCTCCAGATGATGATAGAAGCCGAGCAGCAGACCATTCGCATCGTACTCGTACACCGTGGCATTTCGAGCCAACAATGGTGGGAGGATAACGTAGTTGCCGGCAGGACTCTCGATTACATCCTGCGGCGTCATCGCTGCCAGTGAACTGATGGAGTTATAGCCATAGGCTGCCGTTGCCAGCTCTTTGGTGAGGTTGATAGGCATTGCTGCCATCAGTCGGCTATAGGCGCACTTCTCCAGTTCGTCAGCCCGCCAGTTCTTAACCACCGCATTGGTGCCGGTCATCGCCGCCAGTATCTCAGCGTCCTTAAGCTTATACAGCTCGTGGATACGATTAGCCTCAAAAATTAAAGGCTTATCGATACCGCTACGACGTATATAAAGCCGGACCTTAACCTCGTTGATATTTCTCCACCCTTCATCCGTAATCATTTTAACGATCTTGGATGAGTCGATAGAGAAGTCACGGTGCGTCAGCTGGCGCAGTGCATCGGCCTGATTGACATGGAAATAACGACCTTGGCCAGCCTGGTGGAAGGCGTAGATTTCCACATCGTTGATGAAGTCCTGGGTTTCACGCTTTTTGGGCGGGTGAAGAATATATTTCTTCTTCTTGTCCAGGATGGAAGTAAACGACGGGAGTTGATGTGCATTGAATTCCACCACTTCCCGAACCAGACCGTCGTGGAAGTATTCCACGTAGTCCCAAACCTTTACGTTGTCGAGCGTAAGTGTTTTAACGCGGTATCCGTTTACATAAGCGAACGTGTATCCGGGTTTCTTAGTCGACTCGTTATATTCCGTAATAAAGTTAACGATATCATCGCCACTTCTAACGATCTTGCTGTTAGTAAATGTGCGATAGTTGGAGTTCCATTGCGGGGAACGATTGAACGCGCCGTTATAGAAACGAATGTAGAGCTCATCGACACCGAAGTCGACCAGCTGGTCATAGGCCTCGGTAGCAACGATGAAGTTACCATTGCTCAACACACGTAACCATGTCATCGACAACGGGTACGTCCGGCCCTTCTTGTTGTATACAAGAACGGCCACGTTGGTTTCATTGACCAGTTGATCTACACGTTTCCATCCAGCCCATGGTGCGCTAAAGCCAAGATACGCAGGATCGAGCTTCCCTATTTGGAAAACATGATACCACGTATCCGGCTTAGGCATTCTGATGCTGTGTTCGGAAACGTTGAGCCCGTAGATGTCCCCTTCTTTAGGAGTCAGTCTTCTGGGCTCAACGATCAATCTGGCGTCAGCAGCAGGGCGGCACCATACGTTGGCAGCCGCATGCTTCTTCAGCCATTGTTCCATTTATTACACCTTCTTCAAAAGGGTTTTAACGTTGCCAATCCGTGCTTCCATAGTCCGGCAGGCCATGTTCATGGCATTGGCCTGATGGTCTACACCGCGGGTATAAGCATTGACCGCTTGCAGATAGGCCTGGATTTCAGCCATCGCATTCGATTTCTTGCTCAGGAAGTCACTGATGACTTGATGGTCTTCTGGGTTGCTACTGAAACGCCCATCGATCTTGGCGTTGCGTGCAGCGGTGTCGAGACGCTGCTTCATCGCTGTCGCTTTGTTCTCCATCCGCGCCAGAGTATTTTTATCCTTCTCCAGCTTGGAGCTCAGACGTTTGGTGTCGAGTAGGCTACGCCACTGGTCTGCCTTGATCTCGGCCAACTTCTCATCTTCTTTCAGACCGTTGCGGTAGATAGCGCCCGGCCAGATAGTGAAGCGAGTGTAGCTGGCTTCAGTAAAGATTTCTTTGTAGGTCTTACCCTGAGCACCGGGAATTGCCACTTCTTTACTGTCGGAGGCAGGGCCACTTGCACCCTTACGGATTTCATCAGCGATGCGCTTAGCACCGGCGTCGGTGAACGAATCACCGAGTTTGAAGATTTCCTCAACAATCTCGGCTTCGACGTCGATGTGTTCCAGTGCTTTGGCAACGTCGATGCTTTCAATGACGTCAGCAATCATGAACGTACCGGGGATGCTCAGACCGCAGAACAGGAGGTATTTTTCAAACTCCATGTCGTTGGGCATGCTCACCTTACGGAAGTTACCAAACGCGGCCAGAACCCACTTGTCCCAATCTTGGTCAGTAGCAGAGACCCCGAGGAACGTGAATTGACTGTCATTCTTGCCGCTACCGGCATTAACCAACAAAACTGCAAAGCAACGCAGCAGATGGTCATCGCCAGGAATAGCAGTCAGGAACTTGCGCAGCACGCTTCGATCGGCGTCGGATGCAACCAGGCCCATCAGGTCTTCGTCTTTGAGCTTACGACGGTTCAGCTCAGAGTTGAATTCCAGGAACTCAGACTTGGTCTTGTTCAGTTTCTCACCGACGCGAGCGACCGTCTCAGCTGCTGTCTCTACGCGGAACGAGACAGACATACGCGGGCTACCGCCGCCACCGCCGCCGCCGCTAGACCCGGTCAGCTTACGTACCAGCCATTCGATGAACAGACCAACGACTACCGCGATACCAACACGCGCCAAGGCATCCGACCAGGCGTTGACTTCCATCCCGACGCCCTTACCTTCGGCAGGCAGGAATTCACCCTCGAGTTCCTGATGGGATTCCATACCGGCTTTCTTGGCAGCACGATCCATCTCACGCTGCATGGCTTTCAGGTTATCGTTGATGAAGCCCTGGAACTTCTTGGTAGACTCAACAATGTGCTGCATGCCGTTGACGATCTCGTTATGCATCATCATTGTCTTAGAAATGCCGAAGGTGTTAATGCGACCACAGATATTGATCGCTTCCAGCATTTCACGGTTTTCAGCATCAAAGCCCTTGATCAGCTCTGACGACCTCGAGACCTTTCAGCCACTCGATGTACGGTCCGACTTCCTCGCTGCTGAACTCATAGATAGACTCCAGCAGATGTTTGACATAACCCGTCGAGCCGTCGAAGTGCTCGAAGGTATCGAACGAGGTGGCGGGCCAGACAGCAAACCGCTGACGTGCATTCTCCATGAGCGTGTCGATGCCGGTCTTATTCTCCAGTATAACCTTTGCCGGAGAGTTCAACAGACCCATGTAGATCTCGTTGATGTAGCGACCGTATTTGACATCGAGATCAGTCCCAGACATACCGCCGTCAACGCTATCTCGGATGTCTACCAGCAGATCCTGCATGGAGATGTGCGCATCGAGCGTAGCACTGTTGTAAACAGACAGCGCCTGATGGGCAAACTCGGTAGCTGTGTCATTAGGTACATGGTAGAAGCGCCCGGCACAGAACAGACCACCAAGAACAGCCACATCTTCTTTAAACAGCGGATGCTTAATGAAGTCGCTAATTACACCCTTGATGTTCTGACCACCGCCACGCAGAGCACGCTTGTAGACTTCGAAGATAGCCGCCAGCTGAGTAGGATCGTCGATCCGTTCGATGGACTTAACCAATGCGTCCATGTTGGCCCAGTGGTTGGTCGCTTCTTGAGACGGTTCGTATTTAACAGCCAGATTGATAACCGGAATAGCCACCGGGTTACGGCTGGTGTTCACGATAGTAGTGATGCGTTTGTCGGCACCCTTATCAACAACCTTTTCTACATCAGCCACGAGGGTTTCGTTCATGGCCTCGGTATGGGAAGGGGTGTCGTGGCGAATCTCGTTGGCGATCTTTTTAGCCTCGTCCTTATGCTTTACAAGTTCGCCCTTGGCTTCTACGGTAGCCTTGACTTTGGTCTCGGTCTTTTCAATGATACCGGTACCGCCGCTAGAACCGCCACCACCACCGCCAGAACCACCCCCGGTGAATTTAATCATCAACCAGGTGATGAATGCGGTCAACAGCCCAGCACCGAGTGCTACGCCAGCGGCCTTACCGTAGCCTTCCATACCGAAATGCTGTTCGATGAACTCGCCATCTTCCAACAACATTGCGTTGTACGGAATGCTCTCCATCCCAGCACGTTGACGATTGGGATTGATGTTACCAAGGTTGTTATTGATAACGGCATTCAGAGACCGTGCAAACTGATCAAAGGCACCGCCTTTATTAGACCGTTCCACACGCTCACCGATCTGGGTCTTCTTGAAGATCTTATGGCGGGTAGCCATAGAGACCATCGCAGCAAAGCACGGCGGGTATTCAACCGCCAGTCCGACCAGCTGAAGTGCGTTTGCGGTCATGAACCAGCTACCGCCCAACATGCTGTACAGTGCCAGCGTATTGAGGTTGGCCAAGCGCGGAGAAATCTGAAGCTTCTTGAGCGCTTCTACGTACTCATCGATATCGCGAGGGAACGGATTATCGAGGGTGTCAATAGCACTGAAAACTTCTTCGAGTGGGATATAAAAATCCCGAGATACCATCTCGGCAAATTTGTTGATTTGGTGTTCGTCAGTAATGTTGTTGTAATACTGACCAATGTTGTACAGGCCGGTCACGGCAAGAACCTTGGACTTCTGACCAAGTTGCAGACCGTGTTTATGGCAGATGGTATCGGTCAGCCAGCGTACAAAGATACCATTGGAGAAATGGAGTGCGGTGAAAACATCAGCACGCGGAGCACGTTGCCACACCAGTTCCAGCTTAGCACGCAGGAGAGTCAACTCACTGTCAACGTCGCCCTTAAGTGCCAGATTGCCGTCACGACCTACCGAGGAGAAACCACGGACATCGATAAAAACTACGTCCTTTTCAGGGGAGTAGATAGGGTGGATGAAAGGCGGCACGTCCGTGAACTCGTCACTGACGAAAAGGATCTCGTCAGAGAAACGATGAGTATCGTTGTGCAGCATTGCTTTTTCTATTTCCAAAACGATAGGTTTGATATTCATCGTTTTGTTGACTTTCGAGTCGTAGGACGCTCTGATTGCCATCTTCGCTCACTCCAAATACTGATTAATGTAGGTTAATACCTATGACGATATGTCGATACTGTATATGGGTAACTGTAATTTTTTACCCGCGTACGGTTACTGATAAACTCCGCCTGTACGGCGGTAACTGCTAGGAGTCCACAACAATGGCATACAATACCGTCCCCCGTAACGGTTCGCCAATGGCAGTGTTCTACGGTACCGATGACCGTAGTATTCCGCCGTTGGTGTTGACGCCGATCACGAAGTCGATTCATTTGCCGCTGTCGTTTACTTTCTCTGGCCGTGGTGACCACGAAAACGCTTACATGGTTGCGGGTGATAACCTGTTCTCCATGTATGGTCGTGACGTGCTTGATTACGACTCGAAGTACGCGACCATCAATACCCCGTTCATGAAGCTGTTCAATGAACTGGCCAACCCGCAAATGGTTCAGCGTCTGGTACCAGACGATGCGGCCTGGGCTTCTCTGCGTATCTACGCCGAGGTCTATACCGCCAAGGTTCCTGTCTACGAGCGCCTCGCCAGTGGCGAGTACAAGTACGACAGCCAAGGCAAAAAAATCAAGACCGGCGATGTTGACGGCGTGAACATCATCTGGCGCGTCTCTCCCTTTGCTGCGGATGCACCGTTCAAGAACGGCAAACCCTACGCAGGGTCCAAGTCCAACCTGGATGGTTCCAAGTCCACCATCTACCCGATCCTCGATCTGCCGGCCAGCTTCATCGGCCAGGGCGGCTCCGACTTCGGTTTCCAGCTCAGCTGCCCGAACGTGAAATCCTCCGTTCGCGTAGACCCGAGCGTTTCCGAAACCATGGGTGCCCGTGTTTACCACATCCAGTTCAACGAGCGTTTGACCGAAAACGATTCTGGCACTCCAGTGCAGACCCGTGGCGGTTCTACCTTCGTACCGGTTGCGTTCAAGAAAGGCGCGTACTACGAGCCGATGCGTCAGCATTACGACTTCCGCCGTGTGCTGGTCCGTTCCTACCGCAACATGAACCCGGCCCCCGGCCTGGTACCCGAACTGGGCCCGATCAAGGATATCCATCTGTACGAAGCCAACTTCGAAACCGTGCTGACGGCAGCCGCCAAAGCGGCCGGTCCCGAGTACGTTGCGAATCCGTACATGGTCGATATTTTCTCTGGCCTCGATGTCTACGGCAATCCATATAATGGTCTCGTCATCGATAGCGGTGCCAACGGTGGCGAGCTGTTTACCGAAGGTCATACCCATTACCTGATGGGTGGTTCTGACGGTACCATGAACGCCGAAGTGTTCGACGAGCTGGTGCAGCGTGAGATGCTGGCGTTCGGTAAGGGTAAGGTTAACTACCTGGACATGCGCAAGTATCCGTGCTCTTTCATCTGGGATGCCGGTTATACCACCGACACCAAGGAAGCGCTCTGTAACTTCATGGGTCGTCGTCCCGACACCATCACCATCCTGTCTACCCACGTTTATAACGAGGGTGCCAACAACCAAGCTACCGAAGACTCCATGAAAGTGGCGCTGGCTTCCATGCTGCGTGCTTTCCCGGAATCCGTCCGTTATGGCACCTCTGCCATGCGTGGCGCGGTTGTAGGTCACAGCATGTTGCTCAACGATGACAGCTGGGGTGAACGCGTTCCGCTCACCTACTCGCTGGCCAAGTTCATGTCCCGTTACGCGGGTGCTCAGATCGGCAAGTTCCGTTCCGAGTTCCGCTTCGACCGGGGCGAGCTGGCTATCGTTGATGACGGTTACGACTTCAACCTGCCGTACAAGACCGGCGAAGCCTACGAAGGTGACTGGGACGCAGGTCTCATCAACATCCGTACCTTTGACCAGTATCGCTACATGTTCTCCGCAGCACGTACCATCTACCCGCACAGCGCGTCTGTCCTGGTTGGTCTGCTGCCGGCTACCGTTATCGGTGACCTGGAACGCGTCTGCGATGACGTCTGGGCAGAAACCACTGGCTCCCAGTCCCTGACTGAAGGCCAGCTGGAGAAGTTGATCACCGACAAGATCAACACGAAGATCCTCGGCAAGTACGACAACGTCGCCAATCCGGTGCCGCGCGCTTTCCATACCGAGGAAGACCGGGCTGGTGGTAATTCCATCTCTGTTGAGGTGACCGTGCCTGCAAGCACGACCCACACCATCAACAAGTACACCATCGTAGCAACTCGCAAGGGAGCTGAATAATGGCTGGAGTACGTGATCGCTTGCTCGACACGGCCAACGGGTTCGTTAAAGACACTCGTCTGACTCCCGTAGTCGATGCATTCATCGGGGGCCAAAACGGCCCCGTTCTGAACATCGGTAAATACATCAATAACGCCGCGTACGTAAGTCGTAACGTTATCTGTAAAGTGGTCAGCTTCCCTCGTTGGGTTGACTACATGCCGAACCCCGAAACCTTCCGTATCGCGATCAAGAACTTTTTCGAGATCCAGACCAAGATCGACGGTCTTCAGAAGGGTATCACCGTAGACTTCGTTGAACAGGAAATCGGCCCGGCCGGTCACCGTCAGTTCGACGTGAACAAGTCCACCATCCAACAGTCCGAAGTGACTCACTCGATGATGGACAAGTACGGCCTGCCGTTCCAGAACCTGATGACCATCTGGATCCGTTATGGCATGATCGACCCGGAAGCCATGATCCCGTTGATTCACACTCTGCGTGATGACATCGGCGATCACCTGCCGGACATGTGGTCTGCTGACGTTCTGTATCTGGAGCCGGACATCCGTCAGCGCTCTGTACAGAAAGCCTGGCTGATGACCAACGTGGGTCCCCGCAACAACGGTCAAGATGAAGCACGTCGTGACCTGCAATCGGCTGGTCAAGCTCTCGAGCTGTCCATCCCGATGACTGGTCTGCAAGACACTTCTCTGGGCGTAATGCAGTTCGCTCAAGACGAGTTGGACAAGATGAACCGTGGCGGCCTGAACGTCATGACTCGTCGTGCCTTCGTCGAGAAGATCGATGCTGACGTTGCAGCAACTGCCGGTGGTTTCTTTGAGCGTGCAGCTGACGCTGCTAAGAAACAAGTCGCCTAAAGGCAAAAAAAAAAGAACAGGGGCCTTCGGGCCCCTGCTTTTTATTTGTCAGTCGAACTTCTCACCAAACGAAACCAATACATCGAAAATGATTTCACGATCAGCCTTCCCCGCGTAGGAGGCGCGACAAATAATGCGTGTGCCGATGGCGTGGTGATCGTTATCATAACAGATGGCCGACTCCACCCACGACTCATAGATCGGCTCTTTAAGTTCTTTGACTACTACCGACTGGCGAAGAAGTGGGTGGCATGCCATGGATACCACAACAAAATTGCCATCGACTAAAGTAAGTCCGACATGGTCAGAACAATGCCAGAAGTGTGCGTTGTGGATTTCTACCAGATGAAGGTATCGATCGTCACCCCAGCCGTAAAGAACCTCGTCCTGCTTGACCGGAATGTCCTTGCTGACATTGGCGATTGCAAAGGGAAGGGTGTATTCAACAACATGCATACGTTTCATAGTTTCTCCAAAAAAATAACGGGGTGGCGAACCACCCCTATACATTACTCACCCATGGTACGGGGCGCTGTAGTAAACATCTTAATACATTTACCAGCCACTCCGTCTTTTGGCAGGACATATACTTTTTCGAGGCTATACTCGTGTCGGAGCAGGACAGCCTTAATAGCAGCTCGGTGATTGGCGCCGTCAGTGATTTTGGGATTGAATCCCACACTGCGAATGCGACGCACGCCGCCCTTAGTGATGGCGTAACATTCGATGGCATCCATGCCATATACGAAGTGGATACGGTTGGGGTCGGTTAAGCACAGTCCCTTCCGCTCCATTTCTTTAGTCAGATTGTTCAACTCGACATCAACTCGGATAGAGTTGATGAATGCTTGCACTGCATTGATGATGATTTTCATAACTAACTCCAGAATTAAAATAGGGATGGCTTATAGCCATCCCAGGATTGTTTATTTGTCCAGGAATGCCGCGTGGCGTTCAGCAGCCCACTGCATATCTTCCAGCGGGAAGCAGTGACGGGCGACGCCATCTTCGATAGACAGCACTTCGCCATTAGCGACCGCATTGTCAATCTTATCGCGACGGACTGCAATCACGAACATCTCGTCTGTGAAGAAACCACGCTTGTTTGGCAGCTTCTCTACACCCAACATTTCCAGCACTGGCTGGAAGATTGTCGGATCGACGTCATACATGATGACCGAACCATCGGTATTGACGAAGTGTTCGCCAGGGCCAAAGTATGCCCATTCGCGAAACTCAGTCAGGCCGTTGGCGACCACTGCCAGGCGCACTTTGGCATCTGACAACTCTTTCAGCATCATAGCGATGCTGACGAAGCTACCGTCATTGACGGTAGTAAAATGGAATTTATCCATAATGTTTACTCCAGTAGATAAGAAGCCCAAAGCTTATAGCTTTAGGAAGGAAGAGATTAGTATCTAATCTCACTCTGGTAATATATGTCTGAAAACTTTTTTATTCAAATCATGGCAAAAAAAGAACTAGGGGCATTAGCCCCTAGCTATTACTTAGTTATATCCAACCATTTATTGCTACGACGCGAACGGTTCTTCGGTTTATTGAAACTACCGATCCAGCGCAAAAAGCGCAGGAGAAGATTGAGCAGTGCTTTAAAACGTTGACCCGTACTCATGTGAGCCTCCTTGGTTTGGGCTACATAGAGAATGGGCTAGTCGATAATCTCGGTAGTATGCACTAACCAGATATTCAGCGCTGCTCTGTCATCGTCGAGTTGGTCGCGTTTTGCAGTGACGAGGAAACCGGTGGGTGGCACACGATCTTCACCTTCGGCCCCAGCACCCCAGACCTCGTTGGAGAATTCTACATCCGGCATGAGCTTGCGCAGTTCAGTAGCCAGAGGTCCGTGATATTGCTGCTCGGTGCAATGAAGCATTGCGTAGTTGAGTCGCTCACCCACCTCTGCCAGCTGGTTAGCGGTCATTGCCTCCAGTATGTAGTTATTGTTATCGCCAAAGGCTACGGCAATGTCAGACATGGAGAAGTAGAATGGTGCAGCACAACCATCCAACATATCAGCCAAATCCGTTACACGTTCTTCATTCATTACTGCCCCCTATTAACGAATCAAATCTGTTTTGGTAGTCACGTACCAGAAACTAACCACCGGGTCGAATTTTGCATTGAGCTCCAACTCGTCGTCAAGGATAGTGACGTAAACACCACTGTGCAACTTTGCACCGGACAGCGGATTACTGAAGTTGCAGCGCTCAAACCGCACGCCGTGTTTCTTGGCCATATGTTGGCAATAGCCATACATGATGTCGCGTGTTTCCGCATCAGTACAGTCGATGCTCAGACCACCTTCAGTGACCATGAGCTCACCCACTTGTTCCAGAGTCATCGGAACCAGCGTGATATTCTCAGTGGTTCCCAATGCTCTAATCACCGCACTGTGATTGATGAAGATAGGCAGTCCTTCCTCAGCAGTGCGAGCTTTCAAAAGATCTAACATTTCACGATTCATTTCTTTCCCTTGAATACATTGAGTGGTTTAATAACCCAGTAGGCCAAATCACCATCTTCTTTTTGCGCTACATAGAGTGCTGTCCAAATAGGACCATAACTAGCCAAGTTATTAACTATGGCAGCTTGGATGCCGCACCAATGTGCATAGGCCATGATCTTATCTTGAAGATCTGTAGATGGCGACGGACCACCGTAGGCATAGACGTCTATGGCATCAAGTTCACACGTTACGTCATGGACTTGTTTAGGACTAAGCAGTGTCCATACCAGCGGATCAAAATTGAATGCTTCCGCTAGATGAAATGGATTAATAAATACGGGCACGTATGCACCCGCTACTTTTGTCAAATACTCCTTAAATAAAGTACAATCCATTGACTACCCCCAGTGACAAATAAAAAGCCTGGCCGAAGCCAGGCTAATTAGATGATCTGTTAGAACAGACCGGCCAGGTCGTCCGCAACAGATTTCAGGTTGTCAGACAGACTTACGGTCAGGTGGATACCCAGGCCGTCGCGGACTTGTTCTTTGGTGGCTTTCTCACCGTCTTTGACGGTCGGGCGAGCGAAGCTGACACCGTGGGTGGTGAAGCCGGACTTCAGACGGATTTCGGTGTGACCAACGTCGGCGTTTTCCTTGGCGTACTCGATGATGGCTTTGCCACCAACGCGGCTTACGGCCACGTTGAGATCCTGTACGTATTTACCGTACTCGGTTTCTTGCTCTTGGCTGATGGGGCAGAACTCGCGCACCTTGGATTCGGCCTCGGCGCTGAAGGTGGGAACACCGGCTTCGGTCTTGGTCAGGGCAGCGGACAGAGCAGCTTCGAGTTTGGCGATACGATCCATTTGTTTTCTCCAGATTACTTGGTAAGGGTTTTGTTCACAATATTGTGGTGCCAGTAATTTTTTAGCATTACTTGCACTATGATAATATATATCCATTCTTTTTTAGAATGGGCCTGTATCGCTCCATGCTTAATTATAGAACTAGACTGCTATGGTTTATTGTCTTTTATTTTAAAGTGGCGCATAAGCGCATATAGGAGCTTAGGTGGGGTTTCCCCCACCTAAGCGTATCGTGTGGTTACACGATTCCTGTTTTTACAATGGATTCGATTATGTCTTCTGCACGATAGTCTATATCCTTCACCAAAACAGCGTGGCCACCGCGCTTAGTGAAGTTATCACAGTTATACTGCATATCATCGATCAGTACAGCCTGCGGATTAGCGTAGACCGCTTTATCAGCAGAACGCTCTACCACGATGACCTTGCTCCTTGGGATGTTAAAGGTTTTCCCTAACCAATATATTTTATCCTCTCGAGCGATTTTGTAGCTTGGGTGGTTTTGGCCTGTTGCCGTCAGAATCTTCCACTCCAGTGGAAGCTTATCTAACCCTGCAATCAGTTTATGAAATTCAGGAATCGGCGGGAGCTTGGCAAAGAAGTGAACATCTTGTTCAAATATCTTCTTCAATATTGCGTCGCTATCACGTCTGGCCTGAAACTCAGCTTCAGTCATCGAATGGTTCAGAGCCGAAAGAACCCCAGCAATGAAATCCGCCCCTACGCCATCCAAGTCTACATATGCTATCGGCAGTCGCACAACCATCCTCCACTATTTGTAATGTAAAACCTGACACAATCCACGAGAGTACGATGCACGGATCTTCATCTTATCTTCCGGCAACACCTGTTCGCGCAAACCTTTCAGCTCGCGGTTCAGGTTGACCAGCGACTCCGAGTCAACGATACGGATAAGCGCTTTGACATGACGCTTATCTTTTTTACAGTGGTTAGTCAGAACTGTTTCAATGTCGTCAATGGTTACATCTTTGGTGATGCCCGCCACCACCAGATTTTCGACAACGTTTTCACCAAGCCGAAACACCGACTCGGGAATTGGCAGGTTTATACTTGTTGTGGCCATGATTACCGCCTTATTTCTTTTTCACCAAGTTAAGCGCTTTTGCGCATCGCATGGATCTTCTTCATTTTGGCGATAGTCTCATTCCATAGACCGGGAGTGATCGTACGAATGTCATAGATGGATTCTGGCTTCGATTTCTTATCGGAAGTAAGGAACAGACCACCGTCTAAGCGGAAGCTGTAGAGTCCGATATCGAACACTTCATCTTCAACCTTAAATGGCTCCCCCACTTCCAGATAGAAAAGGTTTTTCTGGACTACCTCCCCAGCGTCAGCCTCCTCAGTAGCATGTGCCACCACCATCCGTCCGACCTTACGGGTTTTCACCTCGTAGGCTTCAGGAGAGTACGGCACAATCCACAATTCCTTGGTTCGTCCGGCATCCGGGACGAGCTTATCATTCGGCCTAACGAAGTTGTCAATTTCCAACTTGTAAACCGTGATTATCCCATCCCATTCGAACTCCCCAAATGCCGCATCCATGGTCTGGCGGTGAATTCCGCTATGACCATAGATACAGCCGACAAGTGTTTCGCATCCACAAATCCGAGGAATGGTTCTATCCTCTTCTTTCATTTGCCTGTCACCGATACGCGGGCGCATCTTCTTTATTGTTGCATTGGTGGAGATATGAAGAAAATCCAAACCCTTCTCCACCGTCAGATTGCGCTTAATATCGGGCAGTTGGTTGTTAAGCCAAGTATCGATCTTAGCCATGTTGCCCGTCCATATTTACCAAGCCAGGAGCGCGATAGGTTTCCCGATTCCGTGCCCGTTCTTAGCCAGTCGCTCACGCAAGGCTTCCAACCCGGCAAATTGCTCGGATTCCATACCTACATGAGCACCCGATGCTTTACCTTTCTGGTACAGGTTTTCAATAACGTCATAAGGAATAGCCACTTCAGCGGCGTCCTCCTGACCGAGGAACTCACAACCGTAAGATTCCAAGCCAGGGGCATTCCACTTGCAAGCAAGCTTAATACCCGGCTCAGTAACCCAGTCGAAGGTGATAAGTTCGTCTACAGTGCGCAGTCGCTGACCCATCCAGATACGATCAGTGATGATAGAACGGATGCTGAAACATACGTTCTGATCCGGGTTCTCCAGAGCCGCCTTGAGCAGATGGCCGTGAATGCGATCAGGTTTAACAGACCCGTAGATCAGATAGACCTGACGACCCTGCTCCATCGGACCCTTCACAATCTCGATATCACGGATGTGGTGGGAGACGTTAGTGCCGTCGATGAAACGAACCCGTGACATGAACTGTTCCAAAGACCAGCCATCTACCCAGTCGGGATGCTCATACTCACCGTAGAGGTTACCAGCAGTCATGCGTCGCATGAACGTGTTGGACGACTCGAATACGTGTTTAGACGATTCATAGTCGTAGATGATCTTGTTGTTGTTGGGGAAGTTCAAAGCGCCCAACAGCATCCGGTAGTATCCGTTGGCGTCGGGTTTAACAACGCCAGATTTGTTCGTACCGACTAGAGCGGTACATGCATATTTCAATGTCATACGTCACCCGTTACTTGATGAAGAGTTCTTCCAGTGGCTCTGAACGATCTACGACACGAGTCAGGGCTGCCTTAATACCGCGTTGTAATTCGGAACCGTTAAGCGATGCAAGGTTCGACGTGGTGGTCAAAGCAATGTCTCGCGTAGGTACGAACAGCGGGCGACCATAAACGTCGCCATCTACCTTAATGAAATGCCGGTAGTATTTAGTTATGTCTTTCTGCGTTCTCGCCAATGGCGCAACGATCATGTCGTAAACAGGTTGACCACCCCCCAACTTAATGTCATTGAAGTACGGAGTTTCACGAAGCAGTTCAGCCAAGTCCAAGTAGTTGAAGAACCACGGAGCATGACCAAAGTCAACAAAGTAGTCGAGGATGGCGTTGGTAAGCTTTTTGTCTTTAACCAGCAGCGTAGTTTTGAGAACTACCGCACCAGGTTCAAACTCAAACTTGAGATACTCCTCTTCGTCCGGCCCCATCTTGACAGTATCGATAATGCACTGTCCCAACGTAACCATCGAAGTGGCCTTATCAGAGACGGCATAGTAGCCGCCTTTGATAACAACCATGAAGATGCCTAAGATGGACACCTCTTCTGCGATGAAACCGAGACCCTTTTCGGTATAGTTGGCAGGCACATAAATCGTACAGCCAGTCTTTGTAATCAGTTCATTGTTTTTGTTCTCAATGAACGTTTCACGAACCTTCTGAGGTTCCCGCTTCAAATTAGAGATGTCCATCTAGTACCTCGGTTAGGAGTAAATCACCATGGATGCCAACCAGTCCACTACGTATTCGATAGCGGCTTGAGTGGCAGCCTCTTCACCTTCGGCCCCTTCTTTACACAGATCGTTGATCCGCAGCAGCAGGGTCTTACTCGGTGTGTGGGGGAAGAAGCAATCACAGACAACGTGAATGACGGTCAGACCGACATCACCCATCTGGTGCGGTTTCAGTTCGTTCAGGCGAGCCTTAACACGCTCAACCAGAATGACCTTGGTATCGCCCGGCTTCAGGGTCTTCGGATCGAGGTTATCGATCGCAACCATCAGCTGGTTATTGATAGCAGTACGCAGCTTAGCCACACGGCCGGCATTCTGGCTGTACTGACGAGCGTTGTGGTAGCTGGTCCAAGCCTGGAGGAACGCATCGCGCTCGCTTTCCAGTTTGGCCGGAGTCATCTGATACGGACTCTTGGTTTTGATCCAGCCGCCGATGATCACCTCCGGGGTGCCGGTACCTGCCAGATAGTTTTCATAGCACGGGCCGTTAACGTAGATGCGACCTTCTTTCTCGTCACCGCCAAGAACTACCACACCATTAGTAGTGTCTTCGATCTGCATCTTGCGCATCAGATTGCACGCGATGCCCAGAGATACTTCCATCCGACTGGTGATAGAAGACCAGCGAGTGCCACTGATACCCATGTTCGGCCACGGATTGTCGGCCAGCAGCGAAACCATTACCAGCTGAGCCAGCATCAGATTACGTTCTATCCAATACTGACGGGGCAGTTGACCGACCGGAGTCAGGCTATTGAACACGCTGTTGAACAGATCGACTGGGGTCAGACCGGTTTCTTTCAGTATCTGCTCTACCGCGCTATCCAGTTGGCTGTTACCGGACTGGAGCAGTTCTTCGAGATTAGCCGGAGCGATCAGCTGAGGGATGTCTTCACGCTTGATCGGCTGGACAGCTTTGAAGCTTTCAAACTTTTCCAGCATACCTACGATGAAGGGGCTGTCCCAAACACCCAGCGGTGCCACATCGACGATTTCATAAGCCTCGACGACGGTTTGTGCTTCGTCCATCATGGCGGTGATACCGTCGATGACAGTGGCACAGATCGGCTTAACGACGTTACGGGTAAAGCCGAGCGCAGTAGTCACCGCAGTAGAGACGATAGTAGCCGCCTCTTCCATGGACTCGCTGTGCAGGCTATTACCGAACAGCGTAGTCATCTCGCCGTTCTCGTTAGGGATGACCTGACGGCCGGCAACGCCGAATACCATGTCGACATCCAGGGACTTCAGCCAGGCCTCAGTAAAGCCAGACTCGCCTTGATAGCCACAAACGATCGGGGAGTTACTGGCCTGTACCAGGGCACCCAGCAGTGTCTGGTTGCTTGCAACGACCGAAACGTTCGCAGCGTTGAGCTTGGTCAACAACGGATCAATTGCGACCAGGGTAGATTCGTTGATCATTTATTTGCTCCCGATGCGTACGCTGATGTGAGAGTTGAGATGGGCGGTTGCCGCATCAGCAACCATTTGACGAGTCAGCTTCACACCAGACATGGTCTTCGACGTATCATTGCCGAGAACCTTCATAGTGGATTTGACGGTCAGTTCGATCAGGTTCGACAGAACCACCAGATTCTGACGTTCAAGGGTAACGTGCATATTACTCTCCGAAGTGAGGGGGCGTTACCGCCCCCATTGGGATTTAACCGTGTTTCGCAAGGATGGCACGGCAGTGTTCAGATATTAGGCGACAGAGTGTATTAGTAGTCCCGATTTTGTAAACGGACAATACCACCCGCGCATCGATGGATTCCTTACCAAAGATTGCATCGAGTTCAAGTCCACTCACGGTACGGTTCTTACCCGCCAGAATACGACGGAAGGTAGACTTCATCTGGTTAGCAAATACAGCCTTATCACCGCCAACGGCCGGAACGCGCTGAGTAATATAGATACGAATTACCAATGTATCCAATTCCACAGGCTTACCGTCCAGTCGCAAGCTGCTGTCGACTCGACCCGTCTCGGCCATCGTATCAGGAGACTGAGCAGCCTCCTTTTTCCGTGCCCGGTCTCCCATATTAGCGATTGCCCGAATCGTTTCGGACATTTCATCCTTGTCGCCATTATAGAAGACTTCGATCTTGTCGATTACACCGCCTGCTTTAGCCTTAGGCACTTGAGCCGAAATAGACCGTAGGGTCTCAAGACTCTCATCGTCAAACACTTCATTGTTTGCTGTGAGGGAGTCTTCAATGGTACATAAAATAGTTTCCGGCGTTACCTCATCGCCTTCCTTAACGAGTCCATGCACTGCCTGATCAAAACGGACAGTAACGTATTTGGTCTTAGTCAACGGTGCCCGCAGTTTCTCTGCCAGACGTTTACTAACCGCACTCGAGTCTTCGAGCGTGTCAGTACCTTCTAGCAATACCACGGTAGCCATTACACCCGCTTTCCAGTTCACCTGTTTTGGGTTGAACAGGTCAGGCTCAAAGAAGTTCTCGTTATACGTAACGATGTCAGAGACACCCACCTTCTGACCCAACTTCAAATTAGTTACCAGCGTGTGGGGGAACGTACTACCCTCATGTCGTCCAAAATGGCGTCCCAATTTGTAAGACTTGGAATACGTGTCTTTCCCACTACCATACTGGATAGTAATGTAGGTGGGCTCGAGCGCCACCACTTTACCGTCAGCCTCTGCCGCGTTAGCCTGGGTAGGGCCAGTGCGGTGAGCGATGAGCTTCTCAGCTCCAGTACGCAGACCAGTAACTTCATACCCCTCAGCAGCAATACCAGAGCCGTGTTGGATACCTACGAAGTTGTTCCGTTTATCGTCATCGAAAACCGCCCCAGGGGCAATGGACGTGCAGTTACTCATGAGCTGACTGATCGTGAGGTTATCACGGTCGATGTCTTTTCTGAGAATCCCGTCAACGTCATCAAAGAGCGGGTCGGCACACAGATAGGCTGTCATACCTACGTCACCGTTATCCACGGTGTCGCCGGACACAATCCCAAGATCACTCTTGGTATAGGCACGGGTGTGTTTCACCATACTTCGACGACTACGACCACCGTTACCACCAAAGGTAACTACGTCAGCCTCTTTAACCGAATGTAGTGGGTTTGCATCCGAGGAAGGTGCAGCTGCCGGGTCTTGCGTGATCCGTTGCCAGACTGCCTGGTTATGCATCTCGAGTTTCTTACGAGAACCAGGCTTGTTACGATACTCACGAACCGAGCGAACCATCTCGGTATAGACGGCACCGGCAATACGCTGGTGGCTAAAGATGTGCATGTGTTCCGCATCAGTTTCATGCGGTGCATCATCAAAGACCAGCATTTCGTTAGCGCGTTTGAGCAGACCTTGGAACGTCCGAGGTTCACCCATCTTCTGCAACATCCGATCAGCGATCGGGTCAATGAACAGGTCATCCATCAGCGTCAGTTCGTTGAGATAGCGAACTGACAGGCCGTCTTTCTGAATCAGGTTCAGATAAACGTCAGGCTGGTTGAAATCGCGCAGGGTATACGCAGACGTCAATTTGAGATATGGCCTCAAACCGTTGAGCAACATTCGCTGCTCAGAGTTCTCCGGCATAATCACCAGCTTACAGTCGCTCATCTTCATCACGAGGTCGTCGGTTGCAGCGTTACCCCGTTCCGTACTCTCGGTAATCCGGTAAGGGATCTTGTAAAGCTTGAGCATTCGCTCGATACCGAGGTAATAGGAGAAGATGATTGCCAGCGGGATGGCCTTACCCATCAACGACAGTTCTGCAAACTCATACGGTCGCTTACCAGAATCGATGTTGAGAATGTCGGTAATCGTACCAACTTCCTCCACGCCCTTCGCAGTTTGCTTGTAGACCATACTGGTCGGATCCATCGCATAGACTGCCTCACCTTTCTTAGCGATCGGTACCAGCGATTTATCCTTGAGCTCTTTAACCAGTTCCCCGCCAAAGTTCTTCTCGATATTGCGATGGTCGAAGTGGTAGGTAATCCCATTGGATTCAAACCCTGCCAAACGAGTTGCAATAGAGGTATAGTCTTTGGGCAGTCTGACTGTCGGGTCAAACACGTTAGAGAAGCGAACGTTAGTGATGGACTGATCGTTATGATCAATACCCCGAGCCACAATTTGGTTAGTGAGCCACAGGGTAGCATTGTGGACGTTCTTCTCGTTACGGCGAACAAAGTTCTTACCGTAGAACGTGGTCAAGGCCACGGTGTCAGGAGCTGTCTTACGAATCGGCAAATCAACACGCTGCTTACGCAGGGTGTAGGTGATGTCGTTGGAAGTCCAGTAACCATGATCATCGAACGTCGGGATGGTAAAGCGCAGTGTGGACTGCTCACCCTTAACAGTGCTCACCCGGACAGTGTGGAGCTCTACCCGGTTAGCCGCATCTACGATCTTCTCGACGTTATAGTCGGTCACGATGTAGCCAGCCTTTTGAAGGCTCAGTACGGATGCATTGATATCTTTAGGCAGAACCTTTTGGATATACTGTTTAGTGGTGCTGTTGCCGACGCTAACCGCAGCGGTCTTATCAAAGATGGTAGGGTCGTCAGAAAGAATCTGCTTGCGCACCAACTTCAACTCTTCCGGCTTAGCGGTGATGTGCTCAGCCAGCAGACCCTCGCCGTTCGGATTGGGGATGGACTTATAGAGAACTGCCTGGTTCTTAACCCGCTCGTATTCACGAGTAGTCAGAGCCCCTGCATCGATAAAGCGCTGACACTCTTTCTCAATACCGGACTCAAAGGTCGGCACCTGATAGATGTCAATTACTTCATCTTCTCGCTGTTCATCGGTCGGCTGTTTGACGATCTCAAACTCGGCATCTTCATCAATGCCCAGCTTCTCAACATCGTCATACTTAGCCAACTCTGCCTCGATCGCCCCTTCATCATCCTCGTTGAACTGACCTTCAGCATTGGGGTCAGGATCCAGAGCAGTGTCAATTTCGACCGGCGCTACCTTAACAGCTGCCTCATCTTCATCTTCACCGTCATCACCTTCATCCGCATCCAAGGTATCTTCCAACTTCGGATTCTCGGCATTTTGCTCGAGGTTCTCTTCTTCAACGATTTCTTCCTGGTTGTCTTCGACTACCAGTTTGCTGGCCTGGCTTTCAGCCTCGGTAGCCAGACGCATCGCAGTGGCGTAAAGACGACGCTGCATTTGCTCAGGCTTAACCAGACCGATGTTGTTTTCTTTACGACGCCAGAAATCCAGCTCACCCAAGTTCAAGTTGACAAACTTGTCCTTGTAAACCAGCACGATGTTAACGCGACGCAGTTCATGCTCATCCAGAACGGACAGCAGACTACGACGACGCTCAGTACCGAGCCACGTCCACAGGTCCAGGAAGAACAGAGCTTGGTCGGTACGGATAGTGCGAAGAGAGGCTTGGTCTTTACTCTTCTCTGCACGACGCAGTTGAGCGATGGAAGGCAGAACGTCCGGCATCTGCAAGAACATGTAGTTCTGACGATCGTACTTCTTCGTGTCTTCCTTCATTTGGTTGAAGATAGTCACGTAGAGGTTGTGCCAACGATCATACCAACTCATCAGAGTTTCACGGTAGCGATAGCGCTGCGGCAGCAACGCATAGTTCTCTACCAGCAGTGTACGTTCGTCACGGGTGATAAGACTATCGTCACGCATCATCCGCAGTTTTTTGTTTAACCGGTGGTACTGTAAAATTTTACGGTCCAACGGGGTGGGAATAAGGATAGGACGCCCGTGAATGTTGTCGGTAGCCAACTCACGGACGTGTCTTACCTGAACGAGCTTTTCAGCCCGCTCCAAAACTTGCAATGTCTGAGGGGGTCCAATCTCAGTAACATCACCAGGCAGGTAATGGAAAATACTCCCACGCGGCAATTCCAGCAGTTCCAAACTGGCAACGCGCGGAGCGCCAAACTGCGGTAGACGAATAACCGTATAGTTACGGTTAAAATTACGTAATAGGATAGCCATTATTACACCGTATTAGAGAGGATCTGCGAGAAGATTATGCATGACTCGGTCTACCAGCCCTGAGCCTGAGATGTCGATCGTTAGACGACCGCCCTCAACCCAATAGGTTGCTTTCTTCATCATATTGCGGTTTTCTTCTAACGCTTCATCCGTGTAGACAGAATCGCCACTGCCGGTATCGCCATCGAAGTCAGCCACGAGTCCAGCCAGTCGGCTACTGTGCGGCGCCATCGAAGAAACGAATTCGGAAATAGCACGGTTAGGAAAATCAATTGCCGGCTTCTCTCGTCTTCCAACCCAGTCCCCGTTCAATTCCCACACCATTGAGACAGAAGTCGTCGTCGTCAATCTTATAGTGCTTGAATAGGTACTGCCTTGACCCGCTACTGGGTAGCGAGTGACGATTGTGAAGTAGTCATTCCAGATCTCATGGCCACTGAGATAGAGAAGTTCCGCATAGGTAATGCCTTTGACAAACTTCTTATCACGACCTTCGGGCAAATCTCCGATGTCGTAGAAGACCTTAAACTCCTTGCCGTCATTATAGATGAGGGCAAGGTAGTGGCCTTGAACCATGATCTCTTTGTGGCGAATGGTGTTGTCACGGAACTGGTTGATGAGTTTCTCAATCCCTTCATCGGTTGAGAACTTATCGTAGTCTTCCGTGGTCACAAACACCACTTCACGTTTGAGGGTTTTCTTGTTAACCAGGTACATCGTCCCGTCGGGGCCGAATGTGTCAGGAAGGTATTTGGTACGGATGGCATGAATGGCCACCGGCGCCAAACTCTTCAAACCCTGGAACAGACCCACGAGCGTATCGGTAGGACGCATCTCATCGGGACGGTCAATGACCACTGATGAAGTATCCATACTGGACAATACGTTTCGAGTACCGTTAGTCAAACGGCGAGCAGCCCACTTCCCGCGAATGAAACCTTTCTTCCCGTCAGCGAAGTCGAAGAAGTATTTGTAGATTTCATTGAAGGTGTTTTGAAGAGACCAACGGGTGGTATCGAGCGCCGATGTATTGGTATTGCCCAACGTCGGTACGATACTTGCGGTCGAGAGCAGTTTCCGATAATACTTGTTGATATCCATCTCGCGTTCTGTCTGTCCGTCTGGAGTCACCTCCATGTCACGAAGACCGGCAGGTTGGACAAGGACATAACGACTCATTGCGATGTCGCGGAACTTGTTAAAGAGATCGATATTCTGCTGACGGATAAGAGACTTGTTTTCTTTCGGTTTCAAATCCTTGTATTTGGAAATAAAGAAAGAGTAACCCGTCGAAGCACCACTATCGGTTGGCGAGGCGGGGAAGAAATCTTTTTCTTTCTCATCCCAAATTGCATAACGTTTACCGGCCAAGATATCCTTATAAAGGTGCTTGAGCTCAAACAACGTCAACGCAATTGCAGGCGAAATGATTTCGATACCTACATCAATGTAGGAGAAAGTTAAGTCACGGCGTTCACTACCAATGGGGCCAAATGTAAGTACGGAATAGAGTCCGTCTTCATGGAAATCTTTGGTAGCGCCTTGGTACGTATCCAAGGCGGTGGTAGGTCGGAGTGTCGACACCGCACGCTTGTCCACGTTTAGCAGATAAAACGATAGATAGCTCATAATGCTTCCGAGGTGGTTATGGCCAAAGATATAGATCTCGACGATTTCGACTTGGACGATGATCTGGATTTAGACTTTGATGGTCCCGCTGCCGCCCCCGCTATTCCGGCCAAATCCAGACAGCCTCTGGATATTGCAATGTCGGCTGGGGGTGGTGCGGTAAATCAAATTTTGGGTTCGGAACAACGGCGTAAATTGATATTGGGGGCGCTCCCAGAAGAATACCGGGTCGCAGCCGAGTCATATGATAGTCTTTATTCCGAAGGGCGGGACGTTTACTACGAGGCCAAAGAGGGTCTCCGTAAAACCAAACAGGAAGTAAAGCGTGCTACTCGAGAAGCACTCCCGCTTCTTAAGCCCTTTATGCCGAAATCCCTGCACGAACGCCTGAAAAAGGCAACCGCCGCAGAACCAAGCTACAGTAATGAGTTCGATCAGCAGCAGTCGCAAATCGACTCTGCAATGAACTCTATCTTCAAATCAGCCAATGCCAACGATCGTCAGTCAGCCGAAGACTCGATCACTGACCGCGCTGAGAATGAAGTAAAAGAAGCTGCTCGCGATATTCGTACAGAGTCAATGCTCGGTATTCTCAAAGAGACCGGCGTAGACGTTCGCAATATCGTTTCTTATCAAAACGGTCCGGGCACTGAATATAAGCGCAAAATGCTGGAGCTCAACTTCCGCCAGCTCTTTGCATTGCAAGATCAGCTCAAGCTGTCCACTGAATCCAGCGAAAAAATTATCCCGGCATTGGAAGCCATCGTTAAGAACACCGCATTGCCGGATTACGCCAAAGAAGAGTTCGGGGAAATTACCGCTGCTCTGATTAAACGTAAGATTATCGATGGGATGTCCGCCAACCAGTTCAGTCGTAACTATACTCGATTGCTGGGCGCTTCTGTTAAGTCACGTATTTCCGAATTCTTAGGCGGTGTCAATGACGTCGTCTCGGAAGTAGGTGGTATGGCTGGCATGATGAACAGCATGCAGGAGGATGACGGACAAGAGGGGGATCCTGCCGCCGCTCGCTATAACACCATGAAGTCCGGCGCTAGCCGTGCGGGCGCGATGTTTGCTGATCGTTTCATCACCCCACAAGTGAGGAAGCTACAAGCCAGAGCACGCGAGTGGGGCGAGAACCATGAGGGGGTGTCCAGCTTCGGTAAGAACGCGGCCTACTATCTCGGCAACCTGGGCGAGATTGCCAACACTTACGGCCAGAACTCTTTCTACGAAGGCCGTGAGAAAGGAATCCTTGGCAGCCTTTTCCGTTTCCTCGGTGAGCATGGCCCACAATTCAATGGTGAGACTGCACGTATCGATGAGCGTTCGATCGAGATGTTGGGGCAAGGCGGTAAGATCACCAATCGCTTTGTACTGACCATCGAAGAACTCATCCCGGCCCAGCTGGCCAAAATCGACCAGTCCATCCGTGGCATCTATAGCGATAACGCCGCATTAGAACAGTACGACTTTTCCACACGTAAGTTTGTGAATACGCGTGATGTCGCTCGTATAGTTCGCAGTGCCATGGACGACCAGTATACCAAAGAGACGGTCGAACGTTACTCCAATGAAATCATCAAAGATCTGTTTGGCAATAAAGAAATCGCTGAAAAGGATCGTGAGATTCTCAGACGCGTCATTGATGACAAGGCACGTAATGCAACCAAGTTCGACATCTTCGACTTGGCTAATTCCATGGATGCCTACGGTTCGGAGTCTAGCTCCGATATCTATGACCTCCAGGATTTGTTCTCTGAGTTGGCCGATGAGAAATCTAAAGCCGAAACATTGAACCTGCAAGTGTCTGACAAGCTTAAGCGTATGCGTGGTGCCTTTGGCGAAACGCAGGCGAAGGTTAGCGCGTTGGAACAACGCTATGGTGGGGCAGCACTTCACCGTGCTGGTATCTTTAAAGATATTAATGGAAGGTTGGTGGCTAATGAAAAACTCTTTGAAACTTTTAGTGATTTTGATGACTCTGATTATGCTTTTGGCGATGATGTGCCAAAAAGTCGCCTCGCAGGGATTGAGTCAGGGATATCCGCCTTTGGTGCCCGTGCCGCACCTCCTCGCTCTCAGCGTGGACAGAACTTCGGAAGTCTGAACCCGGATATCTTTGCCCAGGGGATCAGGACTGGTCTTGGCTTTAAGGATAACGAAACGCTCGAGTCTATCGTAAGGTCGATCACTACAAGTAATCGTCCCGAGAACGAAAAGCGTGAAGACCTTATGCCGCTGATCAAGGCCATTCACGAAACGCTCATAGAGAGTAATGTGGCGCCTCGAATCGATGAGATTCTTGAAGCCATTGACGCCATTAACATCAACATCCATCAGGACGCACCCGAGGGCGTTATAACGCGTTCCGCGCGTAGCGCTAAGGGAATGCTCAGCAAGCTCAAGAACAACATTATGGAGCGTTCTAAGAACCATAGGCGTCGTGCTAAGGTTCTTTGGCGTTGGGGCAAACGTAAGTTGGATGCCCTTAGCCCGATCAAACGGGTGAAGGATGCATTCAATGCAACCACGACCGCCATTGGCGCGTTCAAGGATGGAATCCTCGGTAGACGAGATATCGTTGATGAGGAGGGTAATGTAGTCCTTAGCGCAGCAGGTATCCGTCTTGGCAAGTATTACACCAAAGACGGTAAGCAGATTAAATCCATCAAAGATATCGTTGGCGGTATTTACGATGAGAACCAAAACGTAATCATCTCTGAAGAGGAGATGACCAAGCGTATTGGTCAGCTGCGTTACTTGAGCGAGTCGGGCTGGAAGAAACTGTCTGTTGATTTGCCCGGTTGGCTGGGTGGGAAAATTCGTTCTGCTGCAACTGCCGCGCATTCCGCCCACAAGTGGGTGCGTAACAATGTCTTTGGCGGCATCAAGAACATCTGGCGCGAAGCCACCACCTCTGTAGACATCTACGCATCTACCGACCCAGAGCCACGTGAGCCGCGTCTGCGCCATCACCTAATGGTTAAGGGGTTCTATGTTGATGCGTCTACCGGCAAGCCTATTCGCGGTATTGATGATATCACCGGCGAAGTGATAACCAAGCACAATCAGGTTATCATTAGTAGCAGTGAGTTGGCTGACCCCAACTTTAAGCTGATCGACCGTGAAGGTAATGAGCTCAAAGGTAAGTGGCAGAAAGCCGGCGATAAACTCACTGCGGCCGGAGCATTTGCCTGGAAGATGGCTAAGAAGCCATTCGAGTGGGGTAAACGTGGTATCGACTTCATTGGCGATGTCTTGGGCGTTGGTAAAGATTGGCTGAAAGGTAAGTTCCCCATGTTTGGCGGTATTAACTCTAAGGAGTCACAAGACATCTTGGAGCGAATCTACCAATTGCTTGATGAACGTATGCCGGGTGGAACTGGTAAGAAGGGTGATGGTAACAAACCACCTACTCCAAAACCAGAAGTCGCCAATATCACAGACACCGACGGTGATGGTATTCGTGATAACTCCTGGCAGGCCATAAAGGCTGCTTGGAAGAAACGTCGTGAGGAAGCCGCTGAGAAGCGCAAGGCCGATAAGGAAAAGAATGCCGCTGCCTCAGGTGGCAAGAAAGATGGCGATAGCTGGCTAGGCAAGGTGTTCGGTGGGATAGGTTCTTTCCTCAGCATGGGGAAAGTATTTGGTAAAGCCGCTCTAGCTACGTTGGGCGGTGGGATCAAGAGCCTGTTCCTAGGCGCCTGGGAAGCGGTAGCTGCAAAGATTGCCACTTCTGGGATTCTGTCTAAAGTCGGCGCTGTACTTGGTGGTGCTAAGACCAAGATCGCTACCGCAGCAGGTGCTGCCGCTACAAAAGGTGGTAGTGTTCTTCGTGCGACCGGTGGTGTTCTGAAGTGGTTGGGTCGTGCAACTATCATGGGCGGGTTGCGTTGGGCTGGTACGCTAGCCATAGGCGCTATCTCCTCTCCCCTGGCAATAGCCGCAACTGTCGGGTATGTGGCCTACAAGCTCGCCACTCGTAAAGTGGCGGCTCCGCTGGACATGTATCGCTTTGCACAATACGGGGTTCAGGAATACGAGCGAGAGGATAAGGAAGATATTCCTAAGCTGCGTTATCTGGAAGACTCATTCCTTCGCTACACTTCCTTTAACAAGGAGGGCGTTGCATCCATTCGCGGTATGAATGAAGCGGTAACTCATCGTATCGCCGAAGGGTTTGGTATTAACCCCGAGGATAAAGATCAGCAGAAGCGCTGGAACAACTGGCTGTTTGGTCGTTTCATCCCTGCCTACCTGATCTGGGTTTCACGTGCTCGTCAACATGCCCCAGCCGTCGGGCTGAAGGACATCGGTGATAAGAACAAGACCCATCCGATACTCCAAAAGAAAATCTTTGATAGCTGCGTGTTGAATGACAAGCATCCGATCTTCAGAGTGGACCAAGGTCCGTTCGATGATCCGACGATGTTGACTGGCGCTGAGGTCGTGGAAATTGGTAACGATGTCCGCGATGAAATCGGCACTATGGTTAAATTCACACCTACCATGCCAGAGGATCGTAAGAAACTCAACGGTGCTCCAGATCAAAAGGATCTTTCCGGTAAGGCCATCACTTCCGGTGATGCCAATAATCGTGAAGAGAAGAAAGTTGACTGGAAGGTAGCTGCCACTGCCGCTGAAGAAGATAAGAACCGTCGTATGGACGAATCCATGCGTAAGGGCAACGTCGCAGTCTATGGCGTATCAACTATCGTCAATGGACGACCCATCAGTAAAGACATCGATGCATTGACTGCAATCCGTCTGCGTGCCTATGGTCTGTATAAGTTTGATATCTCTCGTATCGCAATGCTGTACAAGATAGAAGACTTGCTAACCCCTGGCATGATCAAAGAGTCCGGTCGTTGGGTATTTAAGGGTAACTTGGATGGTATAACTGAAGAGGTCGTGTCGATACTCGGCGTTTACTTCCGAGATAAAACGGCGGTGGCGAAAGCCAAGCAATGGTTCACCCTGCGCTTCCTGCCTATTTACCTGCAATACTTCAATCTGGTTAAGCAGTATATTCCGAACGGTAATCCGTTCGATCTATACAATACCAGTAAGACGGCAGAACTCTACGATATCGGTGTAGGGCTGGTGGGAGCCAAAGTACAATTTGGCGGTAAGAAAGTCAGTGTGTGGGAACTCGACTTGTCCCCGTGGCGAGTCAAGAACGATTATGATCCGGTAGCTATCGGTAATGCCGTGAACGACAACCTACGCTTCCTCGAGGAACGTCGTAAGGAAATGTTGCTCCGTGAGCAAACCAAGGCCAAGGATAAGGGTATCAAAGCTCAAGCAGCTCCAGTACGTGGCGGTAATCGCGCTATCGACTGGCGTGTTAACCAGGATAAGAATAAGCCGTCTGTCGCTTCCCAACGGGAAGCCGCGATGGCCAACGCTGATATCTCTGGGATGATGGAAGGCGGCGGCAGTAATGTCCCTGCTAACATCGATACTAGCGGCTTTGATATCGATACTGGACTATACAACGGTGTAGAGGAAGGTTCTGGCGGTTATGCCGACCTGAAACAGTATAAGGGCAAAGACCGAGCCACCATGGCTAAGTTGGTAGCCCACGCTGCTCGACTCACCGGGATGGATCCGGGAGAGATGCTTACCGTCGCGATGATGGAATCGTCACTCGACCCAGGCGCTGGTGCGAAAACTTCCAGTGCTAAGGGTTTGTTCCAGTTCTTGGTAGGTGGGAAGTGGGATACGTGGGGAGAGGTTAAACGTAAGTGGGGTAACAAGTACGGTATTCCTTCACAGGCTTCCGCATTTGACCCTGCGGCTAACGCGCTGCTTGGTGGTGAGTTCCTCAAAGAGGGTGCCAAACAAGCCGCTCGTGCGCTGGGACGTAAAGCCAACCCTGCTGATATGTACGTGATGCACATGATGGGTTCTGGGGATGGACCGAAGTTCCTGTCCAATCTCACAAAGAATCCTAATGCTATCGCGGCTAAGGTACTGCAATCAGCAGCCTCCGCAAACCCAGGTGTGTTCAAAGACGGCCAAGGTAGATACCGCACATTCGCGCAGGTCTACCAGTCGTTCATTGATCGCGCCAGAACCAACCAGATGCATGTGAAGCGTTATCTCGGGATCGCTGAAAAGGTTCCCGATGCTAAAGTAGATCTGCCTGGATCGGATACCAAGGTATCAGTACCGCCAGCTCTTGCTGCCCAAGCTGGAGACAAGGGTGGGCCAGAAGTGGCCTCTCCTGAAGCCGCTAAGACGGCCTCCGTGGCCAAGGCTGGTGCTGATGCAGCCAAGTCTGTCCGCTTCGCTAATGCTGACGTTCCGCTCCCAATCGGTGGGGCTGATAAGCCCGTTTCTGAGAAGGAAGTAAGCGACGCAGCTAAAGCGATGGCAAAAAAGAATGCTGACGCCGGTGCCGAAGTTGCAGACATCAAAGATAGCGGTGCTCGCATCATTGCGGACATCGATCTGGAGAAACATCGCCAGACCGTACGTTCTAATAATGCAGCGAGTGCCGTATCTGAGAATAATGCAGAACGCGGCGAGAATATGGCCGTACTCATGAGAGAGCAGCTCAAAGAACTGCGGAAGATCTCTGGGACGTTGCTTAACATCGAGAAAAAGGTGGGGGGCGGCGGTGGCTTTAGTGGCCAACAAGCCACGCCTTTGAAGCCGGTACAGCAGACTACATCAAGGCAGCAGGCTGCGCCATCAATCGTACACGCTGATGCACCTATCAGCATGGGTAGAGGTTAAAGGGGCTCCGGCCCCTTATTTTTGGAGTTGTCTATGATCGGAAGAGAGAACAGACGCTGGGTGCGTGGTATGTTCGGTCTTAGTCCGTCATCGCACGATAGTCGCAACCTGTCGACCCGACAGCCTACGTCGGGCGATTTCAAGTTTGCAGATACTACACTCGGCGGTAACGCCGTAATCAACCCACCACCACAGTTTACTCGTTTTGCCGACATCCGTTCAACTGGTTTGTTTGCCACGAACAACCATGAAGATGGCAACCGTTGGTTACAGAATGAGGGGAACCGTGGTAGCTACCAACTTGGTCGTGTTTATAACGAACTGTTTGAAGAGAACAACCAGCAAATACACATGCGCTTCGGTGTTGCTAAATATACCGGTGCGATTGCGTTCTTTGCCAACATGTTTGACCGTAACGCTTACCGGCTCGCAAAGCATGGTGAGTACACCCTGATGTTCCGTGGTGGTCAGATAGCTGGCTTGGCAGCGATGTTTTACATCGTGCCGTGGGCTGTACTGTTCCCGCTGATGATCACGTCACAGACGTTGAAATTCGTCCTGAACAAGAAACCCTCCAAGTATTACTATCTTAAGCCAACAATGCACCTCTATCTGCAAGCGGTGCAGGCAATGGTAGATACTCAGCTCGTCCATTGGAAGATGGTTCCTCTTTGGGACATCTTTGGTTCGAATGCCTATCTTGACGCAACACGTGAAGATAACAAACTCAAACCATCGATGGATGAGATATACAAAGCCCTGCCGGATATCTGGAAATCCAACGGTAAGTTCGACGTGTTCAAGATGATGAACCGCTATCAGGTTTTGGCTAACTACCAATCCGCCAAGATGGAGGAGATTTACGACAACGCGACGAAGACTGGCGTTTCGGTTAACCAGGCCCTAAAAGAGTATATAGCGCGCAGTAAGGCTTCCGGCCGTGACCAGCAGGGGTATGCCGACCAAGCAGGTGACAGTTCGTTAGAGACGCTTGCGTTTGCTTATTCGAACAACCAGCTTTATCAGCAAGATGAAGCAACCGATGAAGCGGAAGCGGCGTATTGGAACAAAGCTCAAACTAAACTCGGTAGTGTCGATGGGGTAAGTGCCGAAGGTGTACTGTCGGAGCAAGAAGAGGGTAGTAAGCCACCTCCCACTGACCCGACTACCGGTGAGGCAGTAGGTGGGGATAGCGAAGGTCAAACGGTTGACCCTAACCAAGACGGTAACTCGTTCTGGGCAGGTCTGGCCGATTTCTTCGGTAACGTAACTGAAGGTCTTTCATCTGAAGTAAAGGATGGCGCTCAGTGGGTTTCATTCCGTGTGGATCCCAAAGAGACCGTCACTGACTCAATTACCAACAGTACGAAAACGCCTGAGATTGCCTCTACAGTTAACTCGATCTCAGCAAAAGCTAGGACGATTGACTTCTCCATGTCTGGTGGTAATACTGGCTTTGATACAGTGGACACGGTAACTACGGGCGTTAGGGACTTCATGGCTGGTGCACTGGATAGCTTACAGCTGTCCGGCCTACTCGCTGTGGCGGGTGGTTCCATTGTCGACTTCCCTGAAGTGTGGGACGACAGTCAGGCCAACGTAGGGTCTCAGTCCTACACCATCCAGCTCCGCTCGCCGTATGGTAATGACTTCTCACTGTTCCAGAACCTGATCGTACCGTTGTGTTTCCTGCTGGCTGGCGCACTGCCCCTGTCCACAGGTAAGCAATCGTTCGTATCTCCGTTCCTCTGTGAGATCTTCAGTCGCGGTAAGCAAACTACTCGACTGGGCATTATCGACTCCATGACGATTACTCGTGGTGTAGGTAACTACGGTTGGCGTGCCGATGGTAAGCCAATGGCGATCGATGTAACCTTCAACGTGAAGGACTTGACCACCGTATTGACCATGCCTCTGTTGAAAGACCGTGGCATTTTCGACGATGACAACAAGTACACCGATTACATGGCCACCTTAGGCGCTGCATCTCTGCAAGACCTTAACTACGCTCTGCGTAAAATCACCCTGAACTTCAACGTATGGAAACAGTCCTGGAAATCCAGATTCATGGCTGGTCGTATTTCCAACGACATCGGTTCTTGGGCACTCACTCGTGCATTTGCAAACATCACGGCTGGGACGTCTATATCACGGTGAGACAAAAAAAAAGAACAGGGGCCTTCGGGCCCCTGCTTTTTATGCCGCTCAATGGGCGGCCGTAGGTTCTTGACGAACGAAATCAATGCCGCCGTTACGATAAATCCAACGCACTGCTTTAGTGATGGGTTTAGGAAACGGTTTCTTACCAAGCAGTTTTGGATCCAATGCAGCCGTAAACTCGCTGAAGTAAACGCGCGTAGGGATACCATCAATCCAATCGTCAGGTAAGCCGTCGTCGACTAGGCTTTGCATGGTAAAGAACGCACCGCGCGATACACCGTCGACACAGAGTGCGTAACGACCGTTCTTCATCGGGAAACTGAACTTCTCACCGTCCGTAGTATTAAGAACGATGTTGCGAAGGAGATCGAGCATGTCGACTACGCGCAGTTCGTTTTCCAATCTTGCGATCTTTTGTCGCAATCGCTGGGCAGTCCCAGTACCGACACGCGCCTTGCGTGCCAGCATGGCGCTGATGTCATTAACCATCAACACTGCCTCAGAAGTCAGGTTGTGATAAAGCCCAGCGCGATCAATAATCGCATAGGCATTATCCATAACCTTGCTGCCGGTCGTTTTAACCGGCCCTTGACTTTCGAGTACCTGCATGAATTAAATACTCCGTGTCTTCAATGACAGCATTGATTTGATCAGTGAGCCAGCTGAAGTGGGGTTTGTAATAAACGTTTTTACCCATGACGTAATAATGTACGAGTGGCAGTTCATTGGCGAGAGTTTTATCGCGCATAGCATGGTTGCTATTCAGTTTGTTAACCAACGCCTCTTTAAAATGGATGTTAAACCTTTCGTCAGGAACATCGATTGTATAGATGCCAAACCCAGCCATCCTTTTACGCAACTCTCGGCCGGCATTTTGCGCCGGCTTACCAGATAGCCTTTTCAGCTTCTCCAATTCGGCTGAAATGTTCAGCTCTGATGGGATATCCGGTATGGTCGCAAGCGACCTGGTTATTTTCAGATAATGATAGTAGGCCTCCAATGATGAAAACCACCCGTGTGGCGTTTGCGTATCGGTGGCAGAGAAGTTAGACCAGAAACGACCCAACTCCGTCTTAGCACCACTATAAACATTGATATGCGTAACGCCATCATCTTCAGTGTGATAGTCCACGCCTCCAATCCTAACTACGCTCACTTACTATAATCCTTCATTTAGGCAAACATTCCTGGTAGAGAGTACCCATCCACTCAGTGAATCTTTGATCTGGTTTCTCCGGTGACGGGAGCGGCCACAGCTTAAAGAACTGCGAACGCACTTCTTCAGGCATAGTGACTTCTACAACAGGTATGTCCAGCGTATCGCATTTAAGCAACAAGCCAGTCTTATCTAAAATGGGACCATCGCATCTAGCTATGGCCTTATAGGCATCGCTGATCGCCTTCTTAACCCTCTCTTCGTCAGAGAGTGTCTCATCAGGAACCAACGTATACTCACAGCCGATAAGCTGCGCTATCTCATCATCTGGAATTTCGGCGAATTCGCCGTAAGACAGTATGACAGGATTAAACCCTTCTACCATTTCAAAAGACTGACTTGTTAACTCCCCGCCTTTTTCGATATTAGGTATGTTCTCTAGAAGAAATCGAGACAGGAGATGTCGATGACAGAATTTATCTGATCGGCAATAGCAGCCAAGAATAAGTTCACGAAGGCCGTATTTGTTTATAAAGCCAGTGAACATGTTAACAATCGTTTCTTTGTTATCATGAAGCTTCTTTAAATAGGCCAACGTATACTCAATTTCCCCACCGCCGGAACGGTATTTCGAGAGCATGTCCCACGATGGTGCCAAGAACCGTTTGGCAAAGTCCCCACCGCTTTTAACCGTAGTGTCTAAGAATACAACCTTAGGCACACGTTTAACTACCTTACCTACGTTTAGCTGTGCTGTATGTAGGCGGCATCGCCGGATGTAATCGGTAACTGGTTCGTAGTCGCACATTGGTCAATGAACTCCAGCGCCTCTTCTACGATCGAGCGCTTGTGATAGCGATTGAAGAATTCGATGACCTTCGCATCCATCTCATCGCTACGGGTGAACTCAACCTGGTACGGATGAGTAAACGCGCCCAGAGCTTCGAGCAATTCGTACATGCTCTCGATTTCCAGCGGTTCATTATCTTTGTCGAGTGTAGCGTAGACTCTTTTGATGTCCTTACCTTCGACGTCGATGTGCTTGAACAGCGCCAGCATCACCATATTCGGACGAGTGGCATCAGCGCGGCCGCAGTAGGTAACGTACATGCGGTTGCCTTCACGAATAGCTTCGTCGCGTTCTTTGTGATTGGCCTGATGGAGGTCGTTAATGCGTGCAGCCAACTTCCACACGTCCACGACGGAACTGGCAGCCAGTACAAACATGGCAGTCTTCAGAGAGATCTTAACCGTACGGCCGGTATAGATGCATTTTGTCACCATGACGTCGTCATCGCCAAGGAACACCTCGGAACGATGTCCGAAGAAAGACATTACTTGTTCGTCATGAACACCGAATTGTTCTTTGACGGCGTCGATGGAGCACGCGCGATAAATACGCGAGCGGTCTTTGTTAGCCAACGCCACAATACGCTTGGTCTCGAGATCAGTCAGAATATCAATGTTCGGGTACTTAGTAATGAGAGTGTACATTAGTTGCTCCAAGTAGGTACTTGTGGGAATGAGGTGCGAAGTACCATGTCGACACTTTCGCTTTTAATGGTGGATGCGGCTATCGTGAATGTGACAATGGCTTGGTTCTTTGCATTGCCTGCTGTAGAAAGATTCGTCAATGCCGTGTAAGCATCTTCAGAACACACACAGAGGTATTTCAAATCACCGCCGCCTTCTTTGCGTTCATCCAACCACCACCCCGCATCAATCTTGCTCATGAGCGCGGAGATCTTTTCTCCATATATTGCCCACGGCTGTTGATTTTCAAAGGGGAATTTGAAATAAGAAACTATTGCGGTGCAAAGCTCCTCACGTACGGCGTGAGCGCGACCACTACCCATGCCGTCTACAAAATGCTCGACGGCATCAAGGTCGCCCATTCTTGCTGAACGGATGGCCATCTCTTCAAGCATCGCGTTCTTTTCTTTTTCGTCCTTAATGGTTGCGATCAACTCATCAATAGCGGCAAATGCCCCTAGGTCGCTCAGCATACCAGAAAGATAACGAACGATACCGACTTGACCGCCTATGTCTAGAAACTTTACCAGTCCTGCGTTTCCAGTCAGACGATTAATCGTATCGGCGATGCCGGATGCGCTCAAAGCATCGGTCCCGCCTGCCATGGCATATTCGACCTCGTTGATGAGCATCTTCGCTTCTGCGCCTTCCACCCCCATCATAGTAGAAAGGAAGTCGGTCTTCATGCCGTCCGTCAGGTCATTGATAAAACTACCAACACCTAACGTCCCCATGAGACGTTTACGCATAGAGCTTGCATCAAGGTCAAGTCCCGTCCCGGTAGATTTAACGCTACCAGTGATATCCCCCAATAGACCACTGGGGTTATTACCCAGGCTCTTTAAATATTCTCCTGCTCGCGTCACAGTGGGATTCTGTGACATGTAGGTATTAGCCGCCGCTAGGACGTCTTCACGATAGACGTCCTTTTTGACTAGGTCGTCACGCGGCCCTGCTGTTTTTACTACTGGTGCTTTGGTCATATGCGTTCCTTGAACGGCTATGTCTCTTCGGGTTCGTCGTCGGCTCGCTCTGGCGACACGTCCGTATGTTTCAGGACTTGGTCCAAGCTAACAGTAACGTACTCCTCATCGTCCCCACGCCAAGTCTCTACAGTGATACGAATACGACGAATGTCGTTAGCTTTGATAGCCCGTATCCATTGAAGAAATGTCGGGTTCTTATTGATAATAGCCGAACCTAAGTTGTTTCTGGCCTCCGATCGCCGAGCAGCGGTTTGCTCAGGCACGTTCATAGGATCTACAACGTAACCACGTAACGTGCGAGTCCACGTACTATAGGTAATCCCATAGTTGGCGACTATATTCCAAAACAACTTCGCCAAGATACCTTGGCTACGGTTAGCCTGCTTAATTGGATTCTCAAAAGCTGACTTAACCGTTGGTTTATCTCTAGACTTCATTATGACTCCATCTGACACTTAACAGTGACTAGACAATTTGTCGTAATATATTTACAGCTTCTCTATATACGACCCCTGGTTTTTTCAGGTAATACGTTTCCATCTTTTCATTGTGGGGTTGTTTTACCCCATTCTTGATACTCCTCAAGCTTTCCCCAATCGCAGCAATCGCTGAATTAAGGTCATAGTAGGTATACGCCGACTTCTGCAAAAGTTCATCAAGCAGAATTGTTTTAGGTGCTGAATTAGCACCCCAGACAGGAAGTGTCTCGTAATACTTAAAACGTTTATCCTCTTCCTGTACTAGCTGTGCAATGCGCTTTAGCTCCTCCTCCAAAGCAAGGATGTTAGGCACCAGCGTGGCGACTCTGGTACTCATCCGTTCCTTGATAGTAGGCTCTGCCTTTGGAAGCTGCGCATAAAAGGAACAATAAGCAAGCGCCTTATCAATGGGCTCGCTATCGGACATTTTATGTATCAGCTCCAGCTTACGCATACGTTTCCGTTTGCGTAATGATAATATATACCCAAATACCTTTTCAAACATGGAGTAACTCCTATGGAAAAAGACTTCTCGCAGCTCAACGGTGATGAGCGTTTAGAACTTAACCAGATCATACGTCATGATCTTATTACTGCGCAGATTACCGACAGTTCCGGTGCTAGGCGTATCCCCACTGACAAAGACAGTGTTTATATGCTAGTTGCCCTTCTGAAGGATTCGGACAAATCCGAACACACCAAGAAGAAACTGGTCATCGATACTGCCAACGCAGAAACCGATCGTATTGCCGCTCAAACGCTCGAGCGTATCATGGCACGTCAATCACCGACAAGACACAACGGCGAAGCTCCTTCCGGTAACGGTGAGGGACCTAAGGCAGTTGGTGACAAATTGCCAACCTACGCTATCCCCGAGTCTATCTACGAGGAAGTTGGTACGCAGGTGGATATCAATGCCATCCAAGCCGAAGGTCGTGCCCACTTTAAAGGGGTTGATGAGGAATAGAGTATAGCTTGACGTCAATTGCATCGATGAGTACAAATTCAGACAGTGATGCTTTCAACACACTGAATGGACTACCCTCACCTTGAATGTTGACTTCTTCCGAATTCTCATCTCCGACATTGATCACTGACGGTATAAAAAACGTAACATCAGGCATTGGCGTTTTGGCCAATGCCTCATTATGCATCGTCAGCCACTCAAGCAGATCATAAAGAATCCATCCGTTGAACTCTCGCTTGATCATTTCAGGGGTGAGCTCAGAAGTGGGGATGTAAACGCATTTGACGCTTACGTCCTTACCGACGAACTCCTGAACTGACGCTTTAACGTCTTCTGCCTCCCACTCTTCCAGACGATATGGGTAGTAGTTAACGGTCAACGTGGGTTTATTGTGAATGGGTGAACTCAACTCATAGCCTGCATAATAGCCGGCGTCAGAATGTTCTGAAGATAGACCGACATCAACGTCGGAGCAGACTTAAGCAGGGTCTCAACACTACGCTTTGCATACGCAGCCTTCCACTCCTCCTCGAGCACACCAAAGTGCTCCCATACTCGAGACGTCTTTCGCTCGCAGTATTTCTGCATATCCACCGCATTAACTCGCCCACCCCAGCACTGATAGAGCAGGCCATAGCGCGTGTCTATCAGGCAGTCTAAATCAACTATTACGTTCTGATTTAGTTTCAACGCCATGTCCTCCCGACGTCAAAGCGACATTATAAAGCCGAGCGGCGTAGTAAAGTAACGCCATGGTCTGAAAGACGAGGTTTTCGCAGATGTTTATTTCCATGCGGTCTACGACGTCATCACTGAGCAGTTCGGTGCTAGTCAGCATACTCAACGTGCGATTGATCGTAGCGCCAACTTTTTCCCAACCGCCCTCTTCTACGCCCTCGATAGCCGAGCGCAGGTTAATGGACATCTCAAAGAGCATCTTAGCATCCGCGAGGTTCTCAGGGTTGAGCAGGGTATTGCGGATATCTTCTTGCTCGACACGTTGCGCAAGCAAAAACGGATCGCGGGCGAAGAACGTCGCAAACTTGCGGTAGACCGCCATAGCCTCCTCGGAGCCGCTATTATCAAGCGCCTGCTTAATTACCCACGCCATTTCGTCATGGGCAATACGTACTGCTTCATTAAACACGTTCATGCTTACTGCCTTATCAAGTTAGAGCCAAGGTGCATCGATTGGAATATAACACCAGTCGACTGAGTGGATTTAACTCGGGTACGATCGCTGCCTTCAAACTTAAGGCTACTGCGCCCAGTGGCACGAATATTACGATCGATAACCTGACCTGCTTTAATATCACCGCCCCGCGCTACCAGGAATTCACGCAGGGTATTGTCATAGCCTTTACCGTACAGAACGTAGGTTTGAGGGAATGAGAAGCTAGAGCCCTTGGAAGGCCCTACGACCTGCCCGGTCATCTTGTCGATGGTACGGCTATGCTCGGGGATAGAAATCTTCTTATCGATCATCTGGGACTGTCTACGGACAGGCAATTCCAGGATCATGTGTTTGAACTTGGTCTTGCCACAAACGCCGGTGCGTGGATCGGTAAGCCACAGATGTTGGCGGAACTCATAACCGAGCTCTCGACCGATCTCGATATTCTTGTAATGGTCGATCTTTACCTTCCACCCATTGGGCATAAAGATCGGGAGACGATCACTGATCAACTTTTCGATGTCTTTATCGGTCATCGTTTTAAAGCGCTCAGCATAAAAACGACCGTTCTCACCAGATACGTCAATCTTGTTAACGTATTTGATGATGAAGGCTTCTATCATCTTGCGGGTTTCAGGTTTCATGTAACTCTCCGAATGTTTCTCTTCGACACGACAAGGCCGTCCTCTCGAGCACGACGATACATAAAATCAGTCTCTTTTACGTTGCCGTGAGTTATGATGAAAACTACATCCGCCCGCTTTAACATAGCGTGATCGCGCTTTATCGCTTTAGTTACGCTGTCTTCTCTCCAATCATCATCTTCGGTACTGAAGATATAGTGATCTAACCCATTAGCTTTTACAGCCTTTCGAACCACCGCTTCGACACCTTTACGGTCGCCAGTCAGGATTCGGAAGTCAGATCGATCCTCAAAGTACCGCAAAAAAGAAACAAGGTTTCGCATGATCACTGCGGTATCGTAAATATCGCGATCGCCAGTGATCAGAATGTTAACAGGTTGAGTTCGATCAAGGCCCTCTAACCGCTGAATAGCAAGATCTGAAATAGAATGCAAAAAGAACGAACCGGCTTTTAGCGATTCGATCATTTTATCAAATAGAGGGTTGACCATGGAAATTATCTCCGAGGATAATCGTGAAATTCCTGTATCACAGGCAGAACATGTTTGCGGATATCGGCAATCCAGTATTTGATCTGGTTGATATCGTCCACTGTGGTCAGGAAGTGCCTTGCACGTACTGCCGCTTGTTCGCGAGTTGCAGGGGTGTTGTTGGTAAGCCAGATGTTCAGTGCCGCATTCACAGAATCCATGACACTGTCCCAAGCGGGCTCAGTTGCATTTTGCTTAATCCGTACGAAGACTACTTGAAGGCTACGACGAATAGAGCGTGCAGCCCCTTCGGTAAGAGTATCGTCGATAGCAGTCATCAGCTTCTTTTCAATTTGTAGATTGTTCATAGCAATAGGACGGGAGTTTCCTCCCGCCCTCCTTTAATTAGGCCGCCAGCTTGGCTGCAAACTCTTTTGCAGCTTCTTTGGACGGATGGGTCTTGAGATAGGTAGCCACATGCTTGCCGATGTTCATATCGAGCAGCGTACGTGCCGTGAGCGTAGGTTTGCCGATGTGCTTGGCACAGTCATCGAAGTACCAGTATTCGACGGTATCGGCCAGGATTTCATTCCAGTCGTAACCTTGGTCTTTGATGTTGTTGTACAGGTCAACCATGTTCGGCTTGAGCTCCGGCGGCATGGTGAACCAGTTGTAGTGCATGTAGGCCATCGCGGCAGTGATGGATACAGCGCGAGCGAACTTCGGATCCGTGTCGAGCAGAGTACGGATTTCTTTACGAGTGAAGTACAGCTCAGGATACAGGTTGAGACGGAAACCTTGGTTGTTACCTTTGATCTCCAGACCGAAGCCCTTGCACATCTCGAGGATGTAGTAGAACTCGGTAACGCCAACCAGCAGACCTTCTGCTTGAGAGAAGACCAGGTCGAGTACGATACCAGTAGGACCAGACTTACCACGCAGCTGCTCGTAGCGTACGATTTGCAGGTCGGTATCGCCAACCACTTCCGGCTTGTCCGGGTGAGGGAACTGAGGAAGCTTGGTAGACTTGTTGAGAAGCGGACCGGTAGAGGTCGCGATGTAGCAGTTGTTAGCTGCGAAGGTGAATTTCTCAGGGATGCCCTTGAGTTTGAGGTCGCCCTTGAGACCGGCCAGTTTCTTGTGAGACGGGCTGTATTGGTCCATCTTGATCTCATCACCGGCATGTGCGGTAAGAGATACGTAGTAGTTACCCACTTCGTTGGTGATGGCCATCTGACCCATCATCTGCGACTTAGCAGCGCCGGCACGCATAGCTTCAACGTTCAGCTCTGCCTGACCTACTTCTGCCTTGTCATGCAGGTTCTCGATCGAGGTGATTTTCATCTCGGTGAGAGAGTCAACCATGAACATCCACGGGTCAACGACCGCACAATAAGTGCCATCGAGCTCCTTGAACGGAGTGACACGCTTTTTGTTGTCCTTGGTCTTGGCACGCTCTGCTGCGGTTTGACGCAGATCATACCACCACACGTCACCAAGCTGTTCAGCCAGGGTAGTGTAGTTCCAGCGGTTTTCCATGATGTACTCTTGTACTGTCTTGCCCTTGGCTTCGGGGATGCGACGCATAAACTCTTGCATACGCTCCACAAAGCTAAACGACATTTCAGTATCGAAGAACTCAAACCACTCCAGATTGTAACGGATAGCCGCCGCCAAACTGGTATAGGCAGAGATAGCGGTTTTGAAGGTATTCCCGCGACCTGCCCAGCCCATGATATGGTGATAGCCTCCATTGAGATACCATGCGCCGTGCTTACCGCGCAGGTATCGTCCAGTCTGATGGTCGAGCAGGCTAAATATGTTCAACGCGGGACGCACACTGTTCGCGCGTTTAGAATTGCCTGGTCCAGCCATTTAATGATGCTCCTCTGACTATGGGGTATGTTCAAAATAATACCAACACTGGTATTTTTTAATAGGAATCCGCCATGCCTACACTTGATGAAATCCTTCCGGCCTACGACCAAGGTGCTGGGATGGAGAGTTTTCTGTCCGCTATTGGTGAGAACAAATCTGCTCGACTGATTGCCGATGCGTTTTCTCGCGCCTACAACAACGCAGGCTTCGCTGCACTGCGTGCCCGCATCGTAGAGATCCTGCCGGGTGAAGAACGCTATGGCTTCACGCCCACACCGCCTATCGAGACCGGCGCACGGGAATGGCTGGCACGTTCCAGCTATATGGATCTCAAGCCTGTAAAATTCTACTGCCCTGTCGGCCTGAAAGTGCCGGTACTCGAGTACATCGCAATACTCGAAAATACCGCACCCTACATGGCACGTCTGGAAAATGAGTTGCTCAAACCCGTAGCTGACCTGCTCGCTACGCTGTTGAACAACCCGAGCTTCCTCAAGTCAGCCTCCGGCCGTAAGATCAACTCGGCGTTCCTGAACATGTCAGTTGATAAACTGAGTGTTCCCATCGGCAACTGCTTCGAGAAGAATGCTCATAGCGATATGGCACCGTTCGGGAAACTCTATAGCCGGAACGAAGATGTGGCAACTGCATATGCCGCAATGACCAAGCTCGAGAACTCTATCGTGGGTAAAGGTCAGTCTATTAATGGCGTGGCTGAAACCTCCGAACGCATTTTCGAACTGGCAGAACAGCTGGTCATCGCAATGCGTGACGACCACATCTATGGCGAGATGCATGAGATCATCAGTAAAGAGATCTCCGGCCTCCTGCGTTCCTGCGCCCTGTGGGTGGAGTTCTTCGCAGTCTACATTCGTCAGATCGCCGTGTTGCGTCAGGCACTGACTGACAACAACAAAAAAATGAAAGACCTGAGCAAAATCAAATAAAAAAGGGAGGGCGTTGGCCCTCCGCTTTTTATGCCTCAATCGTCAGAGAGTTCGGCCACTAAGTAGCGTCCCGTCCGATCGAATTGAAGCATCTCTAACCGCTGCGGATCAATACCTATCTTCGTTAAGGTATCGGCTATGTCTGTGGCTGCTGGAATGACTACATCGATAACCGGCATGAAAGAGAGCACAACTTCAGCAAACATATCCGGTAGATCAGATTCCCAGTCGTAGTGGTCTGCTCTATCCAGTATCCGTTTACCAAGCTCTGTATCCATCTCGATGAGATGGTTCATTTCAAGCTGGAGACTCTCGATCATGTCAGCCGTCTCACCCCAGTCGGACACGATGATTGATACTACATCCTCGAAATACTCGTCCTGCTCGTACTGGTTTGCATGTGTGGCTAATGCCGCATTCTCAATAACCTCCCAGAGACAATCACGAACCGTACGTTGCATTAACTGTGACGTGTATTCAAAGCCGGCAGCCATAATAGCTTTCCATGACGTCCGTAGGGACGCCATGGTTTCTTCTGACGGATCTAAAAGAACTCGCATATTTTTTTACCCAGAGCCGCGTGTATTGCTCTGACCACCATGCCCGTCGTAATTAACGTTCTCTCCACATAAGTGCGGTTAATGTAGCGCGCAGCTTCCGCCGCTCGCTCAATGACAACGTTTGTGTGATACTCCAGTGCTTCAGACCAATCGACATCAAATTGGTCGCAGTCTTGCAAGTCAGGTACTGCAAACATGAGCATGCTGATTGTTGCTTCCGATGAGGATTCACTCATCACTTCAACCAACTGCACATGGAGCGCCTCGCGCTCAACTTCGTTAATGTCGATAGCCAATCCCGTAGCGGGCATAGTTGCCTCCCTTTATTTGTTTTCTTCCGGCTCCTTTACGGGCTCGTCTTTCTTACTCCCATTGTCGCCGAATACACGTTTAAACTGTTCTTCAAAATTACCAAACATTAAAAGCTCCGTTGTTACTAGGCACACATCACCTAGATGATATATGCCCGTAACATTTTTACATCTCTTCAGGTAACACGTAACGCTTGTTGGAATAAGCCCCAGTCCAGATACTGTATTCGGTATCAGTGAGGATAATGGTTGCGTAATGGAACACGGTTTTCGAGAACGGCCATGTCACTACATAAACCTTCGGAGTATCCCCGGCAATACTACTCATCAGGTTCCGTGTGGGCAAATCAATACCGCGGGTCAGAATAAGCTTAAGCGGCTTACTCGTAACGTGGTTCTCAGCGTGGATGGTGATAGCCTTCGATACTTGATCGTAAAAGTCCGTCAGTTTCGTAGCGCCGAGTTTGTTATCTTTGAGCACTGGCGTCTCGTAGAACTTGTCGGTGAGTTCGTTGATAGTCAAACTGTATTCGTGGAAGTCTTTATCGCCTTCAAACGGAATACCCTTCAACTTCAAGAACGACCGCATGACATCGTGCGCGATAGCTTCTTCGTCAAGCAGTCGATAGCTAAGGCGCGGCGGACGCAGCATCTTAGATACGATGGCTTTCTTGATAGTCATCACGTCATTACGATGGTCGCGCAGCCACATCGCCTTAAAGCCAGCCACAGCGGTTTCCCACATCATCTTCGGCGTGCCGATAGTCGAGACGTTCACCAGTGCAATGACGTCAGACTTATACATGATGTTGGAATGTTCCCACATGTTCTCGGTATGGTGTTTAAGTGCGTTCTCAACCACCCCCACCTTATTCGGCGTATAAAGCAATGAGAAGCCCGCTGCCGGATCCTTCTTCCCAGCCAGCTCAGGGTCAGCCGACTCACCATGATCGCCGTGGAAGTACATGTAGAGGTCTTTACCGTTGATGTTGTGCGTAGGACGCTCTTGACCGGTAAGACTGTACACCCATTTGGTACGCATCAGCTCAGGGATGTTCTTTTCAGGTTCCCAATATTGCTTATTGGACAGCAAGTCCCAATGCCATGCCAACTCCGCCTCAGTTTTGGTCTGAGCAGCAAAGATAGAACTAACCAGACCGAACGTAGCATTACGGTCGGCCAGTTCATTGCCGAGATGACCGGCGTGAGCCTTGATGTGTTGAAGCGTGATGCGGTCGCCAAACTTATCCCGTACTTCGATGATCTTCTCCCACAGATCACGGTTCTTCACTTCCTCACCGTCAGCCTTACGCCACTTGTTGGTGACCCAGCCGTCCATTTGCTTAAGGTAGCCCTTAACCAGATACATGCTGTCGCTGAAGATGTTGTACTTCTCGGCTTCGAACTGTTCGTTGTTGAAGATGATAAGGAAAGCTTCCAGCTCAGCGCGTTGAGCCGTTACGTTACCCAAGCCCAGCCATGCATCGAACAGCAATCCGTCGGGATGCTCCTTGATGATAGGAGCCATAAGTTTAACCGAGATACCCATAGCGCTGTACTCGGGATCGTAGGCCTCATCCTTAAGCTGTGCCCCGGTAGCCTTGGGTTGATAGCCAGCAGGCGTAACCAATGCCGGTACTTTAGCAATACGACAACCTTCGAGTGTATCGAAACAGTAGCCATGCAGTCCCAGCCCAGCGCCAGAAAAGTTTTCTTCTGACTGATAACCACCGTCAGAATAAACGACGGCATATTTAAAAGACTTCTTAGCCATTACACGACCTCGGGTGGCAGGAATTCGGAAATCTCGATGGCGCTAGAGATGTTGCCCAAAACGTGGAACATACGAGCGGCTTCCCAACCTTCTAAGTTGGCATCGCAGATTGAGGTATGGGGGATATGTTTGCCGTAGGGAGACAGTTTATCAAGGAGCTCCTTACTTACAGCTGGCATATTCAGAATAGTCTGGAAACGTTCGATGGTGCGAGTAGAATCCATCTGACGAGCATACAGACGGAAGTGACGCATGTTGAACATCTTGATTGCGTCATCGAGAATAACGAAATCAAAGTCCGGGCCTTTACACGACATCACCAATTGATCAAATGTAACGTCGAAGCTGCGCAACCACGTCTCCAAATCGGAGAGCACGTCAAAGAGCGTGCGCTTCCCGCCGAATGTAATTGCACGACATTCAGCAGTCGGACCATTGGGATCCCATGCAGGGTTAGCCCACCAGTCCAGCGTACGAGTATCTTCGGTGCGGTTACGCTGGGTCTCATCGTTAGGGTGGCAGAATTCGTTGAACTGACCCACTGGCCGCATGGTGGCTACTTCAAAAAGCGAAACGGATACGCTCAGGATTTTGCAGTTAATCTTAGTGCCCTTGGTTTCAATATCCAAGCCGCCGGCGTATTTAGGAATAATGTTCATCTATTTTCTCCATGGGTTTGCTATAACATAGCTACCAGCGTAATAAAAAAACCAAAGGAGCCTTTCGGCTCCTCGGGTTTAGTATAAGCAGAGCTTACGTTGTGATTTCTCAGACTCTTTCAAGCCCACAGCTCCTTCTTGATACGCACGCTTAACCGCCATCACATAGTTCCCCAGTTCAATTTCAAACGACCGCGGATTCTTACGATCGTACGATGGTTTAAACTGGGGCAGTGGCGGAAGGTTAGGCCATTCTATCATTCGACAGATCGGCGGTGCTTTAGGCGGTGTCCAGCCGTGCTGCAATGCGTATTCATTTACAGACTTTGTGACAGAGAACATGTAGAGCATGTACCAGTTGAGTTCATTTACATAGTCTTTCGTGTATTTGATCTCGTATTCGGACTTATCCTGCTCGATGCGTTCCTGTACAACACAACTAGACAGCGAAAGAACCAACACTAAAAGAATGATCTGCCTCATGGTAAATACCTATGTTAACCAGCGTTTATGTCGCTAGCGAGTTTCTCCCTTTCCCGAATAAAAAAGTCTAACTTATCAACAACGACTTCTGGCACTTTACGCTGTGGCTTAGATGCCGGTACAGGCTTAACTTCTGCCTTAGGCGTTTTAACCACAGTGGGTTCAGTAGCAGGAGGAGGTGCATTAGAAATAGACCGAGTATTCAGGCTTGGACCTATTAATAGTTCTAGTTCCCGTATTCTCTGTTCTTTAGTATTCAACTGAACCCGATAGTCAGCTGTTAAGATTTCTAATGAGTCAACCTTTGCCGTTGCACTAACTGACGCGCGATGGGCAGCAAAAGCAACTTCAGAAACATAGATTACCAAAATTACCAGTAATATGTTCAGAAGTATACTTATTCTCATCCCGATGGGTCCAGTCTCTGACGGACGAAATAGACTCATCAAAAAGGTTATCAGCTGAGGGGCAATAAGCTTCAATACTGCTATCGCCATTCTCATAACCTCATTTTATGAACATTAGCTAAGAGTGGAGTCAACATGTACACGTTGAAAGGTTTTATCAACATTGGGGCGTTAGCCAACAATGTCCCAGGAAATACCTCGCCACTCGGCGAGTTGTCGGACATCTCTTCCACTTACTCAATCGAGAAAGGTACCTACCGTTATACCCAGGCAGCCAACTGTGAACTTCGCAGTTTCTCTAGCCGTCGGGATGGTGGTCCTCAGGAGATCGTAAGTGCCAAATATACCGAACACGTCCTGAAGCTTAGCCAGTGGATTTTCGACCAGGCAGTAGCCGGGAAGTTGTCTTCTGACGTCGGCGCCTTTAAAACGCTTTTCATGGCCCAGTTTGGTAACATCATCAAAGATTTTGAATGCGGTAAGATGTACGAGGCCAAAGGCAACTGGATGCCAGCTTACATCGAATGGCAGTTGGACGACAAAGCTGAAACCAATAAGCTTCGTGTCTGGTTTGCCGACGAAGCATTCCGTAACCAATACGACGAATATCAACTCGTCGTAATTCCGCCGATTGTTCCGGTCGATAAGTTCCAAAAGGTTCGTTCCGAAGTTGAGAAGGCCATGGCCGCTTTCAACGTTCCTGATCACCACAAGAAAGTTCTCGAACTCACCGGGGGTGAACCGTATACCCTGCTGCATTCGGATGACTACAAGTGGTACGACCGTGAAGACCCCACCTCCACGCTTATGACCACTTGGTCGGTAGCGATTTATGGCGCCGCTGGCAACAGTCTGGAAATAATCAAAGACGCATTGGCCGACTACATCCTGGCCAACTCTGACTTTGATCGCCCTGACTGGATTCCGGTTTTCCCGGACATCTTTACCAGCACAGAGTTCCAGATCATCCCGATGTGGCATCGTAACTCCGTGCCTGACGAGACTGTTCGTGGTGCCCTGTATTCACCCATCGTACCATATGATGGCCTTTTGCCTTTGTTGCAAAAGTTCGTCAAGTACACGCCCAGCACGCATCTGGCCAAATATTTGCAACTGACTGGGATCCAATATAAGTCAGTCGCAGCTGCCTTTATTGGTGGCCCTGAAAACCGCGATAAGAAATTCCGACTGTCGGACTTCCACCCGGCCTACGCCCTGCTGACTACTACTAGCCCCGATTTCAATCGGATGCCTGAAGACACGGTCGACTGGGTACGTAAGCTAGTGGAGGCTACGATCACGGCCGAAGAGATGGACGAATATTCTCACGTTGGTCGCGGTTTGGCACGTATCTGGCGTGGGGAGCTTATGTATATCAGCTTCGCGCATAACAAAGTCAGCTACCTCGTGCTGTCTCGTCTGTCGATGCTCAAGGCACTTGGCCTCCCAGTAGTCTAAGGAGTAACTGATGGCAACTGAACGTACACGCTATCTAATTACTCCGCCGCCCAACACCTCAGGTATCTTTACGGTTTATGCACCGTTTACGCTACCGGCAAACGTAGTGATGCGCTGTACAGCCATTCGTACGTTTAAGGAGTTGGAGGTTCGTAGAATCAACGTCTACGACACCTACTATAAACCATTTGGCCTTAGTGAGTCAATCTATAAAGAGGACGCTGATGTTAGCGCTTCTATTATCACTTTGGCCGCTGGCGATGGTGCGGAATACTTCGTACCCAATACGTTCATTGAATCCTACCCAGGATCCAGTGGCGTTATGTATGATCGAAAGGTCATCGTGGTGGAGTTGGGTCTGCTGCCATTTACTGTAAGTGTTGATCATCTCTTCCCGCTGATTGATGACCTTGTCAGAAAGAATGTCGGTGTAGAGAATAAGTGTCGTGTGGCGATTGCGCCATATAGCGGCACCGTAGATCATGCAACACACGTCCAGATGGAAAATAGCCGCCGCGTAGCTATCGTGTCTAACAAGACATTGGCAGAGGAGAACGATGAGCTCAAAAAGCTCAACGCAGATCTTCGCGCTCAGAATGAGCTCATGGCTCAGGCCTTGGCTAACCAAATGGTTAAGCCTTAGCGAAAAAAAGAACAGGGGCCCGAAGGCCCCTGCTTTTTATTTGTCACCACGCATCAGTGCGGAGAGTTCTTGTCCAGTCAGCTGGCCAGGACCTTGGAGAGCAATGTAGCCTTCGTAGGTACGCATATCACAGCCTGGGTCAAACCCCAGTACCGGAGTAACGCCACTGATCGTAATCGCAGGGCCGGTTACGACAACACGACACCAACCATTTTCAAATTGAATACCGCGGAACCTCAAGTCTTTCAAATCGATCCTGGGGTTCTGATTATGAATGCTATTGGCCAGCAACTGCCATGCGTTACCAGTCAACTCGAAATAACCGATGATGATAGCATTGTTACGCAGTGCCTTGGCTTTTTGACATACCTCGGCCAGTCGTTTATCCAGGCCGTCCGTATAGTTCTTAACGTGAGCTTTGGTCAGGGTGGTGCCGGCGATGGACTTATAGCCGCGCAAGAAAGACTTGGACGTGCTATAACCGCAGATAGCCGCCGCTTCTTTGGTGGTGATCAGCTGACCGATCAGAGCATCGTTGATACGTTGGAAGTTTTCTCGCAGGAATTCGATAGACATGTTTACTCCAATAGATCTAATAGTTATTTCACAGAGAAAGAATGAGAACACTCGCGACACTTATAGTATTCGCGATAACAGTCTATGCCGGTCTCGATAGATGGGGCTCGGCACTTAGGGCAAGGGAAGTCACCTGGATAGGCTTCTTCGGGAAGAGGGACACCGTCGTGACGACGATAGCACTGAAAGAATCCGTCAAACCGCGCATTGATCTTTTTGAACTTCTCCACCTTCCATTTAATTTTACCAACTACCCGGCAAGCCGGGCAGCGAGTAGATTTTAAAGGTTCCGCCAGTTTACTGCTGGCTTCTGGATAGAACTCGCTATCCTCACTGCCAAAAGATTGTTTGCACTTCTCACAAAAGAGCATTACTTTTTACCCCCGACCTTCCGTCGGCCGATATTGGCCAGAAGGGCAGTGGCCGCATTATTGCCCTTATAGATACGTTCAGGCCGAGGTCTGCTCATATCAGCACCAAACGCCGCATGGAGCGCAGCCAAGGTCATGGATTGCTTGATGCCAGACTTACCACGGGTGCTTGGATGCACGTAACCGTCGGAGATCTTCAACGCCTCGTCCATTGCTTCCAATTTATCGGCTACATCATCCCCAACGATTGCAATCTTGTCGGTATTCATTTTTTGCTCCTGAGTAATTTCTTCATGATAGCACTGGCCGGATTTTTACCAGTGGCTGATTCTCGTGCAGTATGGATATTCTGCTCTTTGGTTTTTCTGCCGAGTTCATGACCGCTATCCAGATCGGCATCCTCCTTTTCCCAATCGATACCTCCCCAGGCTTCATAGTCGATATCGAAACCACGGATAGGAAGGATAGGGTCACCCACAGTAATACCCCGGCGCTCAATAAAATCAGGTACGCTGTCCATTACGAGATAGTTGTGGTAAGGCTCGCCATCATCAAAGACGGTATGGTAGAGATTGCCATTAAGCATATAGATGACACTGTCTTCTTTCATCTTCTCCAGCGTCACGCCACCCCAATAGACCAGTTGCATGAGACCATGGCAGGTAGAGACGATTACAATGCTGTGTTGCAACGGAATGAGTTCATCGTCTTTCATCTCTCGCGCCATAAAACTATGTCCGCCTTCAGTACGTCCATCAATGACGTATTTAGGGCAGGTCTTAGTTTTGATGCCGTTAATGGTCTGCGGAAACACTATGTCATTAGCCACCCGACTAAGCAACGCATCTCTTTTATGCAGATTCAAATGGTCGTAGATAAGGTCGATTGCAACCGTGTCGCCACCCAACACCCTCAACCCAAAATGAGTGTCGTCAAACGGTACGAGCTTCTGACGCATTATTTCGACAATGCCTGCGTCGAGGATGCGGCCGTAGTTGCAATTATCACCAGGGATGTATATCTGGCCTATACTCTGGTACGAGCGAAATGACTTGTCATTTATTTTAAGGTCTTCGGTCGTGACGAGATTAAAATGTTTAGCCAGATGATCCTCCAGCTTGGTCTTATTACTCACTTCCTCCCGGAGTATTTTATCGAAACGATAGCCTTGGGCTTTAGCCGCCTTAGCCTGTGCTTCCGTGAAAATGACGACGTCCTCTTCGGTTTCCATAACTGGATGGATACAAACCTCTTTCAGAGCATCGGTAGGATAGACTCTGTTATTGGCATTTGGACTAGATGCGTCGCATACGAGGCGCTGCTGGATCGAGTCTTGATGGGTCGTTTGGTCTACTTCCATCATTGTCAATTTATTGATACGCGCGTTATCTTTGTTAGTCATTGTTTTCTCCAGACACATAAAAAGCCGTAGGGAGGCGTCCCTCCCTACCGACTATGGTTACATATAACGACGACGGTCGTACGGATCCAAGCGCCCGCTAGCGTAGTTAGGGTCGCAGTTGGTCAGCAGAATACTGGTGTCGTATTCCGGTACGATTGCAGGATGCTCAGCGAAGCATTGCTTCACTTGATGGATAGCCACTTCCGTTTTCTTGGCTTTGACGTAGCGCTTCTTAGCGATGATAGCGCGTTCTTTATAGAGGTCGATATGTCCGTCGATCTCTGCGTAAACTGCACGGCGGAATTCTCGTACGCTGTGCTTGCGTTTGTGCTTGGTGTAGAAGAATCGCTTCTGACCATTAACAGCACTGGGGACAATATTAGCAGCCGTTTTCCAACCAGGCGCTTTGATTATCTGAATTGCCTTTTGGGGTGAAATGAGATATGCCATGTAAAGCTCGCCATCGGTGGGCTTTCGCTTTAAGGCGCGTTTAAGGATTGGTTCATTCTCCTTGATGTATTCGGCACCCATCAGTGCTGAGTGAAGCGGATTGTTAGGATTAGCTGTTTTAGCTATCCCGTGTTTCTTCCCGTAAGTCTTGACCAGATGTCTCCAAGTCCGAGGTGTAATTTGGAAAAGGCCCTTGGCATTAGACGAGCTAACTGCTTTGGACTTAAACCGCGATTCCGTGTAAGCAAAGCCCGCAAGTGTAGCGGCAGGGATACCTGTTGCGTAACTCGCTTTAGTTATTACTGGCTCAACTCGAGACCAGGTCCCGGCAGTTGCTGGCAGCGTGAATAAAACCGCCATCGTTACTAGGATGGTTGAGATTGATCTTAACATAACTTCCTCCGGTGTTGTATGGCTCCAGGCTAGGGAGGATTCCCTAGCCCAGAGTTGGCAGCAGCAGGCGGCAGTGTCAGCGCTCGGACACTACGAGTAGCTACAGTCATCACTTATATAAAATATGCCTGTAATGGTTTTATTTAAACACGCGGTAGCCCGTCACAGAGTTGTAGGCGTACTCAACCGAATAGATATAACCATCATCTTCAAGAATGTCGACGATCTCCTTAACGCGAAACGGTTTAATGAAATTAACTAACCCAAAAGGGAAAGCGCAATAGTTGCCGTCATAGATAACATACCCTACGTGATTGATAGCGGCGTAAACGGCTCCCAGATTCTGGTAGTCAGTTTTACCAAGCTTACCTTCAACCATATCACTTTCAGAAATGCGACTCGCAAGCAGCACGCTGCGAATATCAGGTCTTGCAAAGGTATGTGGGATTCTGCGAGAACGAGGATTCCACTTGGGTAATACCTCGCGGTTTATATACTCGCAGTCTGCCTCGTAAAGCGTCTCTATGAATTGCTTCGAGTATTTCAAATGTGAGTCACCAAACTCTTTCAGCTCCTCAACTGAAAAGACTACTAGGTGATATGCTCCCGTTTCACGATCGAAACACGGGATTGCTATATTCAGTTTCTCCAGGTCAACTTGACTATACTCGATGGTACGATGGTTGAACTCTAGAAGATAATGATTAACTGCCATTTTATCTCCTACCCCTACACATGTCCCTATCCGTGATAAAGGACACAACGGAACGGCAATGCATTGCACGTGTCAATGATTGCATTGGTCACACGGCCCCTATTCCTGACCCAGCCATTAGCTAGACCAAGAGGGGGCAGCGCCATAGAGATGATCCCAAGTTCCTGCCATCTTTGGGCTAGGATCTCTAGATTCTGCTCGACCAATCCAGGCGGTGATGGCTTCAACCAATGGTCTTTAGTTGGAAACATCAACACCTGTCGTTCTTCATCCATTGGTACCGTATACATGTAGTTAGGGTTGAGTAAACCTTCGCGCCAACGCTGCCTATAGTCACGGTAGATATGAGGATATTCCTGCTTAAAGGAAAGGGCCACACCACGGCCCATAGCACCTACACAGTTGATCGTGCAGATGATCGTCTGCTCGGGAGCATTGGTGATACTCCCTCCTTCCAATTCAAATCTAGAAACGATCTCAAGACTCATTCGATGATTACCGATTTGTTGTAGACCTTCGGCAGTGTTACACCGATAGGGTCGATTACGATAACGTCAGCATGAGTAAGCTGGAAGTGTGTACCGGCATCATGACTGACCATGAATATCTGACTGTGCTGGCCTGAATCCAACAACGACTTGAGGAAGTTAACCATGTTGGGACGATGACTCTCATCAAAGCCACTACCCAGCTCATCCAAGAACAACGGGAACCCTTCATGCTTAAGTGCTGCGTAAACTGTCAGCATGAACACAAAGTCAAACACCTCACGTTGACCACGAGATGCTTCACGAACATCGGGAGACATCTTTGCCCGGTCACCATTCCAGAATGGGAAGCGGTAATCCAAATCGCCGTCTTCCACATCGCAAGGCATGATGTTCATCTCATAGCCCCAGATACGGTTGATGTACGCAGTCATCAAATCCGTAATCTTGGTAATGCACTGGTAAAGGTGCTTAGCCAGTATCCCTTCCTCAGGAGACATAGCCGCAACCACTTTGGATGCAGCGATCTGTCTACCTTCCAAATCCTTCACACGCTCTAACAGACTAGCGAGCTTTTTACGCTCGTCATCCATCTGAGTGAAACGTTGATTAACCGTAACCAAAAAACTCCATTGTTCATTGCGCTGCTCGTTAAGCAATTCCAAACGGATATTCTCAAAGAGCGTTACCGCGATGTCGGAGCGTTTCTCGATACATTCGTAAAGGTCTTTCTCCAATCCGTCCAGCGTGGCCATACGCTCCATAGTGGCATTATAAAGCGCAGCTTCTGCCTGCCGGTCACGGATACAGTCCTGGTATTTTCCAGCTGCTGTAGTAAGCGCCTCAAGCTTAGCTTCAAGTTCAGAGCTGTCGTCCTGCTGAGATGCCTTGATGATAGTGTAATCCACTTCCACCTTAGCCAACTGATCAAGGACATTAACAAGGTCCATTGTCAATTCGATGTCCCTACCGAACTGAGTAACGGCACCTGTCATTGCACCGCCTTTACCAAGGAACGCCCCTTCGCGAATCAGATAGCCAAAGAACTTCTGCCAAGCAGGATTACCGTCGACATAACGAATCATGTCATTGGCCCTTGACTGGATGCTAGACAGCCAGGTCAGCTGTTTGATCTCGTTGTTAAGTGCAGTGACTTCTGCATTGGCATTGGTCAGGTAGTTCTCGAGCATAGTGCGTCTTTCTTTCAACGCCGCCTCTTCATCTTCCTTGACACCGGGCTTAAACGTATATCCGCATTTGGTACAGTCAACGTTATGGGTTTCATGGATATGCTTAAGACGTCCGTCCAAAACTGCCAGCTCATGCCTTGCCCTATTGATGTTCTCAGAGATGCCGCCAGCTGTCCCTACCTTGACCTGTAGCGTCGTCCCCAGCTCAGCAAAATTATGATCGCCAGTCAACTCATTCATGATGTTGACAAGGTCTTTCATGATCGTGCCATATATCATCTTAGCACCACTTACCTCAGAACGCTCCACAGCGATGATAGAGGCAAACGTACCTTGCTGCGCTATGATGCCATCCTTGATGGCCAGGAGTTCGTCACGGCGCTTTATAACTAGGTTTAAATCGATGTTCTCCAGCTTCTTAGCATGTTCTAGCTTTTTGCTGATAGATTCGATCTCAGTCATCACTTGTTCGTACTTGACTTGTGCGGTTGTGATGACTTGATTGTTTCGATGGACATCAAATCCACTGATGCTCTTTGGGATAAAATGTTTGGTAGCTTGAATAGCTCGGTTAATGGAATTGAGTCGCATGTCGACTTCATCCAATGTACTCTCCGAAATCGACGGGTTCGCATTGCACTGGCTGATTTCTTCATCAATGAGCGTGATTTCACTGCGAAGTTCCTCCAAGCGTATTTTGAGTGCGGCGTAGTCTTCTTCGTTATTAACAATACGAATCTGCAATTCGCCGATTTCATCTTTGGTAGTGTTGATACTACCAGTGATGTCACGAAGATGCTCGCGGGCTTTCTGATAGAACTTTAACGCATAGCTAAGGTCAGACTCAGAAAGCTTACTGAACCAGCGCTTGCGTTCAGGCCCCCGCATGTTTGTCAGGATGTCCTGACCGGTTAACAGGGAATGTAATTCCTTATCATAGCCCATCAATTGGAAAATGGTTTCGTTATGAACCTGACTGTTGGCGCCAGAGTGGATGGTTTCTCCAGTTGTCAGATTAGTAAAGTCGTTCTTAACACTGCCCTTCACGCGATAGCTCAGCACACGATACTTAACACCATTATAGGTGAAGTCAAATCGCTTCCTACCACCATCATCAAAATCATTCTTATTGATAGCCATTGGATGTAGGTTAGCCATCAGCTTAGATTTACCACAGCCATTACGTCCAAGGATGACGTTGGTCTGGGAAGTAACCTTCAACTGGAAACGGTCGACGTTGTTCAACCACATACCGAAAAATTTAATGAGTTCAATCTCGTTAATAGCGTACATCGTAGAACACTCATAGGGGAATCTATAGGATGGTGTTCCTTGTAAAAAAACACAAAAAAAGAACTGGGGGAATTAACCCCCAGCTCATACAGAGTAACCTTTCGGTTACTTCTGCGATTTCTTTTTACTTTCGGTGGCCGGAGTGGGCTTCTTAGCTGCCCCTGCGCCCTCGCCATCGACCGGCTCGATTACGAGCTCGGACTGGGCTTTTGCAGTGGTGTCGGCCTTGGCCGGCTTGGTTTCGATCTGGCGCAGTTTTGCAACCATGGCCTCGAGGTTCGCTTCTGCTTCTGCGGTGTAGATACCATCTTCACCTTCTTTGTCGTCGATGGTGGAGAGTACCAGTTCCCGCAGGTCAGCGTTGTCCACGGCGGCCTTCAGAACCTCGACCATGATCCCGTACGAGGTGCGTACCAGCACGACGATATCGGTGACACCGCAGATCGCATCGCTTGCTTCGCCAGCCAGGTCGGCGTCGTACTTGGTGATCTCTTGCATCTTGGCGTTGACTTCTTTGCGCAGCGCTTCGACGCTCACGAACTTCATCATCTTGTTGAAGCTTTCTTTGATGTAGCTTTCGGGGCAGTGACTGATGAAGTCATATTCACAGTCGCCGAACATAGCCCGCATTGCGGACGCTTGGGACATCTTACCGTTAACACGATCGATCATAATATTCAACATACAATTTTCCTTTTAGGTAGTGGTAATAGTAGAGATTACTATTGTATCTCACTCTGGTAATATATGTCTGAAATGATTTTAAATCGAACACAAACAAAAAAAGAACTAGGGGCTTGAGCCCCTAGCTTTGATCTTATCTGAACAGGTTGCCAAAGAAACCTATAATACGTTCCTTAAGCGTGGGTTTGTATTCTACAGGTCTGCCACACCCATCATGCGTTACGCCGTGACGTTCAAAGATAGGATAGCCGAACATATCAAGTTTGATGCCTGTCTTTGAAATGACATGGCCTCTGGCAGGCTGCGGCAGTTCACTGACGTACCACAGGATTGATGATATACGATAAACGTCCCCACACTTTAACTGCGCCTTTATCTCATCAGTTAACCCGCGCAGGTACTCGCCGCTATTTAACCATCGCCTCCCTTTATAGTTGGTCACGCGGAAAAAGGCATTGAGTGTTTTACCGTGTTCTCGTCCAGCGTCGTAGTAGCTAAACCTACGTTGCTTATTCTTCGACATCTTCTACGACCTCGATAAAGTTAATTGCTTCGTAGATATCTCCGCTCGGATGGTCAGTAACAAGGATGGCGGTCTCAGGATCAAAACCGATTGTGTAGCCGTTGGCCTCGTAGACAAGAAGTCCGGCGCGTTCTTCCATCTTGCCCATGGCGTAGGCCAGGCTAGTGATGGGTTGCTCAAAGAGCGCAAAGATATGCTCAGACGGATTGTGCAGCGACAGCCGTAACGCGTCAGCAATGCTGATATCGTTGATGGGATGTTCTTCGCCGAAGAACCCGCGAACGAGCTGAGAGAACTCGCTATCGATTTCTTCTGCGTCCCAGTAGGTGACCATACGAATACGTGCACCGCCATTAGACAAGTCTTCGGCCATATGTGAGATAAGTAGTGCGTAAGCCGCCGCCAACAGATCGCTCATTTCCTCATTTTCGATAGCCCCATCATCATCCACAGTGAAGTCTACGGCGACATCAACCTTAACCATGGACTCGCCACTGAGGATCTGCATGATCTCAGCAACCTTGACCGGCGCCTTATCGAACTGTGCGATATGCGCATTGTAGTCTAATACCAGCTTGCCCTTAGGTCCTGCCATCTCAGAGATGAACTGACGGAACTGGCTATTATCACACCACTCCAGTGCATCAACGTATGCCTGATTAACACAGGCAAAGAGTTCCGTGATTTCTTGGCGAAGGCTGTCGTCAATATTGGGAAGCTCCAATACGTTCCGACAAAGAACACTAATCTTCAACCGAAGATCAGCTTCAATCACGTTATGGTTCATCTTATAGTAGGACATGCTTGTTTACTCCAGATAGATCATTGATGAATGTCACTATAATGATATATGCCTGTATAATTTTTTAAGGAGCCCTGATGGATATCGCATGTGCATTGATGCCCTATAGCTTAGGTGAGGTAACGGCTAACAAAGCTTCCGGCAGTTGGGTTATTAAAGCCAAGCTTAAACAGCAGCGCTTCGCCGTTGAGGAAGAAGCCCTCACTAATCCGCAACAAGCCATTGTCGAATTTGATACCGGTGATGGCAAGGCCCACATTGAGAATACTACAGATACGTCCATTGAAGCCACATGGCTGCCCAGGGACACCAATCGTATCACTGCACCGGATGTCCGTCGTGGTGATCCCGTCATTATCTGGAAAATGGGTAATGAGAAATACTTCTGGGAAGAACGCTCCATCGGTAACGTCAAACGTTTGGAGACGGTTATCTGGGCGTTTAGCTCAAACCCCAATGAACCGCTCGATCGCGAGACGCTGAAGAACGCTTACTTCTTTAGCATCTCCACGCATGAGAAGCACATGAAGCTGGTAACTACCAAGCATAACGGTGAACCTTTTGCGTATAATATCGAGCTTAACACTGCTGAAGGTTACTATGAAAATAAAGACGATGTTGGCAACCGTAATTATCTTAACAGCGGTGATCGCGAGCTTGGCATGGTAAATGCTGATGGCTCCTATGTAAAGGTAGCCCAGCATAACGTCGAGTTTAAAGCTATCGATGACATCGTTGGCACCGCCGGTAAGGACGTTGCTTTCGAGTGTGTTACATTCAGAATCAAATGCAATGATTTTATTTGCGACTCCGACACAGCCAAATTCACGGGCGATACGACCGTCGAAGGACAGACTACTACCAATGGTCTTTCCAATACCGGTGACTGTAGCAGTTCTGGCGGGTTTGAAACCACCTCAGAAATTAAAGGTGGTCGCATTACCGCCACCGAAGGGTTTGTTGGAAAACATATATAAAAAGCTAGGGGCGCTGGCCCCTAGCTTTTATTTTGCACGTGCGTAGAAAGTAATCACTGACGGCTGAATGGGATTAGCAGGATTAATACCGATCGCCGCACTGTTGATGCGCGTCTGCCCCATCCAGGGCGCGGTATGGAATGAATGGGTGTTACGATGCGAATGTTCGGTACACAACGCCCATTTACCACATTCCCACTTAGGCCAGTAATCGATAGCCTTACCGGTCTCGTCCACCAGCAAGCCAAGACTTGCACTATCGTCAATAAGGTAGTTACCCATACCGACGTTCGGATCCACTGGATCCCAGCGCTTACTCAGGTTTACGTTATTAACGAGGACAAGGAAGCTATAGGGACATGTCAGATACTTCAGGATATTGGTGTCATCAAGGACAGTAGTCACTGAAGCATTGACGTCCAAGTTATCAAGACCCATGAAATCCAGATCAAGAATATCCTTGGTAGCAATAACACGCTCTACCACGGAAATATCTTTCATGGTAATGATAGCAGTGGTGTCACTATTAGGCTTGATCAGTCCATCGAGAAGATGCAGATAGCCGCCGATAACAATGCCTACGGTTTTACCGGCCAGTGACTTTGGGGATTTAATCAGAAGTTCTGTGTAGTAGTCCTTCTTCCCATCGACCTTAAAGATCATATCGGAAGTAATAGGAACTACCTCGACAGTACCGACCTGTTCAAAGTTGAGCATGCCAAGCTCCACCTTGCCGGTCTTACGGATGATATCTCCAGCATTGAAGATACGCACGCCGTATTCGTGGTACGTGACAGGCATGAACATGCCATTGACAGTGAACAGTGCATTACTATGCAGGTATTTAGACGTGATGCTATTATAAGCCACCACGACGTCGTCGTAGTCCTCCATCGGAACTTGATGCGACGGATGCCAACCACGTTTAGCTAGTTGGAACATTCCTTCGTAATAAGTCAATGGCAAATAGTTAACCTCTTTGAAGGTCAACGTGGGTAAGCCGGCGGTGGTGATTAAACCGCGTTTACCCAGACTGTTTAACCAAACACCCAGAGTCTGCTGGTAATTACGCAGTTCAAACTCATATTGGTAGAGGTTAATGGTACAGGGCTTATTGAATGCATCGAAAAGACCCACTTCTATTTCACGATAGTTGGCAAATACATCAGCCACTTTCATTGCCGAAATATCAACCTTTAACCAGTCCCGCGTCGTCCGTGAACGCACGATCGCTGGAGCGGCATCTAGCCGATAATTACTGCCAGTATTGGACATGTCTAATCTCCTAAAACGGTAAGCCATACTATGACTAGCCTTGGCTAAAGTATCCATCACAAAAGGAAGTTCGTATGACTCGTCCCATCTATCCGTTCGACCCGCACGGGTCAGACGTAGCTTGCTATATCCCCAGCGAAGCGAAATCGCTTCCTGCTGGAGCGATGAAAGTCATCTTCCCCACGGCAGCCCCATTCTTTATCAAGGACTTCCGTATCAAGGAAGGTACCAAGACCCTTAAAGAGGGTGTGGACTTCTATTTCGGGCACCGCTACCTGAAAGGATCCCACCTCTGTGCTCAAAGAATATCCGGGTCTATCTGGATTATCAATAAAGCGCTCAAGGGGCCGTTTACTCTCCAGTACCGCACCGTAGGTGGTAACTACACCGTCGATGCGTCAGTAATTACGGCGTACATGCCAACGATCGTTGATCCCACAAATGAATATTGGGATGACGTCTTGGCGGACGATCGTTTTTTTCCGCCGGTCAAAGTGCAGTTCGATCGTGACGCATTCAACTCCGAGCCTCAGCTGATTGCTAAACTTGATGAGGTAAAGAACGCCATTGCGTCTAAAGACCCTACCAAGGGCGAGATGCATAAATTGGCAGACAGCCTTCTGGACAATCTGGAAGCTGTTGTTTCTTCCTCAGGTTGGGCCGAACACATCGCCGACGAAGCTGTACCTCACGGTGAAACCCATTACACCGCCGGCGCTCTCCATGAGCAAGGTATCGCCAAGAATGCCAATAAGGCCTTCGGTCTGACCAAGCCTGAACTGCGTGATGCTGTACTGGCAGTGACTGACCTGACCGACGATACTGCCGGTAAGTTCCCGCTCAACGCCGACCGGATCGTGACTGGTGACATCGTACTCTCTGACGGTGAAGCTAATATCTCCACCGTTTATGGTGCCGATAAAATCCCAACTATCGATTTGAGTTCGGGTAACGCACAACTGGTTTCTGTCAACGACACCGTAGTGCGTGCCGACATCGATAACGTAGGCGGTAAGAAAGCCAGTCTTATCTCAGGCGCTAACGAACTGTCCGTGGAGTCCTCAGGTACTGGCATTGATAACAAGTCCGTAAAATACAACGGGCAAGAAGTCATTACCGTAGAGACTCTGGCCACGTACGCCTCTAGCGCAGGTGGTGGTGGTTCGGCTCCTCTGAGCTATCGCGATGGTACTAACATTGACTTCACTGGCGCCGGTACTGTGGCTAGCCCGTTGAAAGCTAACATCCCACTTAATGACGGTGGTGCTGGTACTCCTGGCCTGGCTACTATGGAAGATGCAGGCCGTAACGTCTCTGGGCCGTATGGCGTAACCCAGAAAGCTATTACCGAACAGCGTAACATCATCCTGTCTCTCGTTCCGGTCACTCGCCGGATCAACGGCATTACGCTGGCCAATAACATCGTTCTTGATAAAGGCGATATTGGACTGAGTAAAGTAGCCAATCTTGCCGATGCAAACATGCCTGCGAACAGCGGTCACTTTGACCTGCTGGTAGATATAAAGGCGTTGGATGGACACACCCACGAGTCGAGTGAAATCACCGTTACTCCTGCCACCCTTACCCAAAAGGGGGTCACGAAGCACAACGATGCTATCGACTCTACCGACAAGACCACGGCCACTACCAACACAGCAGTAAAGCGTATCTTGGAGAATGTAGCACTGTTGGAAGATGAGGCGGGTAAATACGTGCCTGAGGATTTGTTGCAGCTCTCACGCTACGGTAAATTCAGCTACTTGCCAGTGCCTGTACTGGGTAACTACCCAGCATCAGGTATCGGTACCTCCTACATGGTAGTAGGTGAACGTGAAGCAGATGGCGATTTCGTTATTCTGCGTAACGGTATGGATGATTTGGAGCAAGGTGTGTTCTACTCCTCCATTCGCATGGATCCCAATGGAAGACCGACTAAGCTGGTACCGACAACCGCACGGTATAATCCTCCTGGATTGAAAGCGGGTGAAGAGGTACTAGCTGTTAAACGTGGTAGCGAAGGCGTCTTTATCCTTCAAACCTCAGGTGGTTATTACCTGGTGTTTACTCGCGGCACGATGGATCAATCCAAACATCATCTGGTGAAGATCCTCAATGCTGGCAATTTTGGTCATTTCCAATATCCACTGATCACTGGTGACCGAGTCGTTATCATTTCTCCTAACTACTCGAACGGTGGTTGTAACGTCAGTGCGTTAGTAGCGCCCTACCAAGGCATCTTTGATGTTAATGAGATCATGCTCACACAGTTGCTGCTCTCCGGTAATGACGTTTTCGGTACGCCCCAAACAAACGTTTCCACCTTTACCATGGTGGGTAGCGGTATGGGTCCTGACGCTAACCATAAAGGGATGTCGTACAACGCCGATGGGTTCTGGACGTATGTAAATATCCGACATGCGGAATGTAACTACGACGTAGCAGCAGAAGGCGCAAAGATTCGCGTCAACTTCTACAACACGTCGTACTGCGCTAACTCGTTCACTTCGCGCCATGATCGCTGGAATGCCAGTTTCGTACTGGATCTTGACGCACGCACAGCGGTAATGGATCGCCCGGACATCTATCCGCTTAAAGTAAGCCAGGCTGGCGTAGACCATAAGTCTCGTGGTAATCGTGCTATCGTCGGCGGTGAGGCTAACAACACCGCTGGTGTACTACGTAGTCGAGGCACTAGACTGTGGTATTACTTCTACGGCACCAACTACACGCCCGCTATTGGTTTGCAGGAACGGACAATTGCTGGAGTGTTGTCTGAGTTCGATTATTTGGATTGCCGCCAGATTGGATTTGATCAAGTGGGGCCGACGTTGTACAACATTGGTAACTACGGTTCGAGTCTGGGTAACAACATGCGTTTTTGGCATGAGGTCGGCGGTAACAAAGCGATCATTCAAGATAACCTGCGTACGTCGCTGTTTGAATACGTTCCCGGCGGTTCGTTTGGTCCAGGCTTCGATGGGTTGGGTCCCACTCAAAACCGTGTTCAGTTGTCATGGAGCGATTACATTAAGTATCGTGCAATCCCATACACTTACGATGACGGTAATGAGTACGGAGAAGGCTTCGTATTCCACGATGGTCAGTTGAGCGGTAAGTCAAAGATGGTACACGGTGCCAACTTTGGCGTAGCAACGTTTACGGACGATGTATCCCTTCCGGCAGCGTTGTTTAACGCGCTGAAAGACCAGCTCAGAGGCATTGCACTAAATAGCGTCGATCCTGCGTACTTCATTAATGATAAGATGTCGTTGGTGATGCACAAGATCGCTGGTTTGCCCATGGTTGGTACGTACGCTGTGCGTCATTATACCAGTGCGGCTAAAACGCAGAGTTCAACCCTCCATGTGAACTTCACGTTCACGTTAGACCGTAAGGTAGGGACGATCGGCGCGGTAACGTTTGGTCAGGAGATCCATCGCTGGATTCATGCTAACGGTAATGCGGTAGAGCTTAATAACGTGTCAGATGGCGGACAGGGTAGTTCGATTGCTAAACTGGATGACGGTAAGTGGTTGTTTATCATGGCCCAAGGTCCATACACGACTTGGGTTGGTTACGGTGGCACTGGTGGCTTCCGAGTTATCTACGATCCCGTAGCCAAAGCATGGCAAAACCCTACCGGGGTAAACTACTACCATAACGTCGCTTCTGGCCTTGGGTATAATAAAACCTTTGGTCAGTTCAATGCCAAATCGACCGCCACTGGCGAGTCTATCATGGCCGACGTGTACGGTAAAACGCAAGCTGCTATTGTGGCAAGTGTCACCACCCAAAAAGTATTGCAGATGACGCGTATGGCTGAGGGCTGGGTAGTTTACTTCACCGAGCCGGTGCCGGGCATCCTCAACGGTAACCAATGGCAGTTCCCATCCAAAGGTTATGACCTCAAGGCATTGTTCCCGTCCAACCATCAGAACACGACCTTCTATATCTACGCTGACGTAACCTCTGGTCAGGCGGACTACACGTTCTCCAAATCGGTGGTAGCGGATACGATTACGAAGGTTAAGATCGGCTACTGTAAAAACCGACAGTAG